GGCCCTGTTCACCTTGAATACCTCGTGGACCAGTCGGACCTGTTGGGCCTGCAAGACCCTGTTCACCCTGTTCACCCTGTGGGCCCTGTTCACCTTGAATACCTCGTGGACCAGTCGGACCTGTTGGGCCTACAAGACCCTGTTCACCCTGTGGGCCCTGTTCACCTTGAATACCCTGTGGGCCTGTCGGACCAGTGTCACCCTGTGGGCCCTGAATACCCTGAGAACCTGTCGCACCAGTAGGGCCTACGGGACCTTGGTCACCCTGTGGGCCCTGTGGAGCACTAAATTCAATCCAGTGTTCTGAATCGTTATAAGGAGGCGTGTTAGATACAAACGGTTCAGATGATTGACAAATCCACATCGATTTATCTTGAGTGGATGCCGACTTCTGGTCAAACACGTAGTCGTTCGTTGTATAGGTTGTTCCAGATACCCAATTACCCTTGTTGTTAAGTCCAACACCAGCAGGTCCTTGTGGGCCTTCCTCACCTTGCGGACCCCGTTCACCCTGAATACCCTGTGGGCCAGTAGGACCTGTCGGGCCCGTTGGACCTGTGTCACCCTTAGCTCCGTCGGTTCCATCTTTACCAGGGTCACCTGTGGGTCCAGTAGGACCTGTTGGACCCGTGTCACCCTTAGCTCCAGTGTCTCCCTTTGTACCAGGGTCTCCTGTGGGGCCAGTAGGACCTGTCGGGCCCGTTGGACCTGTGTCACCCTTAGCTCCAGTGTCTCCCTTTGTACCAGGGTCTCCTGTGGGGCCAGTAGGGCCTGTTGCACCAGTATCACCCTTTGCACCAGTGTCACCTTTTGCACCAATGGCTCCTGTCGGGCCTGTATCACCTTTGTTGCCTTTATCACCTTTGTCGCCCTTTGGACCAGTAGCACCAGTAGCGCCCTTATCGCCAGTATCTCCCTTGGGGCCACGAGGACCTGTTGAACCAGTAGCACCAGTAGCTCCAGTTGCACCAGTGTCACCAACCTTACCTTCGGCACCAGTTTCACCCGTTGGGCCAACTGGGCCTTGTTCGCCAGTGTCTCCCTTAGGTCCACGTGAGGCTTCTTTCATCGCATCCAAACTAAATGCAACAGTCTGACGGCCAGTACCATCGGGTTTTAGTATTGTACCAAGAAAATACGCGCCTTCGACGGGTCCTGTTAAACTTGTATAGTGCGGTAATCCAATGATTTTCTTTCCCTTAAACATGACGTAACCGGCAAAAACTTTACCAATAGTTTATAACCCCATGACGGTTTACACCTAAAACAAAAGGCGGCCTTAACGGTCGCCTTATAAATTATTTAAGACATTACATTTGCTAATTCAGCGTATTCAATTTCTCAATGTAATTCCGCAGTCCCGCTGCAAGCTTCGATAGAAGCGGCTTGAATTTCGGAACTTGGTCCTGACTTCCGCTAGGAAACCAAGAAGCAGGGTCAGAAACAATCTGTGCAAGCTGTTCCATCGAGTTCAACACAGCAGTCAGGTTCTGACGGTCGTTGATACCAGCCTTGTTTTGCATGACCGATGCCATCTTCTGGTTCATCGCATTGAGGTTGCCCTCTACGCCAGCGTTTTCGCCAGTTCCGTTAATCAGGTCAAGAGCGTTGTTCAACTCTTCGAGACGGCCATCGGCATCAATCTGGTTACAGTAATCCCTTGTCGCAGCGTCGGTGTTGTTTCCATACGGCGTTTCGACAATCCTCTGACCACCAGGAAGCTTGGTCGGCCTACCCTGCTGTCCATATCCCTGTCCTTCAAACTGAGGCTGCTGATATGCACCAAGAGGCATGATGCCAGGGTTCATCATGGGCTGTTGATAGCCCTGAGGATAACCCTGTTGCGGATAACCCTGCTGCGGATAATACGGCTGCTGCTGAGGATATCCTTGCTGCGGTGCATATTGCGGTTGTTGTGGCTGTTGCGGCTGTCCAAAGTATTCGTTATTGTTCATAATCTACCCTAGTAGGTGATATCATCATTAAAGTATATTTTTTGATTATTCGTTGTTGACATACAGGTTGATGTCATAGTCAACCGCATCTATCCTAAACGTCTTCACGTATTTGAAGTGGACCTTCCGCATCAACTCATTCATCGTGGTGTCATCGGCAGGGCATACAAGGAATGTGGCAATCTTCTGTTCCAACAGGTGGTTAACCAGCTCCTGTGCGACAGGGTACTCGTTCATCTCCGAAGATACAACGAAATACTCGATTTCAAGCCTTTTGTCAAGGTTGTAGGCACTATGGAGAGAATACGTCTCTGCGGGGACGATATTCATGTAGTTTTCCTTTGTCGGGTCAGTAACGGTAAGCACGCCTACTGGAATGTCCTCGTAGGTTATGTACTCTACCATGTCAGCATTCTTGATTTGTTCAACCGTATTCGGCTTAGACACAATGCGTTTCAAGTCTCTGAAATCGTCACTGTACTTACCGTCAATCAGCTTTCCCAATTCGTCAAGCATGGAATCGTCAATCTGGGTAGGGTTCTTGATGTATAGCTTGAACTTGTCGTCAAAGGGGCCAGTGTTCGTTTGACCGTCAATTTCGAAACCGTCGATAACCCCGCCATCATCTTCTGGCTGGTATTCCTCTATCGTCGATTCTCCCATTATCGTTTCAAACAGCTCGTGTCCAGGAACATCATTAAAATCCATAATAACCCCCTATATCTCATCACCCAAATTTGCCGAAGGGTCTTCCTCGAAATCGTTATTCTCACCCTCACCACCCATGTCACCTTCGGTGTCAGGAACTACGTCTACCTCAGGTCCTGGCTGCTCAGGTGTCGGCTCGATGGAATTCATGAAATCCAACGATTGGTTCGTCATGTCGGAATCCCCATTTACAGAACCAGCATCTAACGGTTCATTCATGGCAAAACTTTCACCACTGATGTTATCGTCATCTGGCTGTTGAGCGTTAGCCCATTCTGCAGCTGTATCCCAGTTGTTCATTTCATCTACGCTAAACTGGTCTGCACCAGCAGCCTGCTCATCCGTTGTCGGCTTATCGTCAACAATATCGAGCTCTGGGTGCAGCAGTTCTACCTTCGTCTCCTTGGCGGCAGACTTAACAACGTCCAACGGGTCTGTTTCGGCTGCGTAACCCCTAGGGTTCATCATCCTCTTTTTTTCCTCCTCACGGATTTCAGCATCCAGCTTGGCAGCAACGGTAAACTGGTCTTCACCTGTGTCTGCAGCCAATCCAGAAACAAGAGGAGTGCTCCTCCCAATAGGATTTGGTTTGACATCAATATTGTCGTAGGTCGTTGTCGTTTCCATCATAGTATCTACCTATTATGCCTGAGGTGTAGTTTCATCAACTGGTTGTTCGGCAGTTTCTCCGCCAAGGTTAGGAAGTTCTGTACTCGTGTTTTCGCTAATCTTGTCCACTTCCCCTAGGTCGTTGATTGTAGTTTCACCACCTGGAGTAGCCTCAGTGCCAAAAGGTTGGTCTGCAATCTCAGTACCCATGTCACCAGTACCGAACTCACCACCAGCACCGAATTCACCACCAGCAGGGGCACCAAATTCGCCACCAGCAGTAGCGCCGAAGTCGCCTCCACCACCAAAGCCACCACCAAAGTCGCCGCCACCAAAGTCATCACCAGCAGGCTGTTCACCTTGATTTGCCGTTCCATCATCAGGAAGAGCATTAACATCCATATTGTCCTTAGTCGCAGTACCCTGAAGGCCAATGTTGTTCCTCTTAAACAAGTCCTTCATCATAGGATTGCTGAACAACCATGCCTCGAAATCCATAGCAGAATTTACGTCGTTATTATCAAGGAAATCGAGTAATGCTTTCATTTCCTTCTTTGTCATCGGGTCAGGCTTCGTCTCATCAAACGCTTCGTAGAAGCCTTTAAATTCTTCAAGCAATGTATCGGTATTCTCTCTCAAATTCATTGGAGGAATACCATCACGAATTTGCTTTGCCGTCAAATGTTCGCCGCTAGCGTTTTCTTTGGATGCTTCGGCCTTCTTGTCGGCAACGATGTTCATAATCTTGCCAAGACTTCCGTTGATATCCGTGTTAAGACCCTGTTTCAACTCTTCGACAAAATTCGTAACCTTGTCTTCAGCATGTTCCAGGTTACCACCAAGATTAGCGGTTCCAGCGCCTTGGTTAGCAGAAGGGTCAGTAGCAGAGGGGTCTGCATTAGCTGAAAAATCAGCTTCACTAAATCCAGCATCAGCACCGCCACCCATATCGGCTTCCATTATTGCATTGGTCATTTGCAGAAGGCCACGCATATCGGCAGACATTATCGGCTGGTATCCATACTCGTCAGTGGAATAGATATCGTCCTCTTCCGTCATTTCCTCTGCTTCCTTGATTGCATCGTCACAGCACTTGATGATTGTATGACCAAAGCCATTGATATAATGCTCAGAATCAAGGGATAGTTCAAACATCTTCTCGGCAACGTCGTCAACGTTATACCTAATCGTGATGTTTCCGTTGTCGTTCGGATAGAGCATGTCAACGATGACAGAATGGTTCCTTCTGACCATCTTGAACTTGGCATGAGCAGAATCGCACACAACGTTACCAAGGTCGAGACGGAATACAGACTGGCCAACAGCCTGGGTTGCAGCCTCGGTCAAGGCCTTGTTCAAAATAGTCTGTATCGTAGTGTACCCATGAGGGTTGCAATCCTTGTTAACCTTCTTGGCGAGGTCAGCCCAGTTAGTACCCTTTTCTCCACGGACATGATTGCCCTGAATAGATGCAATAATGTTCTTCATCGTCTGGATGGGAATAGCCTTGGCAGGCTTTATTGGGCCGCTTTCCGTGTGGACGTACGCAAACGTGCTGTTGTTATTCATACCTATGAACTCCGACATGTAGTCTAATCATTCATAGTTTATAATGTCGGGGCCGTCCTCATCTTGGCCAGACGGTGCTGCCAACGCAAAACGAAATTGATTTGGTCTTCGTCCCAGTCGTCCCCACCGACATAATCCATATAGTCTATGCAGGTCACGACATTAGTATCCATCACGCACACCCTCTGGCGGCACTCGTGGCAGAACATCGATAGTTCAGCAGCAATGTGGTCGTCGCCGACGACATATCCGTTCAGGATGCGTACACGGAGAATATCGGGTATCATGCTGGCCCTGATGGCAAATACGGGGCCACCGAGAATGGCAACATCGGTAAGCTCGCCGAAACCAAGTTCTCCTATGATTTTTCTGGTGCTGTTATCCTTAATCGACAACCCTTCATAGCATCCGTAGGAGTCGTGGCTGTCATGCCAGTTGAACGAGCTAGGGACACTTTTCCACCCATACACACCTACCATGCCGACATCAGTTGGAAGCCTATCCAGCTTGTCCTTCCATAAAAAGTCAGATATGCAGGTAGAACTGTCCATGTAAATGAACCAATCTGGGGGGCAAGCGAATGTTTCCTCTTCCATCTTGAACATGCCAGAGAACAACGCCTTGACACTGAGGGAAACCCTGTCCGCACTATTCTTCTTCGTGAAGAAATGGTTCGGGTGGTAAATGTAATCGTAAGTCTTGTATCCACCGTCAAATCGTTTGTACATGTCCACATTGCCCCTCTTGTATATGCAACGGAACACCTGTGGAGAAGCCAAGGACTTGACAACATCGTTATTCGAAACGGCAGAACACTTAACTGGGGTCAAACCTAAGATATCCCTCATCTTGTTGTCATGGTCGATTTCATTCTGCTTAATCTTTTTCAGTAGACGTTTCTTCTCGTCCATTACAAGACGTGGTTCGTTAATCTTCGTGTCAAGAGCAAGGGTAACATCATCGTCCGTAACCTCATGGAACTGGTACGGGCTTTTCTTCCTACTGTCCACGCACTTCTTGTGCATCATGAGGATGGAGAACTTGCCCTTCTTGTACCTCTGGGCGTTTTCTTCCTTGTCAATCTTCAGTTTCTTCCTGATAAATTCACGGGTGATGTCAATGAAGTTTCCACCCTTGATTAACTCCTCGATATCGACATAGTTTATGCCTACCATCACTTCCTTAATCTTCCTGTCGTGATAAGTAGCCCATGTCATTATGTTTCCAGAAGCCAGCTTGACGTGAACCTTTTCGCTATCTTTCGCATAAGTGTCAATCCACTTGTCATTGACACCGTATCTGTTCTTGATGTGCTTCCTAGTTATGAACTCCCTACCGAGACCATACAGGTCTCCACAATCCCTATCGTAAATATAACTGTCAAGGTCGTCCACAAGGAACATGGCAAAGCCCTTTCCTGAACGACTGAGCTTTGAACCGTTGGCCTTCCTGACAGGACGTATCAGTTTCTTTTCGTATCTAGCCCGAAGCCATTCCTTCTTATTCGCACCGACATATATCCTAGCCATGTCGCTCGAAATTATGGGTTTCAACGGGTTGTAAATCGATGTGTCACCCCTGTGGGAAGCGATGAATTTCCTGATGTCGTCTGACGAGTACCTGTCCGTCACATAGCCATCAACAGTCTTCATCTTCCTTGGCTTGTAAACAGCAAAGAATTCGTTTGACTTCGCTACGTTACCAATGATGTCAACAACATCCTCGAAAGAAATTGTTGCGTTAGCCTTTGCAACCATATCCAAGAACTTGTGATGACGATTGTATAAATCCAAGTCCTTCTTGTAATATACGATGTGTTTTTCTCCGTCAGTGGAAACCTGTTCCTTGAACGGAATGTCCTTCACCACTGCTTCAAATTGCTGTTGCGTCATTCCAAGGTATTCAGCGGCCTCCATTCTACCGAAAGTGGAGAACGGTAGGTCTCTCCTTCTGAACTCAATACACAGAAGTTTGCACCGTTCCACCACCTCTGGTTCACGATACAGACGGTCTCCGTTGCTGTCGAGAATGTAGAACAAATTGTGCAGAATATCCCTGTCGATAACCCATTCAACCGTACGGTTCAGGTTGCGGCAGATGTACTTCAAACTGATATACTTTACATTGTCCTTCAACACACGGTCAGCTTCCGACAGCTCATAAAGACCATACTCCACATTGGACTGGAGTATCTGGTTCGTATCAGTCGGTATCTCGTACTTTATCTCGTCATAATTGACCTTGCCAGATGAATCATCCTTCAAGAAATCCATGCCAGCAATCTCCTCGTCATTGACAACGGGGGAGATGTCATAATCCGATGCAAGAGCAAGCGTGTCCTGCGGGAGTTTCCAAAGTTCGTCGTGTATCGGTTTCATCGTCCTTAAAATACAATATTTGAATGGGGTTCCCCGTGAGATAGGAACCCCATTCGTTTGGTGTAAAGTGGAAACTGGTTAGATGAACACGTTCATCGCATTCATTGCCTGCCTGACATCATCATCGGAAACGTCTGGTTCCAGCGACGTAGGCTGGGAGAGCATTTCCTTGGTCACATCAGGGCTGTTATACACCTTGTTCTGGGATAGTCCCTGCCCAAGGGCTTCAAATGCAGCAGACTTGCTGCCGAAGCCTACGGAGGCCAGTTTGGGTGCGGGACGCATCCTTTTGCTGACAGCAGCGTTTCCACCAGCGGGATATCTAACTTCGTTCACTTTGAGGTTGTTCTTGCGATAGTTCTCCAGCCCGTTTTCTTCGATGTCATCGTGCATCAGGCTATCGGCAATCTCGTTCAGTTCGTTCATATCAACTTGGTTGGGAGCCTTGATTTCGCCGATGCCGCTAAACTCGCTGCTCGTCGTCTTGTTGTCATCAACGCCGTTGATATAGTTGAAGATGTCTTCACGTTTCAGGTCGTCTAGGGAAATATCACGCTTCGGGTCAGTGAAGTATTCCACAGCCTTCTGTTGGAGGTCTGGACGATAGCCGTTGGTTTCACGGAGAACCTTATCGGCAATCTTGGCATACATGAGCTGTTTCATAGCACGCTTGTATTCGACCACCTTTTCCTGAAGTTCGGCCTTCAACTGTGCAACCGTCTTCTTGGCTTCCCTTTCCTGCGTAGTCTCTATCTGGCATTCTTCAAGGACATTTACAATCTTCTGCAAAGCCTCGAAAAGCTTGCCCTTGACAGCATTTTCACCCATGCTGTCAACCTTTTTCTGGACAGCAGGCTTAACCAATGCATCGAACTGTCCCGATACCGCCTCGACCAAGGACTTGAACTGTCGGTCGCCCTTCGCCTCGTAGTCAGCTATCGCCTTATTGCAATTCGATTCAATCTTGGTTACAATATCAGGGGCGATACTGCCGAGTTCTTCTTGTGTTAAAAAGTCTGCCAGTTGCATATATATCACCTATTACGCAGATTGTTGAGTAGAGCTTCCCTGTTGTATACATGGTACATGTCTGTGCGGAAATCCATATTGCGGTTAAGCACAATTTCCTTTCCGTAGCGTTCGATGCACTCGGTAAGAACCTTGTGTGCCTTTCTCTTGCCAGCGTCGCTTTCGAAGTGACTTGTGATGAGGGCCTTGTTATCGAAGCTCGGGTTTCCAACAACGTCAACAGTAATCAATGTATAGTCAGGGTCAATTTCTTCATAGCCAGTAGGAAGCTTGATGGTATCGCCAGCACCACGCAGAGAGTAGCCAGGTGTATAGCCAGCCTTGATTAGGCCAGCGAGGTTACGTCCAGCATCAGTATCCTCGGCAACGACCATTCGGCAGTACAGGTTCTTTCCGTCCATACGGAGTTCTTCGATGACTGCACATGTCTTCCACAGGTTCATTTCAAAGATTGGGTAATCCTTCGGGTTTCCCTCTATATCGACACGTGGGTGGTTCAACTCAGCGGCAAGACGGCCAAGGCGAATCTTCGTCCTGTTCAGTTTTTCAACTTCCCTTGCGATGATTGCACGAGGATATGAACGACCGTTAATGCCTGGTTCGTCACACACAATAGCCGTGCCTTCAAGAATGAGCCTCTTTACCTTATTTCCATACAAGTCGGTGCGTTCCGCGACAGACACCTTGCTGTCGTTGAAATTCGGTACGCCAATGATTTCACGCATCTTTCCCATGACGCTTCCCCTACTCACACCTTCCTGGGTGAGTTAATACTTTCCATGACTATCTTGGTCTTCTCTTTCGTACAGATGCTATACGCAGACTCCATATAGGCATTGACCAGCTTCTCCACGTTTGTGGAGTCACCGTTAAGCAGGTAGCTTATCAGCGAGCGTGCGTCATTGTCTTTAAGTCCTGGTATTGCCATTACCGAAAACCACAATAATCATTACATTCGTATATAGTTTATAACGGAAAACGTCGAGCCAGCATCGAGCGATGCTGGCTCATACACTAAAATATGTTTTTTTCGCCTAAATTCCGTTCTCGTCCTCTGAGATATTCTCATCGGGAACGGGATTGGTATCAGGTTCTACCGTCGGTGTCTCATCAACAGGCTGTTCTATCGGGGTTTCCTCGGCAGGAGTAGGTGCATTTGCAGGAACACGGTACTCCTTGGCAGCCTTGATAATACGCATCCAGTTCGTCATCACTGCTGCGAATGCGGCGAGGATATGCTTGCAAACCCTATTCTTGTGATGAGGGTCCTTTACATTAGGCGGAATGTCCTCGCCTCCAGAAGGTACACCGTCAATGGACTCGTATCCAGACAGATAACTGTCATAGATATGTTTAAGGTTGTATTTCATACCAGACCAGTTGAAGTCTGGACAGGTACAGAACACCTTTACATCGCACGAGCGAAGCAACCCAATCTTCTTGGCCGGGGTCATCGGGCCCTGTGCCATGCTGAACAAAGTTCCTTGCGGCGGGATGAATTCGATGTAGACATCATAGTTCTTATCGCCACTGGCCGACGGAACGACAAAGTGAACAACAGCGTGTCCAGTAGTCTTGTCCATCGTCAGGTCATTGAAGTGGAACATGAGCGTCTTGCTTCTGTATTTCCTGAGATTGTCTACTGGACCAGACAGGTCATTCATAGTAGCCTCAAAGCATGCGTCGTACAGACGAGAAACGCTATCGTACTGCAATGCGTTCAGTCCAATGTTGCCTACGGCTTCCATAAATATCTTTTTCTCGTTCATACATTCCACCTAGCTAAAAAGCACTTCCGCATCATGGTTCTCCATGATGAAAATTCCATCCATACCAGCCTTCTTCACGTGTATTGCCACAAGGTCAACATCAAGTCTGGCCAAGTTACCAAAGAAATTGTTGTTACGGGCTATCCTATACACCTGATTGTTCTCGCCAGTGAACTGGTCGGTCAACACATAAGTGAACGGATATCCGCCATGGTCAAGAATGTCTTGACGGAATGCGGCTATTGCAGCATCAGATACGGCACTCGGGTCAATAGCACCTCCTGACACGGTTTGCATCTGCGCCCTAAACATTCCGTGTCCACCAACTCCGTTCGGAAGCATAGGTGAAAACGCACCGCAAGCAATGTATTCGTCAGCATTCTCCAACGGATTTATAATATCGTAGAACTGCTTCAAATACTTCTTTGAAACAGCAGCACTTCTCTCTGGTTTCACAGGATTGAATACCCTGACGTTAGCAAACTGGTCGTTGACCATGTTGGAAACAATCGGGTTCCTATCGTAAGAAGTCATCTGATTAGCAGCAACTACAAGAGTGCTCCTAGAAACAGGAGTTTCATCACCGTCCATAGCCATCTTGATTAACTGCAAGATGTTCTTGATTAGAGTCGAGTTTGATGCAAATGAAGTTATCTTGCGAAGTCCCTTCTCGATTGTAGACACAATGTCCAATCCTTCACCTGCAATCTGCGTTTCCTTCGTCTGGTCACCAACAAGGAATTTAGACATCAGGCTACCGCCCTTGATTTCCTTTATCAGTTGCTTTTCAGCCTTATTAGCCCTGTCCTGTACCGCCTTTGCACGTTTCTCCCACGCCTTGTCCATGGCATTTTTCTTACCATTCTTCGTCTTGGCCTTAGCGGAATACTTAGTGGTGTATTTCATCGCTATATCCTTGAACAGAGGATGGCGGATGTTTATGAAAGGAATTCCGAACACTTCGGTATAAGGCTTGCTTATCTCGACATGGGACTTGCTCAGTCCATAACCTGCTGGAATGTACGCCCTTGTCGCAAAGTTCATTCCGTGGTCAACGTTGATTACGTCCTTGTCGTTACGAGACTTGATAGGCTTCTTGGGGTTTATCATCTCTTCGCAATAATACTCGATAGCATTCGTCTGCGATGCACGGTAACCCCTGCTAACCATACTGTCTATGATACGCTCAATATCCTCATTACTGTAACTCTTGCGATACTTGGCAGCAAGCTCGTCCATCTTTGCAATTACAGCGGCATAAAGAGCAGCAGCCTCGCCTTGCGAATACGATTCCATATTAAGGTCGATATCCCTCAGGTCTATTCCAACAGTGCTCGAACCACAGAATGTTCGAAGCATGTTGTAGAACGCCTCGAAGTCACCATTTTTAAGAACCATCATCAGTTCAGGCTTATCTGACTGTATTCTCCGATAAGCAACGATATACTTGTCCGCAATATCGCCAAGCTTAGACACCTTTTCGCCATAAGCGACAGCCACCGCCAGTTGGACTACCGTATCAGTAGCATCATCAACTCCATTTCCAATCCTTAAATCTTCGGAAATTCCATAGCTACTCAAATACTCAATGATGAACGCATTTTCCACCATAATTTTCATCCTGGTGTAGCCAACCCCCTTCAGGGCAAACACGTTCTCGTCTTTAACGGTATCGTGTAGCTTATTGCAATAGGTGATGATATCAATAGCAGTAAACGTTTCGTTCGCATTCTTTTTGATATACGATACTATTTCCGAAATGATAATGCTCAACTGACGCTGGCTTCCAGCATTCGACAGAGTTGACATGAACTGAATAAACTTGTCGCAATAGTCGCTCACATCAATAGGATTGTATTTTGCATCAAGAAGCCTGACTGCCGAAGGGTCTACTGCCTTAATGAACTCAAAAATCTCCGTATAGTTTACTGCCAATCCACTATTATCTATCGCCTGTCTTAATGTTTCACTAAGCGGAACTTCCTTAATTTTATTGGTTTCAATAACATTATCTTGTTTCTTTTCTTTCTTTTTGACGGGACGCTCCTTAGCGTTCATCACAACCTTACCCAAAAGAAGGTCGTCATCATCGTCATCCGATGGACCATCACCATAAATTTCATCAGCGACCCTATCAGTCTCTTCTTGCAATGCAGCAAGCTCCTCATCACTCAGCTGAGCGGATTCAGCAGCAGGAGCAGCTTCTTCTTTAGCAGCAGGAGCACCTTTGTCAGCAGGTGCTGCTTTGTCAGCATTAGGCAGTTCACCAGAATCTTCGCCCTCCTCTCTTACTGGAGCAGGTTCCTCGTCCTCGCCACCTTCTTCGGGAGCGGGCTTCGGGACATCAGATGCACTTTCATCCTTATCCTTATCTTTATCCTTATCCGTGTCTACATCCTTCGGAGCTGCGGAGGCAGAAGCAGCTGCGTTGGCTTCTTCAGCTGCCTTTTCGTCTTCCAGAAGTTGACGGTATAGTGCCATAGTTTCAAGTGCCATAGTAATGAAGTCTGATATTTATCTATAGTTTATAAGGTAGTTATGACCCTAGTTTGATACATATACGAAAGAACCACCGTCGGGATAACGGTGGTTCTGATGAATATGTCAGATATACTAGATGCCGAGCGCCAACTCCAACATGATTTTACATTCAGTCTTGATATAGTTGACGAATTCGTTTGTATTGTCGATTTTTTTGATGTCGTAGTTGTCCTTTATGTATTGGAGAGCTCCATCGAAAGTCGGTGTAGCATCGTTACGCTTATAGTCGCTAACGAGCGGCTGTGCAATTCTCCAGTTATGTTCCCTAATGATAGCATCAAGGACAGGTTTGAGTTTACCCTTGAGAGCAGCAACCATGTTATCTGCGGCTTCCTTTGTGATGTGGAAATTATCCAGAATAGACTGTGTTTGCAGTGCCTTCTGAACTTGTGCCGCCTTCACATAACCGAAGGAGTTTCCGATGGCATCAACAAGCATCTTCAAGTTATTCCTTGCGTCGCTCATGTACATCGTAGATTTAACGTTCTTAGCTTCCTCAGCGCTACCCTGTCTCGTCATTTTTGGCGTAACGAGGGTGAAATTAAACTTACGAGCCATTCTGTCAAATCCATCTGGGAGAACGGATAGAATTTCTTCGTACTTATCCTTGTTTTCCTCTGGTGCACCAGGGGCGAACGTCTTCAAGTCAGCCACGATGGTACGAACCAGCCAGTCTTCCATACCAGGATTGCCACCGAGCAAGAGTTGTGACGGCTTGAAGCTATAATCGTAGCCGCTCACCCTCCATACCAAGTAAGCCACGATAGACTTCATGACATCAGCGCCAGAACATCCTTCATACAACAGCTTCAACAGGGTTATCTTGTCCATGACATTCGCTGGAATGGTTCCCGTTTTCCGAACTTCGTTATACCATTCATTGAGTTTTCGTATAACAGCGAACAATTTACCCGCCATAAGATTACCCTGCAACAGGTTACGGGACTGATAGCGAGAGAACGGAACCTCTTTATCTCCAACATTCAGCCTAGATATAGGAGGAATATTGTAGAGTTTGTTATTGGCATCAATAACTTTCGTTACTGGTCGAGGGGTTTCACCAGGTACAACGATGTAATCGCCATCTTGCAGCTTTATACTCGTGCTGATAAGCATGTCGTTATTGTCTTTCTTCACAACATTCAACTTGCGATTGAAGTTCATGCGGGTTCCAGCTTGCGGGTCTCCTGCCTTATCCATTGCATTGAACGCATCTTGCATACCCTTCATATCGAGTTCCTTATCGCTAAGAATATCGTCGATAATCTTAGAGGTAGTATTTTCTGGAACCTTGCCAATACCACGGAGCTGAGACACAGATGTTTCAATCGGGTCATTAGGACTGGTGTATTCCGTTGGCTCGAATGATTCTGGGTCTTTTGCCGCATTCATCACTTCATGATATTTTTCACTATCTGCCAGCTGCAACTCTGCCCCAAGATTCCTGATTTTTTCAATAAGCTTTTGAGGCAATATCTCAGAGCTAAGGTTTTTAACCAAATCACCCTGAGCAGCAAGCCTCTCCTCAAACTCGGTCGGAGTACCGAGCTTGCTCCTAGAATCCACAATATCGGCAGCTGTCTTGTACAGCAACAGAACCAGTTCCTGTTTACGTAGTTCAGTTACCGCATCAGCTTGCTTCTTGTTACTTTCATCAACCTGATAGTTACAGAACAACGACACATTGTCCTTTTGAGTGTCAACTGAACCATCCTTGAGAGCACGCTTCAATACCTCAACGGCACCGTAACCATCTCCATAGTCTTTTAGATATGCCTTATAGTCAGCTTCTGCTTGGTCGATAGTAACACGGCTTGATTTAAGCAAATGTTTGATGTATGCAGATTTTGCTATACCATACGCAACACGATAAGCATTTACAGTCTGGTCAACAATATTGTTCAATCCGAGCAAAGCGCCTTGCCTGTCTGGTTCCTTATCTGCTTCCATACCAAAGCCCGTACCAAATCCATGTTCCTTTCCAGATTGATACAGAGAGCGGTTTTCTGCATTGATGATTGCATTCTGATAAGCATAGGCGGTGATGAGTTTCGCATTGTTGTTGATGAGAACGTTCATCGGGTTAGCTATGACTTGTGTCATAACCTTGTCCATAACTTTCTTCAAGCCAGCCTTCTCTTCTGAGCTCAACTGCGTTTTCAGCTCAATTGCATTCATGAAATCATCAAACGATGACTTCAAATCAACGAAGTGCTGATTGATGAGGACCTTGGACTTCTGTCTCTCATTGTTCGCAGTCTGTTGAATGCGTTTCTGCCTGTCGATAGTCCTTCCGCCAACATCGGAGTAACCGATATCATTGTAACTAGCAGCAAGTTCCATCAACGTATTAAAGAACTGCTTTACCTTATTAAGGTCAATATCAGTTCCCTTGTACTGATACGGAGAAGACTTGCCACTGTTGTTATTAAGGCCAAAGATATTGGTTACGTCACCACCCTTTGAGTAGATGCTATCGATTTGGCTTTCAAGATTGTAGAAGTTGGAAATGTCGTTGCGCTTACCAGACTTGTTGTAATGAGATTCCAAGACCTGAATTTGCGCCTCTTCCATATCCTTGACAGGCTTCGTATCCAGACGTGCAATGTCGTTTGCATCGCTACTGTAATCGATGGTCAGGCAGTCTTTTGGCACAGAATTGAGCAAGTCGTTCATCATGGCCTTTACACGAGAATCCATGAACGCCTTATTTAGGTTCTTTGTTGCATTAGATGTAGTACCATCCATTTCTGTATCATACATACAGAATTTAAGGAGTGGCAGAGCAGGGTGACTATATGATTTTAACGTATCGGCATCAAACGGAACAAACGATTTGCTAACGTCCGTCGGCATTCCGTTGACGAGACCAACAATCGTACTACCGTTCTTAACAACGGTATCAGCAACCTGAGCGATGTAATTCGGGTCGTTATCGAGTTTCTCCTGAATCTTCTTGTACTTCGCAGCATCGAGAGTTGCTTCCTTCAACGCTCTCTCTCCCTGTTCCTTGTTCATCGTCGTATCAGTTTCGACAGTCTTCTTCAAGGAGGTCACTTCATCGAGCTTTGCATGCAAGTCCTCGCTGAATTTTTTGTTAAAGCACGATACAAGGTAATCACTGTCAAACTTGTTTTCGAGACCATCGTTGTTAAGGCTATCGTCCATGGCGTATTTGACCATCAAGCTTCCGATTTCTGGGATAAGAATTTTATCCATTGCATCATCGGTATTCAGGCCAGCCTTCAAGATATCCTTGACTTCGGATTCGGAAACACCACCAAACATGGCATTGTTCTCATCCTCTTCGTCAATAAATGCGCTCATGCGGAGAGTATTGTCAGTAACATCAGGCTTCTTATCAATTGCCTCGCTAACAGTTTTCCAGAAATCCTGAATGAAGTGCTGGAAATTTGTGGTGTCGAGGCTAGCGACCTTGTGCGCCACCTTGATGTCAAGAGAACCCTGTTTCTGCAATCTAGCCAATGCAGTTACAAGGTTGTTCTTCAGCCTAGCAGTATCCTTCTCGTTAAACTTAACTGCTTCTGGATTCGGGAACAATCTGTCAAATACAGATTCAAAGGCGTCGTTAACCAATTTGTAATCTTCACCGCCGATACCTTCATGGCCAACTTCATCTTCCGAAGCAACATCGCCAACACCACCATCGTCTGCGGTCTGGTTGTTGATGTTGTCATCAAAGGCGTCGTCTACACCCTTGACATCAGGATACCATACATCTGCATCGGTAAGTTCGTTCTCGCCTTCGGTATCAGGCTCGGCATTTACTCCACCATCAACGTCTTCTACATTGACATCATCCGATGCTCCATACGATGCAGACACTGCCCTCATTACGTTGCCATAATTCCACTGGGTCAAATTCCAGTTTCCTGGGGCAACCACGTCAAGAACATTTGCAACATTTTGTGCGTTATATCCACGAACGGTGTTATCGAGGTTGTACATATCGGACAGATGCTTAATCAGTTTAGCACCCATCAGGTTCCTGTGCCTATGATTGATTGCGTGGAAACTAAACTTACCTTCACTCTGATTGTACGTTTCCACTGACATGACCAACTCAGGATTCATGAACGCATTGAGTATAGACTCAACCTCATCCTCTGGATACGCAGAGGTGCTCATGATTTGGCTAATAACCTTAATAGCCGTAGACAACTTATCCACAGGACCAGGATTGAACGTCTTTCCGTCCTCCTTCATGTCCTTCAAGACAGACAACACCTTGCCAAGCGCAGTGTTTGCTTTTTTCGTACTGAACTGAAGTCTACCAGTTTTTCCTTTCCTAACGACAGCGTTGCAATACCTTCCGATAGGAGACCTCATCAAGTCCCTTACGCTCTTATAATTGTATTCAGCGCCATTGCAGTACAGGCCTCTGCACAAGGTATCCATATTTTCATTACGAACAATAGTACCCTCGTCGTCCTGCATGGTTGCGAACGCAATGCCGTGCGGAATACTGATGAAATACACATGGCCTTCGCCACCAGCCTTAACCTTACGGGCAATGATGTTCTGGAAATCCGTCGCATCAAGCTTATTATCAATTTCGCCATCGACCTTAAACGTATGTGGATTGGTGCCATCATACAAATCGAATACGACTGAAGTCTCCGCATTAGGGGTAGTGCGTTTGAAAGCATTTTTTACATTCTTGCTAAGTGTCTTCTCATCAAGGCCATGCTTTTTCAGCGCTTCATGCCATAGTTCTTCCTGTTCATCCTCGTTAAGGTTGGTTCCAGAGCGGGCTTCCTGTTTCAGTTCTTCCACCCATTCGTCAAGCGACAACCCTTCGTCCTTACGTCTTGCAGCGTCAGCTTCAATCTGCTTAGCACTGAGGTCCTTGATAACAGAACCCTTACCAATTTGCATCGTAATGTGAGTCTGGGCGATAATGTCATCTCCAGTAAATTCACGGTCAGTGTTTGAACGCTTCAACGACGGGCCAACTGCGACAGGTACTGCTCGAACAGTATCATCATCAGAGTTGTTCACTTGAGGCTGAGAGGCCAACACATCCTGCAAATAGCTCCTACCGTTAACAACCCAGTTATCTCCCCACTTCTTAAAGATTTCACCCATATTGCGGCTAACGCATTCCTTAATGAACTCAGGGTCGCTCAGCATCGCAACAAAGGCTTTAGAACTGATTGGAATAATAGTATTGTCATCACCTTTGGTTCCCTTATCCAAGGCCTCACCGATAGCACTATACTTTCCACCCAATCCGTTTTTCAGCAAGTCAATAAAGGGAGTCTTTGTCCTCTTCGTCAGTCTCAAAACGTCAACCACGTACTGCGGATAAACTCGGATTTCTGAGAGGTTCGAATTACTCAAACGCTCTGGGTCTATTGTCCTCATGACATTCTTGCCTTGGTTATAGACAGAACCCCAGTTATCCAAGCTACCAAGAGAGGTACGGTCAGGAATACGGTTAACAGCAAACTTTGCTACATTATGTGCACCACGGGAGAATACCTCATCAAAGGTAAACTTTGCTGAACTACCATCGGTCTCGCTCGTCGGACGTGTAGCTTCATGGAACACATCGAATATGAACCTGATGTAAGCAGCATAAAGCACTGCATCCGAGTATTTGCTATACTCAGGCATCGTAGTGCTATTTTTCACATATTTGCAGTTTTCCCTCAAAGCATCTTCAAAGACGGAAAAGAACTTTCCCGTGATGTCACTAAGACCAGCCTCGTCGTCCCTTTGCTTAGTAGTGGACGTACCGTCGTCGTTAAACGTAGTAGTAAACGAGTTGTCGGACAGCTTGACAAGGTCAGGGCTCAACATCCTGAAGAACAGCTCGAAAATCTTGGGTCCTCCCTTCAATGATGCTACCAAGGGATACTTACGCTTGTCTGCTTCCAATTCTGCTGCAGAATCATGTGCAAAGAACATGCGGCCCTGTCTTTCAGGAAGAAGGCTCCTACCAAGGTCAAACAAGAACTGACGCTTTCTTGCTTCGGTATTGATGTTTTTATAGTATTCATTCAATGCCCACTCAAACGAGACAGGTTGATTTTGGCCAAGCCTAACCTTAATATTAGAGCATATATCGTCACGGACTGGTACCGGGAATACGTAGTTTCTCAGTTCATACAGGTATCCGTTTGCCGCTTTTCTGATTGCCACATCATCTTTATAAGAAATGGCTTCCCGCAAAATTTTCTGCATATTCATACTAAAATCCCTATCATGGACTCATTTTCACATATAGTTTATATAACGGACATTAAATAATATATTAAAAAAGCGGGAAACCATCCCGCTTCATTTCGTAAATATCTCATAATCCTGCCCCGTCTTGCACCACGGGCAGATGTACCCCGTCGGAATAGAATAATCTTTGTCGGATATCCTCGGCATGGAATCATTCGCACTCATCTTTGGACACGGGACGATTGAACCAGCAGGATTAACCCCGATGTAACCCTTGATACCGTGACGGTACGCAGGGTGCGGGTCACCTATGCGGTCAATCATCCTGTACGGAATGTGATTATCCTCGCAATACTGAATCTTCTCCGCCTCGTGGTCAAAGAGGTTCTTGACTATCAGAATCATGTCGTAGTCTATCGGTCTCTGGTCCCAGAGGTGCCATGCCGAAACCATCTTCATCAGACCCATCCTCGGTATCTTGCGGGAACCGTTGGTCTTTATCTCTCCATGATAACCATTCATTTCAAGCCAGTTCACCAACTCTTCTATACCATCATAGAGAGATGGTTCCCCTCCCGTCAGTTCGACTTCCCACTCGTCAGGCGGCAAGTTCCTGAGAAAGCGGAACAAGTCCGCATTCTTCACAAGGTACTTCGGCTTCTCGACAAAGTTGTGCCACTTCCCTGTCGGGCATTCTGGACAGGAGAAGTTGCACTTCGTTGTCAGGTTCAGTTGACAGAGTTTCATTACACCTTCCTGTAACTGATGTCAACAATCCATTTGCATACAAGCTGTTGAGGCAAATTACCCACTTCCTCGCTACAAATGTCACCGCTTGTCTCACTACCACCAGTCGCTCCTTCATACGTAGCGTAGCCAAAGGCAATGGTTCTAACCAAGTCAGTATATGACCCGCCTGGGCTGACCGTTTGTGTCGTCAGTGAAGCGGAATACTGGCACGGGCTACTTGCGTCACCCAGCGAGTAAGGATAGTACGCAACCGTATCCCATATCTTCCATCCCCACGGGTAGCTGGTTCCCGGTTCATCTATCGCATAGACAACCTTGTCGCACCTTGCCGAACCGTTAATCATATAGGAATCGGAACCAGATGTATTTTCAAGTACCAACTGGTTGTTCTCCACCTTGAATTTAATGTCGGTTGGCATGTACGTGTTCATCGTAGTGATGGCACTCTCACCTGGGGTGACATTATTTCCGTTCACATTGATGGACGTACTTCCTTGCGTTAGATACTGCCATGGGTTCTTGGCGTAGTCGTTACCATCTCCCCTCTTTGGCTCAGATGAATGTGAGAAATCGAATTCCAGTTCAAGATGGACTGTTCCGAACCGTCCGCTACTGCCACCTGGCATCCAGGCAACTGTCGCCAAATTACCTTCAACACCTACGACAGTAAGGACATCACCAATATGAGGTTCAGAAGCACCGCTTACACCACAGTTTCCGAGAATCATCTTGTTCATGTACATACCAACGCCGCCCAATGACCATATCATCGGATAGTTATGGTAGTTACTTGCAATGTATGAACCGAACTCAGAAATGTAAGCACTTGCATCCGTGCCGCCGCTACCGATTGTCGTACCTTCCAATCCACCAAGTATAATGTGGTTGTTTATAGTGCTGCTCGACAGACTCAGTGAACCATATAGGTGGAAGTTACGGAATGTTCCAGACGTAAGAGCCACCGTCTTTCCCACCAACGTAGCAAATTCGATAGTTGACGAGCTCAGATAATGCTTAGTACCTGTTTCATATATATACGAGCAGTCGCACAATGCAATGCAGGACTCCGACACCTTCATAACACCAAAATTATATCGGTGCGTTGTCACAATGTCACCGTTCTTCGCAGACAGTTGCAACATGCTGTAACTGAGCGACAAGTCAGAGAAGTTGACACCACTCTGATTCACTGCACTGCTTACGTAATTACTTACAATTGACGAATCGTAAAGTTTGACACTACTGAAAGATATCTCAACAGAATCGATTGTTTTATGTTCACACCAAGTGTTCTTGAATGACATAGGCGAATCCTGAATACCACCGTTTGCGTAGATATCCGAATACGTCGTCCTCATGTTACTAATGCCAATCGAATTTGCCACAATAGTGCCATAATTGATACTGCTAGTATTGGTGTCTATCTCAGTAGCGCCCGTACTTGGGTTGGTGTACGTTTTTTTCCAGAAATATAAATTGTAACCCATCAAATCGCTATGATGCATGTTAACGGACGTATCATGCACCATCAACGAAGGAAGGCTACTCATACTGTCATACGAGACATTTGCTCTACTCTTTGTCATGAAAGGTAGATTATGTGCGTTATCGGCAATCACATCAGAGAAATATATTCCCCTGCTAGTATCTGTATTTTGGGCAAAGAATCGTGATACATATATGCTGTTAGCATCGATACTATCACCCATAATACTAGCTTGGTACGCCGAAGTTATGTTCGATTCTTCAACAAAAATTGACGATGTAGCGCCGCCAGTAACGACGGTATCGTATGCTGCCAGCAAAGTACGGCACACTGGAGTAGCAGTATTCTTTTGCAGCTTATTGTTATCGCCGCATACCGTAGAAAACACTACACCAACCAACTCGTTTTTATATCCGTTCAGAATAGCGTTATGAGACGATTCGCTAATCTTATTGTACATTCCGCCAAATATACTGTTGTAGTGGGCCGATGCAAAGATTGAGCTTTTCTCGCCAGCGTTGAAATTGTGATTTCCAGCACTGAGGCTTCCTTCCATGAGAGCGTAAGAGTCATAACCAAGCTTATAACTAGGTATAGCATCGGCAACCTTAACTGCGTCAGCAACACAAAGAACAGCTACATAACTAAACCCGTATTCAGGAATGGACGGTGTGCTAATAATTTCAAACGTATCGCCATCAAACTTTACAACCTTGTCGGTCCTGTCGGCGATAGCCAAGTATATGGCTGGCGCATCTGGGTCATAGTAGAGAGATTTACCTGAGCGGCCAGTCAAAGCAGCACCAAGAGGGTACACATTGCCCGTTCCGCCACTTTGCTTCCAATATGAACCACTGGACCTAATACTCTGTACATCGTCCTTAGTAATCTTAGAACAAATTGCCGCCCACTCATCATACGTAGGAATTCTCCATCCTGTTGATGAAAGTCTCTGAGACACCGTTGACAACTGGTCTATCCTATACAGCTGGGCCTTAGGAAGCTTCATTGAAGTGCTTCGCTTGAACGCATAGCCAGTATAAAGACGAGATGACGTGTACTGGATATAATATGCAGTATACTCACGCTTCGTTTCATAGTTTTCAAGTGAGCGGTTAATTTCATTGACGAACTCGGTTATGCTATTCAACTCGTTCGGAATACCATCCGTCACTACACCAGCGTCGTTAGTTTTAACACCATCTGCCGTCTTAGTAACGGTCACATACGGATAGCCCGTAACTATTGTTCCAGAACCGAAGTAATCAGTCACCGACTGTGTATTATTGATAAAGTCGTTCGTCTCAGCATCATCAGGGTAATCATATGCCACACTATTAGTATCGGCAGAAATCGGCTGGATAAACGAGTACAACTCATAATACAACTCGGTACGAAGCCACAATCCACCAATACGAACGGCTTTCTCCTGGTCATACGTGAAGTCGCTCGGTGTCATATCCAAATAATGATTACCGTCAATCACAGCCTCGGAAGTAGTAATCAACTTACCAGGAGGACCAAAACTCTGGCTGACATATGCACTATACAAATCATCTTGTCCAACAGTGGTCTTTCTTGCATGGATATCCCAATTTTGCTTACTAGGATGTCCGATTCCGCCTACATTACCTATAATATCAGAATAACTGGCATCAATCTTTTTTCCTTCTTCCTGAGCAAGCCTATTCCTGACGGAGTTAGACTCGTAGTCCTCGGCATCAACCAGGTTTCTCAACCCAGTTGAAACTTTGTTATTCTGCTTGATTTCTTCCGACTTCGGACAGCAGCCAGCCTTTGCATTCTTCTGGTCACGGAGATAACCCATCTCAATCTGCATGTTGACAAGGGCTTCTGCCATAGAAGCGTTTGCAAGCAGCTGGTTCTTGTACCAGTCGATTGCGTCATCCTCGTAGAGGTTGTAGAACACAGCGCTTTCACGGATTACAGAAGAATCATCGACAGCACCAGAAAGGTCGATGAAGATATCAGACTGGAATTCAGACAAACCTTCGCCAGAGTCGCTCAACGTGACTGGGCTATCCCATTCACATACGGCAAACAGGACTGGTTCAGCCTCGGTATCAATCTGGTACTGGGCCTTCATCTCGCCGCTATCGCCAGAGCAACCATACTGTCTCATCGGAACGGCATAGATACCGATACGGTTGAACTTGAATGAAACCTTCTGGCTGTTGAACAAGGCGTGCTGCTCATCCGTCAGATTCTGGCCCAATGTAGCAACATTGTCGCCATCCCCAGTTTCCACTTCCTTGAAATAAGCACCGTCCTCGGCATTTCCGTTCAGTTTCAACTGGACTTTGAGCTTAATGCCAGTAGCGTATTCGTTGTCTGCGGTCTTAGCAGTGCTTGTTACGGAGTAGTCACTAATCGGGAAATACTTCGTGGCCTTCGCCATGTTGCGGCAACCCGTGTTTTCATCATACAGGAGACCCGAAGCGTTAACAGGGGCACAATACTTGTTGAAGTTCGAGATGGAAAGAACCTTCCAATACTGGTAGCAGTATTGGTTGTAGTCTTCGCCCATATCTGTTTCGTCGTTCTGCGTATACGTGTATACAGAAGGGAACCAACCATCGATATCTACACCATCAAACGTTTCGCCCAATGCATGTGCGTAATCCTCAGCGTCACCACCTTCGATGTTCGTCAATCCGTTCCTGTAACCTTCGTAGTTACGGAAGTCCGTGGAAACCCTCGGTACAACATCCTCACCGACTTCATCAACGGGGTAGAAGTTTTCGATACGGTCGTTTCCAGAACCAAGGAAGATGTCCATACCACCCTCGGACCAACCTTCGCCAGCAGCCTTGACACCTGTGTACAGAAGAGGTGCTGGCAGCGGAATGAGCGACTTGGAGTAGTCGATGGTATCGTCGTCTCGTGACGCATTTACCTTCACGCCCTGGTAAATGTAAGCACCCTTCAAGCCATACTTGCCATCGACCCATGTAACAAGGTTGTTACGTCCATCCTCGTCTAGGACATATCGATAGTTTTTCTTGATATTGCTGTCGTAGTTTACGGACTTGAATTTATTGCTGGCCTTAGTAGTCTGGTAGCCATCTCCATTCATGTCGCCTTGGAAGATGTTATAGATGATATCACCGTCCTTAGTCAGCTTCGTCATACCAGGCTTGAGCTGTTCGTCTTCGTTTTCCTGCAATTCATCAGGAACGAAGGCGAGAGCGTACCATCCAATCCACCAGTGCTGGCCTGTCGCCTTGGATGAAGAAGCCATTAGTTCAAGTCCCTTGTTAGTTATCTGTGTTTTCGCTGCCATATCGATAGTCTCTGAAATACACCAATAGTTTATAATGTGTCACGGACATCATTTCACGCCCCTTATAAACTATATACAGAAATAATCAAGGATTATTCATGAATGAGCGTGTAAAAATCTTTATGGAATCAGCATCCAAGATGGGTGTAGGCAAACCAGAGCTGGAAGCTTTAACAAAATTGTTCAAGGTATGCCTCGAAAGTGCCCTCATGCTTGATGACGAGCAGAATATTGAGTACGATACAGACACGACTGGATTCGACTTTAGCGAGGACGACTATGATGCAGAAGATAACGATGAACGTCCAAGTATGTACGATTCCGAGTATGATGACATTGATGACCTAGATACAAGATTGCCAGGTGAACGCCGTGACAGCCTCAAAACAGACAAGTCTATATGGCGTGACGATGACATCGGATTAAACGCACCACCAGAGCAAAGAGACAATATCAAGTACGAATCAAATGTCGGAACCTCATTGGCTAACGCTTATATCAACTTTGCCCCCAAGTTGCTCGACAGAAACCTATGCACCGCAAAAGATGCAGACAATATGGCCAATTTTATCGATTGGTTAATCAAGGCATACAATAAATTCGACCCAAGAGAATATATGGCTAAGATTGCCGACCAATTCGATAGAAAAAAATCCTATGATACCGACAGACTTGATAAAATTGTGAATGTGGCTAGCCTTGGCCCTCATGTCGTTCAATTATTGACGGAAATCAAGAATACATTCAGCGATGAACTCGCAACAGCAGCCTTTACTAACGAGGCATCAGTATTCCCTGTTGCAAAAGATATCAACACATTCATATCCGATAAATTCAACACAGATTCAGACGACTTGGATGCAGAGCAGGCTGACCAAAGCATCGTCTTTGACGACTCTGGATTCAGGGATGTCGATGCAGAGGAAGAAAAGGCAAATCCAAATAAGGAGAAGGCACTTACAGACGAAGAAATACGTCAGATGAATAATGCCGCCAAGAAAACATCACCAAAACCGTTATATGAAGACGAGTCATTAGATTCAGATACGGTAGAAAATGCCGTTATCGACTTTGTTAACGTTGTTCCAACCATTGGTCTATCCGATAAAGAACTTGCCGACTTCAACAAACCAGTTAAGAAGGAAACAAAGAAAAAAATCAAGACTGCCGCAGCCAAACGTGGTGAAGTCAGCAAGATGTATAACGGCGATGTTGTCGATGCCAAGGCATGGAAAAAATCCGATGAGGACGACCTGTGGGCTGACCTCTAACAACCGATTTATTCAACAAAAAAGACCGAACATTGTTCGGTCTTTTCTTTATTCAAACGTTACCGTCATCTTTGGCAGAGACGGACGCCCGTCCAAATCGCTGGCATTGATTACTGGAATGGTATCATCCTTAGCCTCGGCCCTGATGTGAGCAATCAATTTCTTAACCATGGACTTTTGGTAAGTAGAATACGAACCGATAGTCGATAACGGGTTCTCTGATGCGACAAGAACGATGGATACAGCGTTCTTGTTTGCTGCTTCATCGTTGTATTCAACACCGCTAGCATAATACGCATCTTGGTCAAGCTGCACGAATTGCAGGAAGCCAGAGTTGTTGAGCAACCCAGTCTTCGATTCGGATGCAATCTCTGGGTCACCCTCTATCTGTCCGACAAGGTAATGGGCACTGGATTGAGAGCCTTCCTTCATGAACTCGTCCGCCATTTCTGGGAACGTCTTGGAGTCGCTGATGCCGATGATAATCTTGTCTATCTTCTTATCGAACCTTGAAATGTAGTTCCTCGTCAGGGACAGTTCGACTTCATCAACCTTATTTCCATTTGCGTCGTTGATAGGCAGGAACGTTGCACTCGGGTCACCTTCGACGATTACCGACGGTTCGTTAGACCTGTTTTCCGCAGTAGGATTGTTGTATGCTTCGATAGTCTTGGTTGATACGTGAGGAATGGTAAGGTACTCGCTTCCCTGGTTAAGAACACCCTTTCCAACTGGCATCGCAGTGAAAATGTCAATCGATGCCTCGGTCAATACGGCATGTTCGGGAACACCTTCGTTATTGTTCGCCCCGTTTCCAGCATTCGTGTACGCCTTGTCGCTTGTCATCAGTATCTTGCTTTCGCCATCCCAGACGATATGACCACCGTTTGGGCAATCTATCGTACTCATCTGCTTCGCCCTGTCGTAGTACCGCATGAATCCGTCACCGCCAAGGTTGTAAACAGCGACGTTAGGATACGAGTTCTTCGCCGTGTAGTTGTAATCAAGGAACCCGTCCTTGGATGGTGAAACAGCGACATACCTTCCCTGTCTGATGTCCCCGTCAATGAAGTACACCTTCAGGTAATACCCCTTTTCTGGAACCGCGTTAAGGCAGGTCATGTCAGGACGAACGAAATACTGTGCATCGTCGTCAATCTCGTCAGTTTCTCCAATGATTCTAGCCTGTACACCACCCCTAAGTTCGGGGTCTACCTTGTTCGTCACAACAAGTGCGTCATACAGGAAGTTTTGTCTCATTTGTCCCATATATTACCACACAGCTCAGTTTCTTCGGTTTCATCTATGTTGTAGTTCATGTTCACATCGGCCTTACCCGTGTTAGTGAACGATACGTTCTTAACATATATTTTCCCGTGGGGAAGGTCAAGATACTTGATGAAATCGTCGAATACAACCTGGATTGGCTTAAAGCACTTGATATTCTTTATCAAGGTATTGACCTTTTCTTCGCCAACAACACCGTTATCGAAGTTAGCATCGCTACGGAACTTAACCTTGACGTGCGGTGTCGGAACCCACTTGCTTATCTTGCCCTCTTCGTAGTCAGCGTCCTCTCGGATGCTAACTTGGTCTTCTTCGATAAGTTCGTCATACGGGCGGTCAACATCAGTCCACATCGTGATGACCTCGGCGACAAGGCCGAAAGTCTCCATGAGCATTTCGAGCCCAGGTCTGGTTCCACCCAAGGTATAATACTGAGGAAGGTTAGACACGGTTTCCCTCAAAGCGGCCTCACGGGCTTCCCTCGTGGCGTACATACGGTTGGAGTCCACGTCGTTCTTTGCATCAGTAATGTCATATCCCATGAACCTTGCCAAGTAGCCGATAAGGTCATAGTCGATAACCTTGGCATCACGTAGATAGATTAGACGTTCGAGCTTTTCAACAAGGGGGTACTTCATATCAGGTATTCCCTTGAACTTGTCGTCCATGTCGTACCTAGGTGCAACAGACGCATAGTCGTGCTTCGAATTGAACTGCGGCATCGGCTGTTCGGTCGTATCTAGGTTCTCTACATACGGGCTGGAGAAGTTGTAGCTTCTGATATGGAACGGCATGATGTATGACGAAATTCCGTTATCCAAATCCTCAGCAATCATACGTTCCACTTCTGGGTAGGTATATGGATGATACACATATTCGTCAATCATCTCGTCGGTGCTTGCCGTGTCCCATTCGTTGTTGTGATACCTATCGATGTCCAACTTCTTTATTTTCATGATACGCTTTTCGGAACACGGTGTCCATAGACCCTGCTTGACAATATACCTTTTCGGCATATCGTCACGAAGATTGTCATAAGCAAACACGATGTCGCCTTCCACAAAGTCGTATTCAGCATCAATGCAATTAAGGTACTGCTTGTACATGCCAACAGGTTCAACATCGTCAATATGGTTGTTCTCTGGGATATAAACACCCTTGAACACATAACCACCGAGAATGTTGATTGCTGGACTTCCGTCAGTAAACTTGTACTGGAACGCCTTTTCGTTTACTACGGTAGAAACAATGGCATTATAGTATTTTTCCTTTGCATACAGAACAATTCTAGTGCCAACCTCGAATTCATGAGGTATCTCGGTTTCCACGTAACTCAGAGACGGCCTGTCAGCAATGGAATCAACAATAGCCTTACCGTACTTGAAGATTTCATAGACGGACTTACGGTTCACCATAACTTCGCTAACCAGGTACTTGAACCATTTTCCTTCCGTACAGGTCATCTTATTATTGTTTACGGCACGGCCAGCCAATTCGGGAATGCTCTTAGGTACGACCTTGTATGTGAACATACGTGGCGTAACCACAGTATCCACCATATAGCGGCCATCAAATTCCAGCGGGTATACCTGAGTGATGTACACACAGCTCTTCTTAGCAACCAAGTCCATCCTGTCATGCACCACAACAGTTACAGTATCGTTGCCGTCGAACGTTATCGATTCTATCAGGTTATCATCACCCTTGGCACTAGCAGGGTTAGTCGCAGTAATGTCCATGATGTTCTGGTGGGTGTATAGATAGAACGGCGTCTCGATGGTATCACCAGAGAGTTCAGTCCAATCCATGATGCCTACCTTGTAGAACGTATCGCCAACCTTCAACACATCGCCATCTTCAGGAGACACCATAGAATACGAGTTGTCTAGCTGATTGTTCGAATGGGAAGTGCCCGTCTCGTAATGGAGCCACTGCTTACCTTCCATCGGAACATGAACTGCATCCAACTTAATTCCATATACGTAGTCATCCACGATAACATCGACCTTGTGCTTTTCTCCTAGAATTTCGCCAATCCATCCATCGTTTTCGGTATTGGTAGGTGCATTCAGTATAGTAACCTTCGTATAGATTGAATATCCATGCGGGTATGCGGTATGTACATACAGATAGCCAGCCTTGTACTTGTCATCCTCAGGGTCTGTGATGTAGTAATCTATCCGAGTTATCGGATTGTAGATGTCACGATATCCAGTGATAGTAGCCTTCTCATACGTCACAACACTTGGTTCGTCGTAATCGGAATGTCGTACGTATGTGAAGGTATCCTTGTCTACAACTGTAATTGTATCAAACTCATTAAGCGGGGTGTTGAAGTCAAACAACTCATAAGGGCTCTTTGCTCCTGTTATCCTAACCTTAGACTTGTCTGGTAGGTTATGCTTTGCCGCTTTCACTTCCACTAGATACGTACCTTGCTCAACAGCATTTGCTATCATTCTAGTGGAATTCACCGTCAGTGTATTAGAAAGGCCTTTCAGATTTATTCCTTCACCTGGAATCGTACTGGCCACCGAGTAGTTTTCCATGTTCTTCAATACGATGTCGTTTTCATCGTAAGTAGTATAGAACTCGCAGAAACCCGTCCTAGCTTTACCAGACGTGTTGTATGTAGACATGTTCATCAGGAAGTCCCTATCCTTCCATCCGAAAATCAGCCTGTTGTCATCAGCCTTTTCAATGAACAGCCTGTTCATGACATCATTCAACTTTTCATATTGGCTAATATCAACCGTCTCTCCATATTCAAGTTGAGATGTGCGGAAAATACCTTCCATGTACTCGTTGTATATAGGCTTTCTTGCTATGTCCGCAACAGTGTACATGTAAGGGACGATAGCTCCGTTTTCCTTCACCTCAGACAAAGTATCTGCACTGGAAATAGGTCTTACCACACGATACACAGACTGCGTATCTGACAAGTAAATCATATCGCCAGTATTGTAACCCTTTCCTTCCTCATATTTTGAAATGTTCATTACAACGCCAAATTCATCGGTGTATGCACACTTCAATAGATATGAACCATCAGATGGCATCCAGTAGTCGGCAGTGAAGATATCTTCATAGCGATAGCGGCACTTTGCAGTATTTGTAGCAACATCTACTTCACCAAGGACAGCCCTAGACTTATCATTCGGTCCTTTCAAGAAGCGGAATTCAAATACTCCGTTATTAAGGTATGGTACATCCTTGTCGAATACCACATGATACTTTGCACCAGCGGGGTCCATCAGAGTAGCTTGCTGAATGGTGTACAATTCGTTAACCGCTGTTCGAGTAAGTCCGTTTTCACCAAGTTCAATTTTCGTTATTAGGCAAAAATCACCAGCATCAGGGACAACATCGCTATACATTATAGCGTCACTATTATCCGTAGTAAATTCATCATAGATACCCATTGCAGACTCAATCGCATACACATCAACAACAAGCTTTTTCGCATCGTCAATATTTACTCGGTCATTGTGGGCATGGTCTCCTATCGCAGGGAACTTCAACTGAGTATTTTCTTTCAGCCGTCTAAAATACGAACGGCCACCAGATACAGAATAACTTGCGAGAGGATGGTCAAACACGTTATCAAACGCATTGTCATCAAACAGGTCTCCCACACCCTTATAGCGATATTCAAAATAATAGTGACCACCAGCCTCGATTGCAATGCTCTCTGGAATGTCCACAAAGTTTTTGGGTTTGACATTGACATAATATTGGGGAGCACCTGGCTCAGTCGATGGGTTCGGGTCGTCTTCGAAACTGTATATGTTTTCGAAACGCAGTTCACCAATCTTCTGATTACCCACAGTCTTGTACGGATATACTATATCGCCTTCCTTTACCAGATTAGCATTAAAGGATGCCTCTGGGTCCCATTCGATTATCGGAGTGATACGAGAATAGTCGTAACCAAGATGAGAATATGACAATGAATACCTGTACAGCCTATTCGGCATTGTCATATGCTTTACACGGGAAAGACCAGGAGTTAGGTCTATCGTCTGTCTAAACTTGATTTTCAGCACGTTTCCGCAAGGTTCGTTAAGAACCGTGTACGAACCGCCAAGAGTGACATTATGAACGTTGCTAGTACCGATAACCTCGTTACTTTCGATAATGAACGAATCGCCAACATTGAGGTTAACCACATTGGACAGGGTCAAATAGCCATAGTCAGAGCGAGATGAATTGTTCTCATTCTCAATAAACTCAACCTTTTCTATCCTGTATGCCTGATATATGTATGAATTTTCCCCATTGACAAAGTCATACAGGTCTTTGAAATAGAATACACCAGTAGGCGTATCGCCGTTCCATTCGAACATGTCAGCATGAGTAGCATTATCCACGAAAACATAATCAGTGCCGTCAAGGTAATTGAACAAGTCCACATCGATTGTGTCTGTTCCTATTTCAGCCCTGTATTTCGACGGAGCATTCTCCACCTCGTTAATAGTGACATCAAACTTGATGCTGTACACATTGGCATTGTTAATTTGCCCGATAAATGATACTATCGGTTCGCTAACATCTTTCGGAATGAATTTAATCACACGGGGTGCGCCGTTAATCATCGTATTGAGCGTATTCTTGAACGGGTCCTGTGAGGTACGCATCGGGTCAAGAACCAACAGGTTGTCAGCCTTGTTGATGTAATACGGATAAATGCTATTGTCCTTATACTGGATATAGATAACATCGCCATCGCTTGAAGGGTCACCACTACTGTTTCCCTTCATCATGTTTTTAAACACATCCAGCGGAATGGTTTCACTAAACTCACCTTCATAGTAAATGGGGTTCTTGATATAAGTTAATGCTGAGGTCGTATTGTACGTAGCATTAGTTCTAGGCATCGACAAGTAATAGACATAAAGGTTATTGTTGTCACATGCAGATAGCTTCTTCACGAACTCGTCTATACGGTTCTTAATTTCCTTGGCTGTACTCTCGGTCGCAAAATAGTTAAACGTAAACCTGGTCGAATCTTCAAGGTTCCTGTAAGCGTTGTTCAGGTAGTCGCTGAACAACTGCATAAGTGTAACAACGTCCTCCTCTTCCTTCAGGAAGTCGGGGACGTAGTTCATGAAATCTACGAAGCGGAAAAGTCCGCCATCATTTACTGCAATAGGATTCTTTGCCATTTTCGCCCCTTAGATTTCCCTATCGTAGGAAATCGTGATATCCTCGGGATGTATCTCGCACTGGACAATCTCGTTGTCCATTGAATAGTTCGTAATGTTTCCGTCCTTGTCGATAAGGCTCTTTGCAACCTTGTACAAGAGGATGTTTCGCACGAGTTTCACATATTCCAGTCCGTAACGGATATAGTCATACATGACGTTTCCGTTCTTTTCAGTCATGGAAGTGATAACGTCCGTATCAATGAACTCCAACTTGTTTTCCTTCGTGATGCTCCATCCCTTGATGGCAGTAATCACGTCGTAATACCTGTTCGCACGTTCAAGGTCTCCCGTTCCACGAGCATCCTTGTATGCGGCATACACAGACTTGAACATAGACTGCATCAAAAGGTCCCAAATATAGGCAACGAACTTGTCTACATCATCCTCGTTGATACCGTCCCTGACAACGTATTTTCCCTCAGTGGTCGTAGCCAGATACTGCTTGTAGTATGCACTGATGAGATTAGATATTTCATTCTGAGAAGGAACAGGGAACGTAAGGTCTTCCGTAACAGAGCTATGACCAGGAGCATGGTGTGTATATCCAAGCGTGATTTCGAACCCGTCCTTGCTTATAGAGCCAGACGTGATATACTCGCTCGTTGCATCGCCCATCCATGTCAATTCAGTCAAATCCAATCCATCATACATGTCGTTGGCCGCCTCGAACGTAACATTCACGCCAGCGACCTCAGGAAACGTATGGATTAAGGATGCAATCCTCGACCTATAAATTCCAGTCTTGAAATCAGTGTTATCCTTGAGATACTTGTATACGGTGTATTTCAGCTTTTCCTTGATGTCACTGAAATTGTTACCACGATACAGGATAAGTTCCAGCTTGATATTATAGTTGTGAACAACTGGGTACACATACATGTGGTATCCAGCACCAACCGTAATCATTCCACGACGGTTCAATGCCCTCATGATACTGTCGATTTCACTACCGACTTCAACAAAGTCATACGGGGTAACCTTTGCTCCAAATACCGTATCGACATACGGGAGAGTAATGATGTCTTGGAAAGACTGTCCAGTAGGCATAGCCTTCATCAGCATCTGCTTGTTTTCAGCAACCGTACCGCCACGGGTAGCAGCCATAGCTTCGGCCACATTCTGAACAGCGGCTTCCATAGCATCCCTAAACTTGTATGCACAAGTCTTGCTAGGCATCTTCTGGTTATCGTATTGCCAGATATACATCAATCCGTTAACCTTGAAACCAGATAGGAAATACTCGTCAGGTGCTGTAGGATAATACTTGTCATCCTTCAACCTGTAAAGGTCCTTGATTGCAGTAAACCTGACTTGGTTCATGTACTTGATGTCAAGCGTTCCGTCAGGAAGTTTCGTATTCAGAATATCCTCGCCAAATGCCGTAGCATACTTGATGTCCGCATACCTGCTGAGGAATATCTGGTAGCTCAACTTGTTCACCAACCTATCCAAAGTAGAATAGATTGACGGTGCATTGTTCTTGATGGACTCGATGCTTTCGATATCAAGGCCGCCCCTAACATCGCTAGTCAAAGCGAAGCTCAGGTCATCCAGCTTGATATCGGACTCGTTCTCATATTCATTACGAATATGGATGTTGGACTTGTACGGGTTAATCTTCGTTCCAACGACGTTGATGAGGTTTCCACGTTCACCGTTTGTGTAGAAGTAATGAACCTTCACTTCGCCGTAAGGAATAGCGGATTTCAAACCGTCGCCAAACCTTACCTGTACGCTTCCGTCGTTTGCAGTTTCAAGCAAAACCGTATAGTTGGTCGTCGAGTTTTCACCTTCGACAAACGCTTCGATGTCGTTGACCTTGTTTTCCAACGCAGGGTCAATGAAACCTCTACGGGAAATTCTCCAGTAGATATTTCCGTTGATTGCATCGGTGCTGTCAAAGTTATCTACAAGGGAAGCATCCGTGGTGACGCTCGTAAACGTGTTCTTCCTGCTTTCGAACTTGTGGTCTTCTGAATAGTTGGGGTCGTTTTCCCCGAAATAGTCGCTAAATCCACCATCTACAAGATAGAATGTCTGGTTCTGGGTGCCGTTGGACACAAAGACAGTTTCCTTGAAGTAACCCTCGGCGCATACGCAGTTTCCAGAAACAAGTTTCAAAAGGCCAGTTTCATCAGGGTCGTTGTTTCTATCATATTCCCATTCGGAGTCGGTGACGGCAGTAAGAATGCTGCTTCCGATACTGAACTGGGTTCCCATCGGGATGAAAATCTTAATCTTTCCGTAAACACCAGTCTTCTTGGTCTGTATAGCAAATGCCGCTTTTGCTGGGACGGGTCTGCGAATGCTGTACCCAAGCATCCTAGCACCAGCATAGATTGCTGGGGTGTTGTAGGCAGTTTCAAGGAAAGCGTTGTTGAACGAGCTTTCTCCGTAGTATGCCATGAGGTCGGCCACACCAGAGAAAAGTTCAATCATCATTCTTCCGTATGACGACGTGCTAAAATCGGCCAGCCTTCCACCCTTAGCCTTAAAGATGGTCAACAAGTTGTCCCTGATGTCATCATACGAGATATTAGTGTATTTACGAGATATGTTAGTCGCCATAATAAACTGCCTTTATTTCAAAAATAGTTTATAATCTGGTACGAATTTCAGACCATAAAAAAGACGGCGGATATATATCCGTCGTCTATTGAAATTTAGTGCAGTCCTTATTAAACGAGGCTCTGCTTGTAGCTATCGATAATAGCCTTTGCCGTATTAGCAGTGGATTCTGCCTTACGGAAGTCGTTAACGATAGATTCGCACTGAGCCTTCATCCTTGCAAACCGAGCAGAGTCGTTCATGACTGGCTTCTGGCTCACTGCGGGAGCACTGTTGGCAACAGATTCAGCAATCATCTTCTGCTGACGATACTTTCCAACAATGGATTCCAGCTTGGCTTTCAGCCTAGTCTTGGCGGTTGCCTGACGGTAAGCACCAACGATGGATTCGCACTTTGCCTTGAGGCTGTTCTGGTTAACGGACTCAGCAAGCATCTTCTTGTTTGCCGCATTCACGATAGCCTCACACTTGGCCTGAGCGTCACGACGCTTGCAGAGTTCTTGGTATGTGTTAATCACAGATTCAAGGCGTGCACGAAAATTTTGCTTGTACACCGATTCGGTCAAGGGTTCGCTTTTCTTTTCCTCTTCCTCGCCCTCGTCACCTTCAGCAGCGGGTTCATCGGAACCTTCATCTTCGCTTACGGGAGCAGGTTCTTCCTCGGAAGCACCTTCTTCGGAAGCGGGTTCCTCTTCAGAAGCAGGCTCACCTTCACCAGCGGGTTCACCTTCACCAAGGTCTAGGTCGCTAAATGGGTCGTAGTCACCCTCGTCGGAAGCGCCTTCTTCGGAAGCAGGTTCACCTTCGCCTTCGGCAGGAGCAGCAGGCTCTTCGTCAAGACCCAAATCAGAACCAGCATCAAGGCCAGCCTCAGGAGCAGGTTCAGCAGCAGGTTCAGAATCCAGGTCACCCATGTCGCCAAGACCCATATCAACATCTCCAAGACCAGCGTCACCAGTATCTTCCTCTGGGGTCAGATGGGTCGTGGTATCGATTTCGGTCAAGCCGCCATCGCCAAGGTCGGGAGCACCTTCCTCGCCGAGTTCCATGCCGCCTTCCATGCCAGCGTCCATACCACCAGGAACTTCTTCACTTGGGATACGGTCATCGCCAGTCATGTCAGTTGCAACACCCTCAGGCTGAGCAGGGTTGACGTTCTGCTTGCTAAGACGAGCAGTTGCGTCAGCAATCTGTTGATGGATGTAACCAGCAACGTCCTGTCGAGTATTGTTCAGCATCTGAATAGTAGCACCAGCAACATCGATATCATCATCGGTGATTTCCAACTTGTGGATATTCTCGATGTAGTCCTGGAACTGACTCATGTATTGGTCGCCTTCTTCCTGGGAAATTTGGTCAATTTCTGAATTGAACCTAGCACCAGACTGAACAGGAGCATTGACATTAACATCCATGATGGAACGAGGGTCTACAACCTCATCACCTTCTGGGGTAGTAATCATGTCGATACCGTCGTCGTCCAGTCCGTACTTGATGGGACCTTCAGCCATAATTGACTCAAAAAGAGCGGGCGAAGCATCGAAAGCGAGATTTGCTTCAAGCACCGTTGGTTTTTGTTCTTTTTCGTTAGACATTTTCTTCCTCGTAAAACGATTCATTATACACATAGTTTATAGGATTTAATCAACTGTTAAAAATTAATTTTCATCATATTCAATCTTAATGTCGGGTACACAGTAACCAGGCTTGGTCTTTCCGTCGATTTCTAGCTGCAAGTAGACGTAATCGGTCTCTCCGGCCAGCATCGGGTTGTAAATCGAGCCCATCGGACGGCAGATATTGTAGTTTCCGACCATGCAGATAGGGTGAACGAAGGCGGAATTACCCACATTCATCTCACAGACAGCCTCATACGCATTTATGCAGGCGCCATGCTTCAAGGTGACTTCTGGGTCAACAAAGATTTCCTCTTGGTCTGTACCGCCATTGAGAACAGTCACACCGTCAACCACTATGTTATTCACATCGGCTGCGTTCGGGATGCGGCAATCCTTGATGAACCTCATCGGGAAGCGAGAGCCGTCATGGTTGATGAAATGGTAGATTACACCAGGAGCAAGGGTCAGCATAGGCTTCCTAGCTCCGTTCAGGTAGTATTCAGGATGACCATGAGGGCCACACTTCACCTGTACATCAACCGTTTCCACCAATTTGTCCGTGACCTTGCCACCAGGTTCGGCCTGAGAAGGCAACAATGCCCATGAGATAAAGTAACCTGTCGTAGGCGGGAACTGCGGAATATGGTAGATAATGCCCTTCGGATGGGCCAACATGAACTTCATGTCCACAGAAATCGTCAAATACTGCACATTGTTCTCGGCCACACCACGGTCTATGACAAATTCTTCGTCGTTGGTAATGTCAATGCCAGTAACAGGGTCAATAAACCTGATGAAGTCAGCCTCGGTCGGCATGAACGTGTGGTTAAAGAACGTCACCTTCACTGGGGTTCCATCCTGCTTGTTCGGAATAGGTATCATCGGCTGGCGAACTCCGTTCATAACCATCACGTTACCGAAACCGTAGTCCTTCCACTCGACATTGTATGAAGTGTTTGTCAAACGATAATCCAGCATCTGGCCGCTGTTTCCAGCAACCGTCAAGTAGAACGGATGGTCTTTGCTGTAATCCCAAATATCGTTCACGGCAATGACAGACTTGGTGTTAGTCGGCTGGTGATATTCCACAGAGTTTCCTATATACAGTCTAGCAGTATCAGGTTCCTCGGGTCGAGGTCCGACTGGATACAGACGAACGTTGCTCAACTGAACGTCGGGCGGGTCTTTCAACATGAGCTTGAAAACACACTCGAAAGAATATGCCTTGCACTCAGGGTCATCTGGCCTGTAAATGCAATATGTTGCACAATCACTTGCGTCATCCGACGGCTTTGTTTCACCATTCAGATGTTCATCTGAATAAACAGACGGGACACATGTATCAATACGCTTGAGACCAAGGCTTTCCACATGTGTACCAAAGTCTCCGTCTTTACCTGTGTATTTATATAGTTCCAACCTAGCGGCCATCTTTAACCCCTCTTGTATAAATTCTCGAATTCTTCAATGATTTTGTGTGACCATTCCACTGAGCAGCCCAATGCTTCTCCGTTATTTCTGGCGAAGGCATCCTCATATTCTTTCGCTATGTTATACACGAGCTTCACATAGGGTTTGACCACATCTGTAGACATTGGCACTGTAAATCCTTTTTTCTGCAAAGCTACGGTAGCCTTCTTGTAACGCAGTCCTCTTGTGTATACCAAGAAGATTTTCATAACACTGTTGATAAGTCCAGCCTGCTTGTTAACACCATTTTCTATGGTTCCCAAATTGCCAGAGAAATGATATCCCTTCTTAGAAGTAACGACGCCAGCATTAACAGCAAGGTTCAACCTGTACATCAGGTTCTCTTGGGTATATGCGACGTTCATGAATTCCTTCTTCACATCTTCACCCAACTCAGATGGAGTATTATTTGCCAGCGTTTTCAATACAGACCACAAGTGGGACTCAGTATCCTTATCATTTACCTCTGCACCATCAGCATATGTTATGCCGATACACGCCATATTAAAGGCAACAGCAAACTGCCTAGATGTTATCATCGTAGACATCTTCAAATTCTCGCAGTATTCATCGAGATAGGCGGCACCCTTCATCATTTGGTTGAATTTAGATGAGAACTCGTTTGATACATCTTGCACTGGCAAATTCCTATCAGCAACACGTTTCTTTGCCTTTGCCACAGCCGCATCATTAGCACCCGTACTGTACTGACGCATCCTGTCATACAGGTTTACATTTTGACTAATGATTTCCTCAATCGGGAAATAAGGAATGTCAGACCTGAACATTATCTTGGCATCAAAAATATCGGTTGGCTCAATACCCAACTTTGAGTATTCACCACAAATTTTACCGATTTCCTTGCAGAAAGTATTTACCGACGGAAGGTTCTTTTCTTCATAGGTGGTATCGCTATCAGAATACGACATGATACCATCATTGAATGTGTTATACACAGCCTTTGTCAATATATATGCCTCTGCCAGCTTCATGCACTCCTTCTGTATAGTAGCGTCTACAACTGGTTTCAACTCATTACTGGTCAGAAAATCGATATACGCTTTCAACTTATCGATACTTACAGAAAAGTTTGGTTTGAACTGCACTGCTGTATCGTCCTTACCGTCGTCAATAGGGCCAAGGTTAAACAATGACGTGGTGACCTTACTGTAAAGAGACGTGATGTCATTTGGAACTATCTTTGTTGCATCAACTATAATTATCGGGCCGTCAGGCTCTTTGGATACCTTACCGCTTTGAATCATGCTGGAAATCAACTTCATGTACGGGTCAGCCAACACCATTACACCCGACTCTTTATCCTCTTTTACGTTTTTATTAAGATAAGTCACCTTACCTTTTGTAAGCACAGCCAATCTTCGGCACGCCGCTGTTGCACTGATAATCGGGTAATTGGGGTCATCATCCTGATGTTCCGAACCAGAGAATGAACCCAACATTGCATTGACTTGGTCAGGCGTTGTTCCCAACTGCTCGGCAAGATACTCTCGACCAAATCGCAATCCAGACATAGAAACGTCAGCAACCCATAGGCAAACATCTTTGTCCGTAGCCTTATAAGCACTTTCAACAAGACGTGTTAACGCATGTACTAATTCTTCGACTTCAGACGGGCGTTCCAACATTGCCTGTTTGACTATATTATCAGTTTCACGGCCATGTTTGTCAGTGACTTCCTCAATAACACCCTTATTGGAGAAATAATTCCGTATTCCTTCACGAGTATATTCGTATGTTCCACCAGTGCCTTTCATGTACGCACGAATCGCCTTACGCTTCTCGTCAGCCTGTTTAAAGAGAGCCGCAGCCTCAGGGTCATCCATGGACATGTTCTGTGCACTATATAACGCATTTTTTACTGTATTGTCATAATCCTTTCGACCGTCTATGTACATACGGAGGATATTAAGGTCACTAGACAACCCTTCCAGCTCTACATCGCTATTACGTGTGTTATGCAGGTCACGCTGGATTTCACTGAAAAGCGCAATTACTTTCTGGCGGCATCGGTCGTCGTCAACGTCCATACGAACATTATCCAACCTACTTCCATCGAAGAACATGATGAAACTATTTATAAAATCCTTGTTAGTGACCACATCCCTAAAAGATGTAATCCCTCGTGGTATACTCATCAGCGTCTTCTGGTAAACGTCGGACACTTCATTCTGTAGGACGTTATTACTATCCATAACTGTACCGCTTAGTTGTCGTCGCTACCTTCTTCGTCAGAACCTTCGTCGTCATCCTCAAAGTCGTCTGGGTTGGCCGAGTCTTCATCCTTTGGGTCAGGGACATCGTCATCTTCGTCGTACGAAACACCCGTAACGGCCTCGTATGCAACCTTGGCATTCTCGATAATACCACGGAGGGCATAGATGAGCTTATCCTTGTCGCTAATCATCAAGTCTTCGTCATCGTTCTTGATGTCCTCGACAGCTTCCATTGCTGCACCTGCACCAGATGCATCAGCAGCAACCGTACCGTCTCCACAAGCACCACCAGGAACGCTTGACATCTCGCCCCAGCCCATACCCATAGGAAAGATTGGGCCGTATGCTCGGCCAGTAGTCCAAGCCCCCGCAAAGTTACGCTTGCCAAACCCAATGTTCGGAACAAACTTCGGGGTTCCACCACTGTTACGCTTAGATTTCCTGCGTTTGTTCGTCGCTTCTGCAATCATTCTTGTATTCATAGTCAATCCAGCATTATTCTAACATAGTTTATAATGTAGCGACATGCTTTTCCGCACGCAATATAAACTATTGAATGAAAAAGAGGCACAAAATGAACCCGTATACCGTACTAAACATAGAGCCAGATTGCACTGACGAACAGGTGAAAGCAGCGTATCGCCAATTGGCGAAACTGTACCATCCAGACCATTCTGGAACGGACACATCCGACAAGATGGCTGAACTCACCGAAGCATACAGTCTGATAAAAACAGAAGAACTCCGAAAGAAATACGACCGTGAACATCAAAACAACTCGGATTTCACACTATGGTCAAAACTGTTCGGAGAATGCAACATCTGCAAGAACTTCCACAAGAAGCCCGTAGACAAGAAATACCAGAAACGGGGAAGAAATGTAACCCGTACAATCAGGCTTAGCAACGAACGGTTGTTCCAGCCAGGTGAAATCACCATCGGTTATACCCGTAAGTGCCTATGCTACAACTGTTCTGGCACAGGTGCAAGCCGTTTCAGGAAATGCACTCACTGTAACGGTATCGGCAAGGTTCGCACAGTCGAACGCAAAGAGGACGGCCTGCATGACGTAATCCTTGCCTGCACATTCTGCAACGGTCGTGGTCTGGAACCACAGGAAAAATGCGATGTTTGTAAAGGTTCTGGGTTCATCGAAAAGGATGTCAAGCTGACATTCATGCACGATGGCAAACAGATGGATTATACTTTTGTAGGTAAGGGGCATAGCGGAAAGAACAACGGTGAAAACGGTAGCGTAATCATCCACCTCAGAGGAAGAAAGAAATGATTTCAGGTCACTACACAGGGGAACTAAAGACAGCAATCGACGATGCTGCGGCACAAACCACAGATAGAGAAGGCTCGTTCTACTCAATTCTGAACAAGCACGGCTTTTATGACATCGACGACGAAAGCAACGGTCTGACCCCGTGGCAACGAGACTCCGTTCCCGACTACAACAAACGCCGCATGAGCGCCCTCGCTTCCGCAATATCCGACATGATACAGGATTTCCTCGGAAACGATACATACGGCGTTATGACGACTAAGCTTGAAGAAATCATCAACAAGCTTGACGGCTTCCTCACATGCACCAAGTCGAAGACAGATGCGTTGCAGGCTGGTATTTCTGCTAGCGGCGTGTTCGCCCCTGTTGGTGCATCTGCCGAAAGTATGTACACGGCTAACGCAGCCGCTATGGGTCTTAACCCGTACGATATCGACATTCTCCCGCCTCTCCTGATTGGATTGGGTGGACTTCCCATCAGCATGGGTTCGTGCTTCCCCAAAGGTCACTTCATGCCAGACTGGTCATTCCTATACGACCATGAGATTAAGAAGAGCCCAACCTTCTACGAATCGGAAGGTACAGTGTACATCGGTGCAGGTATTCCGCTGGACATCGGTGGCAGCACGAGGGAGATGGTTCTCAAGAAGATATTTGCCGTGGTGACCGTTGACGAAAACGGTGAGCCGCAAGGTGATGTCAAGGGTGGTATTCAAGAAGACCAATTCGAGCTTATCATGAAAGCATCGAACGCTGTCGTGCTTGGAAAGACCTATAACGACCTTCCTGACGACGTAAAGGGTCTTAGCCTTACCGAAACACAGATTAGGTTCTCGTTCTACCGCTATGTGCAGATGTCAGTATGGGGCCCGATTGTTTACACCCAGAACTGGCCATACTACCACTGGGGTATGCTCAGCCATAACTCCTGTCCAGAAGCGGTCAAGACTGCTTTGGTGAGCTATTTGAAGACAGCAGGGTTCGCTTGTGATGTCAGCGGCAATTACGCAACATCAGCATTCCTGAGTTACTGTCTGCGTACTGGAATGTATTACCATCTCGGTTATGCAAAGCCCTTGTCAATGGTTCCTCTTAAAGGCGACAAGTACATCATGAATGGACAGGTCGTTACCGTAGAAAAGAACAACACTAAGTCAATTACCGTAGAGGGCGTTCCTCGTGACGAAAAGCTCGCCAACCAATACTTCACCTACATAGCCGATATCCTTTCCCGTCTAACCTATGGTACAAACCCAGAGGAACTGGATATGGACATGAGAAAACGTCGCTGTGACGAGGCAAACCTTATTTACAAGTACGTAGGTTTCCGTCCACCAGAGTACGGAACAGACCTTGCCCGTATAGATACCCGCTGCAAGCGTATCAATATGATTTCAAGAAACCTGAAAGGCCTGTTTGCAGCCAGAGTTCTTGTACACGAGAACGTCGCCTCTAAATTGCCGCCAGCAACCGATGTCACAATCGACAACAAGGCTAGCGAAGGCGAAATGTCAACAAGGACGAAGAACGTGATTACTTACCTTGCTCGTCTGGCCGGGGTGAAATACGTGATGGTCACATCGCTTTACAGAAGCCCTGAAAAACAGGCAACCATCATGTTCAATTCATTGCAGAAGACTGGACAGCCTACGGTCGCATACGGTTCAAGGGGACGTGCAGTAAACGACGAATACGCACGCATTTGGTACAAGTTCTATGGAAAGGGCGATGACGGTCTCGAACCGAGAATTTCAAAGGATGGTTCTATTGTTACCGACCGCTTCGGTAAACCAGTCTATGTGCAGAAATATGCAAAGGAACCTTTCCCGCCTAATTCAGCGGGTGCTAAGGCCGCATTGAATGCAATGATTGCAAAGTGCAAGTCATTCGGCTATGACACTCCTGTATCTAACCATACAAAAGACCCAGAAGTTTCCCAGTGTGTCGATATTGCAACGAGCGTATGTTATGCAAAGTTCCCGAAGGTTACGGAAGCGCAGATGAAGAAGTTCTCATCTATATGCTACATGTCGTCTGAACCTTACAAGAACACTCCTAACGGAAAGCAGGACAACTCTTACCAAACTCTGTTGATGGATTACTATGCACCGAAGGGATTTGGCCCGAAGGAAGTTGACCCATGCATCCATTTGGAAATCAGTCAGAAAGACTCGAACCTTTCTATGTTCGATTCTGAAAACATGGATTTGACGCAGTTGCTCCCGACAATCGAGGTTGGTCTTGACAATACGAACCTGACTGATGACAGTAACTGGGACAACGCTTACGCAAAGGACCACAACGACAAGCTTAACGCTTCCTAGGCGCACCGTACTTCATATTCAACAACATGATTCCAGCTTCGGCACTGTATGTGTGGGCCATGATAAATTCAGGGTCTACATAGCCGTCTGGCGTCATCTTGAATTCGGAGCAATTTAGCACGGCTTCGTTGATGTCTTTTACCTTGCCGCCAAAATCAGGGGACTGCGGATTGTCATTGCGGAATTTTGACCAGTCGAACCATTTGAAACCCATATTCATTACAGTACGAAGGTCATCAATACCAGCCTCGTCAGCATCGAATATGATAACACCGTTTTCCTTGTACTCGTTGAAGTTCGGGTCTGCCTCGACAAAGCTCTTGAAATGTTTCAAACCACCGACAGCAACCGAGTTCTTGATAAAGGTAGAGTCAATTGCGCCTTCAAGCATGAAGAACGGCCTGTTGAAATGTAGAAAATCGCCATTGTACAACTCACGCTTAGCACCCGCATAGTTTCGATAACGCATCTTCGATTTGTCACTCAAATCTCTGGCATCGAACTGAACCCATGAGCCACCAAAACGGTAGTATGGAATAATCAGACGGTTTCCATACTCGTTTCCAGTAGGAAGACCATAAGCATTCAACTTCAATGTTCCATCAGGGTTCTTATCCAAGAAGCGCTTATCCCTCTTGCATACAAACCAGCTTTTGTAGACCTTTTCCCTGATATGCCGTTTCTGGCAGAATGCAATAGCCGTCTGAACATCAGGGTCATTTTCTTCTTCAAGGGAAACCAGTTCTCCATCCTTGAATTGATATGCACCCTCAACATATTTACGCTCATATCGTTTTTGCGGAGTTGTGCCACCCTTGCCATACATCATGAACATCAGGCGTCTAAAAATCTCGGGGTGAGATTCCTTAAACTCCCACATGACATTGTGCATCGGCTTACACTTGTAGCAGACAAAGTTCCAAGTATCCTTGTATACATACGCCTTGCGCTCGGGCTTCTTGAACTCGCTGTTAGGCATCTGGCCGCAATACGGGCATACAAAATTGAACGAATTATAGTCTTCGACCAGGGAATACTGGTCAAAGGCTTCATGCACAGCGGCTTCCATGTCCGCATTAGGAATGTCACGAAAATCAACCATTACGCAAAGTAGTCCACGTTAGATACAATCTTTACGCTGAATTCGGAGCTGGCTACAACGACGTTAATTTCACTTCGTGGAGCGTTCTTGTCCTTGTTCGTCGGGTCGAGAAGGGCACCTGGTTTGACAATGTAGCCCTTCATGGTCATAAGGTCGTTGGCACTGTTCTTGAAACGGCGAAGTTCGATATTCACATCTCCACCGATAGTGTCCATGAAACGGAGAGAACCCGATGGGAACAACCTCTGCTTGCCGTTAGCGAACGTATCGAGGCACTGAGCCTCATCTTCTACAAAGAAACAATGTTCATCAATCTTTCTTGTGATTTGCTGTGTGCCGCTTCCCTTAATGAGAATCTTGCACTGAAAGTCAGGGCTAACCGTAAACGAAAGGGCCTTGCAGCTTGCAATCAGCTTAATGTCCTTCACAATACCGTGAAGGATTTCTTCGTTAAAACCAAGACGGGCAACCAGAGTTAACTGCTCGTTGAAAATCTTCATGTACTTCTTGTCTGCATACACAGAGTCGTCAGCAACGCCGATACGAGCATCCTTTTCCTTGCCCGTAAAGATGATGTTATCATATTCAAGGCCACGGATGGTTCTTTCACGAGCCACCTTGATTTCACACTTCGGGAAACCCGTTGCCTCAGCATACTTGATGAAGTCTGGAAGAGATGAAATCTGCAGACGGGGTTCATCGAACGCAATGTCGTTTTCAGTTGCGACAACATGTATCATTGCACTGTCACAAATACCGTTGAAATAGTATTTACCGTTAAACTGACCATCGCTGCCCTTGCCCTTGAAGATAAGGCCAGCCTTCATTTTCATCATTGAGTTAATCGTCTTCAATACATTGAAGTATTCTTGGCTCATACGAACAACGCCCATATTAAACCTCTCTATTTGGGTGCAGACTTCTTTAACAATAAAATATAGTACAAGTCCTCTTATTTGGCAAGGGTAATAAAAAAGGCCAGCTTTTCGCTGGCCAGTGGACTAGAATATCACCTTTCGTTTGTACCTTGCGTTGGAACACAGGGCAACCTGCTTGCCATTCTTAGTTTCGGCGAAAACCACTGAACTGTCATGGATGCTTCCAATAAGGATGTTGAGCAAGCGGCACTTGATGGAGAACGGTTCGAACGGCTTCGCTTCGCCAACTGAAATCATTTTGAAGATTTCGCCGTACTTTTCCTTCCAAGTGATGCCAACATTGCACGGGCCGATGTATTCAAACGAGAATTCGTCATCCTTGTTCGTAGCACCAAAGCTCTCGCAAAGTTTCGGAATAGCTTCGTCAAATGCCGTGCCAGGGGTAATGAACTTGGTTTCACCATCCTTGAACACCAATGTCTCATACTTGCTCGGGAACACCTGAGCGATTACCGTGATTGAACCATCGCTTGCGGCGATTGAACTATTCTTCTCGTCATAGTCAATCGTTACGGTTCCAGTACCGATAAAGGACAGGAGTTTCATCGTGGACTTGCTTACATTAAAAGCAAAGTTCGGGTCGCTCTTGGAGTTGCCAAGATTACTCATGTTGTAACGGGTAACCACTGACATATCATCATTGCCGACACGGAACGATACAACGCCAGACTTGCGGCAAATGTCAACATCGGAGAAATAGTCGCTAAGGCTGAACAGTTCAACCATGTCGCTCTGTTCCATCTTGAAGGTAGCGTCAGAATTACCGAACACAGCTTCCTCAAACGGTTCAACATTGACAATTTCTGCTTCGTAAGAGAAAATCGGTTCCTGTTCTTCTACCTCAGCAAGTTCATCAGTTTCATACTTAACTGCGGGAACATCGGGCTTCTTCAGGAAACCAGCGATATGAACCTTGTCATCCTGTCGCATGAACGCAATCTGTTCACTGTTGATGCAGGTGTTAAGCGCCTTGCCGAGGAAGCGTGCGTTGAAGTAGAATTCGGAACAGTCGTCAAAATCGGAAACGTCGTAATCACCTTTCCAAACAGGCGTCTTAATTTTAAGACCACATTTCAAGGTGAAATATACCTCGCCGTCACCAATGACAACCTTCACTGGTTCGTCTTCATTTTCAACACCAGAAATGAGTGAAGCGGCATAGCGAAGTGCAGGAGAATTTGTATCAAAAAGTATCATAGGACTTCCATAAGGTTACTTTCGTTATTAAAATACATTATTCCAATAAAAAAGGCGTGCCAAACGGCACGCCCTTAAAGAAATCACTAACGATTAGAATGGAAGGTCATCGTCAGGGAAGCCTGCGGCATTCGGAGTCGGAGCAGCGGGCTGCATCTGAGGCTGGGCCTGAGGTGCAAACTGCGGCTGTGCCTGAACCTGCGGCTGCGGAGCCATCGTCGGCTGTGCAGGCATCGGCTGAGCTGCAGGTTGAGCCTGTGCTGCAAACTGCGGTTGAGCATATTGCGGTTGCGTAGGCTGTGCATACTGCGGCTGAGGCTGTGCATACTGAGGCTGAACCTGAGGCTGCGGAGCCATCTGCGGTGCGGGCTGCTGTGCGGCCATCTGGTTGAGAGACGGCTGTGCAGGAGCTGCGGGCTGAACAGGCTGCGTCGGCTGAGTGTTGATTACGGCAGGATTGCTGTACTGTGCCTGCGGAGCTGCCTGTTGCGGCTGAGCGTTGCCGAGGAACTCTGCACCAGACATACGAGTCATGCTCGGGTTCGGTCTAGCTGCAGGAGCTGCTGCATTCGGGGTGATGTCAGCAGGAGTGCTGACTGCAGCATTTCCAGTCTGAGACGCCAACCACTCGTTAAGCATCTTCTGTGCTTCTTCATAAGTAGCAGGAAGGTCTTCCCTCTGATATGCGTCGAGGTCAACGCACTGGTTCAAGTAGGAAATGATTTCAGCGTCTGTTGCGGCAACATCACTCGGCGTGTCAACAAACTTGCTGGCATCGTAGGAGTTAATCGGCTTGCCGTCAATTTCACTGGCGGATTCCTGACACGTAACGATAAAGTCACGTCCACCACGAATCTGTTCAGGGAAGAAACGGGAGGCGGTTCTGAGTTCCAATTCGTTCGGAACAAATTCGGAATCAGGCTTTTTGCGGCCTTCCTTGGTATTTTTCCACCTTCTCAGTGCAACGACTTCTGGTTCACGAGGATAGTCAAGAGCTTCATTAACCTTCATCGAGTGTTCCCAGATTTTCACCTGGTTGTTAAACTCGTTATGAACCATATCCGTACGGATAAGAGCGTTTGCAACATAGCTCGTGGAAGCCTGGTTACGCTGGTTAATCTTCAATTCATCGGCTGCAAGTGCATCGCCTGCATCGGCGGCCTTCTTGAGCATGTAGTAGCGGTTGAACGTCCAGTCGCAGTACGGGCAAATACCCTTCTGCTTGATACCGTCATGCAAGGTCTTCAAGCACTTGAAATACTTCTTTTCACCATTTCCGATGCGGAGATAGTGGACCATAATCTTACGGAACGGGGACGGATTTGCCCTGTCGTAATCCAGGTTGCCCTGGGCATCACGCTTCATGTTGGGAAGAATACGAACCTGGGCAGAATACGACTTGTGGGTGTCGTCCAATCTGGTTTTCCAGACACGGGTATCTACCTGACGTGTTGGTTCGGTGGAGGGGGTTTGCGGAGCCGAAGCAGCCGCTGGGACATAGTTCAAATCAAGGTTATTAGTCATGTTATTACCTATTGTTAATTCACATTGTTATTAATGAGGAATTCTCCTCGATTAAAGTTTATAATGTAAATCGTTTTAACAAATATACATTATCCCAACGGCAAATGCAAGCCTTTATTGCATTTTTTTCTTCTGGTATTCCAAGGCCTCCGCCTGCTGACGCTTGTATTCGAGCATCTTGAGCTGTTCGGTCTTCTGCATGGTGGCAACGACCTCCTTCAAGTTCTCAGGCGTCTGGTAATCCTCCTCACCAGCATGGAGTTCGTTCAAGGACTCCTCGATATCGTCGAACAGGTCGTCAAGGCTCCATTCCAAGTGGGCGACCACCTTGTTCTTGATGGTTGCGAAGTCGAATACGTTCTTCTCTTCCTTGGTCAATTCGGAATCTTCGACCTCGTTTGCGTGGTTCGGGTCGTAGTCGTCACGAATCTTGACCTGCTGATGGCCGTTTTCGTCAACGTAAGTCTCCGTAATCTGCTCAACTTCCTTCTGGTCAAGCAGCTTCTCGGAAACCTTCTCGGATGCCTCGGTATATTCGTCGGCAATGCCGAAGTAGCTCTTGCCAACCCACTTCTTTTCAGAAGCGCTATCACGGATTTTCTGAATCCACTTCTTGTAATGCTCGGTCTCGACAAGCTGGTAAGCCCTCGGGCCCGTAGGCAGGAACGGGGTTTCGTCAAGCATCTTGCTGTGGCCTGTGGCAACCATCCTCTGCATGTCTGCGTTCAAGGCCGCCAACTGCTGCTTCTTTTCCTGCTTGTTGGCATCCAACAACTTCCTATCAGTATCGCTAAGTGCACATCTTTTCATACTAATCCCTCTTGTCAAAACGTGCGATAAGTCTTTCCTTCAATCCAGGCGGCAAACTGGAATTTTCCAAGTTAATCCGTCCATCCCGTTTTGCCTTGTCGAACCCGTCGGCAATCTGGTCGATTATTGCCTCAATGATGTCATCCGAGAATACGTTCTTGACAAGGAAATCGATGTCGAAATACTCGTCCAGACTAGACACCACCTCGAACATCCCTATTTGGGAGTCCCGTTCGTGCAAAAGCTGGTAGACCGACTTAATGCATTCGTTAAAATACGCTGCCCTTTCCTTAATCAACGGTTCAGGCATGCTGAACAATCCGCAAGTTCCGTCAACGGCAGAAGGGGTGGAAAACAACGCCTCAATCTTGCCGCAAATCGTCTGCCTCTGGTTTTCGTCCAAAATGGTATACATAAATACCCAGTAGTTCAATCTACTGGGTAAAATACATTTTTAAAAGAGTTGGGCCATTGACGAGAACGACGGGTCTATGGGTTTTTCCTTTTTCTGCCTAGGCTGCTGTTGCTGTTGCGGTTGCTGCTGTTGTAGCAAAGTGGGCTGTTGTGCCTGCGGAGGTCTCCTTTGTCCTGCTGCAGCCATCGCTTCCTGAGCCATGGATTCCATCATAATGCTGTTAATCGTTTCCATGTCCTCTGGCTGTACATCACTTAGTCGCATATGAGGCCAATCGACCCTGACATTGAACTGAACATCACTTGACCCAAATCGGTTCTTTCCTATTGTCACCGTCAGGAATCCAGCCCGTTTCAAGGCAACATCGTGAACGATGATGTAATAGAAGTCTGCGGTATCACCAAGACCCATTGAACCAGCAGTCTGGTCCATACCGATATCCTTCATTCGGTAACCAGCACGTTGCATCTGTGTTCCAGTCAAGATAGCCATATCACGGTTAACAGCCATGTTTCTCAACTGTTCAGCAGCATACAGGATTTTCTGGTAGCTTCCGTCGGTCTTGTTGTACGTACCTGCGTTCGGACTGATAATGCCAATATAGTCCACAACAAGGAAGTCAATCTTAATTCCTTCCACCTGTTCCAGTTCATTGATGTAGCCTTCGATGTCGTCAGGTGTCGTCTTTCTCGTTGGCATCCAGTTTATGAACAGGTTACCTGGGGTCGGTATCGACGGGTCGTGTTCTGCCTGTAGCTTGACAATCACTTCCTCGTCACTCATCTTAGAGATATCGTAACGGGAAACATCAAGGATGGCGCTAGTAACACGTTCCCAAATCTTGGCTGCATCAAGTTCAAGGCTGACATACACTACGTTGTATCCAAGAGTGGCAGCAAAGGCGGCTTCATTGACCATGAACATCGACTTACCGCCGCCAGACGTACCGCCAACAATGCTCAAACACTTACGGAAATAACCACCGCAAGTGCCCTGTGCGTCTGGGGTTTCGCTAGTAAACTTTCTGATTTCACCAAGCTTCGACGGGATACTCTTGTTCATGTCGCCAAGCTTCGACTTTGCATACTTTGCGTCACGGATGTAATGGATACCCAAGTTTGTCGTAAGCTTGAAGTTTAACGCATCCTGCAATTTCGGCATGATTCCACGCATTGCGGACGGGTCTTTCCCGTGCATGTGGAGAGCGTACTCTTCCATAAGCCTCTGGGAAACCTTGAACTTGAAATAATCTTCAATAATGTTCTTCTTTACATCGGGAGCGATTACGCCAATAGGGCGTGTAATTTTGAGAAGCTGTTCCTTTGCTTCCTCGCTGTAACCTGGGTTTTGATTTAATCCAGTTACGAGTTCCTGCGCTGTCGGATAACGGTCATATTTACGACGGAACGCATTGATAAGGTAGATAATCTGCTTATCAGCCTTGTCTTCGAAATACTCTTCCTGCATTTTGTCCGTAATACGCAGACGGACATTTTCATCTTCAAAGAAACACCTCAGGACATACTCTTCATCACTTAAATTTTCTACTACCATATTTCACCTTCGGTTATTTTTCACATTGCAAACTAAAAATACATTATCATTACTAATTTGGCAAGCCTAAAAAACAGGCGGAAGATAGACAACCGCCTGCTTTTTAATTAGGTACTTACTATTTCGACTTTGCGCCCTTTGCGGCAATCTCGGCGGCAGTTTCTTCCTGCACTGCTTCGATTTCATCGCTGATGTTCTTCGGAGTAGCGGCAGCTTCCTCCTTCAACTTGCTCTTGCGGGCCTTCTTCTTGGTCTGCTCTTCCTCAGTCAGAGGTGCTGGCATTTCACCAACAAGGTCTTTCGCAAAGAGGGACACATCGTACATGTACTGTTTCTCGATGTAAGCAAGGAACTTCGGGTCGCTGATAATCGGTTCCATGAATGCCTGCGTGTTACATTCATCGGCATCATCGTCAGTCCAACGGAATTCACGGAGAAGTTCGCCAGTTTCCTTGTCAATATCGTAATCAGGACGATGGAGGAATGTACCCTGATTGCCCTTCTTGGTTTCAACCGCAACACCAGACGCAATAGCATCTTCAACCAATCCGTACCAGCGGTCGATACCACCATTCGTAAGAATACGGTATTCGCACTTGCGGTCTTCCATACCGTCACGACCCTTCTTAATCTGTGCGGTAGCAATCTTACCAATCTTGGATGCATTTTGCGTGGCGGTTTTCTTCGTCCTGTAAGCCCTTCCGTTTGTGCATACCAGAACGATGGCATCACTGTTGAAGTACAGTTCGCAACCACCAGGGATGTTCTTCGGGTCGGCGTACTGTTCAAGGCTGTCGTAAACGTGGTTAATGACAAGAGAGGTAAACTCGGATGCGTTAATCAGCTTGGCAAGTTCGTTCTTCTTGATTGCAGTCTGGCCCATATCAGCAGTAGGCTTATCCTTACCCGTCTGCTTTTCAATGGATTCCACACGCTGCAACGAAATAATCGGGCCCCAAGAGTCGAACAGGAGGAACACATTATGACGTTCCTTACGGGTCAATCCTTTCTGGGCATTTGTGATAAATTCATTAATTTGGTGGATGAACTTTGATTCATACACAACGATTTCGTCGGTATTTACACCGAGACGCTGTGCCAACTTAAAGTTGAACGCGCCTTCTGACGAAACAACGAGGCAGTCCATACCCGCATGATAAGCGGTTGCAAGATAGTAAAGGCCGATAAGGGATTTACCCATTGTAGACGGGGCTGCGATTTCCGTCATGTGGCCTTTCTTGATACCGTGGTTCACCATACCGCTGAACAGGATATCAAGAACTGGAATTCCCGAACCGATATATTCGACTGGTTCGTTCTTGCTGATGATGTTTTCTTCAAAGGCTTTAACAGCCTTCAACTTGGCTATCAGTTTACTAGGCATATTTTACTCCTGTCTGTCTCGACGTTCAACCCAGGGGGTCCTTGTCTTCAGACTTGTTGATGCTTAGACATACTATGTTTATAAGTTATTGATGGCCCACAGACACTTCGTGGTCGAGAATTTTCTGGCAAGCGAACCTGTTCTCTCGGATGATGCTCAAAACATCCTTCATTGAGCTAAGGTATTCCTCCTGCTCGGCAATCTTCTTTTTCCAGTCTACGAGAATCGGGTCGCCGTTGATACGGTTCATGAGAAGCGTATTGTTCGTGTAACGAGGAATTGTCTTGAACTTGTGCTTGTGGGTGACCGTAGAAAGAATGTCATCCATCTTCACCTTCATTTCGGCTACCAGACGGGTTTCTTCGTCAACCAGTCGAGCAAAAGTGTATTCATAGTTCGAGACTTTACGCAAATACTCGACAACCTCAGGAACGGCTTCGGGTATCGTAATGTACTTCTCCGCCATCGGCAAAACGTCATTCTTGAACTTATCTTCGGTCATGAGAACTCCAACAAAAATGGGAACCCGATTGGGCTCCCACTAAATTATATTGTTTTTTGGCTATTCTGTTATTCATCCTGCGAATCCGTAGGAATTTCTTCCACGGGACAGTCCTTCGTGCCAGGTTGGACACCGTTGTCGATGTCCTCGACCGTGACCTTGCCTGTCTTTTTCTTTTTGCCGCCTTTCTTCTTCGTCTTCTTTTCGGTCTTCGCAGCTTCAGATACAGGGATGACCTCTTCTTCGACGGTCAGCGGAGCATCTTCGGTAGAAGCCTTGTCGAACTTGGCCTTGATTTCGGCAGGGATGTTTTCAAGCATCGTACGCCACTTCTTCAAGTTCTTCGGGGACACGTGGAGTTCCTTCATGATGGTCTGAGGCTTGGAACCTTCGGACAACATGTGCAACAGTTGCTGGAACGGTTCGCTGCCTTCGATGATGTTGTAGCATTCACGGTCGTAAACGATTTTCACAGCGTCATCAGATACAGGAATCCTTGCGTTATGGATATCTTCAAGAACCTTTGTGTAGTCGTTTCCGTTCAAAATGGAAGAAATTACACGGCCAACCAATTCGCCATCAAGGTTGTACTCGACATTTTCATCGGCAGGGACAGTCGGCTTAGGTTCGTCGGCAATTTCCTGAACCTTTGCTTCCGTTTCCTCCTTAGCCTTAGTTGCCTTCGGCGGGAAACGAGGAGTGATTTCAGGGAATTTATACAGGTAGTAATGCCAGAAGGCGCTTGCCTTTTCATCGAAACTGGTTTCGGTCTCTTCGTCAACGGCATCCTTTTCAAGGAGCTTGATTACACGAACAGCACATTCGCTGAAACGAGGAACCTGCGTAGTCAAAATATCCTTGTTAATCGGCTGCCAACGGGAGTCAATCCACTGTGCCTGATTTGCTGGCGTACATGGGCTGGAAAGCGGGTTGCTGTTGACATCCTGTACACTGAACAGGAGCGTGCTTGCCACTGGGAACTTTGCGTCGTCCATGCTATAGGTATCGTAGTTCTTTGCCTTGAACTCGAAACCGTCGTTTTCTCTCACATATTCCTTGTACAGAGTGACCGAACGGGCGTGAAGTCTCTGAATGACGTAACCCACAAGGTTTCCGACATTGAACTTGTCATGCTTTTCAGTATAGATATACTCGTCCGTAGACAAAATCGTACCCCAGTCACCATTGCCGCAATGCTTGCAGAATGCCTTGACGATTTCGCTAACCTTTCTCCATCTTTCGTCGGCCTTGATGAAGACAAAGCACTCACTTTCGGCAATGAGTTCCTTCTTTGCTTCTTGGAACCAATCGGGTTCATCGGTCAGGAAGATGTAAATTTTACGGAAGCCCATGTTTTCGTGGTACTTGCACCACATCTTGAACTTCATTTTGGACTGATTGACCAACCTGGCCAATAGATATACTCGTGGGTTCATAATAATATCCCTCAATATTCAACATTAAATTACATTTTTCAAAACAAAAGTGTCGGGAGAAAGTCTCCCGACACCCTGAATAGTCCATAGAACACTAAAACGGAGGGTCATCACCGAATGGACTATCAAATACATTGCCTACGTTATAGTCTGGTTCAGGCTGTGCCGCAGTTCCAACAGCAGTCGGAACAGGGGCAGCCGAAATAGGCGATTCCATGTCTTCCTTAATACGTTCAATCTTGTTAGACTGGTAATTCCTTTCCGAAGCAAAAGCCGTGTTGCACCAATCCGCTTTGCTCCTAGGATGGAAAGCATAGAAACCACGGTCACGCATATTCTTGATTAAATCAAGCTGAGCCTTCGTGATGCCGATGTGTTCCATGTTTTCAGCAGGAGCGTATTCACCGTTGCAAACATTGCCGCATGCTTCGGTAATCGCATTCTTGATATTGTCGGGAGTGCAACTAAGGTCAATCAGCGTCTTGTTCCTGATATACTGGTCAACCCAACCCTCTCTCTTTGCCGTTTCATACACATCGCCGCAAGCCTTGACAAACTTGGGAGCGCCATCCTTACCAACACAGGTAGCCTTCGGAAGACCAGGGGTCTTGGGGTTAGGCAAACTCATGCCGTGGATGTTGTCACTGCTATCACCCGATACGATTTTCTGTATCAGATATTCAGACGGGGACTCGCATGAGAGGAACTTGGCGGCAAGATGGTCATAGAACACTGCCTTGCTGCAATCAATCTGCATCATATCGCTATCACGAGTGACAACAACTATGCTGCTATACCTATCCTGCAATGCCTTGAGGGAACTGTAAATAACATCGTCACCTTCGGCCCCATCGAGCTGAATGGGAAGGGCACGGTAATACTTGGCAAGCTCAAATGCAAACTGGTCTTTGTACTTCTGCCACTCGTCTTTCGGTGTCTTTGCAGTCCATTCACTAAACTTACGCTTTCCCTTGTAGCTAGGGATAATCGGAGTCTTGTTCTCGTTCTTGGACTTCGTGCTAACCTCATACAGGCCCCATAGCAAATCCTGCTTGGCCTGAGAAAGTTCATTCAGAAAAACATGGTCCATTCCACGGAACGTCGGATAGTCCTTCACCGCAACTCGTTCCACGGTGTATTCTTCCTTCTTCTTGTCAGGCTTTCCGATACGGTATGCATAGTTTTCCGTTTCCGTGTAGATGTAGGTGTCATCGTGGTACACGATTGTATGCTTTCCGTAATAGTCCTTGACGTAATCGTTCCTCCAAGACTTTCCGTCAACAGCAATGATGATATCCAAGGGGTTGAACCGTTGAATTAAATCGTTCATCGAAGTGACCATCTTGTTACGCCACAGGCGGAGTTCGTCCTCCTTGGTCTGGATGCCATAATCGTCACCCGTCTTGTACGACGCCTGGATTGAATGGATGTTCTGGTGAGCTATCGACGACCAGTCTATCACCATGAGCCTGTTTGTATCATACTTGTAAGTAGCAGGGGTGTTAATCATAATTTTACTCCTAATTTTACAATATAGTCTTTTCCTAGCGTTTTGGCAACCCAAAAAGGTATAAACTATTGTTAATTGAAAGGACACTCCATGATTACGACGCTTCAAAAGGAATATGCTTTAATTTACTATATTCACGCAGTGCTGGGACAATCGCTCAACAACGGTTTCTTGCACGAGTTGTATACCGAAAAGAACATAAAGACCATCCTTGAAGCTCTAATCAATAACAAAATCAAGGACCAGCAGACGATTAACGTCGAAAAGGTCATCGATAGGGTATCGACCTTGATTGACCTCGATACATTGACCAACCCAAGCAATGATAGGGCCAAGTTTAACGTACTCCCTTACAGCCCCGTAAGCTTCATGGAGCTGTATATGGGAAAGAACATCAACAATGTGTTGGTGGACATGATGGAGAGGGTATTCGTCGATGACATAACGGACGCTAAGGACGGCTTGGCCGGGCATTTCGTGTCAATGTTTACTGTCAAGAACATGGCGAACCCAGCGTTCTACAGACTGGTCACCCTCAATAAGCGCCCTGACATCAGCGAAATAGAAGATGCTCTTCATACAAGGTATCCAGAATCGAGCATGTTCGCCAATACGAAAGACATGTCGGACATCGAAACTACTCTCGAACCGTATGCGAAGCGTATGTCTAACGCAAACTTCACACAGAAGGACATGAACGGTCTTTTCACATACATCGCAAAGAATTTCCGCAACTCGCTCAGTCCATTGTCCCTTGAAAACGGAATAGATTTCGTAATTAAAAAGAAAGATGAAAGCACGGAGACATCATCGGCATTCGATGATATACGTGACGAGACTGAAGAAAACATCAAGACACGAGTGCAGTCAGCACCCTCGATATACGATTTCTTCAAGGAAGCTTCGAAGGCACGATTTGCGGGCACGATGAAATACACGAAAAACGGCACACTTGAAGGTAGTGACGAACCAGCAAAAGTTATCGAGATGTCTTTGATGAGACAGGACACCGCTGTAAATGACGAAAGCGACAGGTACGAGCAGTTCATTTCCGTACTTGACAATCTTCTGAAAGTAGAGTCTCTCCCACCAGTCAATCGTGGCATGTATAGGGATAAACGAAAAGTTATCCTTACCGAGGAGCAGTATCATGCTCTTTTCCCAGAATACTTCGTTACTGTCGGAATAATTAAAGAAAAGGTGTCAAGCGCATCCGAACTGGGTGGTGCGAAAATGAAGAGCGGCGACGAAGGTTCCAGTGTCATCGACAACTATACAGGAGAGCAGCAATACGAGGAAGATGACGACGATTCGGATACAACAACCGAACTTTCTATCGGTAAGAGTAAAAAGCTCATGCTAGCAAAGATGCTGGCAACAATCAACGGGCATCCAAACGATGTTCCTGACAAGCTTACGCCGACAACAGGCGTTAAGTCGATGATATACGAACTAAACCGTATACTACTAAACGAGCTATTCAACACATCATACACCAACCTCGAAGGATTGGTGGACTTCCTTACGACAGGCGACATAAAACAGGAGTATCCTGCACTTAAAGACAATGCTGAATCCCTTAGTAAACTAAAGGATAGGTTCCTATACGAACGTGACTACGAACGTAGAATGTCATCTGAACGAGACACTCATGTAAAGGCATTTGCTATCATACTGAGTGAACTATCACGTATGGCCAAAATGGACCCGCAAAGCGTATTGAACCAAAAGAACGCAGACAAATACAACCGTACTTACACCAGTGCACAGTACAAGAATATCATCATCACCAAATATGGAAAGACATACATTCTGAACACATTGCCTGGAATCGTAGAGTTGATGGCGGCGCACGCAAAGGTAGGTGAATTCATCAGCTCGATGACACTCACTGGCTCAGACCCAGTAAAATCTGCACTTGACTTTTTGACGGACACTGGACTGCTAACGGAAGACAACAACGTATGCCGTCTTGAAACTGACACCGAAACTACCAGAAACATCATCAACGGAATGGATTGGGATAAAGTTCCAGAAAACAACTCTATGCTATCCGATGCTCTACGCAACTGTTCCTATATATACAGGATAAACGGCTGGGTTCGTATGAGTGATGAGGAACTGGCTGCAAACAAGTTTACTCCAATCGAAGATAAACGTAAGGAAAAGAACTCATCCTACGACATCGGCAAACTTGTTTCGGTGATTGAATATCTGCAAAGTAAAATTAGACCATATGTGTTCAAATTGAAAGATATCAACTATATTATCGACCTTCTAAAAAAGCAGTATCACATCGATACACTGTCTGATGTTGTGCCTCCTGAGGTGACCAAAGAAGGACTGCAAAGAGCCGATATACACATGCAGAGTTACGCTACTGACAATTCAGCGGAAGCATTCGACAACTTCTCGCAGATGTACTATCTAAACTATATAAGAGAACAATACGATGAAATAGCAGATAATGCACGCAAGGCTATAAGGCAAACCTTAGCGGAAAACCACCTGCTCACCACAGATGTTCAGAACACTCTTATTCAAAAGGTAAATAGGGGTGGCAATAGTGGCCGCAAAACAGCAATCATCAACGAGATTTTCGATGGAGTGAAACGTTCATCCCAAGGAAACCTCGCAGAAAATATCAATAAGATTGAACTTAGCAACATAGTCGTCCTCTCTGAAAGTATAATAGTGCTTTACAACAAGGCATTGAGCCTGTGTAGTAACGACACTGCCATTACAGATGTGTTCAGGCCAATAGAACACGTAACAGCCAATGACATGGACACGATGGCAAAGGGAAGTTCTCCATCAGGAAAGACATACACAGAAAACGGAGATAGTTGCCAACCGCAATTCATGCTGAACGCTTATCTCATCAACATCCTGTTCGAGGCGATATATATGCTCAGGGTACATTATGGACTGCAAGACCCTGAGGAATATACAGCACGAGATGTAGACAGCCTTACAAACATAAACGAAATGGAAGATTATATCAAGGCAACTATTGGAAGTCTCACCATAAAGGACAACCCAAAATGCCGTGAGCTGCTGACAAAAATTAATCGGAGACTAAACCTACTCTTCAACAATACCAATATGTTGAACTTGGTTATTGCACTCCGTAGAAACAACCCAGGACTAACTAGGCTGACAACAGGTGCAGCTTCACACATGTCGATAGAAAGGTTGATGAACAATATCACGAGCCAACAGGAGAACGACTTCGACCTCAAAGCGAAGCGAAAACGAGAAGCTCTCCTTGATAAATACTTACCAATGGATTAGAACTGCCTGCGGTAGTTTTTGAGAAGGCCATTTGCGGCCTTCTTTTTCCTTTTTTCCAATTCCTTTGCCCGCTTTTCAGCCTTTTCCTTTCTCTTCTGCTTGATATCATCAAGCTTTACATCGGCCTCGACTATACCAGTAAGGTCAACTGGCTGGACAGGAATCTTGTCTGCATTATAGTATTTCACTCTTTCACGGAAATGTCTCACCATGCAGTTCTCGTTGATGTGGTCACCGAGCGTACGTCCATGAACCATGTACGAAGCGTCATCGACGATATCGTAACAAGTAGCGATTTCCTTTCCTTCGCACTTACGGACAATACGACCAATCGACTGCATAATCATGTACATCGACTTTCCAGGGTCACCAAAGACGAGGTTGTTCAACTTCTTGACGTTCATACCAGCTTGAAGACATCCGTATGTACCAAGAAGGATGTTTCCATACGATGCATCCATCTCCAACCTGATACGGTCACGTTCATTAGCCTTGACCTCACCCTTGATGATACTGTACTTGAATTCTGGATGATGTTCTTGCAAGTAAGCGGCAACACGTTCCAACGGGTCGATGTTGCGGAACAGGATTACCGTATTCTGTTCAGTCGTTATCTTCTTGTTGTTAATGAGCATGTCGAGAATATCGAAGCGACTGCGGTTACCCGTCACGATTGAATACTCCTCGTCAAACTTCGAGTAGCAGATGGTAGTCCTGCAATCCAACGGATACGGAACATAAAGGGCGACAACCTTGACAGGAGTGATAAGGCCCTTTTCAACAAGCTGCCAAAGGCTCACGATTTCATACTTCTTACCAAGAGACGACTCGATGTAACCAGCGTCGAGACCATCATCAGGAATTGTTCCCGACACACCTATCTTGAAGTTCTCAGCAGACGTACAGTAGTCGAGAATCTGGCGCAAGACGGGGCCACGGCAACCTTGGCATTCGTCAACGATTACCGCATCGAACCGCTTGAAGAAGGACGGCTCCTTGTTCTGCAAGCTCTGCCAAGTCGTGATGACAATGGGTTTCAACATGACTTCCTCACCAAGATGCAGCTCGGCCAGTTTCCTTTTCTGTGCGGCAGTCAGCTTGTCCTTGGAGTCACCGTAAATTAGCGTACAATTATCTTGCGCCTCGTCCCAAGAATAGTCATCATGAAAGTTCTGCATCAACTGGACTACAAGACCAGAGTTCGGAACGACGACTGCAATCTTCTTGTGTTCGACCTCGGTCATGTAACGGGCCATGACATAGACAGCCAACGACTTTCCAGAAGCGGTGCAGGCCTTGAACGAACCACGGCGATGCAGCATTGCCTGATAGATGAGTTCAACCTGATGTTCACGAAGGGTGAGCTTGAACCCCTCCTTGCGGTCGTGGATGTTCAACGTCTCGGCATAGTCGATGATTTCCTGCTTGGTCAGAACCCTCTTCGGCCTGAACATCGAGTCAATCCTAGGCGACAACCCAATCTGGATGCCTGGGAAACGCCCCTTCAACAAACCACAAACCCTAGCGATAAGACCGATGGGCACAGTCCGTTCATCCTTGTCGTAGAAATTGACATACTCCTTGCCGTAGCCGTTCTTGTATTTTTCTGTATACGTAGCCTGCTTGTCCTCGTACTTGATGGCGCTATTCAAAAATGTATAAACCCGATTTATTTCAATTTGGGTATTGCCATAGACGGTGACGAGCGATAAGTTATCTCTGAGGAAGTCAAAATAAACTTGCATAATCTACTTGGATAAACTAGGGTTGAGAAAAAAATTGACGATTTCTTAACTAAAATATCTTTTTTTCACCCTAAGTTTATATTTTAAAGTAAAAAGTGAGAACATATAGTGTTAACCGGGTGAAGTGGGGTTGTTTTACGGGTTAAGTCATCGTATAGGCCTTGCTGAAGTAGAAATTTTATTGTATATTATCGCCGATGAGTTCGAATTTTGCACTTTCTTTACGTATTTTAGACCACTTTTCTGAGTCAGACAGCCACTATTCCTTCGATAAGATGCTGGTTCCAAACCGCATTTTCGAAGTCATGGTTGAAAAATCGGAGAGTTTGAGTGGAGTGCATAAGAAAAATTTCGAATATCTGGTCTATATCGTCAACACCGTATACAGACGCTACCAAATTGCGTTCAACCTTGCGTTGAAACACCATTGGAAAATCGATATCGACAAGTGGGCAGTCCCAATCTACTCGAAAATCTACGATAGAATCCTCGGTTCCAACTACTTGGAGTACGTCCACATCCTAGAAGAGTGGGGTATCATCGGCAGAAGCCGCTCGTACATCAAGGGAAGCAAGGATATACCAGGAAAGTGCAAGCACTACTGGTTCACAAAGCCGTTTTTGACCTATGTTCAGCGCTATTTGCACACGAGAGCACAGGAAGAAGCGGGTGATATCGAGAAAAGACAGGGTGGAGTCCATGTCATCATGGCTACCAACCCCTTCCTTTACCGAAAACTTGCCGCCAGGGCCGAAGAAGTCCACGGCGAGCAGATGAAATTGCCTGAAATCAAGGAACTTTACGAAGACTTGACACATTTCAGCGTAGACGAGGATAAAAGTTACGACATTTTGGGTGAAATGGTGTCCTCAGGCGCAATTCCTGCCGACAGAATGACCTCTGAAATGAACAAAGTCAGGCTCTTTAACAGTTATGCCACCGATAAATACGCTCTTTACTGCAAACGTGATGCTTACGGGCGTGTTCACACGAACATAACCCAGATGAAAAAGGAAATCCGAAAGAACTGTATCACCTGTGACGGCAAAAAGACGGTCGAAATCGACATCAAGAGCTCTCAGGGTGCGTTTTTGTACCGTGTGCTTGACCGATATATCTCTAATTTTGATGACCGAGAACATATTGTGATTTCCTATACAGGTGGAATTGCAGAACCGTACTGGAATGATGAAGACAAGTGGGATTGCATACAGAATTTCCTCAGTGAGTTGGAAGCGTATAGAACTCTGCTTGTATCAGGTCATCTCTACGAGTATTTCCTCGAATATGTAAACAAAACGTTACACGTTAATGTTGACCGTAACAAGGTTAAGAAGGAGTTCCTTACCTGTCTGTTCTGCGGAAGGTTCTATTCGAGGAAGAAGCACAAGTTGGTTGAAGCCATTCAGAAACTCTGGCAGGAAAAGTTCCCCAACCTGTACAAGGCAATCCAGATTATCAAGCGTGGGCACTACTCCGAGTTGGCCCACGAGTTGCAACGAACCGAAAGCCACCTTATTTTCAGCGTTGTCTACCGCAGAATCAAGGACGAGTTGCACTGCCCTGTCTGCACAGTACATGATAGCATCATAGTTGCCGCCGAGTATGCATCTCGCGCAAAACAAATCTTCGATGACGCATTGAAGGAACTGCAGATTCCTACCTTTACCGAACAGGAACAAATGGAGGCCTTAATCGGTGATACTTTCGTTGCTGACAAGACCTTGACAAGCTAAGTTTAATAAACTATATTTGAGAAAAAAGGACTAGCACATGGATATCCAATACTTCAAAAATCCTAACATGAACGTGCTCAACTGCACTCATTATGACCTTGATGGAGTTGGTTCCCATCTTATCATCAAGACAATCTTTCCTAACGCAAAGTACGCCAAGATGTACTACGGAAAGGATAATGACCTCTTGACATTCAACACTATTCCGAACAAGGAACAGTACAACGCCATCATCTTTACCGATTATACGCCAGCGACCTTCATGGACAATGTTCGTGCAACTGGCATTCCTACCATGGTTCTTGACCACCATGCTAGTGTATCTGCTCTTAACGACCCGTCGAATGCAATAATTATCGACAAGTCTGCTTGCGGCGCCCGTCTTACCTATGATTTCTACCAAGATGTCAAGGACATTTCCTACCTCGAAGAACTCATCGGCTACATCGACACGTTTGACCGTTGGGTTAGAACCGATATGGCACGCTTCGAACACGCATGCAAACTGAACATGCTGTTCAAGGAAAAGTACAAGCTCAATTTCGATGCTTGGATTGAAGCCTACAAGGATGGCCATACCAACTTGACCGAAGACGACATCGCAGTTCTCGACAAGATTGAAAACGAAGTTAACGATATCTATAACAACCTGCAGTTTACTGACCTTCCTTGTGGCGGTGTGTTGACCCGTTGTGACAAGCGTTCTACCGAAGTTGGTCTCCGTATTCAGGACAGCAAGAAGTACAACTATTGGATTAACATCTACAATAACAACAAGGCTCACAACATCGGTTTGATGTTCCGTGGTTACAACGATAAGATTTCCTTTGACAAGTTCGCAAAGAAGATTGAATCGACTACCCCTGGTGCAATTACTATGGGCGGTCACGGACTTGCTTGCGGTGGTCAGGCTGTTGATGAAAAGGCTGCTCTGGAAATGATTGCGAAGTCAATCCCTTACATCGAACAGCAAATCAACGGCACATTCGTACAGGATGATGAAATGCCTGTTGAGGCCCCGATGCTATAAACTTTTGGTGCAAAGAACACCATTCAATATGAAAATTCTACAAATCAGGACGGTGCTTGCAACCGTCCTTCTTTCATTATGTATCGGCCAGGTTTATGCCTGGTCTCTTCTCTCCAACGCTGTCAACTCGGTTCTAAACCATGACATGTCGTTCGCCTTCTCGTTGGCCATCCTGTTCCTCGGACTGTCTGCAGCTTTCATGGGAAAGTTCGTTGAACGGAACCCGAAGGCTACCTACATCCTGTCCGTGATTTTCTTCGTTGCTGGCTTTCTCCTAAGTGGATTTGCTTGCAGCGTAGGAAGCGTCTGGATGTTCTATGCCGCATACGGAGTTTTGTTCGGATGCTCGTGCGGCCTCGGATATGTGGCCCCAATCAAGACGCTGATGCTCTACTTCCGTCATAACAAGGCGGTCGCATCTGCAATTGCCATCCTATCGTTCGGGTTAGCAAAGTCCGTTGCGAGCCCGCTGTACACGTACCTGACGACGAACTTCAGTATCGAGCATGTGTTCTATCTCCTTGCTCTAATCTATACGGTTCCGCTTATCGTGACATCGTTCCTGTTCAGGAAATTCCCTGTCAACTACAAGCCGCCGTTTGTGGAGACAATCAATATCGGGAAGACTGTCCGAACATTGCCTTACATTTCAATCTGGCTGTTCTTCTTCATCAACATTGCCTGCGGCCTAGCCTTCATCAGTCAGGAGGCCCAACTGTATTCTCACTATGGCGTGGCACTCGGGATGGCAACCTTGCTTTGTACATTGAGTGCAGTTTTTAACGCTGGTGGTCGGTTCGGGTTTGCTTGGGTTAGCGACAAGTTCGGTCGATACGTTCCTTACATCATCCTGTTCGCACTGAGTTCTATTCTATGCTTGGTGAACTTCGGTTTTGGTGGACTGGGCCTGTTCGTTGTCAGCGTCATGCTCATCAACGCTTGTTATGGTGGCGGCTTCTCCGCTTTGCCTGCCCTGCTCGCAAGCAAGTACGGGATAACCAACACATCGACGATACATTCATTGACATTGAGCGCATGGGGTATTGCAGGCATCGCTTCACTCTTCTTGAAGCAGCTCCCAGTAAATACCTTGTTCATTGCGTGCTTTGTGCTGTACGGTTTCAACCTTCTGTTGATGTACCTGAGCAAGAAATAGACTGTATTTTACCCTGATTTCAGCCGACCTGCACTGACGGTCGGCTTTTTTGTTGCTGGAATAATGTATTTTAAGAAGGAATAAAGATTGGAGGAAACCGATATGGTATCGGCTGGCCTTTTAATAACAGACGGCGAGAAGTTCCTTGTGGAGCTGCCGTTGCACCAGACGCCTGGTGAACACCATTTTGATTTGCCCAAGGGTCACGTCGAGGATTTCGACCGCGACTTTAGGGGCACTGCATTTAGAGAAGCGAAGGAAGAGACTGGTTACGATTTTGATTCTTATAAGGAACGTGCAATCGCTTTGTGTGATACACCTGTAAGTTACATCAAGGGCAAGCAGATTGTCCTTTATCGCCTTGACTTGAAGAAGGATGAAATGCCTGATATCGGCGAGTACAAGTGCCAGAGCTTCTTCCCAGACAAGAGAACGGGCAAGAATGTTCCCGAGGTTATCGCCTACGAGTACAAGCCGCTTTCGGAAATCAGGAAGTGGCTCTTCAAGGGATATAGCCGTACATTTGACAGACTCGGATTGTTCCAGGAAAGCAAATGAAAGTAATTGAATTTATCGTCGCTGGAATTGTAGGCCTTCACGTCATGGGTGGACTTGCTATGTTCGCCCGTGAATGGTGGTTGTTCCGTAAGGCCAAGGCAAGGTTCCAGAAATAACAAGGAGAGACAAATGAACAACGAAAAAATCCTAAACATCATGGAAAATCTTGCGAAGGCTGTGTACGACATTGGAGCAACAGTCAAGCATATCTACAAGGACGAGCATCCGTCGGGCCCAGCAATGCCTACCCCGCCAAAGATGCCTCCCATGTGGTCAAACCAGACTAACCAGTTCCAGCCGCCACGTCATCAACCATGGCCTGCACCTGGCCCGCACCCGATGGTGACACAGCAGGACATTGATTTTAGCAACTACGTTTTCCAGCAGGTTTTCCATCCGAACGACAACAGTTCGTTGAAACCTCACCCGAATAAACCGAACGAGTTTTGCAACATGCAGGACTATACCTTCCAGAGAATGAATGGAAATGTTCCAGCGGAGGCAAAAATCCTTTCCGACCCGTTCATGAAGCCGAACCAGACCATAGAGTCGGACCCAGACAAGTTGTTCAGTAACATAGACCTCGGTGGAGGTAATCCAGAACCAATTCGTAACTTGGTGAAGGAAAATCCCGATGCTGTGAAGAAGGCCGTAAAGAACTTGGGTATGATGAAAACCCTTGGAAGTCCTTGCTGGGATATCGAAAGGTCTGATGAACTCGAAAAGGAACTCGAATCCATTAGAGTTGCAATCAATGTGGCTGTCCAGAATTGCGACACTGCGGCTCTGAAAGAAAAATCGGATAGGCTCATTGGATTGTCACTTGCACGTTCATATCTCCAATTCGGCAAATCGGACAGAAGGAAAAAGTTGCTGCAGGAGGAAATGAAGGATAATCCGTCAGCCCTCCAAATCTTCAATGATGCTATTTCACGTGCCGAAGCTGAACGAGACAAGGAATTGAATGAAAGTCTTCGTCAGTACGATAAGTCTCGGGTAGTCACAGATAGCTGCATGGGTGTCGGCGATAGTTTGAAGGAATCCATGGATAACTGGGGTAAGCAGAAGCCTGCTGAACGCAATGTTCCAATCAATCCTCCTGTTGACGCAATGTCATTGAACCTGCGTCCGAACGAAGCTGACATGGAAAAGAATTATCTGTCCAGTATTGACGCTAAGGAAACTGTCGGTAAGATGTCAGCAGTGCTGGATGAATGTTTCCGTTTGACCAATGAACCAGCCATTCCTGGAAACCCTGTCTTGGACGAGGAAATGAAAAAGGAAGTGGGTGAGGTTCATCAGGGAGAACTTCCTGAAACGCCAGTCGTTCCAGACCCGGACGAGCCAAAGACCGAAGTCAAGACAAAACGTAAGTATACCAAGACAACAACAGAAGAGTCAAAGACGACTGCCGAGGGTGGTTGGTAAGAAATTCCACAAAACAAGAAGAGCCTCCGTGTTTCACTGGGGCTTTTTTATGTTTCACGTGAAACATTTTTCATGTTATGGAGGCAAAATGTTTCACATGAAACATTTTAGAACTTGATACCTTCCCTCTTGAATGTCTTATCGAACTCAGGCCATAGCCACTTTCCGATTTCCTTCAACGGAAGATATTCGTAAGAGCAAGCCTCTGGCATAGCGGCATTCTTCTTTGGGTCATGGAAGTAGGACTTGCATGAATATGATGTCAGCGGAGGGAGTTCTTTCAGGTTTATCCGATAAAGCATCAGGTTGTTTCCTTTACGGAAGGGCACCTGTTTACGGAAAATTCCGTGGGCATCGTTGTAATACTTGTGCCAGTTGTACCCAGTTTCCTCCAATGCTTCCCTGAATGCAGCATCCTTTACGCTTTCACCATCGTTCTCGACGTGTCCCTTAGGCAGGTCATACTGATGAGGCTTGCCTTTCTTGTTTCCTGTCGGAAGTTCTGCTAGGAACACTTTTCCATCGGTGATGAGTAGACCTGACGAGCAGGATGGGTGTTCAACATTGTTTCTTGGGTCGGCAAATTCAAGCAGGGTTTTTGCCAAATCAGTTACCGCTTCCAACTGTACCTTGGAGGTGAGTATCTGTTTAGCAGACTCGGTAAATGTATCTAGTGCGTATTCTGGGTTCATCTTGGATTGTCTAATTTTCTACTGATAGTTTATATTCCAGAAAATACAGGTAACTAAAAAAGGAGCCTGCCCGAAGGCAAGCTCCCTTATTTCCTTTGCAGGGGAGAGAGTGATTACCACTCTTCTTCCGCAGCAGCCGTACCGAACGGACGGTCGAGCGTGTGGCCACCCACAGCAACACCAACGGTGTCGAGGGTTACGCCCACGGTCGGGCCTTCGTTAGATTCCCAAGGAATGTCACCAGTGAAGGAAACACCCAAGAGGTCGTTGTTCACGAAGCGAACAACACGGTAGAACAGGCCGCAACCCAGCAAGTTGCTGACGATGGCGTAACGGCTCTTCACGATGAGACGTGGGCTACCGTCTTCCTGACCAGCGGTCTTGCAGAAGATGTACGGGATGTAAGGCATGAAGATGATACCAGATTCGCCCTGACGCGGTCCCTTGTAACCAACGAGAGCGTAGTCCTGCCAAGAGTAGATATCCTGGTAGAGCTTAATCTGACCATTCAGGAGAGAACCAGCGTCGGAAACGCCACCACCCGGCTGAACAGCGGCATCCGTACCGAGGTAAGTCGGGATGTAGATACCAGAGTTAAGGGTAGAGATAGCTGCAACGATGCTCGGAGAGCAGATTGCAAAGTTACCAGAGCCCATACGAGTCGTAAGAGAAATCTTACGGGCAACGGCGATAATCGTGTTCACGATACCACCAGCGATGCGTTCGGCAACCCAACGGCCATCGTTGAAGTGAGCATCCTTGGAGAGGTCAACCGTGATAGCGGCTTCACCACCGAACATCGGGTTCTGAGCGACAGACACCATAGCAGCGAGGATTTCACGGTCTATTTCCTGTTGGATTTCGAACTGCAAGCCTTCGAGCAACAGGGCTTCAACGTCCTGGCCGTGAGCAGCAGCCATATCCTGCTGGAGTTCGAGGGTGTAGTGGCTCTTGATAGCCTTTGTACCCACGCGGATAGCACCAGACACCACCTTGATGCTGGCCTTCTTGATGTTGTAGTGGCCTTCGTCGGCGTCATACTGGTCACCGAAGCCCGGCTTGTCCATCCAGTGGTTGGTGAGGTAAGCGTTTCCAGCACCGTTTGCAGAGTTCATAGCAACGCCGTCGAAAGACGGGCCACCGAACGTACCTTCGGCATAGTTGGAAAGCATTTCACCAGCGGTCGTTGTCCACGGGTTGAACGTGCCCTTCACACCAGTGTGGTCGGCAACGAGGTCGTAACCGATTTCTTTCTTCAAACCACGACGGAAACCAACGGTCTTCGGAGCTTCGTCGTCATAGAGGAAACGCAAAGCGAAGTAAATTCCGTTAGGAGTTGTGGTCGGGATGGTAGCCACGGTCTGCATAGCGAGCAGGTCAGGGAACTGACGACGCACGAGCGGCAGAGCGTACTGCTGGTACTGAGCCACGTCAGCAGAGACGTTGGCAGATTCTGGGAGGAAACCCTTGTTGAGCTTGCACTGGGTTTCAAGAAGTGTGGAAACCACAGCAGCTTCAGCACGGGACTTGAGCTTACGGCCAAGGTTGGATTCCAAAATCGGAGCCCACTTGCTCGTAGCTGACTTAGGTCTGAACTGTTGCATAATGTTATCCTGTGCCATCTGGCACCGTTTGAGTTCTACTTTAAGTTTATTGAGGTATTTTCACAAAAAAATTTTTACCCCAAAATCTGCATTGAAATTAAAAATGGGGTAAAATATTGACTTTTGGTGGGCGAAATGCTATATTTTCCAGTACCAAACCGCATGTTAACAGGAGAAATTATGGATACCCTGACAGGAATTGGATGCGTACTTCTATTTCAGCTTGTAGCTGGATTATCAATAGGTATCGGCTCTCAATACTTTAAACGGAAGCCCTACCGTGTCGTCCGTAACGGTGCGGGAAAGTTTTTGGTTCAACATTACCAATGTGTAACTCCAAATTGGTTGGAATGTGAAAATCCTGACACAGGGAGGGACTGGCGTAAATACGAGTATGTGACCATCATCGAGTGTGATACTCTTGAAAAAGCGACTGCACATTACCGAGAATACATGGCATCCTATATTGAGTCACAGAAAGCAAAGCATGACAATGAAGCGGCAGAATGTGCGGCAAAACGGAAGAAGAGGCTCAATGAGCGTATTGTGAAGGTTTACAAAATATCGCTATAATTATAAAAGCCCCCGTACTTGGGTACGAGGGCTATTGAGCAGCTGCTATATCCTGCGGGATTTCCTAGAAGGCGCCTGTTGCTGGTGCGGGAGCCATTTCCCCACCTAGGCCGCCACCGCCTTCACCGCCGCCGCTGTCAACATCGGTTTCCTCACCGAGGAGAACCTTCTGTTCGTGGTCACGCCACTTGCGGTTCTGGGTGAGGTCTGCATCAGAAATGCCAAGACCGTAACGGAGGCAGTATTCCTGAGAAAGCGGGTTGTTCGGAGCTTCGTCCTTAACGGCAAATTCCATCATGCTGGAGAACACGGCAAGTCTGGTCGTCCAAACGTCGGCATCGATATAGCTCTGGAAGCCGTTGCTGCGTTTGAACTTGATGTCGAAGTTCTCTTCCACCTTGATGCTGTCGCTGAACTCCCTCTTGGTATTCAACACCATAATGAACAGCCTGACGAGGCCCTGTTCAAACGGTGTCTGGTATCTATCAACGAGACGGGCGAAAGCGACTTCCGCCTGAGTGACTTCGCCAATCTTACCGTTGGAGTAGTTGACACCGTCACCTGCCAAAGCAGTGATACGGCCAGGAGGCACCATTAAGGCGTTAACCAGATTTCGTTTGAAGAATTTAAGGTCATCAATGTTACCGAGCTGGTCACCGCCAGGTAGCCTTTCGATGCTTGAACCTGACGAGCCACCCTGAACAGGGATGATAAAGTGTTCGGAAAGACCGATTGCCTTACCCCAGTTGGTGATTTCACCCGTGGTGGAGTTGTAGTCAATCTGGCGGCTGAACAGCTTTGCCTGTTCTTTCATCGTGGCTTCGGCCTGCGGTTTCGGCTGGCCAGCAACGTCCACTTTGAGAACCATCTTTTCGGAACCCCAAAGGACACGGTACATAACAACGCTATCCTCGATGGTGTTCAACTGGTTATGGGCCTTCACTGCTGGTTCAAGAATTGACCTCGGGTCGTTTACGCCACCTGGGCCATAAAGGTCGAGGGAAAGGAACAAAATCTGGTTCGGGGAGTAGTCGATGTAGTTCTTGCTGGTATGGGCGTATGTGCCCGTGAGCATCTGTCTGTAACCGATAATCATGTTGTCCTGAACGACGACAATCATGTTTTCGCCAGGAAGGAGGTTAAGACCGACGATTTCGTGGGTTTCCTCATCGTACACGACTTCAAGGAAGATACGGCCTTCGGTCAGCATCTTTTTCATGTACTGCCAAGCGGTGTTCTTGAAGTTGCAAATCTTGCGGAGAACGTCCCTCTTGAAGATTGTCTGCAAGCTCATCTTGGTCACTTCGGCGATTTCGGAATACTCGTTGACCTGCAAGCTGCAGATGTCACCCTTGTCGTCCTTGTAGATAGCCTCGTTGCAAATCTGGGTCAGCGATTCGTTCACTTCCGAACGGGTGGCAATGATGTTGTACTTCAACATGCGTTCCACATTGTTTCGCCAGTATAGTTGAACCTGGTTTTCGGCAATAGTGTCCTGAACCTTGGTCGGGTCAATCTGGCCATCGTTAATCATGATGGTCGGCATGTAGGTGGAGAAGCCGTCAGGTGACAACCCGTTCGGGTACATCATCTGCTGGACACCCTGTCCTATCGCATTCCTTGACCTCGATATGTTGCGGTGCAGGTCTTGACCATTGAAGACACGGTCAAAGAGTTCGCCTTTCGGGTTGTTCTCGCCGTAGTCCCTGATATGCGTCATGACCATGGACGCTATATTCTCAGGCTGTTTCTTCTTTTTCGATGAAAAAATCATACGTTCCTACCTGGGATACTTGAATCTGATTCCTTGGAACATCACGTAGAAGATTGGCTTTCGTTCCGATTTGTAGAACTCTTTCAATGCTTCGTTCAGGATGTTCTTAGATAACAGTCGCCGATTGTTTACTTCCGCATCGACTATCGTACGGAAATCGCACAAGTCCACTTGAAAGACTGGAAGGCCGTTATATCTATACAGTTCACCCATATTCACAGATTAAAGTATATTTTTGGTATTTTACCAATAGTTTATACCCTCTGGTTGCGTAATGCCGCTTGAAAAATGTATTTTAAAGACGTAAGTACCTATATTTTACAGGGATTAACATGAGCAAGACTATTGATTTGACCATTAGCGACAGAGTTGCAATCGGACGTTACATCAACCTAATCCGTTGCACAATTCCAATCCGTCTCGTCATCGACGATTTTAACGACAAGTTCGTGCCGACCATGGACGAACTCAAGAAGGCTGGTGCAGTCATCGAGCTCGGAAAGCTGGTTGAAGTCAAGGATGATTTCGTCAAGTCCTACAACGCCGACGATGTGCCTGCCGTCATCAAGAAGGGTATCGAGGACTTCGTTGCCGAACTTGAATCCAACAAGAATGCAGACCCTGCATACGTTGAACGCATCACCTCCGCATTGAAGAAGCTTATCTAGTATGATGTCGGATTTCTACATAATGATGTCGGATTTCTATGTCCACGAGGACGAGAACACGACATCTACGATGGTGGAGAACTTCGCCGAACAGCTCGACGAGTTGTATGATTCTGGAGAGGCTAACAACAAGATAGTTCCCTTCTTCATCACATGTGGCGGTGGTGAGGATAACCCAGAGTACAGCCTGGAACCGTTGTACTTTACCGTAATCAACGGTGTTCCTCTCATCTTCTCTACTGCTTTCCGACTGTTTGGAAAGTCGCTTGAAACTATCGACAGCGATGCTGGTGGCGGTTCGTTGATAACGGAGATGCTCTCCTATAACAACGCCCACGTTTACCACCTCGGCGTTATCGACTCGCTGGACTATCTTGACGAAGCGTTGCAGCAGGCGACGGCAGGCAACTTGCTGGAAAGCAACCAGTTTGATGCGGCTATGCTGAACACGCTGCTCATCCAGAACGAGATTGAACCTGTTCGGGAACTAGAACTTCCTAATGGTGGCTACGTAGAGGTCTATGCCCTGACTGGGGCCGAAATGGACTCCTTGCAGAGGGACAAGAACTACAACAACGCCGCCAACCAGACGATTGTTGACTACGACAATTCCAATCAGGAAATCTACCTTGTCGGAATTGGCGGAAATGCCTCAATTCGTGAAGTGGCGGTAAAGTGTGGCTCTGACGGGTTCATGTACACCGTATGGACGAATAATTCGCCTAAATTCTTCAAGAACGCCGCTAAAATTGTCGAAGATTTCCCAGTAGAGTTAATCGAGAACGACCTGACCGACATGACCAATGCCCTTGGTGAGCATATCATCATGCATTTGCGGAAAAACAAGCTTTTTGAGCAAGAAGAAGACAATGCCGTAAGCGAAACGATTTAGTGCCCCGATTATAAACTATTTTTGATTAAAATGGTGAATTATGGCGATAAATCTATATATACGGTTGCTTACAACAGAGCGAGATATTGAAAATAAGGAACAGCACTACAAGGAGCATTACCGTTTTCAGGCAACTGGTGATGATGCCAATGCGTCCATTCAAAACTATCGTCTTCGCCATTTTCTAACAGCAAATGCATCTAATTCCACGATTACAGCAAATTCGGGGTTGATGGTCTATGACGGCAGCCAGACTACTCCTCTAACTGGGTCATACAACGACTGGACTACTCCGAATAGGCCGCCAAAGCTGGATGAGGGCAATAGCCAATTCAATACCGAACTTATCGTGCGGTTTGATGTTAACCGCACGTTTAATGAGATGTTGAACTATCCAAATTCACAGGCTTGGATTACCGCACCATTCGCAGGTGATAACGGTTTGTTCACCAAGCTGGATATTGAATCAGCATTCTCATTCATCGGGTATCCAACTAATAACGACTATGTCAAGAACCCTCTTAACATAGCGCTTGAACACAAGGTTGCTTGGGGTGCGGTTAGCCACATTCAGACGATATTAGAAACCATGCCTGATACTGGAACATCTGACTGTGACCACAATAGCAACTTGTACCAAGTTGAGACGGTTCGTGTAGATACACAGGACGACCACGGTCTGAAAGTAGGCGATTCCGTTACATTGTACAGTAGGTCTATATCTCATGTCCCACAGTATACTGGTAGCCAAGGTAGACTGTTTGGTTTGTATGATGGTGACTGGAAGGGAAGGGGTGAAAGATATTTGGGTGATTTTATTGTCACTAGCGTACCTAACACAAAATCGTTTACGTACAAGACATATCATAACCCGATGAAGGTAAACCAGAATTCCTATCTACACAAAAATGGATACAATAATTCAGATTGGCCTGACCTCGTTTGGGAAAAGTGGGAGTTGTATGAATATACCGAGAGTGTGTCTGCTAGCGAAAGCGGTTCATCGGTAGTGTTTACCTTCACTGATATTGACCCAAGCGGCATTACGTGCAGACATAACTTTGCTAAGGACGACACTGTTACTTTCAGGTACAACGGTTCAAGCAAGGTTCACATGGTTGTTGAAAGTGTTAGCAACAACAGCATAACTGCAAAGCCTGTTGATGAAGAAACTTACCCGTCTGGTGTAACATCAGGAACTCTGGTGTACACTCCCCGTATGCCTTCATCCGATGTTGCATTTAATGTGGAACATTCTGATATCGCTCCTCCTAAAGTAAAGAGCCATTCAAGCGACAGTGCAATCTATTACGCATGTCAAGATACATGGTATGGGTATGACCAGTATGAGAGGACAGATGGATGTCATACAAACGACATTAACGGAAGTAGCCCTGAAATGCATCTTGTTAAGGATAGCATGATACCTATTATCAAGTTTCCTATCCCATTTTATAACGGAGCTGCGACAACCGACCCTAACATGGTAGCAAGGTTGTTTGTATACTGTAATAGGGCGGGCGGTGCATTAACCAGCGGTACTATCGACGTGTTTGATTTTACAGACAACTGGGATGAAAACTTGTCGAACAGTGCGATTAAAGCGATACACCCAGACCCTTGGACTGGCGATGTTGTAGGAAGCATGTCCCAGTTCTCTGTTGACTCACCTACTCGAACAGCTAGTAATAGATACATTAAGTTTGATATTAAGCCTGAATTTGTTGTCAACATGTTTACGAACCCGTCCAATACAAAGACGGTTTTCCTTAACGCTCCGTCGGGTAGTGTGAATTTGAGCGACCCTATGATTATGGCTAGCCGTGAAGAGGAGGATGGTCACTGGCCGTATATAGCAATCAGCTCGCCGACATTTATTGGAAAAACTCCGAAGATTGAACTTGATAACACATACATGTATCTTGTATGTGAAGGTATCAAGAAAACTACGTACGGGGGTGGCCCAGCGTTTTGTGCAACAGTGTCTAGCAAGATGTTTGACCCATCGAATATCATGTATGTTCGTAGCTGGAATGCCGACAAACCATTCTTTGCTGCTGGCGACAAGATTGAAGTCATGAACACCGAACATTATGACACTGTTAATGCCCAGGTTATTGGTGTTGAGTATGATGAACACAAGGTTTATTTCCGTTATCCTGACGGTGCACCTGAAATAGCAACTGGTGTTTCCGAATGTGGTATTATCAGGAATAAATCAAGGATGATTTCTACGTATGCCGCAACTGATGCTGAAAATAAACCGAATAATCTATCAGTTCTTCCCCAAGAGATTGTTCATGGTCGTTATGGTTATGGTGGAGTTTCTCTGGATTTTGATGTAATCCATGACGAAGCGACAGATAACTCTACATCTTTGAGTGTGGTTTATGACGACGGAGTTGTTCAGTCTAATACTGAAACTCCTGTAATCATTACCGACTTGGTGGTTGTTGAAGGTCAATATGATAGACATGTGGACCGTTATATGCATGTTGGCCCAGAGAACTCTGTGATTTTGAAGGGATTTAACCTGAATAAGTTAAGTGATAATGCAACCGCTGTACTAGGCCACATGCAATGGGAAGATGGGTTTGTTGAAAATGGTGCTACGGAAGTTACTCTTAGTCGTATTGATGACAACCCTTATGCAAGAAAATTTAAATATAACACTAACTTTGACCTACAAAGGGTAATGCCCGTATACGGAATCAAGAATGAAGACGGTGTTACCAAGTTTAAACTCCGTGGGTCAGATGCTAAATCGCTATATAAGGGTTACGTTCTCGCACCAATTTTTACTGGGTTAGGTCGTGATATCCCGATGGACACTCTTAAATATGGTGTTAACTATTACGTTGCAAAACAACCACTACCACCAGATATAGACGGTTATGTCTGGATAAGCCTTTCATCTTCGTATATCGCACTACCCTGGGTTGTAGACGAAAGCGAGGAGGAGCCTGAGTATATTTCTCTTAGTAATGATGATGTAGGTGACATACAGTATATCATCGAACACGCTCCAGCTGGTAACTGGCCGTTGATTATGTATAGCACTGTTACATCTGTAACTGTCAAGGATAACGGTCTTGATACCAATCTTTATGCTAATAGGTTGTATCTCCAGATTGATGAAGAAGCACCAGTCTACTATATGGAGGAACAAACTCATTATGCTGGTGTTCCTTTAGAGCTCTACCTTTCAGACTTGAATGATATATATAAAATTAGTGGCGATGAGCTGAAATATTTTAGTCTGGGAACGATAACCTATCTTCTTCCTGACAAGGCACAAAATGTGAAAGATGCTAGGTTCATCAAGATTACAATGAACTTGCTGCGTGACATTAGCCTTGATGTATATGATGCTGCAGGAAATTGCACTTCCATTCGGTTGGATGATGTTACGAATCCCATATTTAACTTGAAACTTGATAAAGTTGTAAGCAGTGGAAATCAGCATACCTTGACTTTCAAGGTAAGTGATAGCGAATCTAGCTTGCTTTCTAGGAACATTGCTTCTAATGCAGGTGACACTGGAATCTTCGCTAGGTTTGGTACTATTCCAGTAGAAAAAATTAGTTCTATTTCGGAAGATGCCGAAGGTATGTACTACTTTACTTTTGACCTTGTTCTTACGGAAGATGAACTAAGTCAAAGCGATGGCGTACTTGATGTATGGGCTGGAGACACGAATACTGGTGATATTCATAAGAATGCTAGCTGGCAAGAACCAATAGTCTTTAAGAAGGAACAAACCTGTGTTGCAACAGGAGATGTTCTGACGTACCGTGGAGTAAACCTGTTCGACAGCGATGAAAATGGACAGCTTGTGATTCGTATGAGCACAATGGCTTTCTCAATAGTTAGACCGAGACCTAGCACTGATTCAAATACAACTATTTCAATCAATGTGTTGGCTTCTGCCCAGCCAGGTAATCCTACTACTAACAACTTCGGTGTACAGTGGAGAAATTATCCTGTTTCTGCTGCATTGTCAACCTATGTGAACAGTGTTACGGTAGTATCTGCTCCGACAATCAAGTTTGACCCAACAGAAGCTCAAAATATGAAGTGGAAGAAAGGTGAAATTTGGGCTGAACCGAGTCCATGGGATGTTGTTGCTAAGGACGGAACTGGTACAGCTATGCCAGCGAGTTCCATCGAAATATCTATCGATAACACCAACTGGGATGAATCTGGAATTCATACGATTACCTACACTGCGACTGACGAGTGTGGCAGGACGGCTTCTATTGAAAGGTATGTAAGGGTTACTGAATGTGATATTCCTATAATCCTGACGAAGGATGTTTATGATGTGCATGAGGATATCGGCATCATGATTGCTCCTGAAAGCACCGTATTGTTCAACCAGAATTTCATGAACAATATCGTACAGTACCAGCTCACCGAGGGCGGCGAATGGGTTACAGCTGTAATTCTCTCTGGAACGCCAGACAGGAAGATGCTTACCATCAAGAACCCAGGTGTAATCACGTCTAATATCAAACTTAAGGTATATGTCGGTGATGACAACAGGGGTGCTAACGGCTGTTACTGGACGGATGATGTCAAGTTTGAAATCATATCAAGGGAAGCCCAAGATAAACAGCTTGATGTGGATGGCAAGGCATCGATTGTGAAACCGAATTCTCGGTCTCGTTTCTCTGACCTGAATTATGAACCTATCTACAACAAGGATTTGTCATATTCGTCATTCACCATCACTGCTGATGAAAACAGCTTAATGCAGAATGTTTATAGCATTCTGTTGACGAACCTCGGTGAACGCTTGTATGATGACGAGTTCGGTTCAACATTGGAAGAAAGCGTGTTCGAGATTATCGGAGACCTCAATGGAGAGTCTAAGTTGCTGAACCAGTGTGTAAAACTCATCAACAAGTATGAACCTAGGGCTATCGTTGTTGAGGACAAGAGCTTTGTTTCAATCAACGAGGACAACACGGTTGTAATCGTACTTTACATCAAGGTGCCTCGTGGCGTGGCTAGAAAGATTGAGTTGACGTTCAGGAAGAATACATGATAGTCCAGATAAAAAATGATAACACCCAGTACATATACACCCATGATGCGTCAAGGGATTACCTTGATGTTGCCAAGGCGTTGGGATTGGTCAGCGGAGCAGGGTTGGCAAGTTATGTGACAACCTCCCCGATGGAGTTCACCAATGCGAATGGGGCCAAGGTGAAAGCGGTACGCATAAACGGGTACAGCAATCTGTCGTACTACGTTATGGACGATTCCGTAAAACTGGACATCAAGCACAAGGGAAACTTGACCAAGGATATGTTCAAGACCATCCTCGATGGATTGAACTTCTTCGAAAACGCCCGTATCAAGCTTGGTGAGAAGGTGTATCTTGCCCCATTCCGTGCACTCAACTACGCTACGATGAACACGATAACCGATGCCGCTGGAAACCATATCATGTTGTCCAGCTCTCAGGTGAGGGATGTCGAAGCAATCAATGTTCTTCTAAGTAGATTAGATTACGACAACGGTAAGATGTATGAACCCCTTATCAGGCGGTATGTGAACATTCTGGTTGGGTTGATAGATAAGAGTGTCCTCCCGATAGGGTATTTCAACATGGAGAACTACCTGAGGATAATCCAGTCTCAGGCGACGACATTGTTCGCATCGTTCGCCAAGCCGAAGTCTAAGCCGACAATACTCCTCCGCAGTGATGGAACCCCTGGTTACGCCAAGGTCGTTTCGGCACAGGGCCCCTATGTGAATATCCAGTTGTCCCCGAACATTCAGGTTCTTGACCTCGCCAAGGAGAATGCATACAACCCGTATGTCATCGTGTCATTGAAGCCGTTCCCGATAGCACAGTCGTCCTTCCCGTGGAAGAAGGTCAAGTACGGGAACACCGCCATCTTCATGAGTCCTATCATCTGTAACGAAAATAAGTTAAGGACTTTGACCAAATCAATCAATTTGCTGGAATGAGGTTGACAACCTGTTGTTGATTTTCTATATTATGTGCATATATACACAAACCAAAAAAGGAAATCAACATGAAAAAACTCATTCTTATCCTCGCTTTTATCTGCACCTCCATGGCATTTGCTGGGGGTTGGGACTGGTTTAACCCCTCCACTGGTGGTGTAGCCCAGATACGTACTGGTGTGTCATTCGACCATGAGGCTGAAACTGCCGTCCATTACGAAAACGTCCGTGCCATCATCAAGGGTAACGTCGAAATCGCTGCCGCCTTGTATGACAGTCAGGTTTCCAACATGTCTATCAGGACGGATATCTATGATGTCGCCGCTGTCGGTGTCGAATTGACTGAAAGTAGCGTCCGTCCGTTTGTACAGGGTTATAAGGACATTGGTAAGTTCAGCATTGGTGGTGAATACCTCTTTGATACTGATACGAAGGTTAGCCAGTTCGGAGCCGAACTGGATTATCTTTTATTGTCTGACATCATTGTTTACGCAGGCTCTACAGTCGATACGGACAATTCTTGGGGCCCGTATGCTGGCGTAGTTTACATGCTCGGCAAGGTTGACCTTTGCCTTGGCTACTACGCAGTTCTCCCGAAGGCTGATTACCTCACCTCGGGTTACACCTTCGATATCACATTTAACTTCTAATTTGGGTCTAGCGTCCTATGCATGAGATTACGTTCAAAAAGCTTATTTTCAGAAATTTCATGTCGTACGGCGACATCGATAATGTCGTCGAGTTCCATCCTGGCCTCATATACCTGAGCGCACCGAACGGGTATGGAAAATCATCCATTGTCGAGGCTCTGACGTATGTCCTTTACGGTAAGTCCTACCGTGGTGGAAACCAGAGCGACTTGAAAAATACCGAAAACAAGAACGCCGACATGCTAGTGACGCTCGATTTCGATGTCGATACTGGTACTGGAAAACACGAATACCATATCGAACGCCGCATGAAGGCGAAGAGCCTCAAGACCACATTTACAATCTGGGTTGATGGTCAGGAGCAGCTGAAACGTGCGGGCATGTCTCAGCAGGATTTTGAGAACCGAGTACTCGGCCCGTCGCTCCTGTTGTATCAGACTACGATAGCACAGAATAGTCAGGAGACTATCCCTCTGCTTGAAATGCCTGCCGACAAGAAACGCAAGCTCATTGAAAACACTATCTCGCTTTCAACCGAGAAGTGGAAGAATGCCAACAACAAGGTTCTTAGCGATTCCAACATGCAGTTCGACCTTGCTAAGAACTCGGTTGACCGTATCAAGGCGGATATCACCTATACGAACAACATGATTGCGACTTTGAAGGCCAAGAAGCATGCCCAGATAGACGACTTGAAGACGCAGATTTCTGAACTTGAACGCAAGACCCCTGAATTGCTGGTGGCTTCTGAGGAAGCAAAGAAGGTTCAAGACGGAGTCGAACGTCGGGTGAAGGTGTACAACGACGCTCAGGCTGAATTGAGAACTGTCATGGCTAAAATCAATGACATGTCGTCCTGTGTCAATCTTTTTGGGGATATTGAGAAGGAAAAGCAGAACGTCGGATTTTTGACTGGTCAGTTCGATAATGCCAATAAGCGTTCGGAAGAGTTTAAAATCAAGGAAACTCAGGACAAGTTGAGTGAGCTGACCCTGTTCAAGAACAACTTGATTGGAAAGATTAACACCCTCAATGCTACCATTGCTTCAAATGACCGTCAAATTCAGGCGTTTGACGCCAAGATGAAGGATGTCACAGCAAAGGCAACTGCTGTTAAGCCAGGTGTCCCTTGCCCGACATGCGGCAAGCCGTCTACCGAAGCTGATGTGGAACATGTTAAAGAAGCATTCCGTAACCAGTGGCGTCAGCTGAGGGCTGAACAGGGTACTATCGTAAACGACAATGAAGCCAAGAAGAAGGAATTGGCTGACTTGTCCGCACAGGCTTATAACGATGCTGTTGACAAGCAGATTGAATCCCTTAATGCCACCATTCAGGAATACAATAAGTTCATGAGCGAGGTGTGGGGCCCTGCCAACGGTCAGTTGGCATCTGCTAAAAACAGACTTAACAACCTTACTGTTAGCGCTTACAAATTCGGCAACGACATTCAGAAGATTCAGAACGAAATCAGTGAACTGACTAAAAAGCAGGCTGATTTAACTAACTGTATTAATGCAAATGCTTCGGCAGTCACTGAAGCGAATGATGCACGGGAAAAGTATTACAAGGCATCTACCGCATTGCAGGAGAATACGTCCCAGATTGCCATGCTGAGGACTACAATCCAGAAGGAAGAAACCAGCACCGACGACAAGGCGTTGAAGGACTCCGAAGCCCATCTCGTTGAACTACAGAATGAGCTGGACGGTGTGATGGCGTCAATCACGAATTTCTCCGACAAGATTGCTATTTGCAAGTACATTTCCTATATGTGCTCTGACGACGGTTTGAAATCTTACGTCATCAAGATGTTTGTCCCGTTCTTCAACCAGGCAATCGAAAGCAATCTTCGTCGTTTCAATCTCCCGTACCATATCGTTTTCGACAAGAGCATGGAATACACGTTCGAGTCCGTATATGGTGCGGCCCCTTGCTACGAAATGCTTTCACAGGGTCAGAAGCGTAAGGTTACGTTCGCTATCGCAATGGCGTTCTGCGACTTCGTCTTCCGAGTGGCAAACTTCAAGATTAACTGCCTGTTCCTTGACGAAATCTTGGACGTTTCGACCGACGATGTGTCCCTCAGGGAGATGGTGGAGCTTGTCCGCACGAGAGCAAAGCAGACCCCGACGATTTTCGCCGTCACCCACCGTGAAGCAATTATCCAAGACCTATTCGATTACAAGCTGGATATTGAGAATAACGGTTTATTCTCCATTATTGGAGAATGTAATAAGTTGAAATAAATGTATATTATATAAGCAGAAACATCAATACGGTACTCACATGAAAAGATTACTGAGTCATCAAGCTATTTTTGACATGAACCAGGCCTTCAAGAGGGCTATGGGTGAAAAGTTGTTCACTGGTCGTATCAGCAGCACGTTCAGGTACGCTATGCACAAGAACCTAGAAACTACCGACAAGGAAGTTTCCAGCATGCTCGACGCATTCAAGCCTGACGATGAATACTTGAAGTACACCAAGGAACTCAGCGACATTGCAGCCAAGTTCAACCTTCCTCCTCTCTCAAACATCAGGGAATTCGAGGACGCTATCGGAAGGCTTCCACCTGAAAAGAACGCAGAGTTCACCAAGTTGCAGACCGACCTTGCCGACCGTTATAAGGAAGCTCTTGAACGTCAGCGTGATAACGATGCCGAACTCGGTACATTCATGCTTGAAAAGGTTGAGATTGACATTACAATGGTTCCTGCCGAGCAGTGCCCCGAAATCGTTGGTGATTCGGCAATGTACATCTTCAACGCTCTCTTCCCGATGTTTATTCCGCCGAAGGAAAGCGACAATCTTTCCGAAGTCGTCCCGTACGAATTGAAGTAGGTGGCCTCATGAATATCAAGGATTTCCTCGATAATCTGGCCAAGGAACTGCAGTCAAAGGCTGGTATCACGGTCGAGATTGTGGACGACCACAATTTCCCTGGCGGATTCTATATGAACTTTTCGGAGTTCAGCACAGCCGTTCTTCGGGTGAACCAGTATGGTAAGTTCAGCATGCGTGGTGTTAATTTCGAGAACGATGTGTTTTCCTACCCGTGGAAGTACAAGTACCTGATTTTGACGGATAACGCAGTCAACGCTTTGGCGAAGACATTCCCTCAGGTCGAGTTCGACTCCACGAAGGAAGCCGAAAAGGCGATGTTCCCTCTATTTTGCTATATCAACGTGCTTCACCAGTTCTACCGAAAGAAGCTTGGCAGCAAGAAACGCTGGTATCCGCAGTACAAGGACATTGAAAGTAGAAAGTTCGAAAAGATTCGACGTACCCTTGCCAATCTTCCTAGCAGGGAGGCTTTGAAGCTAATCCCGAAGGATGACCAAGAAAAGTACATCGAAGCATAGCTTTTTCTCCCCGATTGAGTCCCGTCATAGAAATATGGCGGGACTTTTTTAATAAAATGTATTTTACTTATGAGTTTCAATCCATGAGTAAAATATGGAAAAAGTAGAACCGACCAATGCGGAAATCACGCTTGACTTTGAAATCCCCGAGAGCGGCTATTCCTGGAATATTGACCAGTTGAAGGCCTTTGACGCCCGCATGAGAAGCGGCAAGATTGACAAGGATATTCTTACGAAGTTGCTTGTTGAGCTGAAAGACATGAGAAAGAAGTACGGAACGGACTATCCCGTGTCAGAGGCACTCGGTTATGTGTTTAACGTTGTTATCGACAAGAATTTAGGAAACCAGAAGTGGCGTGGCTACACCCCCGACTGGAAACAGGAGATGCGTGACCGTGCTATCGAACTTCTTATCAAGCATAGCCACAACTTTGACCCTGTCAAGATGCAGACGACAAAGAACGTTGACCCGTATTACTACCTCGCAAAAATCACGTTCTGTGCGTTTATTCAGGCTCATAACAAGCTGGTTGCCCGTAGCAAGAAAATCAAGTTTGTCGCCCTGAACGAAGGCACGATGAACAACTACTCATCCATCGACGAGTTTGCTATTGATGCAAACAAGAAGATTGACGAGGAGGAAAAGCTTGAAAAGGAAAAGGCCGAAATGGGTGTAACACCCGATGAGGATGATTTTGCTTCTATGCCTGTTGATGACTTGGCAAAGCAACTGAACGACGACGATTACACGAATGGGTAATATATGAGACATGAACTGTCAGCAGTCCTGGTTGTCAGGAACGGTGAGAGTAGAATTCAGGAATGTTTGCGACGGCTTGTAGGACTTGCCGATGAATTTGTTATCGTTGATACGGGTTCTACCGACAAGACGCTTGAAGAAGCCAGAAAGTTCCAAAAGATGGTGCGCCAGCCTGTCATCATTGATGCGGTCGGCACACTGTTCCTTGACGATGACGGAAACTTCGACTTCGGAAAGGCCAAGAACTACGGCTTCTCGCTTGCCACTAAGGAATACGTTATGTGGGTTGACGTTAACGACATGCTCGATAACGCCCGTGACGTAAGGGCAAAGTTCGACAGGGCCAGCACGATGTACTCGACTTCGGACATCGTCATGTACACTAGGATTACCAGTAAATTGAAGTTCCCTCGTGTCAGGATTGTCCGTAAGGAAACCTCTCGGTTTATCAACCCGATTCACGAGTATGTTATCGACACTGCTGAACCGAGAAAGGTAATCACTTTCAAGAACGAGTTCATTAACTTCAAGAAGCAGCGTGATGTCGCCCGTAACTTGAAGGCCCTGATTAAGTTGTGGAAGAAGGGTCATTCCCTCCGTACTGCATACTACATTGCGACCAGCTACAAGGACACGAAGAACCCAGAAATGGCTAGGCTGTGGTATGAAATCTGTCTAAATGAATTCCCTTACTGGGAGTTTGACGAGACCATTGCCGCCGCAGACTATGTGGTTGCCGATGCTTTGAAGAAAGGCCAGTTTGCGTTTGCCGATGAATTGACGATGGAAATGATAGAGAATATCCCGCAACGTGCGGAAAGCTTCTATTATCGCTACGTCTACAATGTCAAGGTAAACAAGCTGGAACACGCTTTGAAGTGCCTTGTTAAGCTCCGTGAACTTCCGCCCCCGCCAAGAAGCCGAATTGGTATCAACATGAAGGCTTACAACGCCAAGGAGCGTGAAGACCGTATCGAGGAAATCTGGCGTCAAGTCAAGTACAACCATCAGACGATGAATACGGATGCTAGGGTGTACGACAGCGTTCAACAGGCCATCGATGCGACCCAGTTCATGCAAACCGTGTATTAGTGGTTGACATTTGCCGACTAAATAACTATATTTAACGGCATGAGTCACTCAAATCTAATTACAAAGAAACAGCTCAGCCCCGACCAGCGTAAGGGGTTGGCTGAAATGCTTACCTTCATGCGTGATGCTTCGCAGAGGGAAATGGTACTGACTGGTGCCGCAGGTACTGGAAAGACCTCCCTCCTTCACGTATTTTTGAAGGAACTTTCCAAAGAATTCAAGAAAATCAAGGTATACTGCACCGCTTACACCAATGAGGCGGTGCGTGTCCTTTCCCAGAGAAGTGGCAAAAATTACGACAAGACCATCAGCGGTCTGCTCGGGCTCAAACTTGAACAGAACGAAGACAAAGGTAAGATTCTTGTGCGAGATGGTGTCTGCCACGCTCGTAAGTATCGTCTCATAGTCATCGATGAAGCATCGATGATTAATGATGACTGCTATGCAATGATTCAGAGTGTTCTGCGTGATTTCCCCCAGATGAAAATCCTCTATGTTGGCGATGAAGCCCAGCTCCCTCCCGTTAATTTTGCGTCCTCGGTAGTTTTCTCTTGTGTCCCTAACATATTCAGGCTGACCAAGGTCATGCGTGTGTCTGAGGACAATCCTATCATCGACCTTGTTACTCCCATCCGTGACCCAAGGAACATGTTCCGTCCAGAAGACTGCTTCGAACATGTTGACCGTGTGAACGAACGTGGAGAGGGTGTCCGTTTCTATACGGCGAAGAAACCTTTCTTTGAGAACCTTTTCGCCGATTTCATGTCCGAGGAATATAAGGACAACAAGAACTTCTGCCGTCTCCTTGCGTACACCAACAATGCCGTAGACAAGTCTAACTGCTTCATCAGGCGTCATATCTTTGGCAACGAGGTGGAAGAATATACGCCAGGGGATGACTTGATTGTTACGGAAGGATACAGCATTCCGTTGGCTGGGGACAAGAGTCTACAGGTATATGCTAACGGCGAACGATTGGAAGTGATTGAAGCCGAAAAGTATACCGAACAGGAAACCAACATCGTTTGTTGGAGCCTGCTTGTGGATAACTACCTGGCCCCGTCGAACAAGAGGGAACTCCGTCACATCAAGGTTGTTTCCGCAGAGGGGCTTCCTACTTATATAGCATTGAAGCGACAGCTCATTGGCAAGGCAAAAACACTGTGTGCCGAGATTGACCCTATTACAGGGCATCCTGTACATAACAGGCATGAAGTGTGGCAGGAATACTACGACTTCATCAACTCGTTCTGCTATGTCAATTACAGCTATGCGATGACCATTCATAAGGCACAAGGTTCCACTATCGACAATGTCTATGTCGTCGAGAAGGATATCAACATCTGTGACTGGGACATTCTCCAAAGGAATAAGCTGAAATATACCGCATTTACCCGTGCGGCAAAGAACCTCCATATCCTAAATTAGTCGAAAAAATGTAATTTAATTACAAGATTAAACGACTATTCGATATGGATATTACACTTCTGCTGACGATTGATGAGAGTGGGACGATAGGAGACGGAACATCGATACCTTGGGATTGCGAAGCTATTCACAAGGACATGGAAAAACTTGTCAAGGGGAACACGATTATCATGGGCCGCAATGCTTACAATGAGTTAAAGAGTTTCCGCAAGACCCGTGTTGCCTCCCGTATCCTGTTCTCCAAGTCATTGACTACACGGTTGAAACACACGTCGTACACGACCAATGTGTTTACCGCCTTGACGTTGGCAAAGCGGATTGACAAGCCTGTTTACATCATGGGTGGAAACCAAACTGCGATGGCCTTCCTGAGTGAGGGTGTCGTGACGAACATGATACTCTATACCGTTCCAGGAAAGCACGATGGCATTAAGTTCATACCGATTGGTCCAAAGAGCTTCGCAACGACAAAGATTGAAAAGAGGGATGGCTATATCGTGAAACACTTCACGGCAATCCCCAACAGCCAGTTGCCGATTACTCCGCTTGATGACATGGATGCTCCTCCGTGCAAGAAGCCGTCTTCCGTGCTTACACCGAAGGAGGAACATGAAGTTGATAACATGCTCGCATCGGTGTTTTCCAACGGCGATTACGGTATGGATGACTTCGGCGACGAGGAAAGCGTCAACAAGGCGGTGTATGACTTGGCGAACAATGTAGATGGACTGTATGATATTGTCGGAATTTATGCCAACAACCAGAAGTCCATAACGGACAAGTTGAACATGTTGATAAAGCAGGACCAGCAGGTAATCGGTGCCCAGATATCTTTGCAGGAAAGGGTTCGCTCTCTTGAAACGTTGAACGAGCAGAAAAAGTTCCCGATGGAATATGTTCTCCTTGCCTTGACAATTATTGCTATTGCACTCGGAGTAGTAGGGGTGATTGTATGATAGGTCTTATCATCATAAGCAAGAATCAGGTTCCTTACATGGACCAGATGTTGTGCAAGGTAGATGAAATGACGGTGAAGCCTGACAGACTATACTACATGCTTGACCGTGAACCAAAGAAACTACAGGAAGAAGCTACTGCCACAATGGCAAAACATTCCTGTAAGAGCTTCTCGAAACTGTTATTCAATGACAAGGTTCCAGACAACGTGTATCGTCCAATGATGACGCCCGATGTCGATTATTTCCTTGCTGGATATTGCCGCAACATCTGCATAAAGGAGGCTTTGGCAGATGGGTGTGACAAACTTGTGTTTATCGATGGTGATTGCCTTCCAGAAGGGGATATCATCAAGGGGTATGACGAATACTTGTCTGGTGACAAGCCAATTGTCCTTTGTGGAAGACGAGACGACTTCGGCTTCGGCTACACCGACCAGAGGGAGCACAACAAGTACAAGAACATCTTCCGAGACCCGTTTACGAACATCGACGAAGAAGAGCCTGTTCTGGATTCGGCTGTTCTTTGGTCATGCAACATCGGAATGAACAAGGCTGCCATCGAGCGTCTAATCAAGATTAACAGCACGCTCTATGGATACGACTGCGTGTTTTCTCCCATTTTCAGCGGATGCTGGGGAGGAGAGGATGGGTTCCTTGGTGTGGAATGCTTCTATGACAAGGAGATAATCCTGGCCGGGCTTGGTGTTCCTAGGACTGGCATAACGCATATCCATCATGAGAGGCCTAGGTCGAAGTATGGTCATGCAACGTTTGTCGATGCCTTGCGAAATGCGGTAACGGCTCACCGATATCTATTGGAAAATTACGAGGTATAAAATGGCTGAGATTACACCTGAACTGAGAGAAAAGATTATCAAGTCCTTTACGGACGAGCAGAGAAAAGTGTATGATAACCTTGTAGGAAACAAGAAACGCCTTCAAGATGAATTCAAGTTTTGTCGTCAGGCTTATGGCGACGTGATTGACGTAATCAACAAGAAGGAATGCGGACAGCAGGTCAGACTGTTTCTTCGTAATGTAAGCGACTACTTCCAGCGCCGCATGACCATTATGGAAAGAAGCCTTGAAGTATTGTGCGGCCCAGATTTCGTCAAGGAGGTTAAGAATGCCAAGGATTAAAGTTGACTACCAGTTTCCTGCCGAAGTAATCGACACCAACAATCCGACACAGGACGGCAACTGGTATACCGTCGATACTGTTGACCAAATTGTTGACCAAGTCAATCGTAACCAGAGGTTCATCATTCAGGAGTTCAACCCGATTGAACGCCAAATAAAGAAAGTTCCTCTCAATGTTGTTTGGGAAGACCAGGTCATGGGTCATTGCGTCGATGCGAAAAATGTCGATGGCAAGCTGGTGATGACCTTCAAGTGCGAATCCAACAAGTACGGCAAGAAGCTGATGAACATTTGTGAAAGCTACGGGCTTAAAAACCTGAAAATCTTTCCTGTCGGCGAGGGAATTCCAGTAGAGCAGGATGGAAAGAAAACTGTCACCAAGTACAAACTTAAATACGTTGCGTTCGAGGGATAACTATGATTATCGCTAGATACAAAAGAAACAACATTTCTGACTACCAGAATATCTTCGAGAAGATTGGTATTTTCATTATCAACCAAATCCTCCGCCTTATGGCTGACTTCAAGCTGTACAACATCGAGGCGAACACCTTCAATGTGCGTATCATTGTTTGGCTTGTAATCTTCATGGTTCCAGCAATGCTGATGATTGGCATTGTTATGGCAGCCTGTATTAAATTCATCTTCTTTTAAAGCCTATGTGTAAATACTGCGACCACGAAACAAACGAAGAAGCCAAGCGTTTCCCCTTGTTCAATGACAATGTTAAGGCCGAAGCTTTTATAGACGAAGACAACTACCTCTCTGTCTACACAGACAATGGTGAATGGGTAGGTGTAGCAATCAAGTATTGTCCAATGTGCGGCGAATCGTTGAAGGGGGCTACTCAGTTTGACGATGAACCTCCCGCTACATTTGAACGGACTACACAGGCGCCATTCCCGTATTAACCTCTTGACAAAATGACCTCAAGAGGTTATTTTTTAGTGTATTGGAGATTTTGCTATGAATGACGAATACGAAGGGTTGGCAATACAAGAAGCACGAAAGTTGGTTCAGGATAAGATGAACCATACTGGAATGGTTAGTCGCTTGATTGAATTCGGGATTACCCCGACATTGACAAGATGGGCGTTCATGAAGGATGGCAAGCCAACGCTTGATGTTGGTATTGCGTACAAGAAGTTCATCGACAAGGATACATACTGTGTTGGCATGTACCACCTTCCTACAAAGCGTATTCTGATTTCCCAACTCTCCCTTGGGCCAGGTGGTGTTCCAGGTCTTACTCAGTTTGCTCATCAGATGGACGAATGCCAGTCGGCTGATGACTTCTACGAGAGATTGCCGAAGCTGGTTGATGCTTTTATTGCGGCTAAGAAAGAATACGATACCACTATTGGTGCGAACAAAGTTAATGAATATGTGAGAAACTGTATTCAGAAGACGAAAATGAAGATGCCCGATTACTTTGAAAAGTGTCTTCAACAGAGATTGAAGAATGGCATCGGCTCTACCACTGACTGTGAAACGGTTGAGGAAATGGAAGCTAAACTGATGTCTGCAAAATGGTCTCCGTGGATTGATAACGAAGGTGTGTTATCTACCAGATGCAAGGCGTTTTTGACGGAAGATATTTGTGGCAATCACGGTATGCTGGACATAAACCAATTTGCCGATGACATGGAGTGCTATTTTAGCGACTTCAAGAATACTGGCTTTTTGTCTCTGTGTGTGAAGAGTGACCTTCGTGAGAGAGTTAACTATACGATTTTGATTACTGGTCCCGAAGATGGCATTGGTGATTGTATGTATACATTCCATCCTGGAAATCCTGTTCCTGCCTCTACATTCAAGAGCGGCGAGATTAACAAGGAAGGTCAAAAGAAAACGTACAAGGACGGTGACAGAATTACGGTAAAAGAAGCCAAGGAACTTGGTTTTAAGCACTTGAAGGCTGAATAAGAGGTGACCTATGAGAGACCCTGAAAGACTTGAAGAATTCTACACCCAGATGAAAAAGGTGCATAAGAAGAACTTTCCTGACTGGCGGTTTGGGCAGTTTATGGTAAACTTCCTCGGTTGGCTTGGCCAACGCAGAGATGCGTTCTTCCCTGAGGAAGATGAAATGGTTGTCTACCTGAAACAGTTTGCTCGTGGCCTCAAAAAGCCTAATGTGGCAAAAGCATTGGAATCGTCAAAATGAGTATAATTAAGCTATTTAATTGACAACTTATTGTCTTTTTACTATATTTGCTCACATGATTGAATATAATTGGACAAAATACTTTATTCCCCCTTTTCATACCGACGCTATTATTGTAGACACCATCTGGGATTCTGCAGGAAACCGCACCACTGGTTCTCAGTCAGAAGCTGCATTCGACGGTTCAGCTGATGCCCATTTTCAGGCGATTGCTGCGGCAATGAACGCTATGCTGAACGGTACTGCACTTCCGCCTAAGATGTCATTCGGGCATCCTGTCTATGAGGGCACCCAGTTGGATTCGGTCGTTAAATTCAAGGCAGATGGTCGGGAAATTGAACTTGATATTCGTGGTTGGGGATTTTTGACTGGACGTAAGCGGCTCCACCCAAATGACGCTGCTGTCATACAGGATGAATTCGGTAAGTTCATCGTGGAGTGTATAAAGTCGATTAACTCAGATGAGTAGGAAGGTTGCCAATGATAGTACCGAAGATTGAGTTTCCCCTTATCCTTGAAAAGCCAGGTAATCCATACAAATGGGTTCCTTTGCATCCAGATGCAGACACCCTGAATGTACCGAACATTTCGGGTAGTGGTGGGCTCTATCTTTTTACGTTCAATGGTGATAGTTATCATGTTGTCGGTCTTGCTTCCGACGCTCCGTTGGTAAAGTTCTCTACAATGAACTTTACACATTGGTTTACAAAGCCTCTCAGTGATGATGATGTTGTAGACAATCATATCTGCCCAATCCTTATGGAGCATGCGGTAGAATACCTTGTCTGTATCAAGGAGAGGTGGCACTTTATCAGCACGGAAAGTTTGCTTCGTGACAACCTTCCCATAAAATATTGGGTTAAAGAAAAAGACCTATTTCCTATCCGCTAGGAGAAAACACTTATGGATAAGGAAGATGTAGTCGATATCATCCTGAAAAAGTTGGAAAACACGAAAACTCGGGAAGAGGTGATGCCTTTTGTCGAGGACTTCTATGCATGGACTCCAGAAGACGAGCTTGAAGAGATGGACGCTTGGGATATTGCCGAAGCTGTTATCGAATGTGCTAGTTGGGACTAAACTTTTTTGAACAATAGACGTAGTCGTGGTGTTGTCTTCGGTGATACACTAAACCCCTGGTGCTTCCAGTATTTGAACGCACTGTCGTCAAATGCCATCAGGGTTATGTACTGACAGTCGTGCTTTCTAGCGTACTTGAACACGTAGTCCAGCATTATGTTTGAGAAACCGTTTCCCTGAGCGTCGGTCGCAACCTCAAAGTCCAACAGGTAAAGGTTACGGGTCTTTTTCTCTTCGACTTGTGCACAGGCAAGGCCGACGATTACTCCCATGCTGGTGAACACCATCCACTCGCCCTTGTAGTTCATGGTCTTTGCTTCATCCATGATTTCTTCCGCAGTCTTTCCTTCGATGCGGCTTTCATCCTTGTCATAGCAAATCATAGGAAACCGTTTGATGATTTCCATATTGGAGAGGAGTTTCTTGACCTCTGCGGTGGTATGTAGTTCTACTTCCATGGCAAACCTAAGTGAACAGGCGCTCCATAACAGTATAGTGACCGTAGCTTGTCAGGTTCTCTATAAGGAAGTCCTTAATCCGTTCGATATCCCTGATGAAGTCGCTTGTGTTATAGAAAGCAAATGCTTCTTTTGTGTTCATCAGTAGTTTATCCTTTACGTGGTACACCAAGTCCTTGAACGGTCGTTCGTGTAGGATGATATCGTGTAGATAGGTGTCGTGACGGTTCTTTGTGTTCGAAACCGTGTTCAGTGTAAGCTTGAAGTAATCGACAAACGGGAAGATAAGGCCATCCTGACCATCTACCGAGGTGAGCGTACCCGTAGGTATCTGCTGGATACCCTTCTGCATTACATTGTACTGGTGCTGGCGTTCAAGTATGTTTTCGGTTTCACCGAGGATAAAGCTCTTCATGTAAAGAGGATGCTCTATCATGTTGTTCGCAGCGAAGTAGATATATTTAGATACCATAGGTAAGTTGGTTAGGCCCTGCTATAAACTATATTTTGAAAAGGTGATTTTAACATGCTCGACCTACAATTCTCAATAAAACAGCCAATGGAAAATGTGTACCGCATTATAGCCTATCCAGCTTATGCGAAAAATGGCGAATCTGGCGTTGCCAAGGCGTTAGTTGTCAAGTCGGGCGATGCCAATTTCCTTTGTGATTTCGCCGTGAAGGATACTGAACGTGGTCAGGGTATCGGAACCCGTATGCTTGAAATGCTGATGGACCAGTTCTATATCAACTGCCTTACGGTAGAGAAGAAAAACGCCATCGCCAAGCACATGTATGAAAAGGCGGGGTTCACCCCTGGTGAAGACATTGATGTTACCTTGGTTAATCCCAGTGTAAACAGGGACCAGAATTGCATACTGATGTCAACTTATCAGATGACTGAGGATGAAAAGAAGGCGTTGGCAATGTTGCTGAACAAGGTAGCGATGAAACTGTTCAACAGTGTCTACATAAATAAATATAACGCATCTGACTTGGATGTAGATGCGTTAGTTAGTGCATTGGTTTCTTGATTTATTTTGCTGGCTGAGCCTGTTCCTTAGGAGCTTGTTCTCCGTTAGGATTGGCTTGCTGTTTCTGTTCCTGTGCGGCTGGCTGACCAGCCTTGAATTTAACACCGAAGTATTTTTCTAGCCTTCCACGTATATCGTTCAGGACATTTTTGTCAGTTATAACCTTGCCGTTTTGTGTAAGGAACGAGGCGATTTCAGTATTGAAGTCTAGTGGGGAATTCTCCTTGGCGGCCTGTATAACTTTGCCCATTATGGTCTTGCCGTGTTCAGGGAATTCGTTTTCTATCTTCTTTTGTAGTTTCTGCTTGCATCCAGCTAGATAGTTATTAAACGCTTTCAAGAGTTTGTTCTTATCGACTTTATCCTCTGTTATGTTTCCCTCATCTTGCTGATTGGCCTGCTTGTTGTCCTGAGGTGTCTGCTGTTGACCTTGTTCCTGAGGGTTTGCTTGTGCAGGCTGCGCTCCTTGTGCTTGCTCTGCACCAGCTTGTGCCTGTGCATTCTGTTGAGGCGGTTGCTGTTGCGGTTGCTGCGGGGCGGCATTCTGCTGCTGAGGCTGTGGTTGAGTCTGTTGCTTCGGCTGTTGTGCAGGCTGGGCCGCCTGTGGCTGTGCAGGAGCCTCGGCTTCCATGCAGATATTCCGTATAGCCACAATATCATCCATGACACATTTAGGAATGTCCAATTTATGAATGCTTGCTTCAAATAAAGTCATAGTCTGTCGGCTCAATCATGAATTCTGACTATAGTTTATATCGTGGTTTGGATGGTTAATGAAAAATCCCACGGTCAGAACCGTGGGACTTTGTCAAAATATATGGGTTATTTATCCGTTCATCGGACGGCCCCTCTTCTTCCTGTAACGGAGAACGGCAGTGTTTGCGTCGGTAGCAGCCATATCCATGGCCGTTTGTTCGTCCTTTTTGGCATTGAGGTAACCTTCCTGGGCTTTCTTGTAGGCGGCGTCATAAACCCTCTTTTCATCTGCTGGAAGATTTATGTAGGAAACCGTTCCTTCAAGGTACTCGGTGTTCGGATTTTGTTTTGTTCCAGACTTAGCAGAAGGGTTTGCATTTCCCTGGGGTGCTACTTTCTGTTGCGGCGTAGGCTTAGCATTACCCTTGGTTGCTATTTCCTGTTGCTGTTGTCCATTCTTTCTTGCAGCTTGTGCCATACGGGCCCTGTATTTCATAAGCTCAATTCTGGCTTGCTGCTCGGCGGCAGGTTCTACACGGGATGGGTCGTTCTTGAACTTTTCTGCGTATACCTTTGTCCAGTTTGCTTTTGTCTGGTTAAAGAACTTCTTTTCGGCATCATCTTTTGGCCCTTTTACGTTAGCTGCTACTTCTGCAACATTATTATCGTTGCCTACGCCAACGGCTGGTTTCACGTCTTTCGGCATTTGGGCTTTGGGCAATGTGCCGTTACGGTATTTGACAAGATGGTTCTGTGCTACCCTTTCGGCCTGCTTTGCGGCTGCCTGGTCATCGGAACCCATTTTCTTGTATACATTTATGTAGTTCTGTACAGTCTTGTTGTAAAACTTTTGTTCTTCTTCGTTTTGAGGTTTAAACTTGTCTGCACCAGTTGGTTGAGCTTGCTTGCTCTGAGCACCTGTTTTAGGGTCGTTTTTAGCAAGACGTTCTTGAATTACTTGCTGTCTCTCTGCTGGAGGATAGTGGGCGAGACGAATACATTCTGCTTTGGTTTCCTTTGGATATTTCCTCTGGTGTTCTGGAGAGATACCAAATTCCTTCCATGTATTGTATTCTGCCTTCGTGATGTCTTTGCTGGCCAAAGACTTTTCAGCCTTCGCTGCATCGAATGGCGTATCCAACAAATTGACATCGGCTTTCTTAGTTGCTACTTGGGTATTGCCAGCTGGCGTATTTGCGTTCTTTACGTCTTTGCTAAATACGTTTGTGACATTCATGTTCTGCTTAGCCATTGCTTGCAACGTCTGCTTTCCGATGAGGCCGTCTGCGGTTACGCCAAGTTTTTCCTGAAGGGGAATCACCTTTTTCTTTGCTTCGGCAAGAAGCTTGTTGAATGCATTTTGGGTATTCTCATCCATTTTGCCAGTTGTGTCGATATCTTCCTTTTGCTGAATAGCTGTTATCGTCTTTGGTCCTAGAATACCATCGGCAACGACATTAGAGTTTGGTAGGGCTGATTGCAGGAAATACTGGACTGTTGCTACATCAGCTCCACGCCTAGCGGTGGGTTTCTGTGCTGCAGCAGGCTGTTCAGCGGCCTTACCATCAGCGGCTTGGGCCTGTTGTCCTTCTGCGTTCTGGGCTGGTTGAGCACCTGTGGTTTGAGCAGGCTGTTCAGCAGTCTTGGTTTCAGCATTCTTAGCTGGTTGCTCACCTGTTGCTTGGGCAGGTTGCTCTGCTGGTTTTGTTTCAGCAGCCTTGTCATCAGTCTTTGCTTTTTTGTACTCAGGATTATTAATTGTCAATTCAAATCCTTTGACACGTTTGAAGTCTTTATCATTAGTTGCCTTCCAGTATTCGTCCTCTAATTTCTGACGCCATTTTTCTCCCTCGGCAGTACCCTTATTCGCTACTGCCTTCTGCTGAAGATTTTTAAGGACTTTCCATATATCGTCGTCAGTTTCTGCATCGTCGATAGAGGTTGGTACGTTTTCGGCTTGTTGGTTGCTTGTCTTCTTTTCTTCTGGTTTGCTGTTTTGGTCATACCCTGGTATTTTTACATTGTAGTCATAATCCTTGTTATTCCAAGTGGGAGGATTTTCTGGCTCCTGTCCGTTTGCTTCCATTTCTTTTTGCTTGTCCTTTTCCGCTTTTTCTTTGCGTTCTTGGTCTGCTTTAATTTTGTCTGCCTTTTTCTTGTCTTCTTCACCCAACGGAGTGTAACCCAAGTCCTTTTTCTTGTCGTCACCTTCCGCTTCGAGGCAGATATTGTTGATTTGCTTGATGGCATCCTTCATGTCAGCGGGGATATGAAGTTTGTCGATTGATGATTCAAAAAGAGATTTCAGCATATAGGCACCCTATACCATTTTCTACATTGTAGTTTATACACTACGGATTACTGAAGGAAATGCTCGTCGGCGTATTGTCGGGCTGCTATCATCAGGGCATTACCCGACTCTTCACCATATTCCTTTACTATCATAGGAAGGTATTTTGTCTTTATCTTTTGCACGAGAGCCGCTCCTGGTGCTGCTACGTCATAGTCATCTTCGTTAGCAAGTTCTCTTGCGGCCTGTTTGATTGTGGGTAGGAATTTCCTCATAGCCTCGTTGGCTAGTTTATTTTTGTCTTCACCAGGCACAAATGTTTCGGCCATAGCCCGAACTTCTTGTAACTTATGTTCGTCATCGGTACCTTCCAGGCATACCTTTCTCAGCTCGATTATGCAGTTTTTTGCTGTTGGGCTGAGGTTCAACTTCTCGATTTGTGATTCGAATAGGTTCATAGTAGTTTCTCCTAATTGGCCTCAACCGTATTGAGGGCTATCATTGTTTCACTAAAATTGGTCTTTACGCCGAACATTCCCTTGTCACCCTTGTCGTATAGTGCGAAATAGAAGGAATATATTGTTTCCTTGTTTGGGTGGATAACGTCAGATACGAATGTCTTGTACTTGCTCGACGTATGGTAAGTAAAATAAAGTCTTCCGTTCATCATGCCCCAGTCGAACCAGACCTCGCCCGCTGGAATGACCGTTCCATCGGAAAGGGTGGTCTCGTCGTTGCTGAGATACTGGAAGATTGTATCACCTGGGGCATCCTCGACAAACTGGATGGTTGCCTTGAAAGTGTATGACGACTCGATGTCGCCATTGGCGTTGTCACCGAACCAGTTGAGAATTTTGCTCCAATCAACGTAGTCTTCGACGGCATATCCGCCTTCCACTTCCTGACCGTTACCAGGGGCGATGTTCGGAATGAACTTTCTAGTATCGTCGTTGACAGCAACAAAGTCACGACCGAAGCCGCTCAGGTCACTTTCGTGCGGCGTATCGTAATCGAAGTTGAAACGGAGCAGGTCGAACGACGGAACTTCCGCTGGTCTAGTGATGTCGTCTGTAACCGATTCACAGTAGGTGTAAATCGGGATGCCGTTCTTGTCGAAATCCTTTGGAAGCACGTAGTAGTCTGGCGATTCTTCGTTGGGGGATTGTGGGTTATCGACTGTTTTGGGGTCGTCATAAGGCACCCCAGGAGTCTCCGAGTTGTACTCGTCAACGCCGCAGAGTTTCAACCCTTCGTGGTAAGTCGTTGTTGTGAAACGGTCGAACAGTAGGAGCTGTTTGAGGGATACATCCTCGTAGTATTTGCTTCCGTCAGCATCCTGTTTCTGCATCAACGTTGTAGACAAAGTATGTAGAATGGAGTAGCCTTCCCTGATAGTCGGACACACGGTTTCCCACAGCTTTTTCTTCTGCATGATGATTTCGCTTGGGTATACCAAGAGTTGTTCCCTATGGATGATATCCTCGTCGATATGGAAGTTCATCTCGGCGTACTTAATCATCTCTGGGGTTTCATACGGCCTGTGGTAAACGCCGTAGCAAGTAATCGGGTAAGTGACCTTGTAAACCTGCTGCTGTGCGTCGGAGTCGGTAATTTCCTCGTTTAGTTCCGTGGTGTTGCTGTTTATGACCACGACTACTGGTCTAGGTATCTCTGGTGCGAAGTCCCATTCCTTAATTACTATCGTCCTGTACTCGTTGAAGTAAGGCTCGATGTTCTCCTTTATCTGGAAGATGTCGGAAATGTTGTCCGCCTGAAACTGCAATTCGAACTGGAATGTGTATGGTGTAGGCTGGATATCCCTAATCCATCGGTCGGCTGACCTGCTGAAAATTTCTCTCGCATAGGTCGGTTGCGGCCTGTTGCCTGGGTCTGGTGCGTTGCTTACAAAACGGATTGCCCCTATTGGATAGGGTATCGTCTGCTGCTTGTACTGAGTTGACGACCAGAAGTTCGTAAAGTTGGCGTTGTTGTGGGTGATGATGGGAATTTTGGCACTTCTTGAATATGTCGTACGGGTCATGTCATCGTACTTGTTGACATACATGTTATTGAACATGTCTATGAGTCCAATAAGGATTTTCTCGATAGTGCGAACGTAGTAAAATGGTCTCATAAAGCATCACCTAATCACCGAATAGTTTATAATGTTTTGGTGGTAGGCTTGACGACCCCGACTTTATAAACTATTTCTGAATACGTATGGATGTTTTCATGAGCCCAAACGAAGAACAGTTCCGTCAGGCAATATCAAGGCTTGACCTACCAAAAGCGCAGATGGAAGCGATATGCGACCTGCATTCCGCTGTTTACGAAGCGATTGACTGGAAAGGCATATACGACAAACTATCTCACCTTGACGACTATCCGAAGGTTAGGAATGCGATTAAGTTGGGTGCCGCAGGCCTCATCGCTTCGTCTCCAATCCACGGCATATACGTAACCGACTGGGATGAAATGGGTAAACGGCTTGGCGGTGGAGACAAGGCGGTTGAACAGTATGTTGACCTTCCAGAGAGGGATTTTCTGGAACGAGAACCAGTCATGGCCTACGATGATAGCTTGGCACAACATGCTTACGACCTTGATGCGAACCCGTATAGCATACAGGGTAATCTTGATAAGAAGGCGGCACTGGAAAAGGAAAAGGAGAACCGTAGTCTAGTCAGGGATGAGTTGAAAGTAGATTATCCGAAAGTCTCTACCACAGAATCAATCGATACGAGTCTCAGGAACTTCATGAAGAAGAACTTGTCATACACATACAAGAAAAAGCACACCCCAGAAGAGCAGGACGCTCACATTGACCGCATCCTGAGGGCAGTTAAAGATGTTGCGGCGATTACCGCCCCTCGTGGTATCGGTGAAGGAGAACTCCTTGCGTTGATATGTGTCGAAAGCATGTTCGACGACAAGCCGAAGACGACAAAGTATCGTGGACTGGCACAGCTGGGCCCCGATGCTATGGCTGACGCCAAGAAACATGCCTCTGAGTTTGGTCTGGATTCAGCTAATATGGCTGACCCAGAAAATGTCGAGAATGCAGTTAACCTTGCTGCTGGATACCTGCTGTACCTGATGTACGATAGCGCCCGCAGTAATATGGTTAATGAGGGTGAAAAGGACGACAGCCTTCATGGAGACATGAGGTTCGTCTTTGCGTGCTACAACGGAGGCATCGGCAAGTCCACTGACCAGTATCACGACAACGAAACCACGAGCGTACCGAAACTGTACCGCAGGGTGCTTCATGGAGATATGACGGCCAATGATGCCGTCCGTGTGAGGGGCAACATGAGCGAGGCTCTTAGCTATCCTTCTAAGATATTCCAGGTACTAGATTACCTGAAATCCATTGGTGTACCGACTCGGTTTGATTCACGTAATTATATCTATCGAAAGAGGTAAGCTGCTTGAATTACTTGGCTATCTATTACGGTATCATAAGGAAGGCACAAGAAAGGGAATATGTAATCGGGGAACTATGCGAAAAGCATCATATAACGCCAGTTTCCTGCGGTGGTAGCAACAAAAAGACAAATCAGGTGGAACTTACACTCAAAGAGCATCATATCTGCCATCTTCTCATGCTTCGTGCTGGCATCTGTACGACATATTATTTTTCCAGACTTTCGTCAAAACAATATATTTTTATGAAGACACTGGAAAAAGCAAAGTATGAACGCAGCAAGCACAAACAGAAAACCCGAAGACGTTATAAGGCTAGCCAAGTATCTCTTGTTTAAGTATGCCCCGATTACGCATACGGTTCTCGGTTTTGCTGAGTTCGTTTTCGATGACGTGAATACGGTAGCCAGCTGCGTAGACAATGGCAAGCTGTATGTCAAGATTAACCGTGACTTTGTCGATACGGTTGAACCACAGGAACTTGCTGTTATCTTCTATATCGAGGCCGTCCGAATTGGTCTTGGCCATGTTACTACACGTTTGTACAGTGACAAGAAGATATCCCTTATGGCATCTGACCTGATTGCCCTAAGGATGGGACTATGTTCCGACATCGGTGTAAACAACACGGCGTACGGCAAGATTTTATCGAAGGTATCGAAACTGGAGACTAACGTCAACTCGCTCTATTACGGCAAGTTCTACAAGCCGTACGATTACCGCAATGCCAGCATCGAAATCCTGTACAAGTTGCTAACCGAGGGTCAGAACGGCGGTCAAAACCTCAATGGCGAGAACGGGGATGATTCCAGCGAGAAGGACTCGTCTGGCGGCATGTCCACTTACCTGAATGACGAAACTAGGGCTGACCAGTGGAATGCGGAAGGCAGCATAAATGAGGCGGTCGAACAGGCTGCTGTCAACGGTGGTGGAAGCTGGGGAACGGCTGAGGCCAACGGGGTTGTCAGCATGTTGTCTAAGGCGGAGAAGGCTGTTGACGGTCGTACCATAATCAGGAAGTTTGTCTCGCAGTCCATTGAATGCGGTTGGAGGGAGTGTCGCTTCAAGAGGAACCGTCGTTTCGACCTGATGTACCCAGGCCATATTGCCGAGTACAAGGCCAAGTTGCTTGTGGCCGGGGACGTTAGCCGTTCAATGCCGACAAGTGCCGTTTCCAGGATAATTTCCCTTATTTTGGCTGTCGGCAAGGATGTTGACATAGATTACTGCTGGTGGAATACCCAATGCACTAAGCCAATCCACTTGACCCCGCTTATGAGAAAAAGGAAGCAGTTCTCTGTTTCCACTGGCGGTGGCACCGACTGCAACTGCGTTTTTCGCATGTTGGACACCTGCCGCACGAGGTATAACGGTATAATCATCGTAAGCGACATGGATTTCTACCCAGAGTTGAAACTGGCCAAGAGGTACAGGGTTGGTAAGATACTGTGGGTAAAGACGAAGCCTGAGCTAGACCCTCCCCAGAAATATGCAAAAAAAGTAGTTGACTTGAATGAATTGGAGCATTAACAGGTGAATCTGTTTTTGTTGCATGATTATAAACTATTTTTGATTGAATTTATCGGCTAGATTATGGCATTGGAACGACTGACGAAAGAAATAGACGTATTGACCTACAATGCAAGAAGCGTGTTGAACGCCCTTATTAGGTCTGTACTCAGATATGGCACATCAAACGGATACACTGTTACAAAGAGTTCCGTCGAACTCAAGCTGACAAGGAACGACATCTATCTCCTTTACAGGCTGTACAATGAATGGGCGGGTCTCGGCTTCGGGAAGGATACTTTCGATGCCGCATGTGATAACGTCCGTGAAAAGTTCATGCCTGCTGCGAATGCAAACCCGCTTCTGGTCGCAGATGCCGATAATGACGAACTGCTCCATGCGGTCATTACCCACTCGAAGATAATGTACCTGAACTCCAGTAACAAGAAACAGGATAACCAGTACTGGATAGACCAGATTATCAACGCAGCCGACAAGACTTACATTCTGAATTCTTCACCCATTCCAATCAACCTGAGGACACCCGTGTTCGATGAGAACATGGAAGTGGACAAGTATTCCCAGTACGAGACCTACTTGCTCCCGATGGGCTACTACATGTCCCTTATCCTCGGTTCGGCTGGTGACGAGGTTGACCACGTCGCTGGCGGTAGGAACTGGTGGTTCGATGTTGACAATGAATTCAAGGTGACTGCCCCGTCTGTCGTGTTCGGTGGAGATGACGGTACGGACAGATTTACATACAGGTGTGCAAGGAATGATACTGGCGACCTGAAGTCATCTCCTAGTTACAGCCTTGCCTATGGCTGGAATACGAAACTGCGTGGAGTGTATGGTACTGTTGGCGGAAGGTCTACCTTCGTTTTTGCCGACAATGCTCACGGAATATCCACTAACGGAATGATACAGGGCAAGTATGCTGGTATCTACGCTGGTTTGAACAACCAAGTGCACGAAACCAATGGCATGACCGCAGGCGGTGAAGACCTTGTCGTTCTCGGTAGCCACGGATTTGCGGCAAACCGTTTCAACTTTGTTGGTTTCCCTGGCATGCTGTTTAAGGTTCCGAACCTTACAAAAATCGACCAAGATTGTGAAGTTGTCGTAAACGTCTGTGAAGCTGACACAGCAAAGACTCTCACCAAGTACAATCCTACCAACATTCTTGACATTTACGACAATCAGAATGAATTGACTCCGATTACGTGGTCTAAGCTCAAGGTTGGCGACCAAGTTATCATTTATGACCAGACGATTAACGGAAAGAACTATCTGAGCTGGTTCGGTGTCGAACTCCACCACCAGATAACGACAATCACTGGAATAGAAACCTACGGTGCGTACACAAGGTTCATCCTTAAAGACAACATAAGGTATAGTGAAATAGGTGTCAACGGTGGTCGTGTCGCAAGGTACAGTTCTAGCGATTACACGAGCTATACTTACGAGTATTCTGGTTCAAGTGCAACTAAAACTCGTAGATACTTCGGTGCAAACTCTACTGCTTTGAACTACCTGACGATAGCTGCTGGTTTTAACCAGACTGTGGTTGGTCTTGCCAACTTCCCTGTTATCAAGCCGAACTTTATTGTTGGTACTGGATATGTCCCAGAAGGCGATGAAATCCAGACGCAGTATGTCGGTGTTGGTGTGTTCGGCAGCGATTCCGATGGATACATCCACAGTAACGTATACCGTCAAAATGCTTTCATGGTGGCTCGTGATTACATTCATGCGGCAACCAGTGCCTATGTAATGATGGGTATGGTCGATGACCAGAAGCAGACTGACGTTAGACACTGGGTCGCAACTACGGATAATGTAAATCACCGTGAATTGTACCTTGAAGCAACGGACGGTTCTCTCGAAGTTGCATGCAACGACCCGCATGACAAGACGCTTGACACCAGTAATTATCAGCAATACCATACCAGCCACATTGGCCTATCAAATACTAGGATGGTGATTGGACGGTTTACCGACCGTTCTAAGGATGCTGACAAGAGCTGCCTTGCCGCAATCAACTTCTATGACAAGCGTTGGTTCGATGAGCACGGCGATGTGAATGCTAATAAGATGCCGAGAAATACGGCTCTCGAACTCTTGGGCGAGAACGCCATCCGTGAATTGAAGACGAACTTCAACATCACTAATGGTTTTGTGACGAAAGACGGCTACATTTGCCAAAGCAGGTATGCTCCAAACGGAAGTTATGGCGTATGGAAGGATAACAGCGTTGCGGGCGGATTGTATTACGAGAACGAATACATTGCCATAAGCAGTGCTAATACCCTTTCGCTGTATTCGGCAAACCTGGTCATGCTTGATTCCAAGAGCAGGGTTCATATCGATGGTCCTAGATTGACCATTGACCAGATGACCTCAACTATTGGAACGCTTGCATTGACTGGCGATGCAAAGAGCCATTGCCATGACTGGATTTGTGGTTGTGGATTTGTCAATGGAGAACAAAAGCCCGACTTTGCCCGTGTGATGTATGGCGGCTTCATGATTGCTACGTCAGCTGACGTACATTATGGATGTACAAAATATATCTTGCCTGCACGTGACGGTACGTGTTGGGGCCTTGATGAATTCTCCGCTGGTGGCTCCGCATCGGCTCACATCTTCTCCTCTGTTGGTGGAAACAACTCGAAGATTCCTGGTTACGATACGTCGTGCAAGACGGAATCGGTGAAGTTGATTTTGCCTGGTCCTAGCTATGTTGACCACATTCACCCTGTGATGATGCGTTACAAGGAAGCCGAGTACACCAATGGTACGATGACCAAAAATGAAATCATGCAGGTTGACAAACTTGCCCTCTATGATGACATCGTTATCAGGCGTACGCTCAAGGCTAGCAACAATAGTGGTGCATCACGATGGGTTAAGATTGCTGAATTGGTTGTTCCGCATCCTGAAAACGGAATACAGTGCTATGTTGCTGGTTCATTTATCGTTATGGCTTCTGGTAGTGCTGGATGCGCTAAACGAGAACTTCACTTCAATTTGATTGGTCTTAACGGAACATCCCACCCGAATGTCGTGAAATACGTGCATTACACTGATAGTCAGAATAGAAGCAGGACTAGCAACATCCATGCGTGTGGTAACGTTAGAGCCGTTCTTACCAACGTAGTGGGAAATCCTCCTAGCGACACAACGTCAGCTTATTATGACCTCTGGATTGAAGTCTATCAGGCTGACTTCATCAGTGTATATCCGTCTAGCGTCACTGAAGGACAAGGCCACATTAAGTGGAGGAGTGCGCACTGGGCTCTTGAAAGTGTAACAGACACGAACTGGGTGAAAGCAAGTAAGCCAGCTTCTGATATTACTACTCGTTCTGACGCTAACTTGGACTTTGTAAGTTAAATTTAATTGATTGGAGTGTTTTATGGCACAGAGTTTTTCTAATGCGTTTCCAATTGAGTCTATCGGTCGTGACATCGCTAGAAACAACTATAATTACGAATCGATTTTCAATGCGTTGATGGAATGGAATAATTCGGATAAGGATTATCTCACTGTCCGTCTGATGAAAAACAGTGCACCGTATTTCCATACATGGACTATTCCTACGAAGAAGGCACAGTCTAAGACGGCCAGCATTTCGTTGATAACTCCTGTTGCACCCAATGCGTTCGACCTTGACGGTGAATACGGCATGGTTGCAGCCACTGATGCGACAGAGGAAGGAAAGGACGATGTTGTAATCCGCATTAACGTGGCTAATAGCGGTGGAACCAGTTGGAGGGCGTTCATCGATGCTTTCGTCTTTGATAATGAGACGGATGCGGAATCCCTTCAGTACGCCATTTACCGCAAGGCAGGCGACACGGACAGTTCATATAGTCTGTTCATCGTGGATAAGCCGAAAGACGATACGACGACACCAGCAACCGCAGCAACTACATCAGCGTTGATATCCGAATATAGTTCTTCTCAAAATGCGGCTAAGCATCATTTCATTGTTAACAAAGGTTCTGTCTATGCGGTGACATCTGGAAACGGAGAGCCTCTATATCTCACAGACCTCGGTACGTCGAAGGCTGTGTATGTAGGCTCGGTGTGGGAAGCTGGCAAGTCATACAACAAGGGCGACCTCGTTGTACGTAACATAGCGAATGAAGAAGACGAAGATAACTACCACATGTTCGTGAACCTTGCCGAAGACAATGCCAACCTGAGTGACCCTGCCGATTACTTGGGAACACTTTCACCTGATTATGGATATTCCGAGTATTCTGGTGAAGACCCGCTATGGAAGGAGATTGTCCTTCTTCCTATAAGCAACGTATTCAGTTCTTCATCTGTCATCAGGATGAAGCCAGACAATGACTTTAGGGGAATTGTCTTGCAGAATGCAGACGATTCCTATGCGGAAACGAATGTGAATATCGGAATTGAAGGTAGCACCAAGTACAAGGTTGCCGACAGCACGTATGCACGCCGTGTCAAGATATTCAATACGGCCAACTACACGATGTTCCCGTATTCTACCGCCGATGTGTGGATGGAAGGAAGGGTTTGCACTTACGACCCGAGCATTCCTATCACACAGAGACAGGATTACAGTGCAAGCATGGTGTTCGACCATTCTGACGAGGATGTTTCTACCGTAAACTACATCAACTATGACGGGCCCGACCTCGACCAGGGATTGTGCATCTACCTTCCTGTCCACGGAAAGTCAGAGAACGGTAACGGGGAGAATACGCCAGAGGACGGATACACATTCGACTTCTTCTTTAGGATATGGCCTAACCCAGGGTACAACGGACAGTCTACCAACGACCTTATCATCAACAAGGCACAGATATACGTTTACTCGGTTGAAGATGCTGACGAGGCCAAGACTGGCTCATGCACGCTTAACCCGATTGCTAAGTTCAGCATGGCTAGACTTACCAACTTCTACGTCTATGACGAAAACATCGGTGTTCCTAACAGGCCAGTGATGTACCGTGCTACCTTTGTCTATGCCAAGGGCGAGGAAGGTGAAGACGGCCAGTGGAAGCTGTTTGACTACTACCAGTTGCCAGACCATGTGTTCATCGGCCCTGTCGGATTTGTTGACCCGACTAACAAGGGTATCATGGACGATTCGAGACCTGGCAACGAGTACAAGGGTTATGAAACCGCTGGTTTCCCGATGTTTGCCGACCCGTTCGAAAAAACTTCGCTTACGCCCGTGCAAGAATAGCATTTAAAAAATGTAATTTAGTAGTGAAGAGAGATTAAACCGCTTCTTGTTACATTATTTTTGCCTATTATGGTGGATGGAGAAAGATGTATACACGTTCAGAAATAAATAAGTTCCTACGATGCTATAAGTGCACTGGAAACCAGAAGAAGACCGCACACGATTTTGCCGAATTTGCACATGTTGACCAGAAGGATAAGGCTGGTGGAACCTTGATGTCCCATATCGAGAGAGTGGTAGAGTTCCTTGAAGATAACGGTTATAGCGACGACGTTATTACCGTAGGATATCTCCACGACATCTTGGACAACGGTGGTTTCTGTCAGACTGATTTAAGCATGTTCTTCCCAGAAACGGTGTGGCAGGCTGTGAGCCATCTCTCCCACAACAAGACATCTTGTCGTGAAGAGTATCTCAGCAAAATCATGGAGAACAAGATTGCCACAATCGTCAAGATTGGCGACTTGACCGACAATATGGTAATCACCAGAAAGGAATATCCAACCGACAGGGAATACTGGAAGACTTGCAAGTACAACCGTGAGATTGAACGGCTTACCAACAGGCTCCATGAGTTTGAAGAAGAGCCTGCGGCTGAATAGGTGAATTTGGGGGATAAAGGAAAGGCGGCTTTAAGCCGCCTTTTCATATTTAGAACATATTGTCGAAGTCGAAATCACCAACGTCTTCCTCTCCAGTTTCCTGAGATTGGTCTGTCGCTGGTTCTGTCGCTGGTTCCGCTGTGGGTTCTTCCGTAGCTGGTGCTTCCTCGGTCTGCGGTGCTTCTTCCGTAGTTGGGGTTTCTTCGGCAGGCTGTTCCGTTCCAGTATCAGTCTGTCCCTCGTCGGTGAAGAGGTTTTCCAAGTCCATATCCGACAGCTCATCGGTTGGGGCTGCCTCTTGTGACCCGTTGTCCATGCCGAACAGGTCGGCCTGCTGTTGCGGGTCAGGTTGGACGGTTTCCACCTCATCCTTCTTCGAGTTGAAGATTTCATCGCCTTCCTTCTTATTCTCGTTGACACCAACCATGGCATGCACCTTGTCCATAAGGTCGTCTACACCCTTTGTTCTGGTCTGCTTGATTTCAGTCTTTTCGACAGGCGTTTCGGCAGCTTCGTCGTCTGTTTGAGTCATTTCTGGGGCCAAGTTGGATTCCATCAGGCATTTGCGGTACACCTTTGAAATGGACTCGTACAGGGCGGGTTCATGCCTCTTGAGATATCTTAGTTGCTGACTGAATGTTGATGCCATTTTGTTATCCTACTACGTTGTCGGTCTTTCCGTTGGCAACGGCGTTGATGTTCTGTTGGAGCTTATCGAGGTCTTTATCAATTTCCTCTTGTGCCTGCAGGGCTTCTTTCTCGTTTTCTGCCTTCTTCTTTTCGATTTCATCGAATGCTGCGGCAACATCAGCGAACTGCTTGGCGTTCATGTTTTCCAGGTTTCCTTCGATGGGCCTGGATTTCACAGATGTTTGACCATTCTGTGCGGCAGCGTTCTGCTCTGGCGTATTTGCCGTAGAGACTGTCGTTTGCGGCTGGGGTGTGATAGTCGATTCGAAAGTCGGATTTTCCTTCCTCCACACGTCGTAGAGGGAGTTGATGGTTTTCTTGAAATCCTCGTCTTCGACGAATGTGTTGATGAACTTGATAAAGGTCATTGTGCGTTCCTCATGGAATTGCCTCTGATTATAGTTTATATTCTTGGTTGGTTTTCTGTACCAGATTATAAACTATAATTGCAAAAATGGAGACCCGATGGAAAGCAGAAGTATAAAAATAAAGGATTATGTAACTCATGAACGTGTTCCTGTTAGGGGGGATTCCCACGGAAATTTCACACTGAGTCCTTTAGGCTTTCCATTCGTGAACCGAAGCGGATATATGCCTGGTGTGCCTGGTTCCGTTCCTCCTACTACGTTCAGTGCGGATATGCTGGTCAAGCCTGATTTGACTAAGGATGAGCCTGAGAACTTTTATTTTCTTGAATATAAAGACCATTTCGACTTTCCCCGTACGGACAGCGACCACGATACGTTTATTGTTACTGCCAAGCTAATTGAGGATGAAACTGGATATATCATTTCTAGCGAGCATGCTAATTTTACCGCAGGATGCTATGTATCTATTGCGGTAAGTGATTCTACATACGAGTCGCTTAACCGAGACTTTACGTTGGATAAAGATAACCACATTCCGATAGAACCAATTAGTCCTTCGGCTGAGGAAGGAATTGAGTGTACGGTAACGTTCCGCCCAGAGAGGACGGAGACTGATGATGAACATCCGCTATTCATCAAGTTTACTGGAAGCGGTGACAACAACGGTACATACAAGCTTTTCGTTGATGACAGCGACAGCTCAGGAATTTTGCATTACACTTGGATGTATAAAACCTCCAACGAAGTAAAATGTGACCCAGAAAATGCGGTTACATTTGACGGAACAGAAAACGACAACGTGCGTGGTCATTATCGAAACAGGGTTAGCGACGAAGAAGTTGCCGACTACCTGAACAATGTTCTTGGAGCCGCTATTGAATGCGGTAAGTTCCGTGGTGCCGAATATCCTGTAGATGCTCACGGTCTGCTGGTAAAATGGTTCCTGAGCCGTGGTGCAATCGTGCACTCGGTTGCTGGAAAGACTGTCGTCATAGATGGCTTTGGACACGTGTTGGATACAACTGGATTGGGTGATTGTTCTGGAACGCCTGCTACCGACGAGCAGGGCCCGTATAACATAGGTGTCCTGAATGATTGGCTAATGTCAACTGCTGGCACTAATGACTACGAGGATTATCCCTCCGAGGAATTGACTGGCGGCAATAACAACATCTCACTCGAAGTAGAGAAGTCTGGTGAGCGTCACACGTTTGTTATCCAACAGGATTTGGCAAACATGGTGCAGACACCTCCTAGAAAGACCTTTATTCATCTTCCTGCTGGGGTTGACCTCGCTGATGGAACAGAGATTGAACTAAATGTCGCATTGCCTGTAATAACTCAACCTGGCACTGTTGGTCAGACAGATACGAATGTCAAGGAAGCACTTAAAAGCTTTACGGACTATGTGTCTCAACCTATGGTGTATATCTTGTCTGGAAAGCAGACACCGCTTCCAAACAACTCCGTCTTGAATAGCGGAATAACAACGTCAGGTGATTCGTTCACGATTGTACCGAAGCATCCGTACATGATAGAGAATGGGTCAATCGCATTTGGTCTGTATAACCGTTATGAATGTTCAAAGACTTTCCGTTTCTCTGGAAATGCAACCACTCACCAATTGAATGATGGTGCGTTTGTCAACCAAGACCATTCAAAGGTAATGTTCGACACCGTAGAAGAGGTTTCGGAGGTGGGCGATTACATCTTATTGAAATATGATGTCATGACCCCTGTTATCGGTAAAGTTACCGAATTAAAGGAAACCTCTGTTGTGGTTGATTTTGGTAGGGAAATGAAAATGCCATATGATGGCTATTATGAAGTAGAGTACAATGGTGCTAGACGCAACATGACTCTGGTTGAGGGTGATGCTCCACTCTATGACATTGACGTGGACCCGACGGGTATTGCGGTTGATGACCTCCTTGAGTTTGACGTACTTGAAGGTCACGAGGAAGAAAAGCTCATTGTCTCAAAAAAGACAACAGGAGAAACTACCACGTTCGGATTTTCATCTCCAGTGTCAAGCGAGCCAGACGACGTAATACATGGCTTCTTTACATCGATAGAGGTTACTGACAAGGCGTTCCCGTATGACGTTCACAGCAGACGATGGTTAATGTATTCCAAGGACGCTACCTGCATGGTAGATGTAAGGGCGGTCGATGACCAAGATGGATTGACTGAGCATACGGAAGATAGTGGAGCGTTTGATACCGAAAAGACTTTGGAAGATTTGAAACCGTATTATACGGAGCCAAAACTGATTGACAATGATTCTATCATTGCCACTATCTACCCGACATCAACAAACACATTCCCTTGGAGACTTAACGGCAGAAACCGTGTTCGTCACTTGGGATTGACAAGCAATGCCAACGTAGACTATGTTGAAGGTGGTGACAAACCTCTGACACGACTTGTGTTTGAGATGAATGAAGGGGTATATTCTGGTATCAGCGGTATGTTCCGTGGTTATCACCCGATATCAGAATTGCGTTATTGCGAATCTAACAACGACACGGCAGAAGGAAACTCCGTTCTCGGTTCACTCCTTAGGGTGTATCTCCCACAAACCCTTGATGCTGATGTGGATGAAGAACACAAGGATGATATCTATGTCGTACGTCGTGCAACAAAGGCGTTCCATGACCTTATCGGCGATTTCAAGGTTGCCCGTGTTGGTTATACCTCTTCAAGGACGTTGGAAAACAAGAAGAATACTAAGTGGGGAGACGGTTCTGATACTCCATCTCCAGTCACATCAGGCACGAATAACCTTCACCGTCTTAATGACTGGGAAACGAAGATAATTCATTTGCCCAACTACTGCCTTGGTGTTGACGCAAGCCTAGAAAGAAACTTGGCATACGCTGGTTGGAACAAGGACACTTACGGAGACAACTTCAGAATATTCTATGATAGGCGTGTTGACCCGTTCGTAGAATGGGATGGGTTCGGACCGTTTATGGTCGGTAACAGACGGTATAGTGATTTCAAAGATAACTCTGGAACAACGCAAAGGACTGTGGATAATTACGCCGACGAGGCTGATGGTGACGTTCCTTTCAACTACACTGCGGAAAACAGCGTGTTCAAACTGTTTATTACGGATGCTAACGAACAGACACGCAACCAATATGGTGCATTCGTCCACGGGTTGCTTGAGCTTCCTATCATAAAGAGAGGTCTTCAGTCAATATCTTGGCTTGCTGTGGAGGAGGGTGAAGAAACTGACGCCCTGAAACGTGAATGCGAGTTTGCCAACCGTGACATGGAACCGTTCTATCCTATGTCACACGTGATGTCCACTGACGGCGTAGCATTTCCTGATGTTAGCAGGAATGCTTTACGTGCAGTTGCAAAAATGGACGACGAAGATGTTAAACGTGCCCTTCTTGCAATACCAGATAAGGTGGTAATATATAACGATAGAGTAATTCAGGATAAGTCTCTTACTGCCGAACTGATTTCAGTAAATATTCCAGATGAGGGTATCGATGAGAATCCAGCCGTTGAGTACATGAAATCCCTGCTTACGATGTATTCCAATGGAATGCCGTTGCATATGTATGATGCTCACAGGGCAATCAACGTCAATTCTCCTAGTGGCCCTTATGGCGATTTGCTTCAGGTACATGAAGTTGACGAATACAATAGGCATGGTTCTTTGCAAAACCATGAACAGCACAAATACTGTGACTTGGCAACCGTATCTGGGCAGGAGACTGAAGATGTCAACATGACATACAACTTTATTTCCGACAGCGCAATCGACCCGCAGGACGCACCTATGTCGTTGACAACCCCGTTGGAAAATGTGTCGGCTACCTTCATCAAAAATGTATTCACTGGAATGTACACTAGGGTGCATGTCAAGGCCATGTTCTCGTCATCGTTGGGAAGATGGGTAGTGAAGGATTACCGTCAGTATCCTAGCTGCTACCTGACACCTCTATACGGTGCGAAGACGCTTGACTACACGGAAAAGTCTTACTCATACGGAAACCCGAAGAAGTACGCCAACCGTGTTCCTATGAGTGAAGGCGTAGAAAACAAGAAGTTCACTGTCAGCAAATACATTGCCGCATGCCCTGAACAACCTCTATGGCAGATGCCTTGTGGTGTCGGCAGCGACTATATTGATGCCATGAATAAACGCTATGTGGATGTTCCTCCTATGGAGATGAACCCAGGTTGCGTGCCGTTCTTGTTGGAGAGTTTCCCGTATGATGACGACGGAAAGGTGAATAATTCAGTCAAGTTCAGGAACTTGTACGAAAGCGTTTCAACCCCGATGGATGCTAACGGAGACCCGAAGGAAGGTTCAGTCCCAGAGGTGAACTTCTGGAACATCAAGCTTCATATCAGGCCAGCCCGTAGCGCATACCCAGGTGCCGATATTCCTAGCAACAGTGCAAGGACTGGCGGAACCCTTGGCGAGCCTACTTTGGGCATGTTTAACGACCCGATTACAATTTAATGAAATCTTTTGTCAGAGTAGCTTTCAAAAAACATATATTTCAGCATAGAAGTTAAACCCTCTATTGTTGGGATTTTAAATATGAAGGCAAGTACCCCCGAAAGCGGGTTCATAGTCAATCTGAATGCTGAACAGAAGGAACTCTTCAAGATAGCACAGAAGTATGGCTGGAACCGTCAGAAACTACTTGATAATGCACAGAAAGAAATCGACAAGGCTGGCCTCGGTATCACCAAGGATACGTTGCGCAAGCGCTTTGACAGACTTTCCGAAAGATTCAACACTTACAATGCGGCTTTGAGCAAGGATGAAAATGTCCCTCAGTATCCACAGGACAAGGAAGACCCAGTCGAAGACCGTAAGGAAAGTGAAAACACCTACTTAAAAAAGCAACTGAACAGTCTCCGTGCTGAAAACAACAAGCTCAGGGTTCGTTCATACGTTGCAACCGAGTTGGCCGATGCGTTGAAAACAGAGCTTACCGAAGTCGAATACGACAAGTTCTACATCAATGTCAAGAAGGCTAACGACGGTGATAACCACCTCGTTCTTCCCATCTCTGATGCCCACTATGGCGAAGTTGTTCCAAGTGCAAGCACCCATGGAATTAACGAGTACAATCCAGATATTTCCAAGGCCCGTCACCTCAAGCTCTTTGAAAAGGCCCTCGAAATGGCCCGTGACAACAAGTGTGGAACCCTTGACATTCTCATGCTGGGTGACCTCTTCTCTGGAAACATCCATGATGAACTCAAAGAGACTAACGCTGGCCCGCTGACCAAGCTCCTTGTAGACTACTTCAAGTTCATTGTAGGCGCCTTCAAGAGCCTGAGAAACCAGTTCAAGAAGATGAATGTTTACTGCGTCGTCGGCAACCATTCCCGTACAAACCAGAAATGGCAGGCCAAGAACAAGGCTTACGATAACTATGAGTACATCCTGTACAAGTTCATCGAGGAAGCATTTGCCGACGATATGACCGTTTCCGTCCATGTTTCCGAAGCCCCGTCTGACATTGCCGTAATCGGTGAACAGAAGTGGAAGATTGAACACGGTGACGCATATCGTGGCGGCGGTGCGTTCTGCTCCCCGATTAGTACGGTCACCAGAGACAACTTCAAGGACTACGGCATGTTCATGAAGATGGGCATTGATTTCGACGTGGCCATCATGGGTCACTGGCATCGTGGTGGCGAATGGTTCCTCAGCGGAAAGTGCATCCCTGTGTTCCTCAACCCGTCAATCGTCGGTCCTAACGAATACAGTATTGAAAAACTGCATGAGACGTTCCCTGCTTCCAGTTACATCTTTGTGACCAACGGCAAGGAAATCACGTCCCAAACCCTCTTTATGTTGCAATAGATTATGGCTACCTTCTCAATGGCAAAGGCTCACATATTGAGGCTCGCTCCTGAAACGGCGTGCCTCCTTATTGGTCAGCCAGGTATTGGTAAAACTGATTTCGTTTTTGACCTTGCTAAAACGCTTGGTCTTGAACTCGTCAAGCTCCGATGTGCCGAAGCTGGTGAAACGGGTGACCTCACTGGTCTCCTGCGGGAAGTTAATGGTGTCCATTCGCATACCATTCCCGACTGGCTTTCCCACAACCAGCCAGTGTTGCTGTTTCTTGATGAAATCAACCGTGCCAAGAAGGACACCATCAACGCTATCATGCAGCTTTGTACGAAGGAACAGGAATTCCTTGGTCACAGGCTCGCACCTGGGTCAAGGGTTATATGTGCGATGAACCCGTCGTCTATCGCCAGTAACGATGTTGACGAGCTGAACCGTGCATTGTACTCTCGTATGTCCAGAATTCACATCGATGTTAGCAAGAGTGACTGGCTTGCCTGGGCTACAACGCACGGCATCCACCCTGATATAATTAACTATATTGACCAGGCGACTGACGAACACCTGTTCAAGATGGATGATGTTGACCTCTTTGAGGATGAAAACACGGTCAACCCGAGAGCGTGGGAAAACTTCTCGAAGATGTACACTAACGGAATTCATCTTGGTGATTACAAGCAGAACCCTACGTTGATACAGAGTGATGCTGCAAGCCATCTAGGCCCGAATGAGGCATTGGCGTTCTTCTCTTGGTTGTGCACGAAGCGGATGTTCAACCCGCAGAATTTCCTCTTGGAAACCAACGCCACCAAGGCAATCGCTGCGGCAAGCCGTGTTTCCAAGATGCTCGACGTGTATCAGACCGAGCTGTGCAGGAATGTGACAAAGACGATGATAGTCCTCCTATCAAACCCTGCGATGGAAAAGGAGAAGAGCACTATCATCACCAATCTTTACTACCTGTATGACCGTCTGTCGGTGGAACATGTGGCTGATGCATACGAGAATTACATCAAGCCCGCAGTTCTCCAAAACGACAAACCTGATTGGTTTACGAAGCTGGCCCACACCAACGAGGATACCTGGAGCAAGATAAAAACAATCATTCAGGGAACTGGAAAACCCGTTGTTTCTGTAAAAAAATCTAAACAAACCAAGAAAAAATAACTTTTTTTAGAAAACCCCTTGCAAAAGGGGTTTTAATATACTATATTCTTGTTCAGTGGATTAAAAGTCTCACTCAACAAAAAGGTACAATATGATTATTAAACTCAACCTCACAGGCATTCCTTCAATTCGTTTGAAGGTTTCAAATAAACTCACTCATCAACTCCATGTCACCCGCAAGTTGGACAAGTATGGCCGTCGCATTGCTACGTCCTGGGTTACAAGCAACACCGAAGTGACGCTTGAACGCTACCATGCCAACAAGAACAGCAAGGATGTGGATGGTTTGATTTACGTCGGTCGTGCCTTCCAGCAGTACATGGATAAGTTCGATGCCGCATTCGGCTACCGTCTGGCTGGTGTCCGTGCGTTTACCAAGTTCTTCCAGACCAACGGAAAGGATTTCGAAGACGCTACCAAGCTTGCTGAATATGTGATGGATGCCATCATTGAAAGCAAGGACAAGGCCAACGTCGTTGTTTCTGGTTTCGGTAAGGCTCCTGCCAAGCAGGTAGTTGCCGCTGATGCTGCTCCTGCTAAGGCAACGAAGCGTGGTCGCCCGTCCAAGGCTTCTAGCGCAAAGTCTTCCGTTGCTCCCAAGAAGCGTGGTCGTCCTCGCAAGAGTGATGCTCCTGTGCAGGAAAAGCGTCGCCGTGGTCGTCCCCGCAAGATGCCGTCCTAAGGAGGATGTTACATGAAGAAGGAATTCAGTGGATACTTGAGTGCCTACACTCCTGCTACAAAGGACAATGTCCCGTTTGTCAAGTTTGCCATAAAGACCAGTGAGAGTGGTGCTGGAAAGCATCTTCTCGATGGCACTCAGGACATTGACAATGCGTTTGCAAGCGTGAAGGATTTCGTAACGAACAAGGGTTATGGAAACACGAAATGTGACCTTGATGACCCTCTTCGTGTCAAGGTAACCTTTGCCTCATTCTCCTATGATGCGTTCCTCATGTCAATCGCTGTAAAGAAGAAGGTTGACAAGGAACTCGGCGATGTGGCTGAGTATACGTTCAATTTCGAAAAGGACCCGAGCAACGATGACACCCAGTTCTGGGCTTCCCATCTCAAAGTCAAGGAAAATGACGATGGTGATGAAAACAAGGAAGATGAAGACGAAGTGTCTCCCGTTGATGCCGAAATCATGGCACAGACTGACAGTCTGCTTGGTCTCGACGGTTCTCCTAAGAAGAAGAAAAAGAAGGCGTCTGGTTTCGTCAAGTATGCCGTTACGGTTGAAACGAAGTCCGAAGATGACGCTGGCACCGAAGATGTTCCGTCTGAGGATGCCGAATGATGAAGTATACGCCAGAGACTGACAAGATTTTGGCCTGGGTTTTTATCCTGGTCATAATCGTTGGTCTCCTGATATACTTTTTCTAAAGTGTTGGGACGGCCCTACCATTACTTCAAAAATGGGTCTTTCAATGCTTCGGCGTTGACGTTCCGTCTACGAAATAAGGACGGGTAGCCTCGACCAAGGCTACGGGATAAAACCCGAAGAAGGTGAAGTGTCATGGTTAGTCCGATGGACCTTCGGGAAAGTCGGATTTTTGTTGGAGTGGGGAAAGGCTGTCCTTCGGGACAGCCTTTTTCTACATGTGGGCGCCTTTGTCGAAAAGGCCGCAAACGTTTTCTTCTGTAAGGACAATCCAGTTTACACCTCTGTTAGCGCACCAGTTTCGTGCGGCTGTCCATTTTGCTTGGTTCACCATCACTTCCTCGCATTGCATGTAGTAGCGTGCCATCTTCTTTTGGTGGGCCCTAACCTTCTTTGCGTTTGCACTCTCGGTCAATGCTTTCGGTGGTTTCGGCATGATTGCAAATTTCTCTGGCTTGATTTCAATGAGGAACTTGTTTATCTTGCTGTCAGTAGCCGACTTGCATTCGCAGTAGATGTCGGGGAAATACTTGCTCATCTTGTGCAGCTTCGGTGACATGTAATAGATTTCGAAATCAGGTTCGTAACCCCATTTTAGGACATAGCTGTTGTTGTCCATTGCCTGAAAAATCCTTTCTTCCCACGATGACTTGCATATCGGGGCTGCCAGATTTTCCATGTACTTCTCTGGATGAACCAACTTGTAACGAGCGTGTTTCGTCTTTGTTCCGTAAATCATGCTACCACCCCTTCCGCATATGGGCCTAAAATGTTTTTGATAACGTCTTCGTTGTAGTCATCAACGAGTTCGTAAGTCACCTCGATGTCGGCTGGATATACTTCAATTGCGGCTCTTCCAGACTGGTTCGACGGGAATGGCGTAAACGGCTTGCTCATGTTTACTGGGTAGACCTTCTTGCTGCAGTTATCCAGAATTCTAGTCAGTTCGTTAACAGTGTCCTCGCTTATTTCGTAATCTGCCAGCATCCTGAGGAGCTGATAGTATTTCTCGGTGAAATAGGGGCTCACTGTCTTGTCAACAAGATTATGGGAGATGGATATGCACTTCTTCTGTTCTTGTTTCGATATAGGTTTCTCGCCTACGTTTACTTCGTTTTCCCTGTCTGGGGCCGTCCTGAACTGGATGGCTTCCTCGACCTTGCTCGTCGGCTTGTTAGCGGCACTTGACCGTTTGTGCTCTTTGCATACTTTTACTATGCAAGATGCTTCAAGCTGTGATAGCAACGAGTCGAACTGGGTCTTCGGGTTGTCACGGTAAATCTCACGGAATTCGTTTGCTGAAAATGACTTGTAACCGAGCTTCGCTGCGATACACAGGTCATACAGGTCGGCTTCGAAGGCTCCCTGCCAGAAAACGTCGTTAAGGCGGAGGTTTGCGTTTATCTCCTTAATCTTTGCCTCGATGTCCTTCATCAGGCCTGGGCACAAGTGGCTGAAACACACCGTCCAGCTCTTGAACGTGTTAATCATGTCGATGACCGACATGCCGTAGAACTCCACGTTGTTCTTGTATTCTAGCGTGTAGATGAAGAAGCACTCGAAGTTACCAACCATCTTGATGAAAGCCGTTACATCGAACTTCTGCGTCAACAGGTCGGCATAAGCCTTGATTAAGGCACGGAGTGGCTTCATGAGCATCTCGAATGTCATTTCGATTGCTTCCTTGATGCTCAAATACAGCTTCATAAGGAAGTCATGCAGGAGGTCGTTCAGCGAACCTACTATACCGCCAGCCAGTCCTACACCTACACCAAAGGACAGAGGGAACTTGTTCTTGAGACATTCTATCACCATTTCTGGGTTTCTAGTAATGTCGTTTCCGTCAGCGTCTTTCTTGCAGTCCGTGACGCATGCGATTGCACGGCAGAAGCACGGGCAGTCAATCATGATTTGTAGCAGTTCTTCCCACTTGAAGTCAAGGGTAACTGCTGCACCGACACCCACATCCAGCGTTGCCGACATTTTAAGGTCGGAAAGGATTTTGGAAATGCACGCAAAAACGGCTGCGTTAAACCTCAATAGGGCGGCTTCCAGCCGTAGACGGGCGGCATCAATCTTTGCGAAAAGGACGAATGCAGCCTTCGTTGCGATGTCTATTGTCGCCTGAATCCATGCAATCCATGTGCCTATCGTCTGGCAGAGGCTCTTGCTTAATGTCAGTGCTCCTTCAATCCCGATAGGGAAGTTGAAGTGGTTGAACTGGCCGAAACCGAAATTCAAGTTAGACAGCATACCAACGGCGGCATAGGCGTTTATGCCCATGGTGTCCCTACACCAGTCGAATACGACTTTCGTACAGTTGGTCGCTTCCAGCTTGCTACTGACATTATTTATGGAATTGGCGGTCTTCTCGACAGCTTCTGTAAAGCTGCTCAAAATGCCAGAATCCTTTGCAGTAGCCGAAGTTTCCTGTCTGGGCGAAATTACGTCTGTAATGCACTTTGCCATTTGATTGTATGCCGCATGTTTCGATAATAGTTTATATCTGGTCAAAAATCGTGGTTGCATTATAAACTATCATTGAAACTAAAGGTGCATTATGGCCACTACACAGCAAAATACATCTACTCAAACGTCCAATCAGACCGTCAACAACGCCTCGACTAATAATGATATCAAGTCGATTGCTGACGCTCTCGCCGCATTGCCGAAAGAGACCGAGCAGACGATGAAGGGATTTCTTGACCAGCAGATGGCCAATGCTAAGAATGTAAACGATACCCTTGTCGAACAGTTCGGTAGTGCTATCGATAATAGCGAGATTGCCGCAACAGTCAAGGAAGTCAATGACGCTTTCCGTAAATCTAGTAATGCAGCGGAAAAAGATGAAGAAAACGAGAAGCAGCAGACTGTTTTGAGAAATATACAAAATGACCTCGACCGAATTCTGGAAATCCAAGGGGATTCCCTTCGGGCCGAATTGGCCCGTGATGAAGCGGTCAATGATGCTAACCTGAACGAGGTTGAAAACAAATCCGAAGAAAAGGCGGACGAAGAAACCGATGTCGTAACGGAAGATATCAAGCCTACGGAAGTAAAGGTCGATGTACAGCTCCCAGAAATGTCTAAGGACGATTCCTCTGATAAGAGCGAGACCAATGAACCGAGCAAGGAGGAAACCTTGCTTGGAAACATTGAGGCTGCCCAAAAAGAACAGAATTCCTTGCTGAACGATATTAGTGATAAATTGGCTGATGCCGATGCCAATGATGTTGAGACTGACGAAAGCAAGTCTGACGTTCCCAGCAGGGAGGAAACCTTGCTTGAAAACATTGAGACTGCCCAGAATGAACAGAATGCCTTGTTGAACGATATTGGTCAGAAGCTGACTGATGTTGATACCAATGAGCCTGATACTGACGAAAGCAAGGTTACCGTTCCCAGCAATGAGGAAAACTTGCTTAAAGACATCGTTACTGCCCAAGATGAGCAGAATACTTTGTTGAACGATATTGGGCAGAAGTTGACCGAGGTCGATGAGGGAAATGTTGAGCAACCAGAGGAAGTGGCGAAGGATGTTCCTAATGAGACTGAATTGCGTGTTTCCGAAGTGAACGACAAATTGGGCAACATCAACGACACGCTTGATGACATTTTGGAACAGTTTGGAGATTCGGTTGCGAACACGGATGTCAATGAACCTATGCCAATCAATGTTCATGTTGAGGTGGAAACTAAGCAGGCGGAGAAGGAAAAGGTTTCCGAAGATACATCGGAAAACCCTAAATCCGTTGAACTAGGTGATGCTAGCTTGGATAGCCTGAGGGACATTGCCGATATAGTCAAGCAGAATGAAGAGGAGCTTATTGAAAAGATTAGCAATCAAGAAGTCTCCAAAGAAAAGAATGAACCTGCCCAACAAAATTCCATTACTGAGCTGGCAAACGACATCTCTGGTGCATCGGACTCCATGAACAATCAGGATGACACTCCGTTGAAAACACGTGATGAAGAAAAAGCGGCCCCAACTGAAAGTGCAGAAAAGGACCAGTCGGTTGATGATAATAGGACTCAGTTTGATATGGACACAACTCAGGCGTCTGAAATGGAAGAACAGTCTCCAGTCTTGGATGCTCGAATGGATATGGCCGCAAGGGCTGAAAGGGACATTACACCAGTATTGAACGATGTGCAGATGTTTAACAGGATGTCATTGACAAAGGAAGAAATACATGTCTTGGCGGCAGAGATTGGAAAGGCGGTTGCTGAAAATATGATTGACAGAGAAGGCGATAAGAAACGTGATGCTGCTTACCTAGACGAAGTGGAAAGAATTATCGGGGGTTAGTATATGGCGGACAATGAGAAAGGCATATTCGGGAAAAGAACCCGTTACGGCATCAAGGAAAGTTACGTAAAGGATGCACAAGGAATTATCCGTAATTCCTTACATGAGTTGAATCCTAACGTCGTTAGAATTGAACCACTTGGCCCTGCCGCACGTCAAGCGTTCCTTGGACCTGTTCATGCAGCAGCCGATGCCCTAAAACTGCGTATCGCATACGCCATGAACCCAGATGCGTTCAAACCTTTCTATGGAATTTTGACGCCAAATGATTTGAAGGCGTTGACTATCTCTTTCAATAGTAATTGGGACAAACAAAACCCAAAAGAATCGTTTGAACGTGCAGTAGAAATCTTGAAATCACCAGCGGTTGCCATGCCGTTGGGAGCCAACGTCGGTGAAACAATAGGTGAGTCTTTTGGTGGGCATAATGCAGCTGGATTTGGATTTGGTACAGCAGCAGGAGCTCTTGCATCTTTTATATCGAACGACACCTCAAAGGGAAAATCTTTTGTAGATAAGGTTGCATCATTCGTTGGGGGTATAGGCGATAAGCTTGGCTCTTCGATGGAGACGTTTGGAATGGAGTCATCTTCTACTGGTGCATCTACATTAAAAAAATATGGTGGTGCCAGCATGGAAATCCCTGCAAAACTGACATTTACATGGTATATGCCAGAACAGGAGGACTTGTTCCGTCTGTCTATACACAGGCTTTTGCAGCTCGCATATGTAAGGAAGGCATACACTAACAAGAGCGATTTTTACGATAACTTGAAGGCGGCAACAAATTCTGGCATGCAACAGTCGTTTATCAACGCAAAGAACTTGAAGGATTCGTTGAGTGGCGTTGCCACCGCTTGGGTAGATGTAGGTGAAGCCGTCTTGAATGTTACTGAGGCCAATGTGATGGAAATACCTGGTCTTCGTCAGTTGGTGGAGAACAAGGACGGAGAGGCTGGCGATGGTCTTGTTGATGCTGCAGGCTCTGGTGTCAGCGTTGGTAACACGATTGCAAAATATATCAGTGATATGACAAAATCGCTTGGCGACACATTTGACAACAATGCAAAGGAAATGCAAGAAAATGGTAGGTTCTCTGATGCCAATAAGCAAAACCTTGTTGACGGAATGAATGTGGTTATCACTAAGGTATTGGATGCTTATATGGAGGGAAGCACTTTCATGGGAGCGAATTTCGTCCTTGTGCCGAACCCAGTCCGACTTACTATAGGAAACATTCTTGATGTAGAACCGATGGTTATTGAAAATGTCAGCATCACTCCTTCGGAAGAATTGTTTATAAACAGCATCGGTGCAAGCATTCCTGTCACAATGAAAGTGACTGTTACGTTGAAGCCGTGGATGACTCCTGGTCCGAACCATGACTTCATACACCTTATTGGTGATAACTTGTTCTATCCTATTCCTCAGGCGAATTCGGATAAGGCTAAGAAGTAGAGGTTAATATGGCTGATGAAATGAATTACCCTAGATTTAGGGATGACGAACTTTCCATGTTGACCTTGGATAATGTTCAGGGTTACGAACAAGGCCGTCCCGATGTTATAGCTCGACGCACAATGGGAAGCAGCAGAATGTGTAAAGTGTTCTGTGCGGCTAACCATATCCGTAATCCATTGCCATGCCGTGATGCTGTTCGTATATTTGAAGAAAGCGTGTACAACGAGTTGTACATGAAAGGTTATCGTGGCGAGCAGTTGGAGACGGAATACAAGAAGATGCTGGATGAGCTCGAAGTGACCCCAGAGTATTGGCTACATTATAACAACCTGTTTAATGGTGTGGTAAGCGAGGTTACTGTCGGTAAAGCTGTCATTGTCCCGCAGCTCAACGATTCGTTGGACTGGTTGTCAAAATACGATACAAACATTCGATAGGTAGGCATTCATGCTTAATATAGATAACATAGACAACGCCTCGGTAGAAATATACCTAATGGGAAGAGTCTACCCTAGTTCCCTTATATTGAAGTTTGCTCTTAGCATCCCATTGAACGGGGTTCCTTACGGAATTGCAAATGTACAGAACGTTGATGATTCCAATGCAATCATTCATTCTGGTGAATACGGTATAATGCAATTCAACAATACTGGTAGTAAGCAATTGGATAACACTCCGTTGACCTTCGTTGTTATGGACGCTTCTCCAATCCAGGTTGTATCTGGTACGAACAATAGTTTTCAGACAATTTCTTTCCGTCTAGGCGCCTTTGAAACTATGGATACAAGGACGTTCCAGAAATATGGTACGTCAACCGAAACAATGCAGCAGGTATTCAAACATCGTCAGATTGACGAGCCAGTAATCGTCGTCCCGCCCAAGAGCACTGGCGACATGATGAACTGGATTGTTGTCAAGGCGGACATGGAACAGACGCTGAACGACATCGTAGAGCATTCCTTCTTGGAAGGCGACTACGTATATTACACATTCTCCACCGAGAAGTGCAACTATGTAGTATCTAGCATTAACCGTTCCAAGGAATACTATAAGCACCAGTTGTTCATGTTCTATGTGAACGCAAAGCGAGGCGGCAATGCTTCAATGTTCGAGGATTCGGACTCTGGGTATGTCACTTGGTTCTACACCACGGACACCAGATGGAGCGATGCTGGCCAGAACAAGAAGGACTTGTTCCCGCACATTACGTACATGACACTGACGGACAATAAGCCTGACATTGGCCTATGTGACAACCCGTGTTTCAGCAAGCTCCTGAAGGGGGCTGGATATACCAATCAGGAAGAAATCGACAATGCGTTTGGTCCCGCTGGGTATAGTTTCGGTGATGCGTACATGATTCGTGACTGTACGGTAAACACCCACAACATGTACCAGATATCTCCTTTTATCCGTCGCAGATATATTGCAAGCCTTGGCAAAAAGATGAGTATAACATTGACCAACCTAATTGGGCCAGATGTAGGCTCTACTGTCTATGTGTATGCAAAATCCAAGGAGTTGAGGGACGATTTTTCCGCCCCTGACAATATCTATTGTGACGAGTATGTTGTCCTTGGAAAACAGATAATTAAAAACGACGTGATGAGTAATGGTTCAGCCACATCGGAAGATACCCTAATCACCGTGGTTACGCTTGGCTCACCCAACCTTCTGTATGGGCATCCAAAGGAAGTCGAGGACGAAATTGCCAAAATTAAGTTCCCTGAGTACAACGACGCTGCGAAGAAAGTATAAAAATGTATTTTATCCATTGTAAAGTAGCTGTATGCACCTATGGGTAAGCTTTGTTGTGATGGAAAGTTCGATGTCGGCCTGTATAAGCCGTTGTCCCAGCGTCTGGTAGAGTTTGGTAACGAATGCTTTTCCGAGTTTACCGACCGAAACACTCTGATGTGGATGTTTATCTTCTATGACGGGTCTAACGATTGCCCCAAGTGCAGGTCATCGTTGGCGGACATTCACGACTGGTTCTACAAGAAGGGATTGCTGGACAGTTCGAACAATATGGTCAAGATTGTGGTCGAACCAGAGCCTGAAAAGTGCAAGATATACACGTCGCTGGGTCTAACCCTGAAACCGATGCACATATTCTGCGAGCCTGACGGTAAGATTTTTGACATATTCACTGGCCTTCCAGACAGCAACTGGCTGGACAAACACATTTACCCGTACATACAGAAGAACATGGGCATGAAGAAAGTCTTGTCTACGATGAAGGAGCAATGATGACGGACATTAAAGAACATAGCATAAAAAGGATAGTTGTCGGTTATACACTGGACTCCGTTATCGAAGCCCACAACCAGGCACAGAACGTAGAGAACGAAGTGGTGTTCTACAACACGGGAACCCTTGGTGAACCTCTCGACAAGTACAATGACTTCATCTCGTATGACGATGCTAAGCGACTTAGCGTAATCCTCCCTGACCTTGAATTTGATGAATTACATGGCTGCGACTACCTGTACATCCCGTACGAAAAACTGAAGTTCAAGAACAGCCATAACGGGTTGATAACGCTACCGTTCAACAAGCTCAGTTTCGATGACATCGAAGAGTGGAAGGCTGTCCGTGACGGGTATCTGGACGAGCATGTTCAGGCAATCTTAAAGGACATGTCAAACTCGCCGACCAGACTGATAACCATGTTTAAGCAGTATCTTCCAAAATGGTTCGTTGACAGCATAATCCGCAACGTCAGCAATACAAGGTGGGCCGACATCCCGACGAGCAATGTGACGCTCAATGGCTACCTGTACGAGTTCAACCTGAACCAGATTGAATCGGAAGGTATCAACTTGTGGTACAAGCCGAGAATTAGCTACAATGAAATCTGCAAGCGTATATTGAAAAAGGACAAGATTCCAGTATACACTGCAACCAAGGAAGATTGCGTCCGTTTCCTTACTGACCGTTCAATCGAGTATGTGACGTTCATGGATAACCGAGTTGACCATTACCTAGGCTACCGTAGTGGCATTTTCGACCGCTGTGTGATGTCTGCTGTGCGTTGCGAGCTGCCGTCCATATTTGCAAACGATTTCGACAACGGTATTATCCGTACCCCGACAATGGCTCATTGGGGTATATGCAAGTACGGCAACGATGTTCGAAAACTTTATTCCAAGAAGTTGATGTCCATTATAGATGTTCCTACATCTGATATTCCGATGACGAAGAATAACCTCAGAATATACGATGCGTACTCTAAGCTTCTTCCTCTATTCGGAAATTTCAAGACATTGAATTTACAGCAAAAAATAACTACGCTGATAAAGTAGTGTTATTTCTTTTTGCTCGTCTCGTCTGGCGGAGCAGGAACGAAGCCCCTGCGCTTCTTGAACCTCTGGTTGAACTCGACTTCATCCTTTGCGCTAAGGGATTCAAAGTTGTCTTTGGTTTGAACCATTGTACCCCTGTCTCTTTCCCAGAACCTAAGGTTGTAGTCCAGTGTAGTTTCGGTTGAACCTACAGTTGCCTGAGTTACCGTCGTGTTATCATGCAAGCCACGTTCACTCCTTTTGAAAGCTCCGTTGAGCGTGTTTGGAACCTTGAAGGTGACGTTGAATGTTGCCAACTCCATAGAGGCGTTGTTTGGGTCTATGGTCGGTGCAGAGGTGAGTACGACTGAATTATATTCAGACATCTGGATAACGTCCAGGTTTGTTCTTGTTCCTGGGGAATACGTAACCCATGGTGCTCTCGATGCCAATGCGGCTTTATTAAGGTCAACTGCCCAGTCGTTGGCAGTAGCACCATTCAGAAGTTCTACAGATATATCTATTTTGTGGAAGCCAGACTTAGGACGCAGGACAAGCGGAGAAATCTGCGAGTTGAACATCGCATTGAAGAAGTTGAACCACATCAGGTACTGACTTTCCACTACGGTAATTGTTAACTCCCCTGGTTGAATTTTCTTTGGCATCTGGAAGGTCAAGTCCTTCATGCTGTCCAGAGAGTCTATTGATTCCAAAGCAAGCGTCGGCTTAGGCAGAGTGACAGACTTGCAGTTCCACAACATGTTCAGGATACGCTTTTCATTATCCCAATGTTCCTCGATGAAATTACTGAACTTTTTCATCAAGTAAGCAGAGCCGTTGAACAGCTTTGGTGCGTGAGTGTATTTGTCCCCAGCACAGTTAATTTGCATTATGGTCAACGCCTTTTCCACATATTCACCACTGAACCCTATATGGAACTTGTTGGGGACAAATCCTTCTGCACGGGTCAAGTAGTCTTGAATGTAGCTATCCGATGGACGCTCCGTATTGTGCATCACTGGGACTACGTGTGTGACTTGGTTAAATGGTGTTGACGGTGTACTTGCCATAAATGCTCCTAGTATGAGTTACTGTTTTCTCCACCAGTAACTACACATATGGCTGACATAAGCGAGTTGGGGTCTGGGAGGCGGATAATCCTCTTAATCTGGTAATTGAACGACATGGTGAACTTCAACGCCTGTGCACTACCTGGGGTTACCGACAGAGCACTGATGCTTGTCGGGAAGCAGCGGTAGTAACGGACAATCATGTGATGTTGTGCCCTGTCATCACCGAAATGGAAATCGATGTGAGGGATGTACATCAGACGGTTCCTGTACCTGTGGTCGAAACCGTAAACCCTATGATTGTGGTCTCGTATAGGGAATGCGTCCGTCTGGCCGCTCTGGATGGTTTCCATGTAGCGGTGAAGTGCCCAGTAGTTCTCGTAGTAGTCGTCACAGTACATGCCTATCGAAATAGAGTCATTGTATTCGTTGTCTTCCGTGGTCGGTATGTAAACAGTGAACTTGTAATGGCTTTCCTTGGCATAGTTCAACGTCAGGCCAGGTGCAGTAAAGTTGTCAATGTTTGCGTTGACCGTCTCAGGAGGAGGTGCGGTATGTGCCTTTGTAACGTCATCTACGTGATGTTTCCCGTCGTAGTCGGGGTCGTAAGATACTGGAAGGTCGCCTATACGGCACCTGATGAAACCCTGGTGCACGGGCACCGGGTTTCGTACAAGGTTACGATGCAACTCCCTGACTGTTCGGGGAGTGTATATAGGCATTTTTTCCGACATATCTTACTTCTTTACCTTAACAACACCGACGAGGTTGGCCTTCGAAGTTTTCGGAGGTTCCTTCTTGTACTCAGGCTTACCGAGTTCAACAAGCTTTTCCGTCTTCTTGCCGTCCATGTCCTTTTCGGTATACTTTGCGTATGCCTTCGGTTCAGGGTTCTTCATCGGCTTGTCGCTCGTCACAACACCGAAGTCGTCACGGCCACCTACCTTGAGCGTAGGCTTCGTCTGCGGCTTTACAATACCGACGTTGTTCGGAAGGCGGTTGTTCTTCCTGATGTCAGCGATAAGAGTCTTCATATCGCTAATGGAGATAGACTGACCTGCCTTGATTGGCTTGATTGAACCAACAAGAGACTTGCCCTTAACGACTGGACCGCCCTTGACAGTGTAGGTCGTATCGATGGTTGCATCGACAGGCTTGAACTTAGGAGTTCCGCTTGCTGCTTCCATCTGTGCAGTCTTCTTGACTTCGGGTTCCTTCTGAGCTTCGCTCGTGGTTTCCTTGTGACCCTTGATGCGTTCTGCCTTCCATTCCTTGATGGTCTTGATAGGCTGGATTGAGCCAACCTTGTCGTTCGGCATCACCAGACCCTTCTTGGACGGCTTACGCATGGAATCGGTTTCTGCGGCGGAAACGGAAGCGGCGTTCCAGAACGGGAACACTTCGTTCACGTCGAGCGATTTAACGGGCTTCTTAGTTTCCAAGTGAGCCTTCACTTGGCCAAGAAGTTCTTTTTCTGTCGGAATATCAAACATATCCATAATCATACCTATATGGCAATTGCCAACATTGTTATGCAAATAGTTTATAATGTTGAACCGACGAAATTAGCGGTAAAAGCGGCGTTTTGAGTGCCTCCACATTATAAACTATTTCTGAAATACATGGTGCACCGCAATGAAAGATATCTTCGTAGAGTCCGTAAATAGTTACCAAGGATTGGATGACATAAGGAAGGATGCCATCATATCCCTGTATCGTACCTTGTTTGAAGCCGATGAGGCAAAGGAAAAGAAAGAGGAGAAAAAGGAAGAAAAGAAGGACGATAAGAAAGAGGACAAGAAGGATGACAAGAAGGAACCTAATATAATCGAATCCGAAGATGGAGAATTTCGTATAAAAAGGAACCTTAGTCCTATCAATCTGACGCCTGCAAAGAACAGGGTGATAAAATACATAGCTTTGCACTACACTGCTGGTAATTCTTCTGCACCAGGCGAGGCGACGAAAGTTACGTTTCGTGGCAACTGCTCATCTGATTTCATCGTTGACGATGGTGAAATCTATCAGTTTAATCCTGATTTGGATAATTATAACTGTCATGCGGTCGGTGTGAATTCCAAAGAAGAACTTGAAAACTATATAAGAACCGCTAAAATACCAAACCCAGCTCGACTCTACCGAACGGCAACAAACAAGAATACTATCTCAATTGAAATGTGCTGTAACTTTAATGGTAAACGCCCTAAAGATGTATCTCCGTACGATAGACGATTTTCTTTGAGCGAAGCTACATTGGCTAACACTGCAAAGTTGGTTGCTTACCTGTTGAAGAAATATCCTACCATACAAGAGGTTATTCGCCATTTTGATGTTACTGGAAAACCATGTCCTGCGCCTTGGTGTTGGGATGATGAAGGAAACCAGAAGTATGTGGCGTTTGTACAACGCTGTCACTCTACCCCAGCACCAGATACTCCAGAATATGACAACGTAGATGATGGCATGCTTGAAAAGAACAACGAACCACCTTGGCCAGATTTTGGTAAATACTTCTCTCCTGACAAGACGGCCACAACCGCAGCAGATATTGCAACTGGATTGGAAGGAAGTGAAATTCTTGATGGTTTGTCGAAAAGCCTCGGAATACCTGGGGTTAAGGTTATTGGCGATATAATTACGAAGAATATCGGCAAGGTAGACCCACAGGTTGTTAAGGATTTTGTTGGCATGCTGTTCAATCCCAAGAACAAGGAGATGTTGAAAAATGTACTCAACAAATGATAAATACGCTTTGATGGAATCCGTGTTGAGCGGGATTGACGGCATGGACGGTGATACTGTAAAGGCTATCATTGAGTTGCACAAGACTGTCTATAAACCCCAGTTCGAAGGCGCTGGTGAGGATGCTGCAGATTTAGGTATAGGCCTTCTAGGTCCATTTATACTGTCTTTTGGTACTAAATTTGTTGGCAAGAGAATAGGGAGCGCATCAATTCCAGTCGTTGGCTGGATTCTTGGTGCGATATGGCTTGGTTATGACTTAGTAGACCTTGGTATAAAATGGAACGCTGAATCGAATCGTATTGAGAATGAGAAGGAGATACTTGAAAAAGCCACCGCACTTGTTGACAAGAATCTTGCAAACAACCCAAACGCAAAGTATGCGGCTGAGGGAGCGAACCGTACAAGCGAAATCATGTTGAAGAACGGCGGTACTCTACTGGATAAAGCAGAGGCTGTCGGAAAATCGGCAAAACACGCTAAAAAGGCATCTTCTGTGGAAACGGTAAATGACGACGACTTTGCTGACAAGTTTGGTTTTACGAAAGACCTTCATATTATAGATGCAAGCAAGGCAATCAACCATCCAGTTGAGTTCTTCTATCTCATGATTGGTATGGACGAGCATGGAAAAAAGGTTATCAACAAGGAATCCTATGCGGAGTTCAAAAAGCAATTTGAAGAATACTGGGAGCAAAATAAGGATTCCTTTTATATGGATGAGGATAAGGCAAAAGCCGAGATGCTCAAAGAATACATCCATGGTTATTACAAAGAGGTTTTCCTTCCTTCGTATAAACGGAAGCTAACCGAAGTCGTTGATAGCGCTGACAAGAACAAGAGTGTGGAAGAATTGGAAGCAGAAGGCCGCAACTCATTTGGCGACATCGTTGACAAAGAGAAATACTATGCAACCATGGGCTTCCGTCCAGATGGTAAAGTTACTGATATGGAAAAATTCTCTAAGGCGTTCACAGAAAAGACAGGACTAGACCTTCATTATAATCCTGTATCAGACAAGGGCAAACGTCTGCTCACCCGTATGTTGAAAGACCCTTCTGATGAATACCTGAAATATCTACCTGCACCAGTCTTCCTCATGACGAAAGAAGACCAGAAGCCGTTTATAGAAAAGGCGAAGGACCCTAACCGTCGTGGCGAATCTCAGTTTGGCGTGTACGGTGATGCTGTTAACGCAATGGATGCATACAGTACTGCATCAAGCAATGCGGCTGCTAGACGAGGAATGGCCAATGGACAAAACGTTGGTCAAGAGCAGAGCACTGGCAATAGTTCTGGAACACCATCCAACAATAGTGCTGGCGAACAATCTAACTCATCTGCTTCAGCCGATGATATTACGAATGCACCTGATGTGATAAAAACTGGGCCTTGGAAAACGTTCGGAAAGGAAGAGCTGACGAGAATCTATAACTTGAATAATCCTCGTGGCAAACACCTTATGCGTCTAGGGTATATTCTGAATATCAAGAACGGTAAGTTCTACCGAATGAGTGACGAGGATAGAAAAATCATGCCGCAGGTCGTGTATGCTGACCTTGACGAAACGTCTCGTAAGCACGCAGCAGAACGTCGTCAGGTTAAATTGCAGCAGGGTAAATTGACTAGGGCAGACATGACAGCCGATGAAATCGCCGAATCCAATAGGAGAGCAGGTTTACCAGAAGATTTATAAACAGATACGAATAAGGAGTGAGGCATGCCATTTAACGGAATACCAAATTTGCGTGATGCAAATGAGCCGGTGAAGCTTGACATCGATAAATTGAGGGAGATTAAAAAATGCGCCCTTGACCCGATTTACTTCATCCGCAACTACGTATACATCAACACCAAGGACAACGGTATGCAGTTGTTCGACCTGTATGACTTCCAGGAGGCCGCTATAAAACGGTTCCTGAAATACAGGTTCAATATCAACAAGTGGTCTCGTCAGGTTGGTAAATCAACCATTGTGCGTGGTTTCATTCTTTGGTGGGGCATCTTCCATAAAGACCAGCTTATAGCGATGATTGGTAACAAGCTGTCGTTGGCAAAGGAACAGATGCAGCAGCTGCGTGATTCTTACAGTAGGCTACCGACATGGTTGCAACCTGGCGTAAAACTGTGGAACAAAACTTCCATCCAGTTCTCGAACAACTCACGTATAATCGTGTCGTCCTCGTCTCCTGACAACATCCGTGGTTTCTCAATCAACCTGTTGTATCTTGATGAATTTGCGTTCCTTAGGCCGAATCTTGCTACCGAGTTCATTGCATCAGTTATGCCGTCCATCTCGTCTGGTAAGACAACCCGTTGCATCATTACTTCGACACCAAACGGTATGAACCACTTCTACGACATGTGGCAGACATCGTTGGAACTGAACCAGGCGGAAGCCGAGTTCGAGAAGGGAAACAACGACCTGTATGTTCGTTCCGTTGTTACATGGGACCAAGTACCTGGCCGTACAGAGGCGTGGGCGAATGCGGAAAAGGTAAAGATAGGCGACCAGCGTTTCCGTCAGGAATACGAATGCGAGTTCGTTGGTTCTGGCATCACTCTTATCGACTACCGTTGCTTGGAAACGTTGAAGGCGTCCGACCCGCTTCCGTTTGATAACAGCCTATGGCCGCCCGCTCTTGTCGAGATAGTAAAGGATATTTCGATAAGGACATTCAAGTATCCAGAGCCTGCTGGTGCTATGGAGGCGAAAGGATACTCTTACGCAGCGTCCATAGATACTGCATACGGTATGCGACAGGATTACCATGTCCTGCAGATTACTAAGGTGTACTCGAACATCAAGTGTGAACAGGTGTTCACGATGTCTTCCAACTGTACCGAAGTAAGCGATTTCTGCCGTATTGCGAACATTATCCTGAAATTCTACCACAACCCGTGCCTCATCATCGAATACAACGGCCCTGGAAAGTCCACTTACGACTATTTCTTCAACGTGGCTATGTATCCAAACATAATTAACTTTGACTTGCATGCTCGTGGATTGTGGGCTACCCCGACGATGAAGAACAATGTGGTCATCCTGTTGAAAATGTATGTCCAGCGTGGCTACATCAAGCTACATGACTACAATACGATTATGGAACTCATGACGTTCACTAAGAAGACCCAGAATACATGGGGCGGTGGCGGAAACACACATGACGACCATGTTACATCGCTTTACTGGATTATCTACTTCCTCAACTCTACCTACTATTATGGTAACTTTGAAGAAATTGAGAACCTTAGCGAGACTGAAATGTTGCGGCTGAGTGAGGAAATGAGAAACCGTTATGCTGATGCTCTCGACTTCGTCAAGTCCCCTGACGCAATGGCCGAACAGCACAAGCTTGGAGCACTGGCCGAAGCAAGCGTATAAACTACAGGAAAGTATGGTGGCGATATGGCGACAAGCATTGACAGTTTGATGGATAGTGTGTACAAGGACGGTAAAACGGCCATCACACAGGAAAAGGTGAATATTCTTCGCATCTATTTGCAGAAGGCTTTCCCCGATTTAAGTGGGCAAGCCATAGCTGACGCTGCTTCATTGTTTGCTGTATACTGCGCCCTCATTATAGATGGCAAACGTATTTCATTTAATGGTCAGGTGCTAGATGCGGATGCCCTTGTCAAGTTGTTTAATGACTATTCTGTAAAGATTGCTCCTGAGTTCGAAAGTGTGAAGGCCATTTACGATTTCTACGGTTCTGCCATGGTTGTATCCATCTATGTCTATCAGTACACCCACGGGTTGACGAACAAGGAAGCGATGTTCACCAAGACCAGGGCAGGCGGCTCGGCTGCACGTATACTCGATGCCATTGGTGAATAAATCCACTTGCCAATTTGGACATAAAAATATATATTTTGGGGGAATATACGTATTATTCCCCTTTTGAGGATTGTTATGCCAGAAACACCTAAGGTTATTCCTGTTGTTCCACAGCCCACCGATGAGAACGGGGTGGTAACTGTTAATGAGAACATTGAAAAACTTGCCGATTGGATGAAGGACAAGGTCAAGACTAAGAACAGTAAGGGCAAGTTCGATGTTGATATCATGCTCCAAAACATGGTAGAAAACATCGGTGATGGCCAGATTAACGCTAACGGACTACTCATGCAGGCCCAGTTGCAGCTTGCCGACCTTGAAAAGGAAAGGGCTACCAAGTGGGGCGAACAGTTTGAAAAGCTGATGAGTAGCAGACAGCCTTTCGAGAAGACCAAGGACAATGTAAACATGTACCTATCTGGAAAGGCGGAGATTGCCGACCTTGATGTTAGAATCAAGAAGAAACAGGCTTATATCGATAATTTGAAGGGGTTTGCTGATGCTGTCAGGTTCTATCCTAAGAATGTCCAGACCATCCTCGACCTGAATTCTCTTGCCGTAGAGTCTGGCAGAAAGGGCCTTATCGACCTTGATAAAGAGGTGGAGGAAGACTAATGTCTGACGAAACATTCAATCCTTTTAACATGAACATGCCTTGGGATGTTGACCCTAGCAAGGAGAAAACTCCTGCTGAAACCCCAGTTGAACCTAAGGATGAGACCGAACAGCCACCCGAGGATAAACCTGATGAGCAGAAACAGGATATCTTCACTGCGCTTGAAGAAAAGTTGAAACTCCCTATCGGCTCGACCAAGGAAGGTATCGAAGAGACCAAGCAGATGGTCCGAAAGATACAGGCCAAGACCCAGATATTCGAAACCAAGGGTACAGCCCTGCTTGCACAGGAAAAACTCGGCAAGCTCACGCCAGAGCAGCACTTTGCCGAATGTGCCCGTATTAGGGCCCAAGCCAACCGACTCTACGACATATCGTCCAACCTCATGGACAAGTTGAACGACCAAGTGGAATCCTCGTTGGATATGAGCGACAAGATGTGGTCTGCTGTCAGCTCTATGATTTCAAGCGTTGGCCAGAGTTTGGAACGCCTGTTGAAAGTCACTCAGGAACTCCGCAAGGAAGAAGACCTGCTTACCATGGAAATCAAGAACATCGAGGATGCCAAGAAGCTTACCAACGATGATGGAACCATGGATGCTACCCCAGACGACATGAACAAGCTTATCCTGTTCTTCCAAGAAAACGAGAAGAAGGCTACCGAACAGAAACAAATTGAAAATAAGGAAGATGAACATGAGTAAAATCGGAATTATCGGCGACATCCACGTTGGGAAGACTTTCTTCCACAACCAGGTCATTACCGACTACCATAACAAGAAGCGTGATGAGCTTTTTGACAAAATCATTGCTGACTTCAAGCAGGAAGGTATCGACACTATCCTGTTCAGCGGCGATATCTTCGATAATCGCAACATTGTTATGGTCGAGTCCCTTCACTATGTCATCGACCTGTTTGCCAACCGCATGAAGGACTTCAATATCATCACGATTACTGGAAACCATGACATGCAGTACGAGAACTCCGACTGCCTTACGTCGTTGGAGTTTCTGAAGTTCATCCCGAATGTGACTTTGGTTGACAAGGAGCCTGTCCAGATGACGCTCGGCAACTACGACTGGCATCTGTTCCCGTGGCTCGGTACTGCGGAAAACAAGGCGAAGGCGCTTGATTACATGAAGTCTGTAGGAGCCAATCCTGCACAGCGAGACCGCAACGTGTTCTTCGGCCATTTCGATATCATCGGCATGCTCATGGAGGCTGGAAACATTTCCGTCGAAGGTTTCGACCCGAACGAGATGTCCAAGTATTGCACCTATGTAATTAGCGGCCATTATCACTGCAAGTCTGCAAAGAAGATTGGAAACACCCGTTTCGTCTATCTCGGAACCCCGTATCACCAGTCGTTTGCACACCTCGGTACAATCCCTGGCTACTACACCTGCGATACCGATAAGATGAAGGTCAATTTCATCGAGAATACCATCGGAGAACGCTACGTGGAAGTGAACGATTTTGACGACATAGATGCCCTTCCAGACCTTAGCGGCAATCTTGTCAAGTACAACAACGATGTCTCCAAGACTTCCGAGGAAGCGATGGTTCCGCTTGACAAGTTGAAGGCCAAGAACCCTCTCCACGTATTCCAGTCCCCGTACGGAAAGCATGTTGATGAACACGACCCTGCGGATGCTGTTGCCATCGTGGAAGAAGATGACGAGGAAGCCAAGAAGGTCGTTACCATGAGCCAGATGGAAGTTGCCCGTCTGTTCATGGAAAATGCCGACCAGCCCCCTCCGACATTGAGTGACGGAACCAGTGCTAAGGATAAAATTATTTCCATGATTAGCAGTTTTGATGCGACATAATGTTTAAAAAATGTATTTTATTGATGTAAATAACAACCTTTTATGCTAGAAGGATACTATGAAAGCTACTGAGCTATATGAAAAACTCATTGAAGACAAGGTCAAGGTAAAGGCTACCGTGGATATCATCCATGTGAACGATGGTGACTCACGTTTATTTGGTGGTCGTTTTAACGAAGATATCGCACATTTGTGCCCGTTCTACGACACGCTTTGCACGTTTAACCACATCACGATGACATCAGCGATGTTCATCGACCTTTATTCCAAGCTTGCCATCACCAAGGAAACCGTCGTCATTCTTGACAATATCAAGAATCCTGCCGTTTTCGAAGTTGTCCAGAAGATGAAGTTCAGTAGTTTCCAGAACACTGTCGGTGACACCGTGCTGGACACTGCCTACAACAAGGGAGACAGCGAAAAGGTCAGTGCTGAAAAGGAAGCGAAGAACGATGCAATCCGCAAGTTGAACTTCCGTGTCATCTACATCCTTGACGAACTCGTTTGGGACGGTGTTGGCGGACGTGGTAAGAACCTGTTTGAAGTCCGTGTCGTTGAAGACCTTCTCCAGATGGCTGATACCATCATCGTTCCTACCGCTGAATTGAGGCACGCCCTCGTCGATATCGGCTTTGTTCCCGAATCTAGGAAGAACGACGTTACCATCCTTCCGTTCACTGTTTCTCCGCAGATTTATCAGGTATATGCCGTCAATCAGGCAAGGACTTACAGCACGACGCTTTCCAAGCCGAAAATCCTTGTTAAGGGTGCTGTCATCCCGCAGAACGTGGCCGAGTTCATCGTTGCCAAGCACAAGAAGTACAACTTCACGATTTGTTCTGGTTCTGAACTCCCTGAAGACTTGATGCTCCTTCTCGCTAACGGCGATGTGCGTCATATCATGCACTACACCGCACCGAGCGTGAACTTCAAGAACATTACCAACACGTATCTGGACGAACGTGACGGTCGCTATGACTTTGTAATCCACTGCTCCAACACGTTGAACTACGACTTGGCCAGCGGCGACATCGACCCGATGCTTTCTGTCGCATGCGGCTCCATCGCCTTTGCCTGTGTTCGCAAGGACTGGTTCACCCCAGAAACCCACCTATGCGAAAAGACTGGCACGGCATTCAACCAGCAGACGACCTACAACCAGATTGACAACATGATTAGCCATGCTTGCGTGACTGTCGAATGGAACAAGTTGTACAATGAGCAGCGTGGTGCCATCGAAGGCAAGATTTCGGACAAGGCTGTTGCAATGGCCAGACTGTTCGCTGTCCTCATCGGTAAGGACATGGTGAAGAAGCGTTTCTCTGCCGAAAGCAACGGTGCTGAAAATGGAACCGCAGAATCCGCAGACAAATAATGCAGAGCCGTCTCGCTTCAATGTCATCAGGTATGACATGAAGTGGTACGAAAAAGGACATGACCCGCATGACTACAACGCCATGCGGGACTTGTCCATTTCTCAGCCGATTATCGTAGACAAGTATGAGGACCAGGAATTGCCTGACCCGATGACCGAAAAATTGGCAAAAATGGTCTCCGATAAACTCAATGAGAAGGAAAAAGAAAACGAAAAGATATCCATCGACCTGAAAAATGGCCAACATTACGAAGGGCCGAGGTACGTCTACTCGTATTACGCAGGGGTATAACATGGCTGCACCAGAAAATTTGCTGAAACAGGCGGTTGCAATGAGGAAACAGTTGGGTAATTCTCCAACTGGCTCCATGATTTTTCAGGAACCTCCTAAACGGCGAATCATTAACGAAAAGCAGTCCGTTAAGATAACGAGGCCTGTGAAAAAGTCTTTCAAGATTGAGGAGCCCGAACAGGGCGAGGCCGCTCCACAGGAAACCGAGCAGAGATGGTTTGACCCGCATAAGACTTTCCCCGCAATGGATGCTCGTACACCGCATGTTACTGACGAGCAATACGACGCAATGTTCTATCATGAGAAAGGCGAAAACCCGCCGTCCGATGTTCATCATATTTCTGGTGAAGAGCTTGCCCGTAAGTATTCTCAGGCTGCCGCTAACAGGGTTCCTCCCCCAGTCAATCAGGAACCACCGCAGGGGTTCGTTCCCCAGGCAGCCATTCCTCAACAGCCGCAGGATGCGGTTCCCGTTCAGACTCCAATAGTTGCTGTACATGAGCCCCCACAGACAAACGAGGAAGATTTTCTTCCGCTGGACGAACTCCCGTCAAAGGGACTATTCTACCGAACGCCGATGTTGGCACAGCCGTTGCGACTTATCGACATGCTGATGGTAGAAAACATGGACAACTCCAACAAAATGGATTCTATTACGGAAATCCTTGGACGGCGTACACGCTGCGATGGGGGCCCGATGCAAATCCTGACTGGCGACGAAATTTACACGTTGCAGTATCTGCGTGCATCGACTTTCCCGAAAGACCCGTACACATGGACAAAGTTCACTTGCGAACATTGTGGAACCGTGGTTGACGACCCTGGTTACAAAATTGACTTTACTAACATGTTGTTCCGCCCGAATGTAGACCCGACGGAGTTGTTCGAACTTTACAGGGAATACGGCTATCACCCAATCGAAAACATCGGTGGGGTGAATGCAATCGAGGTGTATGTAAGACGGCGTTTCCACGATTACGTTTACAAGGACCAGATTGACACATGGAAGAGGCAGGGTTTCACACCGACCAAGCCGTACATCGCCCTCTTGAATTTGGCTCTTCTTGTGGACATCCCAGGATGCCAGACGACGCAGGCCAAAATAGATTTCATTGGTAACCTGAACAAGGATGACGCATCCAGGTTCTTGTCCGAAATGTCGAAATGCTCTTTCAGGACCAAGACGATGGTAGCACATACATGCCCTAACTGCGGAGGTGTGACGGTGACCCCGTTCCCCTTTCGGTATTCTACATTCATTTCCTCGATACAGATTAGCCAGCCTAAAAAAGCGTAAGATATACGTGACTGCGGAAACATCGACGACAATGACGGAATGTGACCGCATGTTCTTCCCAGACTTCATCGAATTGAGTGACTATGTCATAGATAAGATGAAATCCCGCAAAAAAGTGAATAAAAGCAACGAAGTGACCTACGGTTGATGCCGTAGGCTTTCTTTTTATGGCCTCCAAGGTATAAACTATTGATAGTTCATTACTGAGGAGTAATATGAATCCGTACAAAATTTTCGTGGAATCAATGCAGCAAGCTGGCATTGACACGGACACTATTGAAGCGGTGGCTGCTATCCACAACGCCATCTACGAGGCAGCCGAAAACGACTCGGATGACGATGATGATAATAAAGAAGAGCCAGACGAGAAGGAAGAAAAGGACGAAGCTGATGACGGCGTTGATGCTGGCGAAGAAGAGTTCAATGAACCCGAGGAAGAAGTTCCCGAGAATCTTGAACCTGAGGAAACCCCGTCTGAAGCCGCCAATGAACCGAATGCCGACGAAGGTGCAAAGGCTATCATGTACAACCTCTTGACGCTCATGAACGCCAAGCAGAACGCATACCAGCAATACCACTGGAACGCCGAAAGCAAGGCCCTGCACGAGAAGGCACAGGAATGCTACGAACTCTACCAGGAAACCAAGGACAAGGTGGCCGAAACATTGCAGGCTACTTATAACGAGAACATTGATTTCAAGGTGTGGTCTGGAAAGGTTCCTAACCTGACGGACAAGGGTGCGTTCCTCGCATCGGTCGATGAAGACCTCGACAAGATTTCTGAGTTCCGTTCTCAGCTTGAACATTTCGAGACCTTCGGACTTAACGGTACGCTCGACGGTTTCATCGACGAGTTGACTGGAATTAAGTATCACCTCATCCGTTTCTTTGAAAACAAGGACGTTTAATTTACGGGTAACTATGACTGATAGTCTTGACAAAGCGGCATTGTTCTATGAGAACATCGACAAGCTTGGACTGACCGAGGCCCAATCAGCCGTTGTGTCTGCATTGTTCGAGGAATGTTTCAAGCATCCAGAGGCGAACTTTATCTACTACAGTCCAGAGCACCCGCAGATGTTTTTCACGTTCAGGGGAATTGAGGACATCTATAACCGAACTCCGCATCTAATCAACCGATACACATATTGGTTGCACCAAGAGTTGATGAACGGAAGGTTACAGAAGTTCGAGTCCAAGCAGGCGTTGAAGGAATTTATCTTGGCTAACCTTGATATGTACTACACGCCGCAGTTTGGCATCACCTCTGAACAAATCAATTCGACCAAGGATTTCAGCATTGGGATATCTCATACTCCCGACGGTGGAATGAAGGGCCGAATCAACGTCACTTCCAACAGAACGGGTAAGCCACTGTTCAACATCACATTGAAGACGGGTGACCAGGAAATCTATTCTAGGTTCCCAGAGAGGAAGATTGCATAATGCGTAGGAACCCTGACATTTACACCTTGCCGCCAGACCCGCTGCCGACAATGCTGATGACCCGTGATGATATCACCGAGTACATCAAGGCTAGGCTTGGCTATCCTGCGACGGAAATCGAGATGGAAGTGGAGAACCGAAACGGTCTTGGCCATATCGCTATGGCCATTCAGGACTCTCTCGACTACTTCTACCGCTATATGCAGTCCGAAGCAACTTACAGCGACTACATGGTTATCCACCTTAAACAGGGAATCATCGAGTACAGGGTTCCAGACAATGTGTATCAGTTGGTTGACCTGAACCCGAGCTACGGAAACACGTTTAGCCCGATGATGGCATGGGATGTGGGCCCTGGCGAATCCCTGATGGGTGTTGGCGGTGCTGGTCTTGGCGGACTTGGACAGTTCGACCTTATCACGTATACGGGCGCACTGAGGTATCTACAAGACGTTAAGAAGATTGTTGGTACGCAGTACAGCGTCAAGCTGCACCCCGTTGAACACCGTATGCGTGTCTATCCTACTCCGAAGACGGACAGGAATGCAATCGCTAGGGTTTACTTGAAGGCTAAACAGGCAGAAGTGTTTGCTAACCCTCTGTTCAGGGACTTCGTGGTGTCTAGGGCTGGTATGCAGCTCGGCATCATTCTCATGAAGGACACAGTCACTCTTCCTGGTGGTGGTACTGTGAACGGACAGACAATCTATACCACTTGGAAAGAAATCAACGATAAGAAGCTCGAAGAAATCAAGAACGAGGCTGCAAGGCCGTACATGATGACTGATTTATCTAACTAACACTTGACGGTCGTGAGTTTTTTATCTAAATTAGGAGGACGACATGACAAGAAGACATAGAAATACGGAACCCGTTTCCGTTCAGGAAGAGAGGCCAATCGTAAAGGAAGCCCCTGTCATTCCAGAACCTCCCAAGCAGGTGGTGACTGATGGCAAGGAGCAGGCCGCACCTTCCGTGAAGAAGAAACGTGTCAGGCACCGCCAGACGGTTAAGCTCCACAACAAGAAGCTTTCTGTTGCGGTAATTTGTGCCAATCCGTATCTGAGACAGTTCTTGTAAAGGACGGTGTTATGACAGATGAAATTAAAGCAAAACTGGCTTCCCGTTTGAAGGAATACTTTACATTCCTCTTTTGGGCTGATGCCGACCAAGTGAAAATCATGATGAAAGTCCTTAACGAGACTGCTGTCATGGTAAGGGTTCTGATGCCATACATGGGATGGAACACTGAAATAAGGACGACAATTAACGGAGACCTCAATCAGCTTCTCAGCGATGAATATCGGGGTAGCGAGGACCTAGATGGTGCGTTCGATATTGTCCCGTTCATGAGCGAAACTAAAATATTGGTATCCACGGCGAGCACATACAATGGAAAGCCTATTTCCGCTGAGTACACCATTAAGCCATTAGATGGTGCTGGCATGAGCAAGATTGTTAACCAGACTTTCAAACAGTTCGAGGACAAGGTTCGCAGGGACATCTACGACATGAAGAAGGCTGGGACATTCGTTGACGACGCTGTTGCCGCCGAAGATACTTGGGAAACGGTATAAACTAGATTTGATTAAGGTGGGTTTATGGGAACCGACATGTAGGATGAGATTATGGGAGTTGAGAGTTCATTGCCGAGCATGATAGTCGGCGGTAACGTAATAGGTTACAGCGACCACAATGAAAACCTCTATAAGGAACGTGATGTTGTAGGGGAGTTCAACCGTCGTGCAATCAACGCTCCTGGCTATGGCTACAACGACATCCTTGCTACTATAGAAAAGTTCAAGCAGAATCACAGCTACGAGTTCCAGCCGCTGACTGAACAGGATTACAAGGAAATTGATACTACCAGCGTATCTACTCCAGCAGGAACTCTCACGAAGAGGAGCGTAAGCACTCCTAGCGGCACAAACACGTCCGTTTCAACAGCCCCGTCAGAACCGATGGATGCTGACGTGGCACAGGCAATGAGCCTCCTTAAAGACTGCATCCTACAAGGATAAAACCATGAAACCAATATACCTAAAAATAAACGAGGCCAAGGAGACACCCTATGCCAGGAAGCTGCGGATAGCAGAGACCGAGAACGGTCGGAAACTGCGATGCCGAGTGGTCGAAACAAAGAAGAAATACAAGAGAAGTCGGGAAATTCCCGACTTTAATTTTTTGTTTATAAAAGTCTTGCAAGTGTATCTAAAATGTATTATATTTCCTTACAAACAAGAAAGGAAGGGCACACATATATGCAAAAATTCTGGATAAATAGACTAGCTGCCGTTCCTGCCATGAGGAACTATGATAAAGAAGGAAGTGGTGTATGTAGATAAAAAAGTATTATCCGACTCATATCACAAATCACAAACATACATAAGCGTGCTAAAAACAAAAATGAATGTGGAGAATACTGGCGACCTAATCAATTCCATAGTCGGTCTGTGCAAGAAGCTACTGAGTAGCGAAGACCCGAACAGCAGGCGCCTGTTCAACACATATCGAGACATCGTAATCGGCAATTACTCTCTTTATCTTATCAGACTATACAACAATTACGCTAAGCAATATTCACTGGACGCCAACGACCTTGTGCATCTCCCGTATGTGCACTTCGGTACGTTGGTGTCTAATTTCAACCCCGAGGGTGGTGCATCTTTCAACTCGTACATGGTGCTGTGCCTTCACGGATACATCAAGAAGTTCATATCAGAGGACGCACTGGTGTATGTAAACCCGTCCAAGAAGGTGACGCTATCGTACGTCGAAACCACGAAGACTGGAAAGGACGGCGAAGTGATTGAATACCTGCATTCGATAGAACCGTTCGACGCAGACTCTCAGGGAAAACTTCAATTCGCATCAAAGGTGTATGAGACCTTTACTCCAGAGATGCAGGACATGTATGGCTACCTGGTCACGACAGAATCGCCAAAACATGCTACCGACATCTATGCGGAAGCTCATAACTGCAGCAAGGAAAGGGCGGTTCTTTTACTAACCCGAATGCGTAGGAAAATACGACTTGAATGGAGTGCCAAGCATTTAACAACAGGAGGAACCCATGAATTATGTAAGCGTCAAGCATAGAAAAGTAAAACCCCCTAAATATCCAATTCAGGATATGGTAGATGATGCTATCAACGTGATAGAGGCTTCGAGCTACATTGCTAGAAACAGGGCGTATCTGGAGAAGATGTCAAGGGTAAAGTTTATCTTCACCCCTGAACCGATTGCAAATTCATTTGCCGCACGCACTGGTGGAAACTCGTTTGGCGTATATACGTTTGCTGGTTTAAGTCTGTTGATGTGTACATGTGCTGCTATTTTTAGCCTGTACATGAGGACTCACAAGGTTAGTCAAGCCAAGCGTGCAGTGAAATGGCTTTTCGGGAATGTCTTTACAGAGATTGAAGCGTATGGGGAAGAATGGGATGCTATCGACCCGGCCAAGATTGATGAGTTCTACCAGAGGTTCCCCGAGTATCTTGTCAAGGAAAACTATCCTCAATACATGGAACTTGCCCGCAAGATGATTACCTTTGTGCTTTGCCATGAAATCGGCCACATCATGCTGTGTCACTGCGACCGCACGAACGAAAACAGCAACAATGTTTCCAGAAACAACGAACGCTCGGCAGACCTATTTGCTTGCTCAATCTTGCAGGGAACTGGTTTCGGCAGCTCGTTTGTGGATGGTTCCATCTTCATGCTTCTTACATTGTATTTTATGTATGACAAGAAGGAGAAGAACCTGCAGTATGGAACACACCCTGGCATGAAGGACCGTATTATGAACATCGTCCAGTCATTCAGGAACGAACTAATGTACGCAAGCATTAGTGAAACGGATATCAAACGTCTGATGAAATAATTATATGAACAAGTTTCTTTACATCTATACTTTCTATTCGACGGACCCGTGCCGTCTCCGTAATTTCAAGGCTTCCATCGAACAGCTCAAAACGGTTGACCCAGAAGCTGATATCTGTGTCGTCGAACAGAACGGCTTGACCGAAATTCCTGCGGTGACTTTCCACCATAAGGTTGACTTCGATGATACGAACTTCCATAAGACAGGACTGCTGAACTATGCGGTAAAGAACCATCCTGACTATACCCATTATGTCATGATTGACGCTGACTCTTGGATAGATGCAGGAGTTGTGGACAACATTCATAACCACTGTGATGACGCTCCGCTTGTCTTCCCATACGAGACGTGCGTATACTTGACCGAGGCGCAGACCCGTAGGAAATGCCGTCATGAAGTTGTTGACGTTCCTCTGCGTTATAACGCTGGCATTCCAATAACTCGCCAGACTGGCCTTATCAACTGTTTTAGCAAGGAAACGTATGAGAAAGTTGGTGGGTTCGACGAGGATTTCGTTGGTTGGGGAGCAGAGGATGACGCCTTTGTGTTCAAAATCCGTAGGGTTACTGGCAAGAGGGAATTGCGTTGCAAGGGAGGTGTTGTTCTCCACCTGTGGCACAAGAAGGTAAACGACAGTTCTTATCTTGATAGTCTGCGATACAAGAAAAATAGGGCGTATTGCTCTCTGATGCGTCGTATGACTGACGAAGAATTCACGAAGTATCTCAACAAGGAACTTACCCTTGATGAGATTTACAAGAGCTTTGTCGAACGAGGAGGCATCGAGGGAGATGCTACCCTTATCGTTGGCCCTAGGCTTCGACTGAATGTAACCACGTCGATTTACTACGTGCAGACGATGACCCCGAGTGTGACGGAATTCCTGACTGAGGTATTGTACGAGGATGGCCCCGAAATGGTGAAGGGTTTCGTTAACAGCTACATTACCAAGGAATATGCCTACCCAGAAGTCCTGAAAGAGGTAGAGGAATTCTACGCAAAGAACGGTATCACGAATGACTAACCAATTTCAGGAGAATCTGGCGGGCGGCGAACAGTCTGCCCACAACCATCTTGCCGTATCGGTCGCATCGATACGGCATGACGTTAGGTTCCACGAGGACAACGTTGCTGGCCGTCTCTATGGCTTTTGCGAGGGTGGAAGCCAGTGTTCGCTATCGGTAATGACCCGTTCATACCGTAGGGTTTACATAAAGTACGATTCCGATGCTGAATACGATATTCCATCTACTTACCGAACAATCGAGTTTGGTGAAGGTAAAACTTACTTAACATACCCAGTTAGATGGGATTACCACAAGTTGTTCCCAAAGGTAGACCAGACAGTGGCTTACGGCAAGGTTCGTTCATCCGAGCAGGCCGACCAGTATATCGAGACTTTGTGCAAAATTGGTGGAAAAATACTACTTGCCAATATCGGAGAAAAAACCTATATTTCCAAGATAAAGGACGCACTTGATGCACAGGGCATTCCTGTCGTTGTCTCGACGAACCATTCGTTTCATGTTCTTGACGTGTACCTCCGTTCATCGGCAAGGCTCGTTCATTTCGGAAACGGGAACCACGGGATGATGTATGCGAAGGGTTGCCTGTATGCGTTGGATGGTGCAGATTTCATCACGGATTGCGACAAGGTTGTTCCAACCAGCCTGTCGGAGTTCATTGCGAAAGAGAAGCTATGAGCGAAAAGTGTGACAAAGGGCTAATCCTGAAGATTGAACGAATCGGAAAGGCGCCGCTTGAATTCAGAAACGTGAGCATTGACGCTTACGAGGGAATGAAGCGGGATTTGGCGGCTGGTCGTCGTTTCATCGAAGTGTCTGGCGTCATTAAAAAGCATGGAGAAGACTGCAACAAGATGTCCTTAATCCCTGCAATCCATATACAAGAAATTACGATAGAGGAACCATCAACCCCCGAAAAGGAAGGGAGAAAGTAAAATGGACGAACTCGATTTGCTTACAGGAGACATTCCAGAAGAGGAAAAAAGAAGTATTCCCGTAGCCAAGGGTGGATACGAAATGTGGGTGGTTAAGCATCAGCCGCTTACCGTTGACAAAATGGTTCTTCCTGCAAGCATCAGGAATAAGGTTGAGACTGCGTTGCAGCTCAATGCGTTTGGACATTATGTGTTCTACTCGACTGCATCTGGAACTGGCAAGACTACACTATCGAAGGCGATTCCTACTACTCTTGGAACTTCCTTTAAGTTCTTCTCTGCACGTGAACAGTCGGACATTTTCACTGACATTGAAAGCTATGCAGCTCTGGCATGCCCGAATGGTCTACCGAGGTTCGTTGTTCTCGATGAGGCTGACCATCCGAGCAGACCCGAGGAATTTTACAGAAAGCTGCAAGGTCTTATCGAAGATACCCAGAGCACAATCCGTTTCATTTTGACATGCAACGCTTTCCATCGCCTGCCAGACGCAATCGCTTCACGGTGCTTCGCTGTATCGTTTGACTACCCCAAGGACGACAGAGACGTGAAAAATGCGATGTACCTGAAAATGATGGAAATCGCACAGGAAGAGACTGCTCCTTACAATGGTACTGTTGACAAGAACACTGTGGCTGAAATCGTTGACAAGTGCTACCCAGACATGCGACTGATGACATCGACGATGTTCAACAACTTCCTTGAAAACCGTTGCTCAATCAAGGGTCAAATCACGGTTGTTACCACCGAGTACACGAACAAGTTGGTAGAGTTTGTGCTTGCTGGCGACGACATGGGAGCCCGTAAGTTTGTACTTGACAACTATGTTGACTTTGATAGCCTGTTCCACAAATTCGCCGACATCATCATTGAGAAGAATATCCTTCCTCCGATGGCAAGGCTTGAATTCAGCGTCATTACGGGCCAGTACGAACAGATGAGCGAGTTCCAGGTGAACCCTTACACTGTCGTTAACGCTTACATCTCCAAGGTTATCCTCTTGTTGTACAAGTACGGATTACTGAAGATTGGTCAACCTACGGCAGGCTAGAATGAAATTCAGTGTTTCACAATTTCTTAGAAACCGCATGGCTGGCGTTCCTGTTTCCGTCGAGGAAGAGGACACCTTTGAGCCGTTCCTTGTGCAGGTCGCTCTCGAACGTGACCCGAAGGTAGACGATATCCTGCTCCAGACAAATACCCAGAGCTTCTTCCATCTTACGAAGAAGCAGCAGGCACATGCGTTCGACTGCTTGCAGGGAATGCGTTTGAACATGCAGTACAATCCTACACGAGGAAAGCGGGTTGCTGAACTCAAAGCGGAAATTGCCGCATACATGAAAGAATTTGGTATGGATTACAACTCTGCCAAGGCGATTGTGCTTGAACAGGCTGGAATGAAACTATGATTAAAAATGCGTTGAAAGAAGAAGGTAAGATTTTTACCCCGTTGAATATCGTAAATGTCCTTCTCGATGTTGCCAAATATGTCGGGGCCGAACGTATCCTTGAACACCACTTTATGGACAACAGTGCGGGCGACGGAAATATCGTCGTTGCCGCCATTTCCAGATATTGCGTTGAATACATCCGTGTCAAGAAGGACAAGAAGGGATTGAAGGAAGCGCTTGAAACCTACATCCACGCAATCGAACTGAACAAGTCGAACTTCCGTCAGTTGAAAAAAAGACTTGACGATACAGCGGCAATGTACGGCGTAAGCGACGTTAACTGGGATATCCGTCTTGGCAACTCCCTTTCCATAAAGGATTATGACGGAAAGATGGACTATGTTGTTGGCAACCCGCCTTACGTCCGTGTTCACAATCTCGGAAAGCTGTACGATGTTGTCAAGAACTACAAGTTTGCCGACCAAGGAATGTGCGACCTGTATCTAGCATTCTTCGAGCTGGGTATCAGGATGCTTAATGACAAGGGCATCCTCTCGTATATCACCCCATCGTCTTGGATGCACTCTACATCTGGTGCGAATTTCAGAAAGTATTTGCTGGAAAACGGAAACCTTTCGTGCCTTATCGACTTCGGTCACAAGCAGGTCTTCAAGGGAATTACGACTTACTCGATGATTACCTGTATCGACAAGAGCCTTCACAATGCCGATGTCAAGGTAGCCAACTTCAATGAGTTGGACCAGCTTTTGAACAACACCTGCAACCGTCTTTCCCTTTCCGAGATGAATATCGACGGAAAATTCTATATCGGTAATTGGAGCGAACTGAAAGAACTCCGTGAGATTAAATCAGGTAATTACCCGAAAAAGGTTGTTGTCAAGAACGGGTTTGCAACCCTTGCAGACAGTGTGTTCATCGACGCTGATGACCTCCCGAGAATGTACTGTATTCCTGTCCTGAAGGCATCTACTGGAAAGTGGGGAACCTGTTTCTATCCGTATGATATCGGTGGCCATCCAATTCCGAAGGAAGACCTGTTGAAACCGCACCGCTTTGGCGACTCGATGGATGACTCTGTTGAAGCCTTCCTTATCCACCACAAGAAGGAACTCTTGAAGGGTAGAAAGGACAAACCAGATTTGGACTGGTGCCACTTCGGTAGAACCCAGGCAATCAACGATGTCTACAAGAACAAGCTTGCCGTGAATACTGTAATTAAGGGAAATGACACGGTCAAGGTGAACTATGTCGAGGCTGGAAAGGGTGTTTACTCTGGTTTGTACATCATGGGTAACGACTGCCGAGTTGACATCACTGTTCTGACCGCATTGCTGACCGAGAGGCGGTTTACCGACTATGTTGCCTTGTTGAAGAACTACAAGAGTGGTGGCTACTACTCATTCAGTTCCCATGACCTTGAATGCTATCTCAACTACAGACTTAGCCTGATTAAGGAACCGAAAATCATATACATTGGATAAGTAATTGATTATGACTACGCCTAACAGCCCAGAGTATTTTTGCCATCTAGCCAAGCGGTTAGTGTACACCGAACCTAAGCTGAAATCCGTTGTCCGTACACTTGTAAAGAAGTCCATACCCACAGGGTATGAACTTCAATCCGTAATCAAAATGGCCACAATATCTGTGACCTATCGGGCGGTGCTTTGTAACAGGCGCAAGCCTGATAAGCGGATGCTTTGCGATTTCGTGTATAAGGATGGAAAGCTGGAAATTTGCGCATCGTGCGTAAACATGTTCAACCAGTACTATGTCTATCCAGACAGGCCGTATGCTTTGAAATGCAGCAACGCCACGGAAAGTTTCCCATACGATGAAGGAAAGCTTACGAAAACCCTTAAAATCTTTGACACTTTGGAGAAAATATGAAAGAACTTCATGTTAAACGATTTTATGGAACAGCCGAAGCTCCTATGGTAACGGCTAACGCATGCTGCGACTTTGTCAATGACAATAAGGGAATAGATGTTGTCCAGATTGTTCATTCTAACAACGATGTATTCCTTTATTATAGGGGGAAAGGAACGTGAGTAATATATGGTGTGCAACATTCAAGCTCAAGCCAAAGGCTGATAAGGTTACTGTGTTCTTCAAGTTCACTGAGCCGCATACCCTGTTGGTAAATGCAAGAGAGGCACTCCGTAAAATGTACGGCGATGATGTTGTCGAAGATGCAACTCCGTTGGAACTTAGTGCATGGCCAAAACTCAAACAAGCTTAAACAAGGAGACATATATGGAATTAAGATGTCAAGTCGAGATGAACTGGTACGAGGTAGGTAAGGAAACCCCTCGTGAAGGAATTCTCCTGTTCATGGTTACGGACAAGGAACCAGACCTTATTTACAGCGGATACTACATCCAAGGTAGCTTCCGTATATTGGGTCAACTGGGTGGCATCCTTATGCTCAAGGATAGCAACGTCACTCACTTCGCATACATGAACAACAACATGCTCCCGAAGAACTGCAAGCCAGGTTGTCTCGGTAGCGGCTGGCGTCTGACTAAGGAGATGCTTCCAGAAGATGACGAACCTGTTGCGATTTGGCCAAGTTTCCAAGGACGCCAGTTCGCTATTTGGAACAAGGCTTGCGACTGCTGGGACGACGAAAGCGGAGACGACTACCTTTGTGATAAGGATGCAGTCGAAAAATGGTTCCCGATTAACTGGGGCGGATTGGCTTAAAAGGAGTACGACTATGTTGTTGGACGAAGATGAAATACAAACAGTATCAACCACTCTGTATCAATATCAGAGTACCATCGACAGCCTAAAGAGCATCAGGCGTAAACTGGAAGATGCTGTCGATGGTAAGGGAACCTGTGAAGACAAATACCATAAAGTTCGTAGTGCACTTTATGAAGATTATGGCATAATTGAGCAGTTGGACAGACTCATTGTGGATGGCATGATGTATCTTGAAAGCAACCCTGTTAGCGAACTTATCGATAACCTCAAGGATATATTCAGCGGGGTTCCTGTTGTGGTCGAAAACAAGGTTATGGACCCTGTCAGTTTCTATTACCCGTTAAAGGGAAGTATCAAGCTGATTGGTGTAGCCCGCAACCGTGAGGCTTATCTCGCCACGCTTAAACAGATTGGTGACAAACATGTCGAGGGATGCATGGCTCTTGTTGGCGACGAGCTTATCAATGTCACGCCAGAAGGTAAACTTGAACACGAGCCGAAAAACGGCCCTGTAATTCCTGAGGATACGATGGATTACCTCCATTGGAAACGTGGCGTTTAAAAAGGCTATGTCCACCCAAAGTGTTGTTCTGTATAAATAGGGGTTGACAATCGTCAGAAATTTATCTATATTCCTTCCATAGGAGAAGTCTGGTTCATTTAGAAACCATAAAACACCCAAAGCATCACTTTGGGTGGACAACGCCTTTAATCAACTCCATATAAAAGAAAAGGGCAAGCGAGATGCTTGCCCTTTAATGTTTTCACGCCTATTAGACGTACTTGTATCCAGGCGGAATCCAGATTGTGAACCTGTCGTACCTGAACGTGGCTTCCCATGTACCGAGGTCGGCGGGCTGGTAGGTTCCCTGCTTGGGGAGTTTGACTTGCTTCGGCCATGCGTTGATATACGTGATGGAGAAGATGCAGTCACCATACATCCAGTCGTAGTATTCGAGCGTCACGGTCTGGTTACGGAGCAACTGAACCGTCGGGTTGGGCCAGTTGGCCTGTTGGCCGAGACCGAGGTGAATGTGGTTGGCGGAATCCTGTGCGATACGGTTCGTCTGCCAGTTGGCATCAGAACGGTTCGACATGGTAAGCTCACCAGTGTTGTATATGAGGTTACGCCATTCCATCATTGCTTCGTACGGGGCCATGTCTTCCGTACAGACACCGCCGATGCTGAATTCACCATCGAGGCCCGTCTGTCCAGTAGGATACCACTTCTTGAAGCCCATGTAGTCAAACGACTTATCCTCAATCTTTACAGAAGGGATAGTAGGAGGCGTTTGAACGTACAGGGCGAAGGAAGCTTCGCCATCCTGAATGTCGAACTGGTCGTGGTTTTGAAGACCCATACCGAAAGCGTGGAAGATGTCTGCGGAAATCAGCATTCTCCAACGGCTGGTTCTATACGGGTCAGCCAAGGTGTCAATGGCAGCGCCAAAGAACACCTTTCTTTTCATTTCTTCGCTAATGGTTGTATTGATACCCATATTTTACCTCCCATTACACATAAAGTGAAGTGGTCTGAGTGTTGCTAGAACCATTGGATTCAACAATAGTCCTCAATGTAATCCAGCGAGAGGTCTTGGTCGGCTTCAAGCGAAGGTCAACGTGCAACTCGTTCCTGTCGATTACGTCAGGCGTGTTGTTCGTGTCATCGCAGATTGCCGTACCTGAGTACAAACCAGCCGGGTTATCGTTCATGATTGCATCAAGTTGAGCCTGCAAGTCCGACTGAATGTTGGTACGCAGGTTGGTCGTATTCAACTGGAAGACCTTTCTATCGAGGTAGTGATAGAACATCTTGTGAATACCAGCCAAGAGCATAGCCACATGAATCTGGTCGAACGCAGAACTTTCCTTCTGCATCGTGAAGTCACCCCAGATGAACATTCCACGGCTGTTGAAACGAGTCGGGTTGACCCTGATTTCAGTAAGACGTGCAATGTTGGAATCCGTGTCTTCAGGATACTTGAAGGTTCTCGGATACTTTTCGGTTACGCCCCATTCCGTAGGAATTACAGCGTTGATTTCACCAGCAGGCGGCAACCACCAAATTCCGTTGGCAGCGTTAGCCGTGATGATGGAGGCCAACTGTACGGACTTCACGACTTCTACGTTCATGAGAGTGTAGTAGCTGTCGAAGAAGATACCGCGACCATCGTAGATGGCACCCCAGCGGCCCTTAACACCGAATCCCTGAGAGCCAATCATCTTCCTGAGGGTCGTTTCGATGTTGGCTTCGCCTACGCCGTCAAGGATGGCAAAGCAGTCCTTACGGAGTTCGCAGACGTTAAGGATAGCGGAAATAACCGTTCCGTCGAGAGTTTCACGGTTCTTCTTGAACAGGTTGTTGATACCCGTACCAGCACCGATGAGCATAGACACGTCAGTACCGTCCTTATCGAGGAAGAGGTTCCAAGCGTTAGCCAGGGTTGCCGTGTCGCTGTTGTTGGCTGGCGTGTATTCCCAGATAGCGTCGTTGATGATTGCTGGGTCACGTTCATCGTACGAGAGCATCGTGGAAACAGAGTCGAGGTGTCCGTTTTCAACGCTCTGAGACATGTCGTAAGCGTTGTTCGTCAAGAAGTTGTCGAGGATGCCGCTGTCGTTGATGAGAAGCCTTGCACCGCTGTCCGTGAGAACAGAGTCGGCCATGTCACCAATGAAGAGGTTTCCATCGTCGTGGACGTAAGGAACGATGGTTCCTTCCATGTCGTAAGACTTGCCGTTGAAGTGGTAGGTGATGTAGAGGTACATCCTTGCGATGGCCTCGCCTTCCGAAGAAAGCACATACACCTGCTTTGCAACGCCATTGAAGTTCACATCTTCGTACTTCACAGCGGCAAGACCCATTGCGTTGAACGAAGCACCAACGTCGTCGCTCACAAGGAGCTTGTCGGTACGCTGGACTACACCACCGTTGTATGTCGTGTAGGCGAATTGGAGCAGGTCATATTCACCTTCCTTTTCACCAACAACGAGGAAGTCTTCTTCCTGAACATTCGATGGAACAGTCAGGTCGTAAGCACCGAGCATGTAGAACGTCAGACCGTCCTTTCCAGCCGTCCAGATGTTGGCGTTGGATGCGGTCAGGTCAACCAGCTTCCATGTGCTGTAGTCACCGAACTTGTCAGCCTTACCAGTTTCCTTATCGAACACAATGTCGCCATTGTGGCTGAGTATCACGATGTCCTTGAACGTGTTGATGTTCTTGACAACGTAGATATCGTTCTTGCCGAAGATGATTTCTTTGTCATCCTTCTTGTTCGTCTTCTGTGGGACGAATGCAACAAGGTCACCAACTCCGTACTGAGTGGCAGTTCCGAACGGCACCTGCACGCCGATTGTGGTCGTCGTGTTGTACTTCGTCTTGTCGGACGGGTCGGTAATCTGAGTTACATTGTTTCCAAGATAGGTGTTGATTGCGAAACCTTCACGGTTGAATGCAGCGAGGATGTTCTTTGTCGTCGCAGTGAGGTTTTTAATCTTGTTTCCAAGAAGAGTGTCACCAAGAAGCGTGTTTCCATCTACTTCATCACCGTTCTTTTCAGTGATGGTTACTGCACCAGAACCAGTCACATTGGTAACGTAGTATTCCTTTTCGCCCGCTGTCTCAAGCTTGATAATGTCGCCTGCCGATACAGTACCGACATCAACCATACCACGAGTGTTGAGCTCAGATGGCATGTAAGGAAGCTTTTCAGGGAACACGAGAGAAACCACGTAGTAGTCCGTCGGGACATTAACCGTGTATTTCACATTACTAAATGTGATTTCGTCGTCTGCTGCAGGTGCAGGGTCAGGTGCCTCAGAATAGGTCAAGGTCCACTGTCCTTCTACTGTGGATGGAGCCAACGTCAGACCTGTACCAACTTCATATGAAGTTTTGGTGAAATCAGTAGGAGCCTCGATAGTTCCCGTTGCCGTTAATGTTGTAGAGTCATAGCTCACAACAGTGAACGTTACTGTCTCGGCAGTCTTCTCTGTCGGTTTATCCTTAGTGATTTTGGTCGGTCCAGATACGTTGACGGCGAGGTATTCTTCCGTGTCTGTACCAGTTACAGTTTCTTCAACAGGTGTGGTTGCTGGCTTAGTGGTATAAGTCAAGGTCCACTTTCCATCAGAACCCTTCGTCAGTTCGCCCTTATCGCATTCAATGGTTGCATTGTCGCTCAGCGTTTTCTCGAATGTCAATGTACCTGTTGCGGTTGCAGGCGTACCTTCTTCCTCGTCACCTGGGTCATACGACTCAACGGTAAATGTTCCGTCAGAGCTGAATGTTGCTACAACGGAGTCTTCACCATTGATTGAATCCATGAGCTCTTTTGCCTTATCCTTTGCCGTCGGAGTGTCACCTTCCTTATCTTCGAACTCGGCAACGAGCTTGGCTTGATTTGTCTCGTCCAATTTAAGGTCGGTTGTATCAACGGGGTTCAACACCCTCGGGCGGTTGGAATTGACATTTAGCGTTACAATCTTTGCAGATGCATCGCAACTTTCCTTTCCTACGGAAGTCAGTTCATAAGACTTGAACGGCAACGTTGCTGCACTTTCAAGAGCATTATCAAGCACTACCGTTACTACGTTATCAACGGTAACGGAATCAACTGTACCCTTGATGCTCTTTGTGGTTGTTACCGTTTCTTCGTCAACAACAGTCGTCACGTCGTAGTAGAACGTAACACTGTCGCCAGCTTCGAGAACAGCATTTTTCGGAGTGAACGTGAAATTCTTCCTAGCAGCATCGAAATCTTCAGGAGTGACTTCTTCCTTCGTCAGGAGGCCAAGGATACGTGTAATCTTAGCGTTTCCATCTGGTTCTCTCAACAGGATTGCGTCGCCCATTCTGACCTTGGAGAAGTCCACCTTTCCGTTCGTCTTGACGTAGTTAATCTCGCCGTACTTCTTGACAGCACGGTTTGCAACTGCGGTCTTGACTTCGAGGTAGTCAACGCCAGTCGTGGCATCGTCATTGTTGCAGAAGAACGTTGCGTTCTTGGTCACCATCGTCGGGACGTTGTCCATCTCGGTTTCGTACTCGGCGACAACCTGAGTGTCCAAAATCTTGTTTACGGTAGCGTACACACCCTTCTCGCTCTCAACGAAGTTGGAAGCAGGAAAGTAGATAACGTCGCCTACGTTGAATGCGGGGACGGAGTCGCAAACGAGCGTCACCAGCCTCTTGTTGCCAGAGTCGCTGTTCTTGCGTACCGTTGCCGTGTAACGGTCGGCAGCACGCTTTGCGGCGGTTGGGTCGCTGTTGACGATAGCGAACAGCACCACGTTGGTGTCGGAACGCACGTCAGACGGCTTACCTTCGTCGTTGAACTCTTCGCCAGCGGTCAACTGGAAGTCCACGTTGGAGTTTTCCGCAATGGTTTCCTGAATGGTGTTAATCTTACGCTTACCACCGAAGCCTGCAAAGCCGTCCGCAATGTAGCGGGTAGCCGCAAAGTGGCGGATGTCGAAAGAAGTATGCACCACGTCGGTTTCGTTCTCTTCGGCAGTACGGGACTTGTCGTAGTAGTCAACCTTGGACGCATTGCGGTCGAAAGACACGACAAATGCATCGGACTTCAAGTCAGACTTACGAACGTCCGTCTTTTCCACCTGTTCGCCGTAAGGACGCACAAAGTGGACGTGACCGCCGTTATTGAGCACGGCACGGGTAGCATACATACCCATGTTCCACTTGGCCTGGTTGAACCCGAGGCCAAGGATAGAATCCTGATTTGCCGTATTGGTAATTTTCAGGATTTTGTTGAATTCGCCCTTAGGGGAGTAGCCAACGACACCGCCGATTAGAGCGGGGTTCTCAATGAAAGAATACCCTGAACGGTCTTCAATCTTGATGGCAACACCTGGACTACCTTTTCTAGCCATAATACCCTCATATTGGTCATTACTCATCATAAAGTTTATTGAGTGGCCACATTTTTGAAAAATTCTGGGGATTAACCCTTGCCGAGTTGGGGTTAAAAAATGTATCTTAAGGGTAAACTATGGGTTCATTATGAGAAAATTCAGTACGAATTTGCATCGCCTAGCCAAGTTAATTGGGTTGATAGGCATATTGAAGGACTTTTTTGACGATGAAGAAAAGCTTACGAAAATCTACCGAGTTCTCATGGGAGGGCTGATTGCCTATATAATTGGCAGAACGGCCTACATGTCCTACAGGGTATTCAAGAACGGGTACGTCAAGGAAATCCAGCGTCGTGTTGACGACGATGAAGAAGATGGCGAATATGGCGAATACGGGTCGGTAGACGACCCTGAAATGGACGGCGAAATGGGTGACGAGTATGGCGACTAACAATAACGAAAGACCAACACCGATAATTAAAGTAGATTTCAAGACGCTGGAAGAATGGAAGAAGTTCGGATGGCGTGACAAGCTAAAATGGGTCAGACACGTATTCCACGACAATGTCGGGAACATCAAGGGGATGATTAACGACAACCTGACCGACCTGTTGTCTGTCCTGCATGCGGCATCATCTAGGGGAACCATATACAGGAAACTGGTTGACCTCGGCCAAATAACGATGTCATCGAACAAGTTCCTGTCGAGCGTGGAAGAAGTCCTGACGAAGGAAACCCGTATCGCAAGCAACCAGTACGACTATATTCTAAAGTGGGTGCATGCCCCGAGTGTTGAAGAACTGTTCATCAACGATGCCAGCATCAACTCCGATATTATCAGGACTTTCGCAGAGAATATCAAGAAGATATCCGAAAGCGGTGCGTTCAAAATCAAGAAGATGGAGTACGAGCCAAAGTCCAAGAGCGGCGGACATGACGTGTCCGTAAACTACCTTCTCGAATACACTGGCGATGTGGAATGTGGCGTAGGCATGGAAATCTTTGTCCACTGCTCCTACTTCAACACCACCGATACGTCTGGAAAGACACTGAACCTTCCGTCCAAGGGCACTTTCCTTGTGGCGATGAAGATGAACGGTGACAACAGCCCGTATATCGACAAGCTTGAAAACAACGGTGACGGGTGCTTTGACATCTACCGTTCAATGCTCATGGTTGCATTGCAGAATTATGTCAACAGTTTGGATGTATGCAGCAACTTCGTGAAGCTCGACCCGTATGGCGACCTCAGGGCCACGACAAGACGCATCGTTCCTTTCAACATCAACAACTTCGACAAGGAGTCGATTATCACCGAAATGAAGAAGTGTCTCAAACACGGAAGACGCCGTGGATACCTCTTCATGGGCGACCCTGGAACTGGTAAGACCGAGTCCATCCAGAAGCTGTTGGAACAGTTTACTGACCTTCCTGTGTTCTGGGTTGACAGCTCGTCTCTGAGTTCCTACACGGCTATCCACGAGGTGTTCAAGACCCTGCACTACTTCCCGAAGTCCATCTGCGTGTTTGACGACGTTGATGCTTTGGACCTCACTGCCAAGTCGGACAAGACCACTGCGTTCATCGAATGTATGGACTGCAAGGATGACAACCTTGCGTACAACGGAATTGTCATCATGACTGTAAACGAGCCTACACGAGTGCATTCTTCAATCAAGTCTAGGCCCGGCCGTATTGACAAGATTATCTACATCAAGAACCCAGACAGCGTTGAGGTCGTTTACGATGTCATTAGCATGAGGTATGTCAGGGCCGACCGCCCCATGCCGTCCGAGTTCAATATGAACAATGAAAAATTTGTCGAGTGTATGACAGAGTGCATAAAGGCCAACTTCACACACGCTCACATCGCTGGTATCATCGACGACATCATCTACCTGTCCGAGACCGAAGGTGAGGAACTTATTGACGAACTCGCTTCCAGGATTAAGGACCGCATCATGTCAATCAAGTATGCCAATATGAAGACCAAGAACGGCTACTTTGACAAGGGGTGTCTGAACGAGGATTAGGCGTATCACGCTTTGAAACCTAGTTAGATTTAACTAGGTTTTACTGTGTGATTTGTCAAAAAAACGGCAAATTTGACAAGTTTTAGAATGCACCAAAAACATGTAGCTGGTAGGTCTATAATTCCTATAAACTACATGCACACATTAAGGAATCGATATGATTAAGTACGTAATTAAAAGAGATGGCAGACGAGCCAAATTCAATCCCACTAAAATTTCCAACGCAATTACGAGTGCCTTCCTTGACAAGGAAATGCAAGTCGGTAGCAAAGAGCTAGATGCTCTTACTGACAAGGTTTGTGACAGAATTGACGCATCGACAGACAAGCAGACAGTAAGCGTCGAAACTATTCAGGACATTGTTGAAGATGTACTCATGTCCAAGGACAAGTACAAGGAAGTTGCCAAGGCATACATCCTTTATCGTGGGGAAAGAACCCGCAAGCGTGAATCGAGAAGCCAGATTATCAGCACCATCAGGGAAATCAAGGCAGCAGACCTTAAAAGTTCCAACATCCTCCGTGACAACGCAAACGAATCTGGTACAACACCCGCAGGTGCATACGGAAAAATCGCATCGGAAACCAACAAGACTTACAACCTCCTCAACGTTGTTGATAGGACTATTGCAGAGCTTCATGCCAAGGGCTACATGCACATCCATGACCTGAACCTGTATGACCTTACTTTCAACTGCCTCTTTGCCCCTATCGGAAAACTTTTGAAGAGTGGTTTCGACTCTGGTACGGGTTTCATCCGTTCGCCAAAGTCAATCCAGTCTGCCGCATCTATCACCGCAGTTATCTTGCAGCTCCAATCCAACCAGCAGTTCGGTGGTATCGCTTCTGCAAACCTCGACTTTGAATTGGCCCCGTATGTTGACATGTCCTTCAAGAAAAATCTTGCTTGGATTCTTGCCTCAGAAAAGGTGCTGAACGAAAGGAGCTGTGCTTACGAATCATTTGACGACATCGACAAGGATGATGTCGAAAAGGCTATCAAGAAGGAAGCACACGCTATCCGCAGCCAGATGGCAAAGGATGGCCTTAGCCTCGACCTTCCGTTCAAGGAAATCACCGAGAAGTATGACCGCAAGGCTGTCGTTCAGGCTTACATCAAGACCAAGGACGACACCTATCAGGCAATGGAAGGTCTCGTACACAACCTCAACTCGTTGCAGTCCCGTTCTGGAAACCAGGTTCCGTTCAGCTCTCTGAACTTCGGCCTTGACACATCTCGTTGTGGTCGTCTCGTTTCCAGAAACCTTATCGCAGCACAGATGGCTGGCCTCGGTGATGGTCTTACAGCAATCTTCCCGATTCTTATCCTCAAGTACATGAAGGGCGTTTCATACCTCCCCGAAGACCCGAACTATGACTTGAAGAAGGATGGTATCGCATGTCTCGCACGCCGCTTCTACCCGAATGCGGTCGCAGTTGACAACAAGTTTAATGCCCCGTATATCCGCTACGATTACAAGGACGATTTCAAGCTGACTGATGATACCCTCGTTAAGAAGATTGGTGGCGACCGTGTTGCAAAATACGGTGAAGTCGCTTCCGAAAACGACATCTATCCTCGTTGGGAAGTTCGTGTTGACGGTCAGTATTGGCAGATTTGTCAGGGCCGTCTCCAACGCATCATTCCTGAAAGCACCGTTTCTACGATGGGATGCCGTACAAGGGTTATCGGCAACGTTAATGGCCCGCAGCAGACCGTTGGCCGTGGCAACCTTGCATTCCATACATTGAACCTCTCGAAACTCGCTGTCGAGGCTCGTCTTGAGGCTACTACCGAGGAAGACCGCATCAAGCTCTTCAATGAAAAACTCGACCGTATGCTGGTTCTTGCTCGTAAGTCCCTCGAAGACCGTTTCGATGTCATCGCCAAGAAGACCTACGAGAACTTCCCGTTCACGATGCAACAGGGTCTGTATCTCACTTCCGACGACAAGGTTCATGACATCCACGACACTATCGCCGAAGTTCTCCGTCAGGGAACCCTCTCCATTGGTTACATCGGGGTCTACGAAGCCGTTCTCGCCCTTACTGGTAAGACTTGGGGTAAGGACGAAGAAGTGTTCGACATTGGCTACGGCATGGTAAAGCGTATCCGTGACTTCTGCGACAAGACACAGAAGGAAACCCACATGAACTGGTCTTGCTTCGCTACGCCTGCCGAGGCTGTTTGCGGAAGGTTCTGCAACATCGACATGCGTCAGTTCATGAAGAACCCTGCCATCGAACCCGAGCTGTTCACCAAGGATAGCGTCGATGTAGAAGGGCTGGAAGAAATCACCGTAAGGAATATCGCTACCGAAAACCAGGTGACATTGCCGTATGCTGAACTGCTCGAAAACAAGGGCAAGTACATTAACAGCTACGAGTATTTCCATAACGGAAAGTGGGCTGTAATCGACTCTGTCGGCAAGCAGAAGCTCGGTATCAAGTATTGGACTGACTTCGGCTACCACATGTGGGGTAAGGGCTACCTGACCAACTCTCACATGCTCCCATTCGGAATGAAGACTACCCTTGCAAACAAAATCAAGTGGGAAGCTCCGTTCCACGAGATTACAAACGCCGGCCACATCTTCTATCACAAGATGGATGGCGACCTCAGCAAGAACCTTGAAGGTGTCGAACAGGCAATGAACGCAATGTATGAAGGCGGCATGGGTTACTTCACGGTGACTATGGATTCCGATACGTGCATTGCTCCGAAACCTGATGGAACATTCTGCGGTTTCCACGGTGTCATCAACGGAAAGTGCCCCAAGTGCGGTAACGCCCTCGACAAGTACATCCTGCGTGTCCGTAGAATTACTGGATACCTTACTGGAAGCCCGAGAAAACGCCTTGAATTGAACTGGAACCCAGGCAAGATTAAGGAATTGGGTGACCGAGTGAGTATCTAATCGACTTCGCCCTTCGATAATAAGAAAGCCGTTTGAAACCAAGTTCAAACGGCTTTTCTGTATATTGTTTGTAACTTTATTCCCTTATTTCCATACGGGTTTCCACAAGGCTTCCATGCTTGTTGCTGGTGGAAAATTCTAGGAGGCCTTTGGTTGTAGCGTCCAGTTCGTACCCACGGTCGTACATTATGTGGCATCTTAGGACTTCGCATAGCCAGAAAGCGTCGGCAATATCGTTCACGGGTGATTGGTAGTTGTCCTTGAACTCTTCTGGGAACCATTGAGGGTACATTTCCTCCCAAGCCTGACACATGGCAGGTTTGCCAGCCTTTCCGTCTCCTGTGGCAAAATTCTTGTTCTGGTCGATGTTGTAGGCGATTACTCCCATGCCACGGTCGAAAGCGGCCACTTTGAGCGAGCCTGCCACCTGAGCAAGCTGGAGAATTGAGTTCGTATCGACTTTCTTCTGCTTCAACTTACCGTAGGCTAAGTCTTCCATCGACATGTACTTGACTCCTTCGGTGTCCTCCATGAGGTAGCTAGTAATCCACGAGATTCGGTGGATAAGGCCAATCTTTGTCCAGTCCTTCGGCAGGTGCCTGATATGTATATTGTCGGTTTCTAAACAGCGTTTCTTGGTCTGGTGGTAGCCATAGAATTTAACATCTACGATGTCAAGGTTCTTTTCCTCGTCGAGGGTCATTATCACCTTGCCGCTTGAATTTATCGACTGGTCTATTCCCATTATTTTCAGCATTTTTGTTCCGTGTAGGTCTTCTGATGTATAAACTATATTTAATTGGAATCCATAGGATAACAACATGAAGATGAAAGCTAATGATTTGTTCGAGAGCTACTTGCACACGATTTGCCCTTCCCAGGCACAGTTCGAGGCTATCAACAAGCTGCACAAGCTCTATTTCGAGGCCCAGATGGACGCAGAAGTTGAGGTTGAAGACGAAGATGGCTGCGAAGGTGGAAACTGCGAAGGTGGAAACTGTGAATGCAAGGACGGCATCTGCGAGTGCGACAATGGTCTTACCGAAGCAGTAGGCGAGGAGAACATTGATATCCAAGCGGAAGCCGACAAGAATGGCCTTACCGTTCCCGAATACATGGATGCTGCGAATATGTTTTTCAGCAAGTAAGGGGCTCTAAGATGGATAAGAGAGGATTTAACTATGAGCTGAACAAGCTCAAAGACGTGTATCCCGACAAGTTGGTACTAATCGAGGGTATTCAGCGTGCGTTCAACCGTGACGTTCCTTCGATTTCACGGGAGAACCTCCTTGCCCTCTACCAGAACCCAGCACAGTTCATGATGAAGAAGGTTCTCCCCGACGGACGTTGGACGACACAGCTCCACGAATGGGCTGACAATGGTGTTGAGGACTTGCTCAACATCAATCCGATTTACCTCGGTGCGAAGAACTCGGTCGGCGATACCGTTCTTATGAACATGGTCGAGTACGCTATTGGAAAGACTACCGAGCAAATAAATTTCGACTACCTGAAAAAGCTGCTTGAAAACCCGCTTGTGTTCGAGTACAAGACGAGCGAGGACGACGAGATGTGTCAGGCCAGCGTATGGGACATTCCCGATATCACTGGGCGCACGCCAATCGACTACCTGAGCGACCTCGCAAGCGGAAAGGGAACCTGCAACGAATGTGACGCAATCCCTGAACTAGCACCTCTTATTGCCGAGTGGGCATCCATCATGCAGCAAGCTCTTCCTGGAGAAGAGGAAAAGTTCCCCGACAATGTTAAGGAAGACTTGAAGGATGTGCCTCCTACAGACGAGGAAATCCTTGACTCTATTTCGGAATACGAGATGTGCTATGGCGAGAGTGAACCTGGTGACGGTGATGAAGATGTTCAAATTACGCCTGAACCTGGCGAGGAAGAATTCTATCCACAAACTGGTGCCACAGTCGGCGTTGTCGATGAGGCTCCAGCAGATAACGGAGAAGAAGAGGAACTTCCAGAAGAAGCTCGTGCCATGATACACGATGAAGTCGGAAAGGACCCTTTCATGCGTGACAAGGGGAATATAGAAAGAATCGTGATGGCTAGATAGTTTACTTTATTGTAGTTACATCTGTTCCATCAGGAAGGGTCTGGGTCAATTTCAGACCCTGTTCTGTTACACTGATGTCGTCGCCTTGGTGTTCACCTAGGTTTTCGAACTCGGCGAGAGTGGGTGGTTCTTCCGTAGCGTTGTCAACAAGTTTAGCATCTGGGGTATTGTCACCGAAGACAGTGTTGTACAGGTCGCTTATTGCCTCTTTGTCTAGGTCGTCTAGTTCTGGAGAGTTCTGAACTGCTTCCAAAAAATTGCGTTTCATTTTTTATTCTCCTTGGGGAAACCCTTCATGGTTATAACCCCCCTGTTGCTCATCTTGAGCAGCTTGCTGTAATCGCCCACCTGCCATTCTCCAGAGTCCACACCAGAATGTCTCGGGTCTTCCCAGAACGATGTGGTGTACTCCTTGATGTTTGGACCTGGCTTAAATATAGATAAAACCTTTGAGTTTTCGTAGTTCTTCATCACACGAAGGATGGATTTTCCACACAAATCCTTGTTCTTGAATATCTTGTACCAAACAAGGTACTTGTCGGTCGGGTCTGGTTCTTTCGGCATGATGACCAGTGCGAACTCTCCCTTGTGGTATTTAAGAGCCTTGATGTAGTCCTCATTGGTAAACTTGTGTGTAGGGAATCCACCCTCGTTGCAATAGATGTTGACTACGTACTTTCCGTTGCTCATGTCCTTAATTCTGTCAATCCATTCAGTGAATGTGTAGCCGTGGCAACCACGTATTCCGATTCCGTTCCACTCGCTGAACTTTACCTGTGAGAACTGGTAGATGTGAATCATCTCGTGCAGGAGTATCAGTTCTGCCTCGTGTTTCGTAATGTTGTTGTAGAATGTGGATATCCTTATCCTAAACGTGCCGACATACCACTCATGGTTCTTCATCGTGCATTCCCTGGTGCGGCGTTTGTTCTTCCAGTACCTTGCGTCTCCACCGAACGTCTTGGCGTTTACAAAACCGAACTCAATGTCGTCGGGCAGCTTCCCCTTAAAGAACATGGCGTTAAACTTGTCATAAGCCTTCCTCATCCAGTCGATGGTAGGCGTAAACATTACCCTTTCATTCTTCATACTTTACTCCATTGCGTTCTCTTAAAGTTTATAGGCGGGTGTAGGGATAAACTATGGGTAAAACGAGGAGAAAATATGGCTAAATTCGCTATCAGCGTCAACGGGGGAGGCGCACTAGGTATCGGTCCCCTGCATTTCATGCGTAGACTGGAGGAATCCCTTGGAAAATCACTGTCCAAACTGGCAGTAGCCTATGCGGGTACGTCCACGGGTGCAATCATCGCCGCCTGCCTTTCAGAGGGCATCAAGGCGTATGACTTGTTCGACCTGTACGACAAGAACCTTTCCAAGATTTTCACCAAGTACCCTTGGTACAAGAGGCTTCAACCGAGCTGCCCGACCTACGACAACAGCAACTTGAAGAAGCTGTTGAAAGACAAGTTGAAGGGAAAGTGCAAGGACTGGACTAAGCCTACCTACATCACTACAACCTTCATGAACGGTGAATCCGTGGAAAAGGTATGGGACAGGAAGGACGACCAGGACAAGTGGTTTGCCGTCCTATCTTCGACTGCCGCTCCCACCTATTTCGATGTCCTCACCAAAGATGGAAACTACTATTGCGACGGTGGCATGTGGTCTAACTCGCCAATCATGGTTCTCGAATCTGGTCTCAAACGTGATTGCCCGAAGTGGAAGGACGTGAAGATACTTTCCTTCAACACTGGAATGGACACGCCGAACGATGACACCAAGGGAAACAGGAACCTTCTCCAATGGGGTGAGTACATCCTTGACAACTGGGTTGCACGTGCTGGCAAGAGCGACCTGTTCGAAGCACAGGCAAATCTCGGTAAGGACAACGTATACGAAGTTTCCCCGAAGGTCAAGAAGAAATACAAAATGGATGACCTGTCGATTAAGGACGAGGTCATCCGTATTTGGGACGATGAGTTCAACCGCATCGGACAGGATGTGGTGAAGTTCATCAAGGACTAAAGCGGTGTTGGCGGAGGATATGTGACTTTCGAACACGAATAGATATCGTATCCTCGCCATTCCATCCAATAACCCATAATGTATTCAGAAAGATAACCGTAAAGACGTGGTTCTCTCTTACGCCGCATCACGTCAATGGTGAACCGTTCTAGCATCGAGAAAAGGAAACGGGCGTAATCGTCTACAACCCTCTTGTTGCCGATGAACATGTTGCATCCGTAGTAGCTACGCTCTGTCAACATGCGGTTCATCGTATAGTCTACAAATTCAGTTGAATAGTAGTCTCTCAGGTACATTAGCCACTTGAAAAGCATTTCCTTTACGATTGTATTCGTACTCGCTGTCGGGTTGTGCTTCTCCTGTGCCATCCAAGTAAGAACGTTTGGGGCTGACAGGTGGTTAAGCGACATGATAATGTCGTGAGAGGACAGAATGTTTGTGATTTTGTCTTCGGTTAGGATTGTTCCAGGTACTGCGTCGTTATCAGTGAAGAAACGACGGTAATGTTCCAGTCCCACGATGTCGGTATTAACCTGTTTCCACAACTTGTACAAGCCACCCAACTCACAGAAGTAACGATGGTCAAGATAACAGTTCTTCAAATCATAGAATGCACGAGGACGGCCAACATTGATTTGAACTGCTTTGATGTCAGTTCCACAAATAAGTATAAGCATTAGAGTTCCTCCCAGCAGATGGTCGTTCTTTCCGCTTCGTCAATCTCGGTCAGGTCCCTGGTGAAACGGATATGCGGCTGAAGTTTCAACCTGTACTTGTTAAACAGGAGCCATGAACCGAAGGTGAATTCCCCGAAGTATCCGATATGGCGAAGCACGTTGTCTGACAACGGGTACTTGCGCATGTATGCCCTCGTGTTTGCAAACAGCCATTCGCAATACTTGTCTATCAACTCCTTTTTAGCGATGAACATGTTGCAGCAGATGAGTGCCTCGTGCTGCAACCTGTCGAGACAGAACTGCTTGAAACCTGGCGTTCCCGCTTCAACTACGTCCAGCCAGTCGTTGAACATATTCGCCTGCTTGGAAATTTCAAGGTAGCTGTAAGCAGTCCTTCCTGGAGTGTGCTGGTGGAATGCCACGATTGCGTCGTATTCGTCAAGGATGTCCCTTGCATCGTATCTGCTGAGGATGTTGTACGCATTTGGGTCGTAACTTCCGTTGTCCTGCATTACGAAGCATCGACGGTAGTGTTCCATACCGATGTACTTTGCCTTGCTGTGCTTGTGCATGTAGTACAGTGCGGTAAGCTCGCAGAACCAAGGATTGAACTTGTCGATGTTCGGCTGGTCGTGTTCCTCGTCAACGAAGAAAAACTTTCTGGAAATCTCTTTCTCCTGCATTGTCAAGACACGGTTCTTGGTGGAAGTCACCACGGCTATTTCCATTTCGTCGTCAGTAACACGGTCTTCCTTCAACGGCAATGCGTGAGAAACGGGCGGGATAAGCTGGTCGTAGAACTCCTCCACAGCCTTTGTGAGCTGTTCGATGTATGGGGGAGCAGGAAGTTCCAACGCTGGCGAAAGATGCCTGATTGAAATGCCATTGTCCTGACAGAGAATCGACATGAAGATGTGGGCGTTGTTTTCGTCAAGATGGAACTCACGGAGTTCGAGAGGGTCATCACGGAGTTCGCAGTCGTACATGAACGTAAATCCTGAACCAGAGTTTGCGGCAGGATAGATTGTATCTTGTGCGCATACGAGTTCGTAATACTTGTTCGCCAAGTTGGTGTCTTTCCTTCTTTCGGCAAGGCTGGAAAGCGTTGCGACAGGTTTGTCATCCTTTCGTGACACCTTGATGATGTTGAACGCTGCCGTGCATATGCTGGTTGGGAACTGCTCGTGCATTCTGTACAGTTCTTCGAGGCAGTTTGAACCATAGTTGATGTTTGGCTGGACAGAAATGATTGGCAGCGTGTTGTACCTCTTCATTGCAATGGAAATCGGTTTCAACGGGTCGTGCGTCGGCTTCATAACGTAGGTTTCGACCCTGTTCATCTCAGGAGGGGTAAACCCTTCCGTTTCGGTCTGTATGCACAAGAGTACGTCAATTTCTGGGTTCTTGTTCAATATCGAGTTGATTGTCTTTCGACAGGAACTCACTTCACTTTCATTCACCGTAAGGACGGCTATCGCTTTTGGCATTTTCAGTCTCCTTTTGTCGCAATTAAAATACATTTTTGGGTCGCAACTCTTGCCAAACGGGTTCGGATTACTTATATTTATGGCATGCAGCAATATTTAGATTTACTTTACAACATCATGGCGAACGGTATTGACCGTTCCGACCGTACTGGCACTGGAACCCGTTCCGTTTTTGGACGCCAGAGCCGTTATGACCTCACCAAGGGTTTTCCCTGCTTGACAACCAAGAAGCTTCATCTACGTTCAATCATCCATGAACTTCTGTGGTTCCTGAAGGGAGACACGAATATCAAGTACCTCCGAGACAACAAGGTTACCATCTGGGATGAATGGGCTGACGAAAACGGTGATTTGGGGCCCGTTTACGGACACCAGTGGCGTTCGTGGCCGACACCTGATGGCGGTCACATCGACCAGATTAAGAACCTTGTCAATAGCCTCAAAAACAACCCAGACTCACGCCGACATGTCGTATGCGCTTGGAACGTTGCCGAAGTGGACAAGATGGCCTTGCCGCCTTGCCACTGTCTTTTCCAGTTCTATGTCGGGGATGTTGGCAAATCTGGAAAGCGTAAGCTCAGTTGCCAACTCTACCAGAGAAGCGCCGATACGTTCCTTGGTGTCCCGTTCAACATCGCTTCGTACTCACTGTTGACGATGATGCTGGCACAGGTCTGCAATTACGAGGCGTACGAATTCGTCCATACATTGGGTGATGCCCACATCTATCACAACCATTTCGACCAGGTTCATGAACAACTGTCACGAACCCCGAGGCAGTTGCCGACGATGAAGATTAACCCTGACGTGAAGGACATCTTCGACTTCCATTACGAAGACTTTGAACTTCTGAACTATAACCCGTATCCTTCAATCAAGGCGCCGATAGCAGTATGATTGTGTAAATAAAACTTTACGAAAAAGAGACCTAGCAATGACTACACATACATATCTTGTTTCTGTAACAGGTTCTACAAACATGGGTGGCAAGTTTGATGCGTGTTTTCAATATAGCACAGCAAGCAAAGGGTCTAAGTTAGCAGACGAGCTACTTGACGCTGCCAATAATCAGGACTATGGTCTTGAATATGGAGTCAAGGCAAAAAATCCGATTATAACTGGCGTGTTTGATTGTGGGAAAAATGAAGAATGATTCCAAACATGAGGCGGATTGGTAGTTCATAAAGTGTGAGGTGATTATTTATGATTGTTTCGATGATTGTAGCAATGACTCCCGACATGATAATCGGGAAAGAAGGCCACCTCCCGTGGCATATCAAGTCCGATTTGCAGCGGTTCAAGCGGATTACCTCTGGTCACCATATCCTTATGGGCAGGGTGAACTACGAGGATATCGGCAGACCCCTCCCGAACCGTACGAACATCATCCTTACCCGTGACCCTGATTTCAAGGCTGAGGGTTGCACCACGGTTGCATCCATCGAGGAGGCAATCAGGATTGCAGAAAAAGCGGGCGAAACCGAGCTTTTCGTAATCGGGGGTGCCTCAGCATACCGTGCAGCAATGCCGTATGCAGACAAGCTGTACCTGACAATCGTCTGTGCGAAGGTGGAAGGAACTGTCAAGTTCCCCGCAGAGTGCTGGACGAAGGAATGGCTGCAGGTTGGAACCGATGTGCATGGGGTCAGGTTTGCATGTCCTGTTCTCGGACCCGATTCCAACGATGACTACGACACGTTGTATTGCACCTTTGTAAAGAAAAATTATCTTGAACGGACTATTGGTACGATGTCTTGTATTGAACCTTACAAGCCGACAAAGCAAGACATGTACGCAATGACAATGATGAATATGGAGGACAAATGAATCCAGTTTACATTTTCCTGATGATGCTGTTTATGCACATCTTGGACGATTTTCATTTTCAAGGTTGCCTAGCGAACTTGAAGCAGAAGTCATGGTGGGCGACTAATGCTCCCAACCCGAAGTACAAGAACGATTGGGTTCCCGCCCTGCTTGCACATTGCCTCAGCTGGTCTATGATGGTTATGGCTCCCTGCGTAATCTTCATGGATGTGCCTGTTGTCCTCGTGGTCGCATTTGTCCTGTTCAACTGTGCCGTCCACTTTTTCGTTGACGACTTGAAATGCAACCGTCTGGCAATCGGCCTCGTCGAGGACCAGTTGCTTCACCTGTCCCAAATTATCTTCACGTTCATCGCTGTATGTAAGATACCTGAAATGATTGCATAAAGGAGAGTCATGAAGCGGTTTAAAATCATTTATCGTAAACAGGTTGGCAGTCTATGGTTTAAGCGCTATGCCGAGTTCTACTACACGGTTGTTGCTGGCGAGCTGGTAAGCGATGACGGAATGAAAGCCATGTATGCCGCCATAAGCGAAGGCTCGTTAAGCGCCCCGAATATCGGCTACGTCAACTGCCATGACTATAGCAAGGTTTACGATGACCTGTCTCCAATCAACTCCGTCGTAAGACATCTTGCAATGGACATAGCCTACAAACTTGATGTTCCTACCTATATAAGCATACTTGAAGACCGCACTTAAACCAAACACTTCAACAAAAGGACTAATATGAGCCACTTTACCACCTATGTGATTACAAAGACCGACCAAAAGGAAGAACTCGATAGGCTGATGCTTCCGTACCATGAATACGAATGTACGGGGCGTACCGATTACTGTGTTCATGTTGACAAGTTGGAAGAGGCAATCAAGGAATATAACGAGAACAAATCGGACTATGAATCTCCCGAAGCATTCTTGAAAGACTGGTACGGTATGCATCCCGAGCAGATATATTCCGATGAGCCAAAGGAAAAGCCGACCGAGTCATATGCCGTCGTAAAGGATGGCCATATCGTACAGTGTTATCAGTTTACCAATCCGAACCATAAGTGGGATTACTATACCCCGTATCCTTGGAGAAACTGCCCGTTCCTTACCGAGGATGTTGGCGACACTGATGCGAAGGTGGTTAAAAAATCTCAAATTAACCTCGACGCTTTCATGAAGGGCAAGAAAGATTACTTCACGGGTGTCTATAACAGGCTCAAACCATATTTCAAACCTGATTTCATTAGCTGGAAACAGGCACGAGAGAGCGTTGACGGGGACATCAAGAAAGCAAGGGAAATTTACAACGGACAGCAGAGCATCAAGGACATGGAGGCGGCAATCTCCTCAGACGAGCTGTTCAACCTTAGATGGCATGTCAAGGTGGACGATATTGCTGCTATGACCGAACAGGAGTTCGTTGATGGGAACCTTCGTGAAGCTGCACCGTTCTGGGCATTGGTCATTCCGTCAGGCCAATGGATTGAACATGGCCACATGGGCTGGTGGGCGGTAACCTGGGATGAAGACAAGGATTTCAACAAGACTTGGATGGAAGTCTGGAAAGGCATCCCTGATGACTGCTATGTATGGCGTTGTGATTGCCATACATAGCTATGTACACCCAAAATGTTGCAGTATGTATTTAGAATTATATTTAAAAAATATATATTTGATGATAGCGTATTTTCAACAATATGGAGAACCACTATGGAAACCCCAGACATGAATGCAAATAAAAGCCTGGACATGAATGCAAATAGATTGCAGACGGAAGAGAGGAAGATTCAATGGCTTGAGAATGAAATCAAGGACCTAGAATATGTCCTTTCTAGTGACTGCATTAACAGAAACAATAAGCTGTGTCAGCTTCAGATGTACAGAGAATTGCTTGCTATTAAAATGGGTGCTACTCGTGCCAATGCTGTCAAGAAAATAAAAGATAATATATTCAGTGATGTGGCAGAGTTTATGAAAGATTTTGGCAGTTACCTTACTGATGCCGAAAAAGTAAGCATTAAATCGATAAGCTGTTTACAGCTTAGAGGTTAAAAATAAACGGATGAAAAATCCCAAGGATATACCTTATGAAAATCAGTAAGATAATTGACGAACTTACCGAGTTAAAGGAACTCATCGGTGACAAGGACCTGGAATCATGCGTTGCAAACGATATCACTGACGGTGTCAATGTCATGTACCTGAACGATGAAGGTGGCTGGACCAGTACGTCTCTGGAAGGTGAGAAGATGGCCCGCCAGATGAAAGCGATTATGGGTGACCAGTAACTCGAGATGGAGGAATAATGAATACCGATAAGGGAACTATCGTAGGTGAACCTGCGAAATATCGTATAATTGACCTGTTTACCGACCTTGCTGGAAGGATGCACACATACGGACCTGATGCCGTTGTCACGTTCACGAACAATGGATGGCGGGTAGAAGACCGCAAGGCTAAACCTACAGAACGTCGCCTCATTGGTGTCGTAAGTGACTTGGTTGAAGCCTTGAAGGGTAACTCGCCAGATAGCGAGGTAACGTTCGATAGCAGGGGTTGGATGAACCTCGCTTGACAATTCACCAAAATTTATCTATTTTAACCTTCGGTACTTCAACCGAAGGTTTTTATATGGCAGTAATAGCAGTAGACTTTGACGGAACGCTGGCCCTTGGCGACAGCTTCCCAGACGTTAACAACGCCACCCCGAACACGGTTCTAATCCGTGCCCTCAACCATTTGCAGAGCATGGGTCACCAGATAGTCCTTTGGACTTGCCGTGAAAACTACGGCGGAAAGCACTATGAGGATGGCCCGTATCTCATCGATGCGGTCAAGTTCTGCGAACAGTACGGACTGAACTTTGACGCTGTAAACAAGAACATCGGGGAGCAGGATGGCGAGGAAGGAACCCTTTATGGCAGGAAAATAAGCGCTGACCACTACATCGACGATAAGAGCGTCATCTTTGAACCGATAAACTGGGAAGGGTATGTGGCGAAACTTTTGCAGCGTTTCAACCCACTTTAATGGGTATCGATTATGTACATGAGTGAAGACGAAAATTTGAGAATAGCTGGTATCGAGCAGGAATCGTTCGTTGACGGTCCTGGTATACGCTTCGTTGTATTCACTCAGGGTTGCACCCATCATTGTCCCGAATGTCAAAATCCCGAGACGCATGCTTTCGGGAAGGGACAAGTCGAGACTGCAGACAGCCTGTTGAAAATGGTCGATGCGAACCCTCTGTTGAGCGGCGTTACCCTCAGTGGTGGCGACCCGATGGAACAGGCGGTTCAGCTTCTGCCTTTCGTACTTGGTGTCAAAATGCGCAGACTGCACCTCGTGGTCTTCACTGGCTACCGTTACGAAATGCTGATGTCCAAGTTCGCCCATCCTGCGATGAAGGAGTTACTGACCTACACCGACATCTTGATTGACGGCCCGTATTTGAAGGATTTGCGGGATTTGAGCCTGACATTCAGGGGTTCGTCCAATCAGCGTATTATCGACGTTCCGAAGAGTATTGTCGAGGGGAAGGTGGTTCTTCACGAAATCCAGTTGAAGGAAATGGAGGGTAATTTGGATGGTAGTTTCAGTTAGCGGTTTGATTTTTTCCATTGTTCTTGGTGTTATCGGTGCTATTATCGTACTTTTGTGTACTGCTGGATTGAACTGCTTATTTAAATTAGTTTGCAGATTTTTCTCTTGGATGGCATCTAATTTCAAAAAATGGAAAAATCGGTCTTGACAGCTTTGCTTTAATGTTCTATATTTTCTCCTGTACAACCAATACAGGAGATTTCTTTATGAAAAATAAGAACCTAGTCATCGTCGATATGCAGGTCGATTTCATTACAGGCGCCCTCGCAAACCCGAACAAGGAATGGGCCAAGAAGGTCATCCAGAACATTCTCAAGCTCATCAAGGAATTTGACGGAAAAATCTGGTTCACCCGTGACACGCATTCCGCAAACTACATGGAAACACAGGAAGGCAAGAACTTGCCTGTTCCGCACTGCATCAAGGGAACTCCTGGTTGGGAAATTATCCCCGAACTCCGTGACTACGTTACCGAAAACAACGTAATCGACAAGAACACTTTTGGCTTCCCGTACTGGGCGGCAGTTCTGGGCGACCACGAAACCTACGCTGGTATCGAAGTGCCGCCGACCGAAGTCTACCTCGCAGGAACCGTTACGAGTATCTGCGTTGACAGCAACGCAAACGGTGTCAAGACTGCATTCCCCGAAGCCATCGTCGGCGTGTACAGGGATTGCTGCCTCGACCTTGACGAACAGCATCACAACGCAGCCCTCCTCGCAATGGAAGCAAAGCAAATCAAAATCATCTAACAAGGAAGCATTATGCTGCTAGATACACTAAATACAAAAATCACCGAACTGATGAAGGCTCACGACACTGTGGCTTTGACTGCACTCCGTACGCTCGTGTCCGACATCAAGAATGCCGCAATATCGGCACAGAAACCTGTTGACGACGTAATGTGCATTGCCGTTCTCGACAAGGCTATCAAGCAGAAGAATGAAACCATCGAAGGCTATGTCAAGGCTGGAAAGACCGACCGTGCCGACGAAGAGAAGAAGACGCTCGAACTCTACAAGCAGTACATGCCCGCACAGATGTCCGAAGACGAAGTTGTTGCCGAAATCGCAAAGGCTATCGACGCAACTGGCGCTTGCGAACAGAAGGATATGGGCAAGGTCATGAAAATCCTTACCCCCATCATCAAGGGTCGTTTCGACGGCAAGGCAGCAAGCCAGCTTGTCATCAAGGCGTTGCTAGCAAAGGCAGGCAAGTAATGAAGAATTGGGTCTACATCGGCAGGTTCCAGCCGTTCCACAATGGACACCTCGACGTTCTCCATCAGATTATCGACAAGATGGATAAGGAACATGACCGTATCATCCTAGTTCTCGGCTCCACGGGTTCTGGAAGCCCCAGAAACCCGATTGACTCGGCAAGCCGTTACGACATGATTCAGAACATCCTTGATAAGGACGAAGTTGTCAACAAGGCTGGTGTCCGCACTCACATCTTTATCGAAACTCTCCGAGATTCCCCGTACAACTGGACGATGTTCGGCAAATGGCTTCAGGCTTCTCTGAGGTCCTATTCTGCCAACATGGAAAACAACATCCTCTGCGGAATGGAGTACATCAAGGATTACGCAAACCTTGTCGGTACACCGTTCTGGCAGGCAACGGAAAATATCCATGTCCATGCGACAGACATCCGTCGGGCTTTTGCAGAAAACGATACCGAGTTCCTGAAAGCGAACCTTCCCGCAGGTATTTTTGCCAACGAGGAATTGTTTGCTAAAATCAAGGATGAAATTGTAAATACCTACAATCTGCAGCAGAAGTACATCAAGGATTTGAACCCGAAGTATTCTTCTGTCTACAAGACCGTGGACAACATCGTTCTTTGCGCTGGTCACATCCTGTTCGTTGTCCGCAAGGATAACGGCAAGTACGCCCTCCCTGGCGGTTTCCAAGACCCGACCGACCTTTCTGCACAGAAGGCAGCCGAGCGTGAACTGATGGAGGAAACTGGATTGGATTCGTCCGACTGGACACCCGCAGCATCGAAGAACTTCGACGCACCGTACCGTGACCCCCGTTCTAGCGAACGTGTCAATGCGGAAACTACGGCGTTCCTGTACCGTATCAACCCGAAGTATGTGCTCGGAACTGACGGTGTTATGTACCCGAGACTCCCAGAAGTCGTCGGTCAGGATGATGCCGCAAGTGCAACTTGGCTCAAATTGACCGAGGTGTGCAGCTCTGCCGAAAATCTGTTCCACGCAGACCACAAGAAAATCATCTTAAATATGCTCGGACTTGAACCGAGATTCTAAAAGGAAGGTAACAATATGCTCGACCATTGGTGCATAGAAAGTCTGCTCGAAACAGACCTGTACAAGTTCAACATGGACAACCTGTACTTCACTCAGTACAGCGACTATACCGCAAAGTGGGCCTACAAGTGCCGCAACCGCAAGGATGGCAGCGTCGTGCAGTTCACTAAGGAAGATGTGGCGGAAATCAACCGCCAGATTGACCATCTCTGCACGCTCACGTTCAGCCGTGAAGAGCTTAACCTGCTCTTCTCCAAGGCTACGTGGCTCACCCCCTCGTTCATGCATTTCCTGAGCATGTTCCGTCTTGACCGTGACGAGATACGAGTGACTTATGACGAAAGCACGCCGTCTCACATGACTATCGAAGCTGGTGGCGATTCGGACCCGCTGATGCGTAACACTTACTTCGAAATTTACGTTCTGGCTATCGTCAACGAAGTCTATTTCTACAACCACAACAAGAACCATGCCGAACTCGAAGCGGAAGCTATCCGTCGAATCGACCAGAAGATTGACATGCTTGCTCGTGGCGAATACTGTATCGGCCCGTTCTCCGAATTCGGTCTCCGCCGTCGTTTCTCCCGCAAGGTTCAGGACTACCTCGTCCGTGCATTTACGAAGGCTCAGAAGAGCGGTGTTCTCGGCAATTCCATATTCCTCGGCACATCGAATGTGTACCTGGCGTTGAAGTATGACGTGAAGCCTATCGGAACCATCGCTCATGAAGCGGTCGAAGCAATTGGACAGGGCAACCCGATGTACAACCCTGCATATTCCAACCGTCTCATGATGGACGCATGGCAGAAACAGTACAAGGGATGCAACGGTATCTACCTCACCGACTGCGTCCGTACCGACCTCTTCCTCATGGACCTCACCCGCAACGATGTCCGTGTCTGGGATGGTTTCCGTCATGACTCTGGTGACCCGTACGAATGGGGCGAAAAGATGATTGCCGCAATCCAGCGTCTCGGTGGAGACCCGATGCAGAAGACATTGCTCTTCTCCGACTCCCTCGATTTCGAACGTGCGACAGACCTTTATATTCGTTTCAGAGAACGTGCCAAGGTCGGGTTCGGTATCGGAACGTTCCTCTCCAACGACTGCGGTCTGGAACCGCTCAACCAGGTCATGAAGCTCATCGAATGCAATGGCCGTCCTGTCGCCAAGATTTCCGACACCGAAGGAAAGCTCATGTGCCGTGATGCCGAGTATGTCGAATGGTTGAAACGCACCCTTGACTGGCGTCTCACCCACGGGTAATAAAAAATAATTAAAAAACCCTTGACAAAGCTGGTTTAATTATCTATATTAAGTGACGGATTGTTTCCGTCACTTTTTCATTGGAGGTTTTATGATTAACGCTCAGTTGATAGAATTATTGAAACAGCATATCAAGGATGACCTTGTGTGCTTACGTATTGCTGGTTCAGACAAGCGTCTTAAAATCGTCGATGTTGACGACGGTTGCGATGTCGGAATGCTCGAAGTGGTTGCAGAACCGTTCGACAACAATGATAACTACTATGCCGAAACCAACAAGCAGGCGGAAAACTGGAACCGATATACCGTAATCGACAAGTCCATGGTCGGGAAGACCTACTCTATCTATAACGGAGTTGTGTTTGTCCCCGTTACTCCGAACAGTGAAAATATCGGAAAAAAGCTCATAGACCTTGCCATGAGGGTTTAAGTTTACTATATTTCCAAAGAAAGGACTAGATTATGATTAAATACGTCACAGCCGACATGCTCGATTTTAGCGTCGATATGCCCGACATGATTATCCACCAGACCAACTGTGAAGGACGAATGGGCGGCGGTGTCGCCAAGTCCATCAAGGAAAAATTCCCGCAGGTGTATGTGGCATACCTTGAATTCCTCGCACAAAAGCGTTTTAACGGTGAAAACAACCTGCTTGGACAAGTGCTTGAAACCAATGTACGAATTGGGGATAATATCCTCAAGTTTGTCGATGTGTTTGCACAGAACAGTTGTTCTGAAAACACTTCGTTATATCCTGATGGCAGGTTCACCAGCTATGACGCACTGCATGACGGCTTGCTTTACGTTAGAGACTACGTCGTTGAACGCTTGTATGAAAAGCGTTGCCGTCCTATCAAAGTATGGATGCCCGCAAAGATTGGTTGTGTCAAGGGTGGAGCCAATTTCGATGTCGTCACGGCGATTATCAATAGCATCTTCGGCGACGAAGTATACAAGAATATGATTGAACTCAAGCTTTTTGAAAAACCTCCGTTTGAACAGCCGACGGTTGAAATTTTCGATACTTAACTCTCAAAAAGGATTATCCATATGGATGCAAATTACACATCATTTTTCAAAGTCGAAGATGAATGCGACAAGCTGAAAGCGCACATGTACGCATGGTTCAGCTCCAAGGGCTTCAAGAAGGCTATCGTCGGAGTTTCTGGCGGTGCCGACTCCACCGTTTGTTGCAAGCTTTCGTGCGATGTCCTCGGTCCGTCCAATGTCTATGCGGTCAGCATGCCGAACGGCAAGCAGTCTGACATTGCCGATGCCCGCAAGGTTATCGAAATCTGCGGATGCAACGAAGCGACACTCAACATCGGCGAAATGTTCACCGCAATGAACACCCAGTTTACCCAAGCGGGTTTCGAGCTTAATGACGCATACAGGAGCAATAGCCCTGCCCGTCTCCGTATGACCATGCTTTTCGGTCTGGCTCCACTCGTAGGAGCTGTTGTCATCAACACCTGCAACCTTTCCGAAGACTGTGCTTGGGGTAACTTCTCCACGCTGTTCGGCGACAACGCAGGTTGTTACGCATGTTTGCAGGGCTTCACCAAGACCGAAGTCCGCATGATTGGCGACTACCTCGGACTCCCGCATGACCTTGTGTGGAAGACTCCGAATGACGGCATGTGTGGAAAGTCTGATGAAGACCGTATTTCCGAACTGTCTGGCGTCAAGAATTTCACTTACGAAGAATTTGACAAGTTCATCCGTGGGTTGCCACACTCGTTCAGCAAGTGCGATGTTCAGCGTCTCATTCACGGTTACAAAATTGGCCTGTTCAAGAACAAGATTGTCAACATTGACCATTATACACCGTCGTTATCAAACATGCTTACGTATTTGGCGGGTAACAACTAATGAGTAGTCTTTGTGCAGGAGAAATATCGCTCGACGCATTCAAGTCGGTATGTGAAAAGTACCGTCTTGAAGTCGAGAAATCATCCGATGATGCGATGGGATTGTACTGTGCCGTCCTCAACGTAACTGAGGACGTATTCATGCTCATTACGTATTCCGAAGAAGCGGATGACCGCAAGTACGTCAGCCTTTTCGCCAGTAACCGTAAGACGGGTGTTACGCAGCAGATAACTCGCACCCCTGCGTACTACAACAACGTCATCAGTGCAATCAGGAGTGCAAACCGAATTTACGACGACACCAAGGCACGAGGACTTGCAGTAGTGCCGAGAATAGCAAGGAAGAACAATGATGAAGGTAATGGTAACGGGCCACAGGCCAGAGAGAATAACGGGCAGGGAACAGGAAATCAAGGACTGGCTGACGAAGCAGGTCGAGGAACTGAAGCCCAGTGATTGCATCTCGGGCATGGCTCGGGGTGCAGACCAGATTTTTGCCGAGGTCGCTTATGAAAAGAACATTCCTCTTATTTGTGCTTGGCCTTATAAGCGCAAGCTTCATCCTGTGGAGCAGAAGTATCACGACTATGCGGAAGTGAACTATATAGCATTCCAGAACTACCAGCCCAGTTGCTACGTCACCCGTGACAAGTGGATGGTGGACAACTGCGACATCGTGCTTGCAGTCTGGGATGGAAACCCTGTTGGCGGCACGTTCGACACGATAGAGTACGCAAAGTCAAAGTACAAGAAAATTCTATTCTTCCCATGGAACGAGGACTTTCCCATTGCCCATATCCCGATGGACCCTCCCAAGGTGACACCAGACGGTCTTACCCTCTTCTAGGAGCGAGCCATGTCGATTTTCAACAAGAAGGAAAGGGCGAATATCGCCAGAGTCCGAAAGGAAATGAAGCAGACCTCGGAATACAAGGATTTGCTCAAGTTGAAGGAACAGTTCAACCGAAAGAAAATCACCGAGGCCGAGTATATCGAGGCTATGGGAAAAATCCTTAACACCGTTCGTGAACCACAAGGTTCAATAAAGCTTTAACATCAACACAATGGAGAAACCATGAACAATATCAGTCAACTCGAACAGGCAATTGCAATCCCCACTGCAATCGCAGGTGACCTCACTCAGGCAAAAAACCTTATTGATGCGGACAAGAAGGACGAAGCCAAGGTTCTTATCGACAAGGTAATCAATTTCATGCAGCAGCAGGCCGACATGGCCAAGAAGCAGATGGAAATGATTATGAAGAAGCACGAAGAGGCTATGGAAGTCTTGAAGAAGGACAAGCACGTTGACCTCAACGACCCGTTCATCATGATGCTCAACGAAAGCACTTACAGCTTCAAGCGTCAGGAATGGGATGCTGGCATCCGCTACATCCGTGACCAGGACGGAAAGACTATCTGCCGTGCCCGTAACGTCGGTGGCCTTCTCACGGACATCGAAAAGACCGACTTGCAGGACCCGTTCCAGGCAATGAAGGGTCAGGTTCCGCAGGCAGCTCCGCAGGCAGAAAGCCCAATCATCAAGGGTTAATCCGATGACCATAAACGAGTTCATAAAGGCCTGTGAAAAGGCTGGATGCACCGTTGAAGATGGAAGGGTAATGTTCGGCGACATCGAGCTTGGAATCTACGGGATTGACGGGTTCGATGTCAGGGCCGATGCAGCAAACGAGTATCTTCGTCACTGTTGGCTGTACAAACAGGTAGACGTTAACACGTTCAAGGTGTTGCTGAAAGACCTGATTGAATCATTTAATAAATCTAAGGAAGACGATACACATGCTAAGAAAGATTAGAAGTTTCTACCTGAACACAGAATTTGTTGAATCTGTGTTTCCAATAGACGAATTGAATTACGAACTCCACATGGCTTCTGGTGAAAAACACCTTGTTTCCAGGGAGATGGGTGACAAAATCATCCTCGAAATGAAAGCAAGGGATGCAAAGAAGGCTGCTGCAGAAAAGGCGCTTCCTCAGAAAACCAAGAAAGACCTTAAAGAAGTTCTTGAAATGGCTAAGAAAGTAAATAGCCCGTTTGGAAGGTAGTTAAATGGCTGATTGGCTTAACAATATCAAATCGTTTGGCGACCTGCAACTTGAGCTCCGTGCAGTGAAGCTGTTCGAGGAGTTCAAGCAGATTGTCATCAAGGCTGGTGTCGAGAATCCTGACGAATATGCCGAAAACATGTTCGACCGCATCATGCACCTTTACAAGAGCACCGAAAGGGTGTACACCGTCGGCCCGCATGACGGCGTAATCGACTCGTTCTTCGCAAAGTATCGGTTCCTTAGCAATTTCGAACCCTGTACGGTCGTGTACGACGGAATGACATATTCTTGCTCAGAGGCTGCATATCAGGCTGCAAAGACGACAGATGTATCGCTCCGTATCGCGTTCACTACGATGAACGGTTCCAAGGCTAAATACGCTGGTCAGAAACTTACGTTGAGACCCGACTGGAACGAAGTCAAGGTTGACGTTATGTACGAAATCGTGAAGGACAAGTTCAGCCGCAATCCCGAACTGCGGGTAAAGCTCCTCAATACTGGAAACCTTGAACTAATCGAGGGAAACTACTGGGGAGACAAGTTCTGGGGTGTCTGCAACGGGGTTGGCGAAAACCACCTTGGAAAGATTCTCATGCGTGTCCGTAAGGAACTTGCGGAAACAGCGGAGGGATAAATGCAGTTATTGATAGAACTTCCAAAGGAATTTGAGGAACACTTTGATTTCGACAAGTTCCAAAACTCGTTCATGCGTATCTGCGGAGACATCAACGAAATCCGCAAGTCTCACAGCCAGCCAGGTGCGGTGTCGCTAGGGCTGTCTGGGAAATACGAGCATGAACTCGTTGATGTTCTCAAAAACGCTTTCCTGAACGCAAAAAAGGTTTAACAAATCCGCATCAATCCGATGCGGGTTTTTCTTTATTGGGCAAACAGGACTCCCACATTTTGCACTCAGTATCGAGAAGAAGGCGAGTGAACGCATTAGGGTCACTGTTGGTTAGCATCAGGTAGGTGTCAACAGGGTTGACAGCTGTTAAATAAATTTTACACACTTTTTACCTATTTTCCACACTTTTGCACAATAATTTTGCTATATTTCTTATAAACCTTATAAAGGAAACCGAGGAAATGAAACGAATGAAAGTTGTGCGTGTCACAAAGGACGAGTTCGAACTCGACGACGGAACCATCCAGCCTATGGTTCTCAAGTTGGACTATGTGCCGACCGTAGAAGAGTTCCAAGCATTGCTTGACAAGAACGCTGAAATGCTGGGTTTGGAGATGGAAGATGGGGAAGAAGCTGAGAAGCCGTGAGGCTTGCAAGATACTGGGCATCCACCGAAACACGATTGTCAAGTGGGTTGACCAGGGGAGACTGCATCCGTACCGTGTAACCCCGACCGCCAACCGCAAGTATGACGAGGACGAGCTTCGCCGCTTGCTGAAGGAGGACGAGGAGACCGAGACGAGACCCGAACTCACCGCCGTCTATTGCCGGGTATCTTCCGCAGAGCAGAAGACCAAGGGAGACCTCGAACGGCAGAAGCTCCGTGTACTGGAATACTGTGCCGAGAAGCACTACACGGTCGGGTTCGTGGTCGATGAAGTCGGTAGCGGACTGAACGATAACCGCAAGAAGCTCTTGAAGTTGATGCGTGATGCTGCGGAACACAAGTTCAACAGGCTAGTAATTGAACACTACGACCGCCTCACTAGGTTCAACTACAACTTCCTTGTCGAATACTTCAAGTCCCACGGTGTCGTGGTCGAGTATGTCGAGGAAGTGCTGGAAGAATCGTTTGAGGCTGACCTTGTGAAGGATATGCTCTCGCTGATTACCGTGTTCTCGGCGAAACTCTACGGGCAGCGGAGCAAGAAGAACCGGAAGAAGAAAACGGAAACCAAACAAGAAACCACTAATATAGAGTAATGTGTATGATATTACATCAGACTAGAACATTGGATTATGAAACTTGTAAAGATATTGCAAGTCATTTCAGTAGTCGTGGTGCATTTTCCGTTGGGGATTCCGTTGCATACCGCAAATGTTGCAAGATGGGATGGCTCAAGGATTTCTTTCCCGAAAGACTCTCACCAGCGGTCCCAAAAATCAAGGGAAAGAAGATTACATTTCGGCGTACCCTTGACTACGAGACATGCAGGAAGTCTGCTCTTCAGGCTACTGGACGCAAGGATTGGGACAAGAAGGATTGCCAAGCATACAACAAGGCTAGGAAGATGGGATGGCTCAAGGATTTCTTTCCGAGCAAAATTGTGCGAAGGAGCGAGGTCACGATGGAAATGTGCCTTGAAGCAAGGGAACTTCTCCGCAAGCAGGGAAAGAACCGGGTGTCCGACTTCCTTTCCTACAATAGCAATCTCTATAATATGGCCCGTCGAAACGGGTGGATAGAGCAACTTGACTTTCAGGACAAGGATGTTTCACGAAAAGAAGCTGGACTCCGTAGACGAATCTACACTCTCGACTATGCAACTGAGGTAGCAAAGAAGTACAATACGCTCTACGATTTCAGGAAGAACAACTGCCCATTATATGTTTGGTGTTCGAAAGAAGGGCTCATGGACAATTTCCCTTGGCTCGTCTCGCAGCGCACCGAATACACCGAGGAAATGATTCGAGAAACCGTGGCGAAATACACTGACTACACCACCTTCTACAAGGAAAACCCGTCGATGTACGGGCACATGTGCAAGCACAAACTCCTGCATCTCGCCGATTCCCTAGAACGGAGAGTAAAGTTCCTCGACGGCTACGCTGTTGACACTATCTATGTGTACGAAATCCCGGAAGGTAACTATGCCTATGTGGGTCGTAGCGTCGATATGGCCACCCGAAACTGGGACCATCACAACCGAAAGGATGACCCGTTGAGACGGTTTGCCGAAGAGCACGGCTTCGATGTCCCCGAACCGAAGATTCTCATTGAAGGAATTACGGTTAAGGAAGGTCCGAAAGCAGAAGACCGCATGATTGAACTTTACCGTTCCCTCGGATGGAATATGGTGAATTCACAGAAAGGCGGTAGCCTTGGCGGTATGGGATACAATCGCCGTTGGACATTGGACGCACTGTATGACTTGGTGAGCAAGTTGGAATACTGGGAGGACTTGTACGACAAATACAGCGGTGCCTGGCGTAAAATCAAGAAGCTCGGTATTCGGGACCAGTTCCCGTGGCTGAAGCACAAGAAGGAACCCCAGGGTAAGTGGAAAAACATGTCCAAGGAAGAGGCATACGAAATCGCAAAGACTTTCCCGAACCGTCAGAGCTTTTCCGCTAAGTATTCCGCATTGTACGCTTGGTCATATTCCCGTGGCTGGATTGATGAATGGTTTTCTACGGCAACTGGTCCAAAGCGTATATGCCGATACACACTAGATGGCCAACTGATAAAAATATATGATAGTATCGAAATGGCTGCGAAAGATGTTGGTGTGAAATCACCATGCATTCGTGGAGTCCTTGCGGGTAAAGGAATAACCGTAGCAAAGAGTGTGTGGGCGTATGAAACAACTGATGTAGCTAATATCGAGTTTCCTGGTAAAGATTATGATGCAAACCGTGGCTTAAAAATGGGGTGCACGTACAAGAGAGTCAATCAACTATTAGAAAATGGTACAATTATAAAAACACACGATTCAATTAAAGCCGCAGCGGATTATGTTGGTGTAACCCCCGCTTCTATTAGTGCGGTTCTTGCTGGTAAATGTAAGACAATTAAAGGATATAAATGGGCATACGCTGATGCAGCATAAGGACTAGGCGATGAAACAGCAGTGCGGCAGAAAGATAGAGCTTCGGCTTAATAAGGAACAAGAACGGATATGCTTCCGTTCCTGTGCTGCCGCACGCCGGGCATACAACTGGAAACTCGCTGCACAGAATACCGCTTACGAACTCGCCAAGCAGAATACACCCGAAGGCAAGAAAGTCAAGTGCAAACTCGGTTCTCCGATTGATTGGCATAGAGAATGGGTGGAATATAAGCATCTGGAGGGCAATGAGTGGCTGATGGAACTGTCCAAGTGCTGCGGGCAGGAAGCATTGAGAGACCTCGGCACCGCTTGGCAGAAGTTCTTCAAGGGAACGGGTAAGCACCCGCAGTTCCACAAGTTCGGTGAACTAGATTCCTTCCGGCTTACCGGGTCGGTTTACATCGGTCGGGACTTCGTTCAGCTTCCTTCCCTTGGTAAGGTCAAGCTCAAGGAGAAGGACTACATAGCCATTCCTGATGGTTCCGACAAGGTTCCTATCCCAATGGCTACCGTATCAAGGCAAGGCTCCCATTGGTATGTATCGTTCGCATACAAGACTGACATCATTCCTCTCTATGAGAATGTTGAGATTACCGATGACGAATACGATGTGGTGGGTGTTGACCTCGGTGTCAAGGACTTGGCTATCACCTCGTTCGGGGAAGTCATCGCCAACCCGAAATCATACAAGAAGCACTTGCAGCGTCTCAAACGCTGGCAGCGGAAGATTTCTCGTAGGAAGAAAGGTTCCAAGAACCGCAAGAAGGCTATACGCAAGGTAGCCGACTTGCACAGAAGAATAACCAACATCCGTATCAACTCGGCTCACCAATGCACCACTTCGCTGACACGAAAACTGGCACCCAAGATGCTCGTAATCGAGTCCTTGAAGCCGAAGAACATGAGTCGTAACCGTAAGTTGGCATCCTCCGTTCTCGATGCCAACTTCAACCGCATAGCCACGCAACTAGAATACAAATGCAAGTGGCTCGGCATCAAGTTGGTGAAAGCTCCGCAGTTCTATGCGTCTAGCCAGTATTGCTCCGAGTGCGGATGTTATCAAAAGAAAGATTTGAAGCTCACTGACCGTGAGTGGACTTGTCCCCATTGTGGTTGCCACCATGATAGGGATGTGAACGCAGCCAGGAACTTGCGTTTCTATGGCTTGTGGCTGCTTGGCTATGCCAACCAGCAAACTGCGGCGAGTTACGCCGTGGCAGCTTGCCCGTCTTGCGAACGCTTGGCGGAAGGTAGTGGTTCCGAACCACGCCCGAAAGACTTGAGGTTACAGTTCTTTGAGACACAAGAGCAGTGCAGGTCGTTGAAGCAGGAAATCACTAGCTCAATTAGGCACTGTGCATAATTGTGCAAAATGATTTAACGGTCTAAAACTAGGCTCATAACGTCTCCGCTGTAACAAGATTAAAATATATTTTTGACATGGGTTGCCACCCAGCTTACATTTATGTATATTTCCATGGAATAGTTTTATAGGAGTTCCCACCATGAGAATTTTGAAAGTTTGTGCCGATGCACGTTACACCGAGGATGCCGACATCCTCAATCCAGAAACTGGAGTGTTCGAAGAGGACAAAGATAGGAAGATGCCTTGTCTGAAAGGTTCCTGCTGGTGTCCAGAAATCAATCCCGACACTGGCATCATCACCAACTGGCAAATTGGTGTCGAGGCCCGTCTGCATTACAAGGTATGTGACTGCTTCTCTGCGGAAGTCCTGGTTGACGGCAATGTTGTCGCCAAGGTTGAGAACGAGTACGTGCCAGACTGCATGTGCCCTGCGGACGAGGGATATGGCGACTACATCGACATGAACGTGCGTTCCGACGGTTCCATCGAGGGATGGTCCTGTTCCGACTTCGAGGACTGGCTTGAACATATTGGTAAGGACGAGGATGAATAATGTCGCTGGATATCATACTACACTGGGGAAAGGGCCGTGGGCGTAAGTCAGACAGCCGCAACATCACGCACAATGCGGGGAAGATTGCACAGCATGTGATTCTACACGATATCCAGGGAGAAGGTACAATCACCCTGTACGATGTTCTATGGAACCATGCCGATAAGAAGAGGAAAGCGGGTGAACTCATCGATGACCTCATGCACGGGTTGCGTATCATGTCCGATAACGCAAAGAGGTTGAAACGCTACGAGACGACCATCAAGCGGGAGCCTGAAATGGTAAACGGCAAGATGGAGTTGCGTAAGCTTCCTCCCGAAAAATGGTACAAGTGGGGAAGTCTGGAGGCGACCGACAGATACGGAAGGAGATTCGGTCTAATCCCGTTTGTAGAAGAAATTCTCATCCTTTGCATCAAGCATCCTGATGCAGAGGTCGAATGGAGTAGATGATGGATTTGGGGAATGTTTTTATAACCTCGCTGTGGACGTGTGTCATATCTATGTTTGTCTGCGTGCTGTTTCACCACCTCGCAGAAGCCTTCTACCTGACGCACGTTAAAGCGGCGAAGGGTTTGAATGCTGTTAGCACGGCATTTTTGGGCATTTCGGTCATATCCTGTTGTGTCTCGATTTGTATCTCAGTTGCCGCATGATTATAAACTGTTCGTATGAACAGGAAGGCACTTTTTGAAGAACAGCTCGCAAAGGCGGGCCTGCCATGGGCGATGCGGGACATGGTATCCAAGCTCCACGACACGTGTTTCGAGGACGAGGATAAAATGAACCCGTGCATTGACGAGAACGGGTTCTACAAGGACCCTATGGCTTGCGATATAGACACGTTGAAGCAGGCGTGGGAATCCCCGTTGAGACGGGATGACAATAAGGTTGAAGTCAAGGAAATTGACGGCCCTACCCACGACAAGCCAATCGGCGGATACATCCCGATTAAATCACAGGAAGAAAAGGACGACGAACAGTACGCTGATGACCCTCTGTATCAGTTCTCTAAGCGTATTCGTCACGAGTTCACCCGCAAGAGCCGTTACAGGCTTCCGTTCAGCGGCGATTACCAGATGAACTACCTCGTCGGGCCAGAGATTGACGACCCCGAAAAGCACATGTTCGACGATTACCCGAAGACCAAGAAGTTCATGAAAGACCACCTTGGATGGCTTTGCGGACACATCGCTTCCAGCTCTATGCCTGAATACATGGGCGGAATGGCAAAGATGGTCATTGGTGGATGGAGAATCCACCTTATCGTCGTCAAGGACCCAGACTCGTCCCGTGTTGACTACTGCGTGTATGGAGGCCCGAGACTCTACATGAAGCTTGGAACCATGTACGACGGCGACTACATTGCTTCCAGCGATACTGACGACGTTGAAGAAATCAAGATGATTTGCCACCAGATTATGGAGGATGCTTACGGAAAGGCTGTTAAGGCACAGTTCCAGTCAAACCGCAGAAGCAGCCTTGATGTATAAATCCGCTTTTGTGTGAAACTTTTATGTGAAACATTTCCAAAAATGTTTCACATTTTTATTTAAAAATATCGGGGAATGCCCTTGCCAAAAGTTGCTAAAATGGGTATATTTATAAAAAAGTTTCATTATAAGGAGAAACCTATGTTCGGTATTGAACCAAATCTTGACAAAGTGTTCGGCGGAATTATGAAGCCGCAGCAGAAAAAGCTCGTTGACTATCAGGCTTACCGTCTCGAACGTGACAACATTCGTTACAGCATCTTTGGCCGCAGGGTTGAAAACAACCCAGACAAGTGGCACCGTGATACCCGCTTCTTCTTTGACCGCAAGAATATGGAAATCATTCCTGAGCTGAGTCCGTACATGGATGTTCTCGGTGCAAAGATTTTCCCAGACACTTTCAGGTATTACGGAATTCAGGCTTAACCGTAGGGGGAACCATGTGTGAAGTACATGAATTCATGAGCGCTTACCCTTACTATGACGAGAGCAAGTGGCGTTGGGAGATTGTCAATCCGAACGAGGGTAACAAGCTCTTCATGCGCTACCGTGCCCGTAAGGGAGTGGGCAAGGACAAGATTCCGTTCTTCGACTCAATCGAGAAGGACGCCAACCAGTTCGGACTGCATTCATGCACCTTCACTGACATCTTCGGCATCACCTGGAAGGGTGAGAAGGGCTGTCACATGGTTTCCGACGACCCTGACTACGAACAGCACCTTTACTACTACGACGAGGAGAGCGACGAGTACCTTGTCTCCGACGAGTACACGCAGGACAATCCGCCCGCTGATTTCGTCAAGTTGAAAAACCCGAGATGGGATATGTGGGTTGATGTCAAGGGCATCAAGACGCTCGACTACAGATGGATTAAGGACAATAACCACCTGTTCAAGGATTCCGTGTTCGATGCGGAATACGAGGACGGGACTAAGCTTTCGTTCTACGACGTTATCGGTCTGATGTACGGACTGAAGCGTCTTCGTCCAGACCTCTACGATGGTATCCTTCCAGAAATTGAACGTCATTTCGAGAACCTGCGTGATAACAAGCGTGAAGAAGTAAAGGAGTTCTGGCCTGGGATGACCGCCCGTGAGTATTTCGACAAATGGAACAATGCCATGGACGAATCAGAAAAGACTGGTGAGCCAATCCTTACTGACGCCTAATTACAATTAAAGGATATACGATGAGAACTATTAGACATTCCGTCTTCGAGACAAATTCCAGTTCCTGCCATGTGGTAACTGTGCTTTCGGACTACGAAATGGAAAAGCTGAAGAATAACGAACTTCTGCTTGATATCCAATTGAGCCAGGGTGCAAAGACTATTACGACACCTATAGACGAGTGGAGGCTTCGGTATGAAATTGAACGATGCCTGTTTGTCCATGGCAAAGATGGTCAACTCAAATATATTGAGCTTGACAGGAAGACTGTTGAGAAGTTGAGTAAGGAACTTTGGGATTTGTTTATCTCAAACATGAAACAACGGGTCGATGGTCTTGAAGGCAAGGTGAAGGACATTGTCAAAAAGTATTCTGCCGATGAAGACTTTATCGAGTCAGTTTGGTGGCTAGTAGCAGGCTTTGCCTCTGGTACAAAGGTAGAGTACATTCTTGAAAGAATGCAAAAGTATGAAATGGGAAGCGGCGAAAACATGAATTTCAGCTGCGTCGAAATGGAGTGCTAGTAATGAAATTCAGGTCAGATAAAAGCGAACCAAGCAAGGATTACCTCAACGTGTGCGGGGTATACTTACACGGTAAGATATCGGAGGAGCTCGGTAACGACATCGTCCAGATTTCGAAAGACGATGCCGAACCGTTCCGCCTCATGGTAAACGAATCCAAGGGCATCGAAGGGATGAAAGTCGAGGTCGAGGGGTATTCTGGTAACGCTGTGCTTTACGCATGGAAGTCAAACATGGGTGTCCCCCTTGTTGCAAACCCTTCTTTCGAGATGCTCATGTTTAGGGGCCTCATCGTAGACCCGAGCGAGAAGGAATTGCTCGACGACGCAAAGGCAAAATTCAAAGAAAAAAGGCAGTATCTGTAATATGTGGAGTTTGGTCATTTTAGCTTTCTGGTGGATGCCTCAATCAAGCGATGCTGCAACATCAGTTACAGTACCTGGATTTAGTTCCAAGGAGGCGTGTGTAAACGCTGGCGAACAGTACATCAAGGATTCTGGACGAGAAATTACACTCAAGAAGGCAGACGGTCGTACTCACGAACGGTTTGTTTATTACCACTATCAATGCGTAGAGGTCAAATAAAAGGAGAAACATCCTATGCAATTCGAACTTACCTACACAGTCCGCAGGACTTTTGAAATTCCCGATGGCGCCTCTGACGAGGAATACGATGCCATGAAGGACACCGTAATCACTGGCATCGTCGGTGACAAGTCCAACAATGCTGTCGAAGGCACTGTCAAGGTTGTACGCCTTGATACTCCGCCTAAGGAACAGCCCCCTTACGAAAGAAACCTTGATGCGGTAGACTAATGAAGAATACGCTTATAGTGAACCTGTATGGCGGCCCTGGCACGGGTAAATCCACGGGGGCTGCCTATATTTTCTCCAAGTTGAAGATGGCTGGAGTTGATGCAGAGTATGTGACCGAGTTCGCAAAGGACAAGGTCTGGGAAGGCAACAAGGAAGTTTTCAACTGTCAGTTCTATATCACTGGCAAGCAGGTTTTCCGCATCCACCGTTGCTTCGGCAAGGTCGATGTGATTGTCACAGACTCTCCTATCCGCCTCGGCAAAATCTATGCTGACCGCATCGGACTTCCTCATCTCGGTATGGCCTGTGCGGAAGAGGCTGACAAGTACAATTTTCATTCACTCGATATCTTCTTGAAGAGGGTAAAGCCGTACAACCCGAACGGCAGAAACCAGACAGAGAAAGAATCGAACGAAATAGCTGAAACCATTTTGAAAATGCTCAAAGACCAGAACGTAGTCTATCACACCTTCAACGGTGACCTTGATGGTTACGACAAGATTTTTGAGATAATCATGAAGAATATCAATGCCACAGCAGATAAGATTTCAAATACTTAAATCTGTATCGGGTCAGGAATACCAGCTAGCAATCAATGGTGTTCTCCTGAACGGAAAGCAGCTTGACGGTAGTTCCATATCGGTTTCTACCGACATGCTTGCTTCTATGTTCAGCATGTCCGAACTTGCCGAGATGCTCGCAAGCAAGAAACGGTGCGAAGAATACACGAAGCAGATTTTTGTCACCAACAGGGAGCTTTCCGAATGGCTTAACGCCAAGGAAGGGCGTCGTTGCCACGTTGTCTATCCCAATCAAATGATTACCCAAGGGATGTCGTATAACGAATGGAAATACACTGAGGAAACGGCGGAGTGCAATGCCTCGGCAGGTTTCCAGATATACGTTGTCAAGGAAGGCTCCTGTTCACTGGAGTTCCTTACAAGGAAAGTAATCGGGTTAGAATAGGAGATTAAACATGTCGTTGCGTAAACTTCGTTACCTAAAAATGAAACAGTCGGAATTGTCCTTCGCCATGCACTATTTGCCGAATAATGCGGTATGTTTCGATGACTGGTCTGGGCTTCTTATAACATTTGCTGACATTTATCTAAGCATCCGTTTCTACAAGGATTTGAATGTCGGCGAGGACACGACTTATCTAAGGACAGAACTCTACACAAAGACTAATTTCGGCGAACCGCTTGTATTTGGACGTGTGATGGACTCCGAGGTAAGGGACGGCGACAGGATTGCCGCAATACGCACCGCAATAGAGATGGGGAAGAATTTCGACATTGCGTTTGGGTATGAACTTAAACTGATTAAAAGTAATTATGAGACCATCAAACTGGGATGAACTAAAATGAAAACTATTCGTCACTCTGTTTTTGAAACCAATTCAAGCTCTTGCCATGTAATAACCTTGCTGAGCGACTACGAAATGGAACAGTTCAATAATGGTGAACTGCTCGTCGAGTTCTGCAGGAGCCAAGGGGCAAAGATTGTTGCAAACTTCGTTGAGAAGTTCCGTTTCGGCTATGAACTCGAACGCCTGCAATTCGGCTACGATTACAAGGAAGAAAAACCAACATATTGCGACCTTACGAGGGAAACCTCTGAGAAACTGAGGGATGCCTTATGGGATTTGCTTCGGGAAGGCATGAAGACTCATATCGAACATTTTGATGACAAAGTTGCATCGATATTCTCTGATGCTGGCGTAACGGATGAGTTGTACATCGAACGGGTTAAAGGTTACATCGAAGACTTTGCTGGTGGAGCGACCGTTAAGCACCTTATGGAAGACATGACGACATACACGATGCCTAACGGCGATGTCATGCATTTCAGTTGTCATGAGTTCGAGTGCTAATTTAGGAGGAAAGAAATGAAAAAGGTAATTCTATTCATGCTGGCATTTGCCATGGTGGCATTTGCCGATATTAAACTGGACTTTCAGGTTTCCGTTAACCGCATGGGTTGTTCCCTTATCCAGTGGATTGAGAACGACTACGAGTCTGGAGTGAAATGGAAGCACTACGGCAAGTTCGCCTGTAAGGAGGAAATCAAGGCTCCCGTAAAGCTGGTCGGCCTGAAATTCCTGTATGTCGGCGAGAACTTGAAGGGTGAGCACATTTACGTCTATGGCGAGGACTAATATGAAAGTGCAGTTGAGCAAGTATGATATTATCGGCCTGATTAAGTCGGTTTCGCTAGAGTACCGCAGGTATACACCAGAACTCGAAATGGCTGGCGAATGGAGCTACAACATGGACGGCCCCACGACGTTCACCTGGTACACACGATACCTTCTTTCGTTCAGCGAGGAGGAACTGTACGAGTTCTACCTGAAATTGAAGAACGGCGAGTTCTACCTTCCTGACCCGCCGCAGGAAGAGCACCCGTACAATGCTGTGAAAATGCCGCTGTTCAGAAGGGTGTTCCCGAAACTGCGGGCATAAGGAGGAAACATGAGGCCTAAAAACTGGGTTGAACTGGGGCAGGACGAGGAAGTTGAATTCGATGTCCACTGCAAGATGAGAAAGTGCTGGGCACACGAGTTCCTGTCACTCCTGGCCGAAATGGAACGACTTGGCAAAATGGGGTGCAGTCGAATCCGTGGTATGTACTGCGACGGTGACGGCGATTTCAGGCCAAAGTTCACTCATAACTTTGCTGAATTTACGGAAACACAGCCCAAAGTTGACAAGGACGATGAAGATGTCCTGTTCTGGGATGCGGGGTAAATCATGGAAGATGCAAAGTACAAAGATTTTCTTGAACAGCGGCACCCTGAACTCCTGAAGGAGGCAGAGGATTTCTTCGACATTAGCGACCGTGGAACATGGGAATATGTGTGCAAAATAATGCCAAAACTTGCTGACCTTCCACATGAGAAAATTGCAGCCGATACAATGAACCGTGACTTTGGTTGGTATGTGTATAGGGAAGTGACTGTAGGTAAACGTACGTCCAAGGTAGGAATTAGGCTCTGGGTTCATGCTCACAAGTTCGTTGGCCAGCACTGGACCAAGGTGAAGCTTAAAGATGATGAACACTACATCGAGTTTTATACATGTTTTGACAAGGGTTCATGCAGCTGTTACCAGTCGATGACCAACTTGCCTGGAATTTCATGTGGTGACGGAAACGGGAATAAGTTCCCTGTCGATATTCCAAGCAGACGGTGAAGCATACGACTATCTCGAAACCCGTGCAGGCTCGTTCGCAAACCTCCCGATAGGCTCGTCCCTTGACGACTTCATGGCTGCTGTTAGGTTGAACCCGTTAAGGCCCCATCCGTTCAAGATTACCGTCCCGAACAATGAAGTCAAGACGCTAGCGGAGTTCATCGAAGCGAAGTACCCGAATATCATGAAGGAATACCTAGAAGAGTTGAAACGGATAACCAAGCTTTCGTACGAGAGCCTTCCAGGTGAAATCACCAGTTTCAAGCAAGGAGAAAAGGATGTCGGAGACCAAGAAGGAAACAATCTGGGGTGACGAACCTGTAGAATATGCCGAGCTTGATTACGATAAGTTGCAGTTCGACCGTGTGTACCCTCCATCTATCCCTGGCGAAACGGCTGCTGATTGCATCCACCATGCGTTTGTCCGTTTGACAGGATACGAGTATTTCAAGAATGACGAAACGGGTGAGTACGAACTGGTTTCATCGAATGAGAATAACCAGTGCTTCGGAACCATAGCGACGATAGATGGCGGCTTCGTAATTCCATACATCGACAGCAAGTACATTAAGCATCTTGGAATGTTAGATTTTAAGCAGGCGTTTGCTGCGATGTACAAGCGTGAAAAGCGGCTGTACGAACTGGTTAAATTCAATGTGCCAAAGTGCTGGCAGGTAGATGAAACTGAATCTAAATAAAGGACGATGATATGCACATTTTGCTATATTTCGTAGAAATTCATAGAAATGAGTTATCGGAAGGCGTCTATCATCACGGTGGACGGAGAACGGACAATATCAAAGAGGATTAAAAGATGATGAAGCAGCCGATTCTACTGATTGAAGTGATTGAAAACGCACAAAAGTATGATGCCGAAATTCATATTGCAAAAGACTGTGACAGGTTCTACGCCTATGTACTCGGTCGTGGCTATACAAGAAACTTCTGGATGTCTGCAAATCAACTTGAAAAAGCCATCCGTGATATGGGATTCAACGGAACGATAAAAGTGGAGTCAAAGTGATGGAAAAGCCTAGCAAACTTGTCTGGACGGACCTTGTATCGGACGAACTGAAAGATATGCTCTTCAACCTGAAATCCGACAACGGGTTTGTACCGTTAGGAACCGTTGACAAGCTTGTCCAGCTTTTCGTGAACGATATCGAACGGTTGGGGAATCAGTCGTCGTAATCGTCGAAGAACAGTCCGTACTCCCTCATCCATGCACGGGCCCCGATTTGTTCGGCCCGTTTTTTCATTTCCTTCACGTTGAAATTATACACGTCCCACCAAGGGATTTCAACCATCAGGAACGGCGACTTTGCACCCATAGCCTCTACGCAGAGCCTGTAGAAGCTATTCTCGGTCCCGTTGGTAGCGGACGATATGATTATCTTCGTGTCATTTCGGTTGACAATGGTCGGGAAAATGAGGTTGACCATCTTTTCCTGATACTCGTTCTTTGCGAACGCAAAGTCGTCAAGGAACAGGTACTTGAACCTTGGTGCATCCAGTCTGTCGATGGTTCCGTAGGTCTGTGCAGAGATTGCCGAGTTGTTGCCGTTGTTCCAAATCAGGTGTTTCGTTGACTTGGTGAAAACGCCATCCTTGGCCCATTCCTTCGGCAGGTTCTTTAAAGAGAAGTCTATCTTGCCCAGAAGTTCGCACGAGCGTTCCATCTTGGTTGAAACCACTGCGATTGAAGCGCTCGGTTCGAACAGCAGCTTGTGCATGATGAACAGCGTCGCTTCAAGCGTGGAGCCAGATTGTCTCGGCTGTTTCAGAATCAGGTTCGTCTTGTTGCCGCAGATTGGCGGGAGCTGCATCAGGGTCAGAACCTTCCGTTGGTAACCCCTCGTGGACATGCGTTCTGTGCCGTGGCAGTTCTGTACATAGGTGAATTTGGCAAGGTCGAAAATGTTGTCCTTGCAGTTAAGGAATGATTTACTCATATTGTACCCCGTGTGTTAACCAGTAGACGGAATTGCCGACTGGCCGAAGCATTCTTAAAGTATATTTTCCCCGTATCGGTTGACGGGAACGGGATTTTATACTATATTTCAGGTGAGGTTTCATATGAAAATCAGATTACCTAAAATTTACTACATCCTTCGTCACAAGTTATGGAGCTTTGCATCCCGTAACTGGCGTGGATGCGAATACTGTAACGAAGAAGTCCTAGTCAAGCTGCTCGGGGTTGATGTTGACTCTCCCGAGAAGCCGATGGGCGACCAGTTCAACCAGCTCCTCGACAGCGTTCCTATCAACGGGAACAAGAGGAACATCGCCTGCTATTTCTACCCGAGGCGTGGATGCATCGAGGTTACCGAGGTCGATAAGGACATGAAGATGACCCCGCTGGAATCAATCTTCGTCAGCAACTGCCCAGAATGCGGCAGGGCCCTTCATAAAATCCGTTTCAAGAAGAAATAAGGAGAATTCCGTATGTTAAAAGACGGCAGATTTGGTAATTATCATGAATTTCTCAATGCGTTGGCCGAGTTGGACCCGACTACGGAAATTCGCAGTGAATTTAATTGTATTAATTACGACTATGTGTTCAAGGTGAAATCTGGTAGGACATATCGAGCGGGCGACTTCAACTTTACACCGAGCTTGTCCGTGTACGAAGTCGAAAATCTGTGGGGTGACAAGAAGATTGGAGACCCTGTTCCCTGTACCCTCGAAGCCCTGAAAAAGATTACTTCCGAACCAGCAAATACCGTCAAATATGATGGCCCTAAGCTTGGCCGTGTTATAACCGAGTTTGACCACAACCAAGACAAGAATAGCGTTGCTTACTAATATGACTGAGAAGGAACTTAACCATATCAAGGCCGAATGGTTTGACCGTGAATGGCGGTGGGGATTGGGCGTTGGCCTAGGCATTGGGATATTTGCTGTAATCGTAAATTCCATTATTCGGAGTTTTTCTTAAATATGTCTGGAATCATCTATTTCATCTGCAACTTGTGCTCCAAGCTGTTCTACGGAAGCATCATGGGCTTCCTAATCCTGCTGGCCCCGTTTAAGGTCATCTGCATTCTCTTGAAGCTGATATTCAACCTCAACCACCCGATTTACCCAACTGAAAACTGGGCTGACGACTATACGGTTTGGATTCTCAACAAGATTGGGATATACACCAAGAACACCGACCGTGCCCCCGCCGATGAATGCGATATGATATTTGAAATGGGTTGGAAAAAGGAGACAAAATGACCGACGCAGAAGCAGAACAGTATTCAATGCCGCTTGTCATCCCCGCAGGGAAACGCAAGATGGCTCCTCCACCGTGCCGTGTGAAACCTATTCCGTACTCGCTAAACCCAGGTAAACAGTACCGTAAGACAAGGAGAGGAAAATGAGCGTTTCTTTCTTCCCGAGTGTTCCGTACCCTGACGAAATCGGGGTCAACATGACGTATTCATCCTTCGGCGAAGTCAGGCAAGTCCTTGCAGGGCTAATCGACAAGGAGTTTGCAGACCTTATCAAGGAAGCGTACAGCGAGCATTACCCGTCGGATTTCTACACCCGTTACGACAAGTGCTGTGACCGATTGAAGGAAACCGTCGGCAAAGGCTTCTTCGAGCTGTTCAACCAGAGCGACTGCGAAGGTGAGATGAACAAGGATGCCTGCAAGGACTTCCTCGCAGCGATGAAGGACAAAGACCTTAACGAAATCCAGTGGGACCACCGACGGAGACAGGTAGAGAACATGCTGAAAATGATGCAGATTGTGGTGGATTCCCCGAAGGAAGACGCCGTTTTCAAGTGGTGGTAACATGTATTTTAGACAAGAATTCAAGTTCAGGCTTGGCGACAGGGTTATCTACAAGGACCCGATATCTGGTGAAACCGAAGAAGTCACCATCAGGCAGCGAAGCCTCATTATAGACAAGGACGGACAGAAGGTGTTCTATGTGTGCAGGGAAGGAAACCACAAGCATGTCTCCTACTGGGATGAAATGGCCGAGGAGAACCTTTCCTTCGTTTGTGAAGAACACGGAAAGGACATGGTTGCGGGCGACATCATTGACGGGCTAGGTGAACACCTCGAAATAGGTGACACAGTGTTCTATGACGTGTATTACTGTGCCAATGGAATCCGTGTTGAAGACCGTGTTCCGAACGTCGATTTTACCTTTGCAAAAGAGATTGAAATAGACTACTTCAAAATTGACTGGTATATCGAAGTCGGGTTCAAAGACGGCAAAGTGGTTGACGACTTGGATAAAGTGTATTACGAGCAGCATGTACACGGAAAGATGACTTTCGAGGACCTGACCGTTGGCGAGAAACGGTATGGAATGCCAAAGGGATTCCCGTTGCAGGAAAGGGCTTGGAATACCCATAAGAGCATCGGAGAGAACTTCGCTCAGGAGTATGTAGCCGCCCTTTCAAGACCTGGATACGCATTGATTGGAAAGTACACTGCGAAGAAGGCCTGGGAAATACGGGACGAGAGCACGCATGATTTCTATGTAATCAAGCGGTGGCTGACCCATCTGGGCAAGTTCGACGAGGTTGCTAAGCTTATGGAAACGGGAGTGAAACCTGGGGTGAAGAAACCTCGGGTGGCTAAACCCAAGAAGAAACCAGATACGAGCCTTGATGACATCATGGCTAAACTGAAAGCTGACCCGTCGTTGCTCGCCAAGGTCAAGGATATGCTTTAAATCCACACATGAAGGAGCGATAATGAAAGTGAAATCCGTTAAGCCCGATTACAGCTTGCGTGCTCTTATAAACGTGATGGTTCCGAAATTCGGCACTATCCAGTGGGCATACATGCCGAAGGCCCGTTTCGTCATACTGTTGGATGCTGCGTATGAAGACAGCTCTGCTGAAAAATGGCTGGAATCGAACAGGGTAACCAACGAGTTCATCGAGTGCTGGCGTACTGTTGCCGAAGTCAGGGAATACGCACGACGTTTTGACATGCTTGCAGTCCCATCGGATTTTCTCCTAAAGGAAATTTTGCATGGCAATTGTCCAGCGAAAATTGATGGTAAGATTGTCGATGAGCTTATGAAATACCCTCGTGAGCAAGACAAGCTGCTGTATAGCATAGCCAGAGGGCTAAACAGCGGTCGTATTGCTAGTTCAAATACAGGAGCGTAAAAGATGCAAGAAGACAATAGACCGTGGCTGACCGCCACATATAATCCTGAACAGAAGAAGAGGTATTTTGAACATCGGGACGATTATAAGGACGTGCCGAGTGATAAGCTATACGACAATCTTGTTCCTGAAGAGATAAGTTTCCGTATCATCAAGGAAACGCTGGATAAGCGTAATCATCCGAACGGTATATCTACGGAAGAACAAAAGAATATGCCTGTGGCGTATTACGAACCTGACAGTTGTCCCTTGTGTGGCGGAGAACTGACCAAAGAAGACGGAACATATCATTGTTATGTTTGTGGCTATGACCATAATCTCGAACGAAACGATTACGTCTGGGATGACGATGACAACGAGGATTAATCGGATTGAATACTGCTTTAAGGAGGCATTGTATGGAAGAAAAGGAAGAAAAGAAAATTTACAAGGAAAGACCAGACTTGGTAGAAGCGTTGAAGGGAAAATATTTCCGACCGTTTGAACTTTCGAAGAAAGTCGATGAGTATGAATCCGACTCATTCGCCGAAATCAGGTCAATCTCGGAACTTGTCGGTCAGAGAGCAGTAAGATTGATTCTTAGATTGGTATCTTTTGGCAGGACTGCTAAATATAGCGGAACCACCGCCGAAACAGAATTTCTATGGTGGATGTTCAAGAAGAATGCCGACGACGAACTGACGGTGAATATGGTCATTGATAAGATGGTTAAGACACAAACCCGAGAAGAATTCGTCGAATTTGCCAGAAAGACGCTACAACAGTCTTTACAGGTGATGGAAGACATGGGGATAACCAAAGAGGAAATCCTGGGGTAAGCGATGACCGACATGACAATCAGACTGTATATCGAAGGCAATTACCTGTGCGGCAGACTCTCTATCAATGAGTGGAATGCACTCTGGTCTCGATATGAAAACGACCCGAACTCAAAAATCATCGACCACCTTGATGATTCAGAGAACGACCGTGACTACGCCGTTATCGAAACCACGTTGCAAACCGTGCTTGATAAAGGTGCCGTCATGGACTTGCAGTTCCTTAGGGCAGTAAAAGAGGGCGACAAGTGGCAAACCAAATGTTTGCACTAGATAAAACTTCAAGGAGAATGCCGACGTATTGGCCATAAACTGAGGTATGCCGTTCACCTTACATGGAGGATAATATGTATAACGGATATAAAATCAAGGCGTTAGTTTTTGCGGGAAGAAGAGATACAATGAGCATTCTCTTTCCCCAAATCAAGTCAGACATTTTGGATGAAGTTCTTATAGGGGTAAACACTCGGAATACAGAAGATATTGCCTTTATCAATGATTACTGCAAGAAAGATGCAAAGTTTAAAATCATACAAATTGACGACAGTAAGATAGGAACCGCCGAAGCCTACTATTGGATGTTCTCTACCTTGACCGATGAGGATACAATTTATTTCAAGTTGGATGATGACTTGATTTATTTTTCGGAGAACTTCTTCGAAAAGATGGTACAATTCAGGTTAGAACATAAAGAATACCTCACAATTTATCCATTTGTGTTGAACAACCCGTTGTGTAATTACTTGATGGGCGGATTTGATTTCGCTAACCAGTCCGATTACATGTACCATTACTGGAAAAATCCTAAGTATGCATATATAATGTTGAAAGCATTTGGTGAAGGAAAATTAGACATTTCTGATTTGGGAAACAAAGACTATGAGTTTGATGACAATGATTTGTTTAAACGTCCAGAAATTGGTTTCCCGATATGCCCAAGTATTAACTGCATCTGTTTCTTTGGAAAAGACTGTAAAGAAATGGATTGGGCGAACAATATGAGGAAATGGGGCGGAGATGAGGGATTCATTACTAACGGGATTTTCAAGTATTTTGGTCATGAGCGAAAACATATAGTATACTTCGGCGCACATACGGTCCATTACGCATTCTTCACTCAACGTGATGCTCTGAACAAGAGTAATATTCTGGCATTATATAAAAAAGAGAACTGAAGTTCTCCTTTTATGTAATCTGGTTTGGCGTGAATCTACTTGTCTTACTTGACTTTATAATTTAATCAGTTTACCAAACTCATAGTCATATTTTTCTGGTATTACCTTTGCTAAGCCGCAATCATGGTAAAAAGTATATTCACCGAATAAAATTTTTCCATTATTGTTGTATAAGTCGATGCGAACATGCTTAAATGGCTTGCTGAGTATCCTACATATATCTAGCATTTTGTCATAGTTTATAGGCATATCATATTTGACATTACTATTTGGATTTCCCCATACAACAGGGATTTTTGTAAAGTCTATGTTGTAATAATCAAATTTTGTTGGTTCTTTAGAAAACCTGTCACTTACTATAAAGAAAAATTTAGGTTCTCCGTCAAAACAAAAGAATTTGTAGTCAAGCTTACCGCAATCGAGGAACGGCTCAACCATCACCTTAGGCTTAATGTTTTTGTAATTGCTTTCTCCATGAACAAGAAAGTAATTTCGTTTTAATGAATCATTGAGAGAATGAATTGTTTTTTGGATATCCGTATTCTTTGTGATAATATGGGTTGAGCCGCTATCATGGTTACATTTTACGACAAATTTTCCATATTGAGATAATAATTTAGAAAACGGAACTTCGCTTGGGGTGTTGTATATGCCTAAGGTCGGTATGATGTATTCTTCTCCGATTGTATTTGATACAATATCTTTAGCGGAAATCTTGTCCGTATATTCGCTTAATTTTTCATATTGTTCGACTAAATTTAGTCGATGTAGCTTTTCGTTAAAAGTTACTGGGTTCAGGATGTCAATATTTCTCCCAAACTGCGCTTTAAAACGGGAGTTGATATTATTATAGAGTTCAAAGTTCATGATTTACTCTCCTTGTTGTAAAAAGTGTTGTACGCATTAACTACATTAGGTAAATGTTGATGAGCTATGTCCTGAATGGATTTGCCGGGGCCTTGTGGATAGACAAATACGTTATCTTTGTTATATTTACATAGGCCTTTAGTTCCTATAACGCATATTGGCAATGCTCTCGGAGAGTATTTGCTTAACAACGCTGTCAAATTTGACTCAGTCCATCCTTCATTTCCGCTTTGAGACACATATACCATCGGAGGCACCTTTGATTCTATCATGCGATGGACTCTCCGTAAATACGTTTCTGTGGTGTATTCTCCCATGTGTACATACTCTTTATTGACACTGTTTTTGTGCTTCGTCAGTGTTAGACATTTTTCGTTGTATTTGTAATGTATATAATATATTCGGAAACAGTTATCAACCAAAATGTTGTATGAGTTGTTCCAACCCTTTATTTTTTCCGTCGTTTTCTCGCATTTTATGTTAAACCAATCCAAATTTTGATAATTGTTGAGAAGTTTAACCATATCGTCAATGGATACGACAGACCACATGAACGGGTTATTGTATTCCATTTTCATTTCTTGGTATGTAAATGCCCCAAGACAGTTGTTAGTGAATAGGTTAATCATATCCAGCCTTTATCGTTTCGTACCATCCTATATTCCGAAGGATACTTGGTTTTCATGAAAGAGAATATGTTTCTAATCATTTGTGAACAGTCTTTACCCGTCGTTAGACCATTGCTCCATAGCTCCATAATAGGGACTCTTTCTATATTCCCTGATATAATCGGTATTTTGGCATAGCGGGCCCAAAACTCTAACCAGACATCATCTAGGATGTATGGAACGGCTGACTGCATATCATGAAGATATCGTTTGTCTAGCATGGATGCATTGTATAACGTACCGCTTCCTCGAATAGCCTTCATTTTACTACATGATATGAATGCGTTTGGATGTGCATTATGTAATTCCATATATCGCTCCATCGATTTTGGACCTGGGTACATGTCATCATCCGTTTGCAACAACCATGTATTCGGATAATCTATCCCAGCGAAAACTCTTGAAGCCTTTTTCATTTCCAGGCCTGAAGTGAAGATTGACATTTAACTTTACAAACTCATGCAGTACATCCTTATCAATAGAGTTTTCTCGGTTAGGATATTCTGCTAAGGATAAATACAATGCGATAGGCATTGACATCTGTTCTTCCCATGCTTTCAAAATGTCTGGTAGACGGTTAAGTCGTTTTGGGAAAGAAGTTAAGGTTAAAACAATATCGCTCATTTGTAATACCTGTTGTTGGTTAAGTACTTGTTTGGGGAAGATATTGTGTCATTGAATGGGATATTCCCAACCATCGTGCATATTTCATTCAATGAAATCTTCTCAGTTAGACATCTTTCTGCTATGCAAATCTGGTCACGATGTATTCCTAAGGTCAGATAGTCACGGAAAATTTGATGCAATAGATGCGTGTTTAGCCGTTTCATATCGTAAATGATGACTGTTGCTTCTGGCATAATAGTTAGGATATTTCCATATTTGCTCAGTGTTGTAACGGCGTATTTATATTGGGCGTCCGTAAGCTTTCTGGCATTTTTGCATTCGAGTAATTCTTCGTTAATGGATTTGGTTTTATGATGCTTACTCATGTTGATACCATGTTTTGATAGACGGGTTTCCGCAATCAATCGTTTGACATCTGTTATGTCAATTCTAACATCTCTGTATATGACATAATCATAATTACCAAACATCTGTGGATTAAACTTGTAATACCTATTGCAGTCAAATGTGTCTATATATGTACTATGGTCTGCAATCATAGTGGTAGGATAATTCGATTTTTCTTTATCCGTAATAAACACATAGTCTATTCCATCTTCTTTATTGAAGACAATCGGTTCAGTCCCCTTGTAGTTTTCTAAATATGTGTATACAAGTATTTTTTTGTCAGCAAGCGTTGGGTAGGTATAATCGCACCGATTCTTTGCTTGCAATGCCGTTGCACTTGCTTTTAAGTTATTGAATTTAGCAATATATGTCGGAAGTTTGTTGTTTCTATAACTGTTGTATCCGTCGGTCCAATTTTCGTTGAAATAACTGAATAGTTTTCCGTTAGAAATACTCAATACGAAAAACTCTGATGTCATATTTCCTGGCAATGATTTCATTTGGTTGATGGTTACTTTTTTGGTTGTCAGGTAAGCCTTTAACTTAGGTGCGTTTATAAAATAAAATGTGCCAGCGTAATGTTCTCCTCGGTTTGGGTTGCATATTGCGTGGCATGATGCCATGTTGTAATTTTTATAGTAATCTCTTACATTTTTACAATCCTGGTTAATTAACGCACCACATGTAAATCTGTTCTGTATGGTTGAATTTGCCCACTTCCATCCGTCAATCAGACAGCCTTGATACATAAGATATGACCAATACTTTTCACTGAGGTTTGATGCTTTGGTTATGCCCTTGAAGTGTGAATAGAATAAAATGCACTTGTCGTTACGAGTATACACAAAATCAAAAATACGCTTCCATGTAGGCAGTTCGCCATCATTTGACTTGTTTTTGATAAATTGGACATCTACCTTTGCACTACCATATTGTGTAAGTTCGGCTATTGCCTGCTTGACAAACTTCTTCACCGATTCATTGTTCACGTCATCCAAAGCTACACTAAAGTAGATTTCATTGAATTTGTTATCGAAATCGGACATATACAGCATGCTGAAATGAAATTTTTCGATGTCGCTCAATTCTAGCTTATTGCGAGATTTGAAATACCAATGTATAAGATGGATTCTTGTATAAGGGGTGTTATCTGTGCTGTAAATTGTATCGTATTCACGTTTTGGTTTTGGAGTATTCCATATATTCATGGATTCGAATGTTGTATTTGTTTGCCGCAAGTCTATCAATGTTTGGTTTTGTTCTCCGTTTACTCCACTTAGGGTTTGGTGCGGGGTATTCCTCATTCGTTCAAGCAATTCGTCTAACGAGTGTCCATTTCCAAAATGGAAGTTCGGCATTTCTCTCTGTCTTGCTTCAAATGCAGCAACATCCCGTTCCACTTTGGTGGGAACTTTGGGGTTTGTCACGGCGGGTACGCCAACATGAGGTGCATTACGCATCCTGTTCAGAATGTCTTCAAAAGATGTTCCCATCTTTACAATCTCCTTGGATATTTCTATCTTGTAGTTTATAAACTGATATCGTAACAAGGACTTTTACCATCTATGATAGAGACGCTTTGCTGGCTTTCCGGCATCCTCGGGGCATTCTTCTTCGCAATCAACCTTGCACCTCAGATAGTCAAGTGCTACCGTACCAAGTCCTGCGGGGGAATCAGCCGCATGTTCCTGGTATTCGCCTTCTGCGGCAACATTTTCAGTGCGATTTTCGTGCTGTACACGAACCTGAAGACGGGGCTGTGGCAGTGGCCAATCTATTTCAATTACGCCACGGCTACGGTACTGACAGCCGTCTTGACAATCTTGAAGATTCGCTACAAGTAGGCGATTGGTTATAAACTCAATGTGAAAGCCCGATAGGACACAGGACATGCCAGACATGATGAATACGCCAGTTACCCCTGAGATGCTGCAAGAGAAGGACAGGGAGATAAACGAACTCAACGACACCATAGCCGAACAGAAAAGCAAGCTTTTCGCCCTTGGGTATATCGGCGATAACCGCAAGTCTTGGATGAACGGTGAACTGAAACGAAAGATTGAATCATTCAAGCGTTCCGTTGCGTTGTACTACTCGGCTGGAATGGAGGTCAAGGATAAACCGATTTCTCCAGTGCTTGGCAATGTTTTCAAGAATTATATCAACCATATATTCGGTAGCATCAATGAGTTTATTGAGAAGTATGGTATGACGACTAGCCGCATGTATGTCAGGGGTGACGAATACAAGACGGCTCCTATCGAGAACGACTATTCTACATTGACTAAGGACGAGCTGTCGGCTGAACTTGACAAAAAGAACGAGACAATCTCCGACAAGAAATGTTCTGTGTCCATACTTGGAGAGCGTCTTGCCGAATCCGATGCGTGGGAGAGCTTCAAGTATCACGTCCGTGTAGCGGCGTCCCACCTGGAGGAGCTTTTCTTCAGGGCTGAGAACAACACGATGAAGATGGACGCTGAACTTGCCAAATGGTATCGTGACGCTTTCGTGGTGACATGCGAGTTTCTCAACCGTGAAATTGACCTTGATGAAGCTTGCAGAGAAAACGGCTTCGAAGTCCCTTGACAAATCCCCATTTATTATGTATATTCTCCTTGACTCATAAGGAGATTTACGATGAACAAGTTTGAAGCCAAGAACGTGGCCGCCGAAAACGGATGGTCTGGCTACTTTGCATTGACCAACGACGACTATTGCGTGGACATTCCCACGGGCGAGCTTATCGTCCGTTTGGAAATCGGTTATGAACTGTCGTTCGGCAACGGTTCCGACGACGAGGCCGCCTTGGTGCTGGAACATTACAAGCCAAGCACTGCACACCCGCCAGTGGCCCGTCGAGCCTGCTCTTTCAGGTACATGGACGAATCCAGTTTCAAGGACTGGCTTGAACGCTCTGCGAAGGAGCTTATCCGCATCGGTCGTGAACGCAGTGCCGAAGGCACATTGCCATAAAGGAAGGAGAATACCATGCAAGAAATTACTGCAGTCTGCAAGACGACAGCCTATAACAAATGGGGAAGGACCGACGACCCCAAGGATTTGACCGTCGGTGCGAAATATGCGGTTGCCTATGTGGTTATCCACAGCAGTTACACTCAGGTTTACCTCGAAGGTGAACAGTGGCAGCATCCGTACAACTCGTGCAACTTCAATTTCTTCGACAAGGACGGCAAGGAAATCGATATCGTGGACTATTTCAGCAGAAAGTGCGGCATGCACATGTGCTAATATAGGATGGTGACAACATGAGTTATAGAGTAAATATTCCAGTAACCGTCACTATACCAGTACGGTCCCCCGCTAAAACAAAGGCAGACGCTGTTGATGTTGCCGTTGCCGCTGTCCATGGGTATCTTCCGTGGTTTGACCTTAAAATTGACGGAAAGAACATCGTTATTGATGAACTGGAAGAGGGCACACCTCTTGCCAAAGAACTATTTATTAATGCCGAGTTTATGGGCTGACAAGGAGAGAATCATGTTCTATATCGAAAGAAGCTGTACAGGACCTGTGCTTTGCAGCGACACTCATTACTGCTTGGGGATGGATTCTGAGGGTCTCGGATGGTTCAGTGACGGAAGCAAGGCTCTTGCCTTCCCGACCAAGGAGGAAGCAGAGTCGTTCTGCAAATCGCATAAGTTGAACCTTGACGCTGACAAGAATGGCTATGAACCCCGCTATGTCATCGTGGAAGAACTCCGTATTCCCGAGGTGAAGGATATCGCTGACAAGTACGGGTTGCTTTCCCGTGACACCGATGTTTTCATTACATGGGGTGCGCAGGATTACAGGATACGTATCGTCATGAACACCGACGTAGTGGCATCACCCCGTCATCAGCATTATGAATACGTTGTCGGGGCGAGACTGGTCCAGACCACGCATGGTCGTAAGGCGTCAAAGACAATCATCGAAGAGATTCACAACCCTAGCTACAAGCAGCTTGAAGAGTTTGTGGCTAAGTGCGTACGTGAACATAAAGTTGGCGCTGTACCGCAAGGAGATTAAAATGACGACGAACGCTCCTAACAAGTGTAAGCCATTGAAGATGCCGAAGAAGGCTTCTCCCGCACCTCCCCGTATGACACGTGTTCCGTTCTTGAACATCTTTAAACTGCAGGCGGAAGTCAGAAGGCTCCGCAAGGAAAACGAGAATATCAAGAAGGGATTGCCCGTATGGAGGAAGGCATCTGGTCTCGACAATGTCGATGACAACACATGGTGCATCCTGTACAGCAAGCTATACGGCATCGGAATCGGGTATTGGAGCACCCACTACGGATGGATGTTCCACAAGGAGAGCCTCATCCAGACGGACAGTGTAACACACTGGATGCCATTCCCAGATGCACCCGAGGATTGATTATGCGATTCAGAATTATCAAGGAAACGATTGAAAAGGACGACGGTTCAATCCAAGTCTTTTTCTACCCGCAGAAGAAGGGATGGTTCTTCTGGAACTACTTCTACTACTATGACGGAACCTGCCCGTTCGAATACCGTTTCGGGACAGCTGATGAAGCCGAGCGTTTCATAGAAAGGGAAGTAAAGAACAGCAGTCCTTCTGCTACCATAGTCGTGAAGGAATTTACAGTCAATCGCAACGGGTAAAGTGACGATGGCAATACTTGTTATTCTATATACTTTCATCATGTTCGGCGTCCTGATTGGGGGATTTATCTACTGTGACTATGTCTACGGAAGGGAAACCGAACTGGAAAAGAGTCTTCGGAAAATAACCGAGGACTATTATTCCTCATACCTTTAACTCAATTATCCGTATAAAAGTTGGGCGTTCATGCTATGATGAACGCCCTTTTTCGTAACATTTTTATAAGTTTGGTTAGAACTCTGGAAGCTGGTCAAATGATTTGTATCCAGTTGCAGCGTCCAGAATTTTTAACATGGAATCAGGATTCCATCCTATAATGTCAGTGACTATGTTGATAGTCTGCTTTGAAACGCCTTGTTCGACGAGCTTGTCGTACATTTCGTCCATGGTCAGTTCATGGGCATACTCAGCATTGTCTTCATCGCCGCTGATTTCGTCGTTCTCTGGGTTGTAATCATTCTCAGGAATGTCGTTCTCTGGGTTGTAGGAATCGTCGTTCTCTGGGTTGTAGGAATCGTCGTTCTCTGGGTTGTAATCATTCTCAGGATTGACGTTATCGTCATCCTCTGGGTTGCCGAACATTTTGCTTTCTAGGCAAACCTTGGTGATATTGTCTATTGCCTCTACCTGCTTCGGGCTTAGTCCGAGCTGGCTTACGCCTTCCATGAAAATCTTTACTCTATTGTCCATATCTGTACCATCAGTGGATTCACCCAATAGTTTATCACTTTTCTTTTCCTTCTCGTCCACTCGGTCAAGGATTTTATGTAAAATGGACGGGCTGGACAGATATTCACCAGCGTTAAGTCTAAGTTTCGTGCATAGGTTAGACGTTATCTTGTCAAACTCTTTTAGGCGGCTTTCCAGGTTTTCGATGTTTCTGTCCATGATGCTGACCGCTTTTCCGCCAGTTTTGAGCTTGAACATGTCGTGCCAGTGGCGGTAACGGTCGTCGCTCTGGAACTTGTCGGTTTCTATGATGGACGGTGGTAGAGCGTCGGCACACTTTACGTTGGTCATTGCCTCTGGGTCGCACTCCTTCATCTGCTCTTTCAACTCTTCTGGAATATCGGATTTCTCGATGTATTTCCAGAAGTCCTTGACCACGTTGGCAAAATGCTCAGAAGTCCTCTTCTCGATATCCTTCCGTATTGCACTGATATCATCCTTGTAGGCAAGGAAGAACGGAATTCCGCTTTCAATAAGCTTATGTACCATCTTTGGGTCTGATGTGATGGCAACAACATCCGCATCGAGGGATTTTATCTTATTCAATGCGATGTCCTCCCAACCGTCCACAAGAGCCATGTTTCCATCTTCGTCGGGTTCTCCCCAGATGTTAGGAAGGTCGCATACTTCGAGGTCGTAACACTTGTATTTACCGCTGTCGTTGATTTTCTTGACGAAGGTTGTCTTTCCCATTCCCATGTCGGCACATACAATAACAGGAATTTCCTTCTTTCTTTCACTTGCTTCGCCCAATAGGGTATCACTTTTCTTATCTTGGATAGAACTGGCTGATTGTTTCTTATGTATACCATGGGTTTCTAGTATATCGGCAAGCTTTTCTGAATCTAAATTAGGACTGAAAAAATTCAACATTTTTCGAAAAGCGGCGTCATCATAGCATCCTTTATTATATGCGTCCATAACAGCAAATGCTCCATTGAACTTGGATAACAGTTTGCGTGAAACATCCTTGTCTATGTGCATTGTCTTGCTGGTCATATAGAAGCCGAAATTCTCAACAAGAGCCTCCTCGTCATCGATGTACGTTGCGTCCAGCAAATCAAGCATATCCTCTACCCATCTGCATATGGCGTGACCCGCCTCATGCCATAATGTATCGGACATGAACTCGTCGAACAGAGTATACCTTCCATTAAATTGCTCAACGTAGTAATAGTATATAAGGGATTCGTTCAGTCCTATTGGCATAACTTTTGGGTCATCCCGTAACGAGGCAAATGCCATTGCCAAATCTTGGCTGTCTTCGTCGAATAGTTCCTCACTTTCCACTGTTTCTCGGTCTAGCAGTTCTATCGATATGTCGTATTTTTGTAGAAATTTATTTATATCGTTCACATGACCATTTGCCATATCGTATAGCAGACTATGGAACTCTTCCTTCTCATTCTCATCAGGCTCATCATCTTCCGATTCTCTTGGAACCAAATCGTACGTTTCATACGTACCGTCCTCTGGGTCACGGTGTTCATCCAACCATTTGAACTGAGTTAGGCAGCTTGGGCACAGCTTACGTCCGTTGTATTCTTCAATGCCAGCAACGTTCGCACCGCAATGTGAACAGTATTCCTCACCCTCTGCCGCCTCGTTGAATATGTGCATCTGTTGCAGGTGTTCTTTCGCCTTCGGTTCAGACTTGTGCGAAGACAGGATTTCACCTGTTTCGTGGCTCTTGATTACCCACTCGGCCAGTTCGCCCTTTGAGTTGCGGTGACCCTTAATGTGGCAGACATATTCGTACAGTGGTTGCATAGGAAATCGCTTTTGCTTTTCCTACAGTTTATACCTAACACGGCAATGTTGTGTCCTTGTTGACAAGCAACATTGACGTTATCTCTGACTGGCTTAACGTGAAAGGAGGGTAATACCTGTTCTTGTAGTATTGTCTCGGCCTGTTCCATTTCTCGTAAAGCAGGAACGGCATGATAACACGTGATACGAAACGGTAGGCCCGAATCATCTTGGTTACGAACGGGCTGTGGAAATCCTCTGGGTACATCTCGTTCAGGCGTTTGTAGGCTTCCTCGTTGGAAACCTGTTCGCCATAGTAGTCGCCAGTGATGCTTCCGTAGATTTCGCTGAAATAGACACACTGGCGGCAACAGGATGTTGCGTAGCGACGGCAACGGTCACAGACGTTCATTTGTCAAATTTCTCCTTCAATTGGAGATACCGCTTGTATTCGTCTTCTTCACGGGCTTTTGCGAGAGCTTCCTTTTCACGGCGTTCTTGCTCTTCCTTTTCACGCTTCTTCTGTTCCCAGTATTCCTTGTGCCACTTCTGGAATTCCTTGACTGCTTCTTCCTTGTTGCCGTCAAGGTACTTCATGATGATGGAAGTCGGGACGGGGAAAGTGTAATCTTCTCCTTCACCCATAATCACCTCTTCCACACAAAGGTTGGCAACTTTCGGGACGGAAATTGCGGTACAGAACTCGTTTCCGTAGTCAAGGCTCTGGAAATACCAGCCTCCAGTGCAATCCTTGAAAAATGCGTCCACCATTTTGCGAAGCTCGGCTTCGACAGCGTTGATGGTTCTGTATGCGTTTTGATACGCATGAAGTTTTTCTATGCTGTTCATCTGAAATCCTTTTTATTTATAGTAAGTTTTCCATTCACTGCGGGTGTTCTTCACTTGGAAAACACCCCATCCATAAGTGGTCTCACGGAGTATCTTGTTGTCGTAGTCGTGGTATTCGTTGTACTTTAGTCTGTAATGACGGAAATATCGTTCCATTGCGTGTTTTGGGCTTGCCGCACGGACTACAAAAATGGGGCGGTCACTATCCCAGAACGAGCCGAACAATCGTCCACTCCTGCGGATTTCATAAACATCCCAGTTCTTCACGGCTTCACGGAGACGGTGAAACGCCTTCTTGTTGTCACGCCTGACCAAGATGATGCCAATGATGATACTTACCACTACGGACACAGTTACAACTGCTGCTATCCACATATATCTATCTCCTTATTTGTGATTGATTGGTTCTTTGTAATGATGGACTTCCACCGTTCTCTTCACCGTGTCAACGATGAGCAAATCAAGGTTGGAAAACGTGAAGCCCTTTGAGTTGATGATGTCGTATGCACTGATGCCCGCATTACCGTTCACGTAATGATAAATATAGCGGATTAGCATTCCGTGCGAAATTGCGATTACGGCGTTCGTGCTGTTCTCGTGACGGATGTCGTTGCCCATATCGTGCAGCACGATTTTCGCCCGTTTCTCCATAGTGGATGCGGGGAGGAACACCAGCTTGTTGAACTCCTGTTCCGTAATCTCCCAGAACTTCTTGTTTCCGAGAGCCTTGCAATCGAATTCGCCTAGGCTCGTGGTCACTTCGGTCGGGAGACGGTCGAACAGCAGTTTCGCCGTGCTGATGCAACGCTTGGTCGGGGAGCTGACGATAACCTTCCTGTCAGCCTCTGGAATGAACTTGCCGACACGCTCTTCCCAGTCGTCGGGTTTGTCATAGAGGTTGATATCGGTGTTTTCGTACCCAGCAACCATCGAACCCGACAGGTTTGCCGAAGTCGGGGCGTGTCTGATGAAATAGAATTTCATTTAGCCATCCCTCCGCACTACATCTTCAAATGTATTACACGGTTCTGTCTGCGGAATTGGTGCCCCGCATGTCGGGCAATGTGATTTACGTTCCTTGGGCAATGCGGCACTGTTGATAGCGTCGAGTACATCCTTGGCGTAGATGAAATAGCACGGCTTGTTCCCTTTACGGAAGGCGCCCTCAATCTCGAAGTAGAACATCGTACTCCAATCGTTCAGGTTCTTGACTGGATGTTCTTCCGTCAGTAGATACAACCCGACACACTTGGCTCCGTCTGGGATAACGGGGGTTTCCTCGGGGAAGTGGTGAACTGGGATGGAGAACGGCTTGTTCTCTTCCAGTGCGTTGTACTTGTGTGCCAAGTCGTTGTACTTCTCGACCAGTTTGTTCAACTCGGCGAGTTCCTTGTCGGCCCTCTGGGATTCCTTACACGACTCGCACTTGCTGACCTGGAAAGCGTTGGCGGAACCCTGCAAGGCGAGGATATGCTCCTTGAGCTGCTCGGTTTCCAGTCTAGCAGATTTCAGCAGGGTGATGATTTCGCCCTCGGTAGCCACACCGATGTCCTGATTATCGAGCAAGGCGGTTACTGCGTCTTCCGTATGGGCATTACGGTATTCGTCGATAAGGATTTTGAACACTTCGTGGGAAACAAGGACGCTCTTGTCCATTGTTTCAATAGCATTTTCAAGCGAGCACATCGGAAACTCCGTTTTTGTTGGATTATAGGTTAGTATAAATATATTTTATTAATGCAATTTTGTCAAGGGAAAATCATGCTTCCGTACGAAACAAATGAACCCAAATTGAAACCAGTTTTCAAGTCCGAAGGTCACAACCCCGTGTTCCAAGCCGAGTGTTACAATCCAGATATCAAAGCCGAATGTCACAACCCCGATATCAAGGCGGAAGCATCCCCGTTCCAGCCGATGCCGAAGGAAGAATGGTAGGATGCCTTGCCAGATTTGGAAAGAATGACTATATTTTTGATGACTACGTGCATTTTTAACTGGATTTGATTTATGATTATCATTGACCCGCACCCGTTCGTGTTCAAACAGGTTAAGGCTATGTTGAAGGAGCTGTGCGACAAGCCGAAGTACGATAAAGTCATGGTCGTGCTCGGTTATAACGTGATGCCCTGCTCCGAGGCCCTTAAACTCAAAGAGAAACACCCCGATTACAAACTTGTCGTTTACAACCTCGAACAACTCTATGTTGGAAGCCCTTGGTTGAACGCAAACACAAGGGGATGGTTCTCACGTGCCGACGAAATATGGGACTACAACTTGGAGAACATCAAGTTCTTCTCAGATACCCTCGGTTACAGGGTGAGCTACCACCCGATTAAGTGGGTAGAAAGTCTGAAGACGATAGAGAAGGTTAAGCCCGAGGATATGCTGTACGATGTCCTGTTCTACGGCGAGGAAACCCCAAGAAGGAACAAGCTTATAGGCTCGATGCGTTCCGCCCACCGTGAATGGGCTATCATCACAGCAACGGGCGTTACTGGCCCCGCTCTCGACTACCTGATTGCCCACTCGAAGATTATCCTGAACATCCACGCATTCCCGCAGTACCAGTGCCAGGAAATCGTCCGAATGTTCTATCCGCTAATCAACGGAAAGTGCATCGTCAGCGAACCGTCGAAGAACGACAACTATGCTGGCGACTCCGTCGTCTATTCCTCCTACGACAACATGATTGAAACTGTGAAGGGTCTTCTCACCGATGGCAAATGGATTAATGTCGCTTCTGAGGCGTCTGACAGGTTCCGCAGACACACCACAAAGTAGTGAGCCTGTCAAGGAAGTCAAGCCTCCACGTAAAGTGTACAAGTACACTGTCATCGAGTGTATCCTGGACGACTATGACCCAGTACGGGAAATAAAGCATGCGAAGCCAGATGTTCATTACCTGTTGATAACCGACAGCAAGAAACTGAAGAGCAAGACATGGGATGTCCACCACGTTTCGGAATATCCCTGCCTCGACGGAATTAACGATGTCATCGGGATTTTGAACTATGTTCGCTACCATCCGTTCGACTTTGCCGACACGAGCGTTGCCATCTATATCGATGCGAGCATGATGATTAACAAGCCGCTGGACAAGCTGTATGAAGACTTTGTCAACTCCAATTCCGACATCGGCCTTTCCATACATCCGTACAGGACGAACGTCTACGACGAACTTCATGCGTGGCAGAGGGCCCGTGGCCTTTCTGCAGAGGATGTAAACGCACAGATTAAACTGTTCTCCAAGACATCGTTCAACAAGGCCGTCCTGTTCCAGTCTGGGGTAATCATCCGCAGGAACGTAAAGATTGTGAACATCATCGACGAAATCACATGGTCTTTCCTGAAACTCACTGCTGTTGACGACTCTTCCACACGGCTCGACCAGACCGTTCTCACCTATGTTCTCGCAACGTATTTCAGCGGCGTGAAGTTCTTCCTGTTCACGCAGCACTTAATCCAATCAAGTTACATAACATGGTGTAAGCACGGTTCGGACCAGCCGATTCTAATCGACAAGAGGTATTACGTCAGGCCGTCCGTCTTTGGAGTGTACGTTACACCTTATATGATTGAGCCAGTGTCGGAACCGTCTAAAAATAAGATAATTTAGTGATGGCGGCTGAAACCTTGCCGTCAAGGATATATTGATGCAGTTTGGTGTTATTGAGAAGAGAATTACTCGCTTATGGTGTAAGACCCCCGCTTTGCTTATCGGACCCCCTGGCATCGGAAAGACCCAGTTCTGCCGTTCGCTCGCAAAGATACTCGGACTGCGGCTGGTAATTCTCGACTGTTCGCAGTCTGGCGACTCTGGTGACCTTATCGGATTGTTGGAAATCGAGAACCATGTCCACCACCATACGAAACCCGACTGGATGGACACGACAGAACCGACCCTAGTGTTCATCGACGAAATCAACAGGGCGAAGGGAGAAATCATCGCAGCCCTCATGAAGCTGTGTTCTCCAGAACAGTCGTTCAACGGGTTCACCCTTCCCGAAGGCTCCCGTGTCGTCCTCGCTATCAACCCGTCAAACGTGGACTCCAACCAGGTCATGCCTCTTAACAGGGCTCTCTTCACACGTTTCGCCCGTTATCACGTCGAAGTCGATGCAAAGTATTGGGACAAGTGGGCTGAAAGCGCTGGTATCAATTCAATCATTCGCCGTTTCATTTCGGGTCACAACAACGCTCTTTACGTGGATGACACCGAGGTTGACTCCGAAGACGAGAACACGGCGAACCCACGTTCTTGGGAAAACTTCGCCCGTCTTTTCGACAATGCGTATAAAGGTGGCGATTATGTCGATGTGAACGGAAATCCTGTTCCTGGCGGAATGGAAACCCTGCTGATAGATGCTACATCGACACTGGGGCCCGATATGGCCAAGGTGTTCACCGAATGGTTCAGAAAGAACGGCAACACCCTCGATGCCGACATGGTTCTGAAAGCGAAGGAAAGCGACTGGATGACGTACAAGGGCATCATCGACGCTATGAGCGTTCCGCAGTTGACACAGTTGAGCGACGCTGTTATCACAAAGATTTCTAACGCCTACGAAAACGCAAAGCAGTCTAAGACGATGTCACTGAACTTCTGGTATTTCTACTTTGCCGTACCTCCCGAGATACGGGCCCAGATGTACAACTTCCACCTGATAGACCTTGTGTTCCAGATTTCCGAGAACAAGAAGAACTGGCTTTCCGTTCTCCGTGAACATGTCGGGGACCAGAAGAAGGCCGCCCTCAAAGCCAGCTTTAGTGAATTCAACCAGGTCAACTGATGTCGGCGCTATACAAGATAGAACAGGCCAAGATGCTGCTGGGGTCGGTGAACGCTCCCGCACTGTGCTACATAAACATGGCACAGCCGCTAATCGAGGACGACCGAACGAAGACGCTCATGCTTGATGCCCACATGCCCGGCCAGCTTTATCTGGTTGCGAACAGCCGTTGGGTGGATATGATGGACATGAGTGACCTTGCGAAAATCCTCTACATAGAGGCTTCCCGCATTGCTTTGCACCATGTCACCAAGCGTGCCGTTGACAACAAGTTCAACCTACTTTCTAGCGACATCATCTGCTACTCGATGGCGAGGGGTTGTCTTACCCTGACAGGAACATCTTTCCCTGACGCTCTCGACAAGAGCAAGGCCAACGTCTACTACGAGCAGGGGAAGGTTCTGTACAAGAACGAGACTGGAAAGGCATGGGACGGTGACTGCGATTACCACGAGAAGGTGGCGATGTGGATGGAACGGGCTGCGAACAATTCCGATGGTGGCGACCCAGATGATTCAGACCAGTCCGAAACATCGGGTGGAGACGGTGAGAACAGCGACGGGCCAGGAACTCCGCAGGAAGCACTTGAAGACTACTTCTGTGACGGAACCCGTTCCGACAACTGGACACCGAACGAGACCGTTGCTAGCGACATTGCGATGGAGACGAAGCATCTGGAGGAGAATGGTGGGTTCGACGGGACTAGCTGGGGTCTGAGCGCTGGTGACATCCTGATGAAGATACTTGCCGCCCAGAAGCCTCCCGTTGACCACAGGCGTATCATCCGTTCGTTCATAGGCACTGTCGTCTCGCAGCGTACGGAATCGACGAGAATGAGGCAGAACAGGCGGTACAACCTGCTGTTCCCAGGTCAGCGTTCCGTATATGATTGCAAGCTTCTCCTTGCCGCAGACTCGTCTGGTTCGATGTCTGACGAAGACCTTTCCGCAGCGGCCTGCCTGATAGCCAAGATTGCCACGGGGAGCCAGATAGATTTCTCGTGGTGGGACTGCAAATGCACCCTCCCGATGACGTTCAAGCCTGGAGGTTCCCGCAAGAGCTTCGACGTGACGGGGCGTGGTGGAACCAACCCGCAGTGCGTATTCGACATGCTCAGGGATAATAAACTTGTGAGGAAGTATTCGGGCATAATCATCTTTTCGGACATGATTTTCGACGAGATACCGAAACCGAGGGAAATCCCCGTTGACAACATGCTGTGGATTTGCACGGCTGACGGGAGCAACCCTCCGAGATGGGTTCCCCGCCGAAGGATTATGCGTTGCAAGGAGATTATGAGCTGTATCAAAAAAGACCCTTGACTTTTCATGGGAAGAATGTATATTTACATCGAGATAGTTAGCTTGTTCATAATATAGTTAATTAAAACGAGGTTATTATGAGAAAGATGTTGTTTATTATGGCGGTACTGGTGGCGTTCGCATTTTCGAAACAGACCTACGATACCAAGTGTTCAATTCTTGTTGCGAACGGACAATCTGTCACATACAGGTGTACTAACGGGATGGATGTGACCCTAGTGTTCGCCTCCGACGTGAAAATTCCGACAAAGGTTTTCTACGACAGCAAGACTGGTTTCTTCGACCCAGATACCGAAAGCAAGCTTAAGGTAAACGCCAACAAGAGATAGTGTGGTTGCAGCATGAGCGAGACGCAAGAACTTCCAAAGAAGAAGATGTGGTCTACCATATACCACGATACGACAAACGACAAGATGTATCTGTGGTATGTTGACGGTACGACCGATGTACTCCCAGTCAGACACCGTTCCTATACTAACCGCCTTGGTGAATTCGGGGCCGTAGAGTGCGGGATGAAGGACATCTTCGGAAACGACGTATACGAATTCTACCTTTCCCACAACGAAGAAAAGGAAATCAAGCGGCAGTATCAGGGTTCGACGAACCACTTCAACGAGATTGATATTGACCCACGATGCCGCTTCCTGCAACAGCAGTATGAAGGCTATGATATCGAACACCCGAACATCAAGGATATCAACCTCTGCTTTATGGATATCGAAGTGTCAACCGAGGGTAGGTTCCCTGTCCCTTGGTTGGCCGAATATCCGATTAACCTGATTATCCTCAACTTTGCAGATTATTCCGTTCAGTTCGGTACGCTCGATATCGACGAGGAAACTCTGGAAAAGTACAAGGAGCTCAACTGCACCTACATCAAGTGTGCGACAGAGCAGGAACTTCTGACAGGAACTTTTGACTACATCAGAGAGCACAATGTCGATATCCTCTCTGGTTGGAACTTTTCGTACGATACCGAGTACACAGCCCGTCGTGCGAAGAAGCTCGGAATTCCTATCAATCTTATGTCGAGAATGCCTAAGGGAAGCGAAAAGGCTTACTTCGACGAAAAGAAACGTGAACTCCACATTGCTGGAACGGAAGTCATGGACTTCCTCGCACTTTACAAGAAATATACCTTCTCCGAAGAGCCGAGCTACAAACTCGATGCAATCGGTGAAAAGGAAGTCGGCGAGAAAAAGGTGCCGCTTCCTGATGGATACCTGTCGTGGAAAACTTACCCGTCGCTGTTCGGCTACTATAACGTGATAGACGGTGTCCTATGTAGAAAAATTCAGTCAAAGACAAAGATGTTCGACCTTGCGCTAATGTCCTCTGCGGAGGCACGAGTGCCGATTACATCAGTGTTTGAATCCAAGAAGATGATGGTTGGCTTCGTCCTGAACCACCTTCACAAGCAGAACATGGTGTTCCCCGTTTACAGGCCTACTGCAAAGGAGGAATACCCTGGCGCCTTCGTGTATTCAGTCCCGGGCTTCTACAAGATAGAGGTGTCGTACGACTACCGAAGCCTTTATCCTTCAATCATGATGACCTTCAACATCAGCCCTGAAACAAAGGTTATCAAGCCTATCGACTACGTGCTGACCGAAGAGGAAAAGAAGGTTCTCATCAGGTCGCCTTGGACGCACAACGGGCAATATCAGGTGTTCTACCGAAAGGATGTGGAAGGTATCGTTCCTCAGGTTACGAGAAAGCTGTTCAACGGTCGTGCCGAACTCAAGATTAAGAAGAAGCAGGCCGAAAAGGACGGTAACGAAGAACTGATGAACATTTACGATATGATGCAGAAGGTGTACAAGGTGCTTGGTAACTCCCTGTACGGATTGCTCGGTACTCCGTTCTTCGCATTCTACGATATCGACAATGCTGCGTCAATTACTGGTTACGGCCAGAGGCTCATCAAGTACACCTGTAAGCACCTTGCCGAATACATCAACAAAGACCTGTCTCATGACCAGCGCTTCATCGACACGTTCGGATACTCTCCGAAAATTAACCCCGACTACTGCGGCGAGATTTTCTGGAACGAGGCGAACGTGGACTTCGACGATGTTGAAAAGGCTACCGAATGGGGTTACGACATCACGGGCGACATCCTGCAAAGAAGAATGTCCCACGGTGATACCGACTCGTTCTATGCCAAGTTCGACGACATCTACGAAGAGTTCAGCAAGAACCAGGGTAAGAAAGTGCAGATTGTCGTGTATGACGGGCACCAGATTATCCACAAGGATGATTTCGATGCAGTCAAGGATGAACTTGCATACAAGAAGCACTTTGCCCTCATGGCCCATACATACTGCCCTGATGTCTATGACAAGCCGAGTAACAGGGAGCCGCAGGAAATCAAGGGAAGTAAGTACAAGTTCTCCAAGCTGCAGATTATGTACAAGGACGGCATGATTTCGAACAAGCGGTTCCGTGTCATCATCAACCGTTACAGGCTTACCGACTTCTGCCGTATGCTTGACGCATCTATCCTCGAAGAGAAGCTGGATGAGTACATGCTTGGCTACGCATCGTCTTGGGGATATCGTACAAACGAACTGTTCCTGAAACGAGAAAAATGCATTTACAAGACGATTGTGACTGCGAAGAAGAAATACATCTGTGTGGCTGAATCCAACGAAGACATTGTGTACCTTGACAAGAAGACACCTGACCTCGTTATCCACCCGCACTACGCAATCACTGGCCTTGAAATCGTGCGTTCGTCTACGACCATGTTCTCCCGTGAACGTATGATGAACACGGTGGAACTCATGATGGATACGATGGATAGGGAAACCCTGCGTAAACGTGTCGTCGAAATCAAGGACGAGTACACGCAGAAGATTCTCGACCATGCCTACCTCGACATTTCCTGCCCGTCAGGTGTCAAGGAAGAGCCGCCTGAGTACACTGAAATGATTAACTTCCCGAAGGAAGAATTGAAGAAAATCAACTGGCGTAGAAAGGCTGCATCTGTATGGAACTACCTTATCTTGAACGACAAGGAACTCATGAAGATTCCGTACGAGCCGATACACGCTGGCGACAAGATGAAGTACATAAAGGTGTGTGACAACCCGTTCGGTATAACCTCTATCGGTTACACTGGCGATACCGTCCCGCCTCGTTTGCTCCAACTGTTCACGCCAGACTGGGAAGGTCACTGGAAGGTCACCGTCTCCAACATCCTCGGTCGTCTTTTCAAGGCCGTTGGCTGGGGTGAGAACATCGAGGAAGACCAATCCCAAGATATGTGCGACTTGTTCTAAACAAAAGAAGCGGCCCTTTCGGACCGCTTCTCTTTTGCATTGAGTTAAATATGATTATTGTTTCGGGAAAGCCTTCTGTGCGGCAGCGGTTTTTTCCTGAACTTCCTTTATACGTTCGCTAATTTCACGGGAATGTGCCATCAGCTGAGTACCTTTCTTTGCTTCAATGTCTTTAAGCATGACATCAGCATTTTTCAGAAGGCCGTTGAGGATATTGACGCACTCATCAAGGCTCTCCTTTGTCATGTCGTTGGAGTGAGCATTCTTGAATATCTCGATTTTCTTTTCAATGGATTCCTTGTAGTGATTAACAAGCGAACGCCAGTTGTTCTGATACTCGGGTTCATCAAGACGTTGCAATCCTGATGTGAACTGATTCATTTTATCTGTCTTTGTGATGCCAACGAACTTAAAGAAAAGTCTAAGGGATTCCACCATTTTGTCACGGGCCGAGATTACCAGCCTGTTGATTGCACCTTGTGCATCTTTTTGTGTCATGTCTCCCTTTTTGAAGGCATCAGTGATTTCTTTGAGCTTCTTTTTGTCCTCCTCAGTATCGAGAATTTTCGCATGCTTCAAGTCGAGATAGTCATCCATGTTCTCGCTCAACCTTACGTTTTTGGATTCCTTTGCTTCTGGGCTAGTCCAGCTCCAATCAAGCGTGCTCTCTGGGTCCTTGAAGTTCATCTTGAGCCGTCCAAGATGGTACTTGTTTATTGCAATGTCCATGAGGTATTTGGACAGTGCTTTGCCCGTCGGATTTCCTTCGCAGAACTTCTTGAAAGCTTCGTCGTTCTCTGCCGTTAGCTTGGCCAAAAGCTTCTTGTCGTCCGGGTCTATATTCCAGTTGCTGTTATTGTCTTCACTTAGACTATTTATCAGCGAGGCAAAATTTTCAAGTTCTTCGTCGAAATCCTTGACCTCGTCGTAGAACTCCCCGATTTCACTCCCTGGGTCGTCAGATTTGTAGTAGTCGTCGATTGCCTCGAACATGTCCTCAATGATTGAGGTCATATCTTTTTTGATTACATCGCATGCGGTCTCATGAGTCAATCCCCTTATAAAGCCGAACCCCTTTGACGTTCTGAGGTATGCTGCAAGCTGAGCGGGGAGCTGACCGTCGTTTGTGCAGTACGTATTGTAGAATTTAAGAAACTCGTTATACACGTACAGTACGCGGATAGCGTTTTTCTTTATAGACACGTTTCCGTTTTTGCCTCCTTCGTTAAGTGCGAGCTTATCTTTATGTTCGCTAACAAGGCCTGCGATGTCTGCTGGAATTTGGTCCAAATTATCGAGTACCTTGTTCCAGCCTTCATCGTCGTCTGAGACGGTTGCCTGATACGTGTCATTCTTTTCGGTAAACTCGTAGTTATCACTCTTGTCTTCCGAGTCGAACTCACCGTTAGTAGCTTTGGGTGAACCAGATGTGTTCTCTTCCGTTGACACCCCGCCTTCAACTACTTCCTGATAGGTGAAAGCATCGTTCATTGAGTCTCTGTCCAGCCCAGTTTGCTGCATGAGTTCGTAAGCCTTCTTCTTGAATTCTTCTTTTGTGTATTGCTTGTTGTCTATTGGCTTACCGTCTTTCTTGCTTACGATAATATACTTCTTTTCCATAATTCACTCCTTAATTTGAGTCGGCGAAATCCATAAACGGTTTATCGCCAGGTTTCGTTACGACCTTCTGTGTAGCCTGCTTGGTTTCGGTAGGTTTTGTCGAAGCATTGGACGTTGGTTGCTCTGAACTTTTCTTTTGAGAGCTCATGTCAACGCAGTCGTTATCGCTGATGTCTTTAGCGAGCCTGAATGTATCAGGCTTCATGTGTCCGTCACCCTTAGCGTCATCACATCTTCCAATCCACCAGTGGTACTGGTCGCCAACAATTGGGTGTACAAACTTGCGGTAGTATGTACGTGCTGCTGCTTTGGACTTGAAGTATCCGATACGAACACGCCATACATCTGGGCGGGTCGTGTTTTGAGCAAGACCGTCGTACTGATAAATGTATACACCATCGATTTGTTTATTGTACAGACTCCTTGCTCGCTTTGCGGCCATCTCTCCCTCATCAGAACTGTATGAGATGACATTGATAACGAACGGATGAGTTGTGCTGCACTGGGGACCCTTTATCGGGTCGAAATCCTTTGGATTCCATGTATATGGTTTTGCCGCCTTCTTCGGGGCTTCCTTCTTTGGTGTGCCAGCATCATTTTTAGATGGGATTTCAGGAGCAGGTGCAGGAGCTGGTTCTGGACATACAGGAGGACATTCTGCCTTCGGCTGTTCTGGCTGCGGGGCAGGCTGCGGTGCGTGCTGACGTACTGCCTGTGGTGCTGGCAGCTCTTGTGGAGGTGGAGGAGGCGGAGCCGCCTCTACCATGCGTTTTGCTTCTTCCCATGTTGTGTCAGGGTGGAACGTGACACGTGCCTCAGGTTCACGTGGGTCAATCCTTGGGGCTGGGTCGTACGTTACAACATTGCCGTAACTCCTAGGAGCGAAAGAACCTTGCTGATGTGTCTGCAAGTGAAAGTCTGTGTTTGCGGAAGTAGGAGGTCTCGGATTGGAACGGGTACGAACCAGGTCTCTGCCATTGTATATTGTCTTGTTGCCATAGCCATGGCTGAAACCACTTGGTGGAGCACCAGTAATTCCACGTACTCCATTAGGAAGTCGGAACTCAAACCCTTCAAACAGTGCGTTGTGTGCGTCAACGACAGCCTCTACCAGAGATTTAGGAGCGATTTCGCTTACTGCCTCAATAAATGCCCTCATGCGCTTCTTGGCAAGCCTCTTGGGACTTACACCTTCCATGAGAGCGACATCGTATTTCTGCATATTGTTCATAACATTCTCCTTAAACCATTAGTGGTTTTCATCGTATAGGCTCTGCAAGGCCTCACCAAGACCAGGGATGTCCAACGCCTCGTTGATGATTTGCTTATCCTGTGGGGTTGCGTTGTTGTATTCGTCGAGCATTTCTACGGCGTTCTTCTCGTCGCCACCGTTCAGGAACATGAAGTAAGCGACCAAGGCTGCACCAAGTAGTGTGCCAACTGTCTTTCCAGTGGTGCCGTTGAACCCGAGGAAACGTGCGATAACATTACCTCCAACACCACCACCTAGTACGGCAATCACTTTCATAACAGTCTCGGCTACGCTTCCTTCCTCTTCACCACCATTGGAACCACCGTTGGAACCACCGTTGGAACCACCAAAGATGCCACCGAAGGAACCAGTATTAGCAGCGTCAATTTCTTCTGGGTTGGAGAAGAATTTGTAAATCTTGTATCCACCATAGCCGACGACACCTGCTGCACCCAGTTTGAGTGCTCCAATTAACGCTTTGTAGCTTCCTATAAGTCCCCTAGCGACTTTACGCATTGTTGAGAACTTTCCAGTGAACTGTCCCCATGCCTCTGGGTTCATGTACGGAGGGTATCCGTACGGACTACCGAACGGCCCTTGGTTATAACGGCCCATTCCTCTGTATCGAGAACCACGTCCTACATTTGAAGTTCCGTTGAAGCCGTCAAATCCACCTTCTCTTTCGTACGCATCGTCTAGGTGAGTCTGGTACTTGTTCTTAATCGCTTGCGTGTTGTCGTTAAATTTAGCAGTCGCTTTATTAACTGAGGTGTTATAATTCTTCATCGCCTGTGTATTAGCAATCTTCTCGTCAAACTCCTTATTGGCGTTCTTAATCGCCGCATCACGGTCGAGTTGGGTAAGATTTTGATTGTTCTTTATGTTCTCCAACGCTGTTTTGCGCTGTTGTTCAAGTGCTTGTACTTCGGCGTCGTTGTTGAGAGTCGCTTGTGCCTTATTTATACTTGTGTTATATGCCTTCTTTGCTTTAGCTAGTTCATCGGCTTTAAACCCTTCCAGTTGCTCTGCATTAAAGTTGAATGACTTATTTTGCCTTGCAATTTTATCCATTTCCTTTAGCTCGGAGCCATCTCCCTTGCCAGCCTTGTATCTCATGTCGTTCATCTGTTGACGGACGGCATCTCGCTTCATACCGAGTTTTCTTAAATCAGAGGCGTTTTTAGAATTGAGGTTACCATCGCCAATTTTTGAAAGGTTTAGCCACTTGTTGGTCAAATCGGCATCCTTCGAAGCCAATTTTTCAAACTTATCCAGCCTATTCGCCTTTCGACCTGCTTTTGTAAAGAAATTCAAGAACTTAGTTAAAGCCCCGACACGGCCTTCCATTAGAACCTGTACTTGCTGGTCGTCGAGGCTCTCGAAAAATATCTGTTTCTCTTTATCGCTCATGCTGTTGATAAGGGATTCGAGACGGGCTCTGTCTGCTGGGACAATCTCTATTGAAGGGGCGCTTTCGACGGCGTCATCTACGACGTTATCGACCTGTTCTTCGGCCACTTCGTCAACGGAATCCCTGACAGCGTCAACAACGGCGTTTGCCACGGTGTCTGCCACCATTTCTTCCTGTCCGCATTCAAATAGGGCGTTGTGGAGCTTCATCACTCCTTCGAGCTGGTTCTTTGACAGAATCTTGCTCGCTGACTGCTCAAAAAGCTGTTTGTTGTTCATAAGTATACTCAATGCTTAACTGTAAAGAGTTTATAACTTTTTCGGGGGAACAGTTGACAATCTGGAACTTTTTTAGTATTTTTCCGTAAAAAGGAGAGCCATGGAAGAAAAGGTTCCTAACTTATATAAGTTAAACGATATTCTTTGGAGTTCGTTCCGAGATATTTATTTCGAGGACGAGGGACACCGTTATACCGATTCCGAGGGTAACGTGTACAAGTCCGTATCTACCGTCATTGAAGAGCTTCACGACCCGTTCAACGACAAGGAAGTTGCCCCGTTTACTGCAGCCAAGATGTCCAAGCAACAGGGCAGGACGGTTACTGCGAAAGAAGTGCTTGCCATGTGGAAGGACAAGAACGAATACGGCAAGGACATTGGGCACGAGGTTCATAGCGTCATGGAAAACCTGTGGGCCAGAAAGTCATATACTCATAAGTTTAAAAAACGTTACAAATACGACGATATTCAGGCCGATTTTGAACGGAGAATACCCAAGTGCAAGGCGTTGTTCTCGAAGCTGTCAGAGCGGTACATCCCAATCAGGGTTGAACTTCCCGTCTACGACAAGAAACACCTCATTTGCGGCACGATGGATATCCTCCTGTACGACAAGGTGTCTGACAAGCTCGTAATCGGTGACTGGAAAACCAATTCGCACCTTGATTTCGAGCCGAAGCCGTACACCACCAAGATGTACGCCCCGTTCGACAACTTCTACGACATAAACTATCATCACTACTGCATACAGCTCAGCATGTACAAGGCGATACTTGAACTCAATACGCCACTCAAAGTCGGGGCGATGTGGATATGCCACATTCCAGCGGAGGGTGATGCTAAACCGTACGGAATTATCGACGTTTCCGACGTAATCAAGAGGACGATACTCGCATGACCTTCAACGAGATAGACAGGATGCTTCAAGGTTGCGGGCTTTCAAAAAGCGTCGTCAGGACGTGGAAAGAAGCCAGTTCCAGCACATTCTATTTCTCGTCCGCTTGCGACTACGATGACGCATCGTTCCTGCAGAAAATGTCCCATACATGTGTAGCGATGCTCAACGACAAAACCCTGCGTCTGTACCCTTTCTACAGCCCAGAGGAACTCAACAGCCTGTCGATTAGTGACAGCAGTTCTTTCCAAAGCAACATCAATCTGGATAAACTAGAGGACACACCTCAATCCAGACTTGTTCTGGAATTTTATGAGAAATATGCTGGAAATCCCATGTTGAACCGTGTAAACAACACCGTTACCGTCACTTCGGTTTCAATCAACGATGTTACCCCAGGGTTTAAGACGTTTGTGGTTGACATGCTCACTATGCAGCGTAAAATCAGGCAAATCAAGGCGGACAGGATATTATCGAACTTTTGAACGGCAAACGCTGATTCCGCACAGCCAGCACGCCGAGAAGATGCTGAATAATGCGGTTCACCCAATACAAAGGATGCTAAAATGAAAAACGAAGCATACATGAAAAGGATAGCCGACCGTTCTCACAGGACTGTCGGTTGCGACGTAAACAGCGACCTCGGCAAGATTAACCTCCGTGCCGCCCGCCACCTCGAACGTGTCATCAGCAAGTGCAAGACCCAGACGGAAATGCGTCACGAAATGAAGGGTCTCCAGGACAGTGCCGCCTTCATGAAGAAGCGTCACGACAAGGAGTATTACTCCCGCATCGTCGCTGTCCTCAGGGAAGCGAAGGACGCTGTGCTTGCGTTCCAGCAGGGCGACATGAAGACCGTGTACACGATACACGCAAACTTCATGAAGCAGGCTGCTAAGCATACCTAGTATTCAACCACGGAGAGTGCGGGTCATCTCACCCCTTCGTTTCGGGTGGGATGCCTTGCGCTAACTTTATGAGTAAAAACGAAACAACTAACAAACGTACACCAATCATTCCAGAAGAAACATGGATGATTCAGGAAGCGAGAACCATCGGACTTACTTTCCTGCATACGACTTCCGATGAGGGTGGAAACGATAATGTCATCTACGTGTTTATCCACCGTTTCAACATAGTCAGGATAAGGTTCGCCGTTGACAAAAAGCACGGCATATTCTGCTCTGGACATGTCGAGCAGATTGGACACTCTCACTACAAAGACGGAGAATTTTCATTTGATGCACGTCCCAAGGCTGGATTGGTATTTGCGGTACAGGACGAGAGGGATACCATCGACAAGTTCTTCGCAGTATTGAACAAGAAACTGCTTGAATTTGACCAGAATAATGTATTTTAATTACGCAATTGACCGCTAAATTTAGAGGTATTTATGAAAAATGATGACGCTATTTTGGCTGCTGCGTTGAGAGAAATTTTCGGACTTCCGTGCCTAGCCGATTTCAATCAAATCGGTTCAAACGACGGGTTTGACCCGCTGTTCGCATCCATGTCTCCTAGAGTGAATAGGAACAGGTTCCGTCCGCACAGCAAGTTCAATGATGGGTTGAGACCTTGTGAAACCCCGAAAGCTCCTGCTGGTGTTCAGAGCAATCAGGAGATGGCGAACAAAATCAACGAGCTGTACAACGAGCTTAACCAAAAGGATAGAGACCTGAAGGAGGCCCGTGAGAGTGTCAAGCGTTTGCAGGACAGCGTTCGTGATTTCAGGAAGCGTGCTGAGACCGCCGAAATGAATGCTGCAAGAACTCTGGCCGCACACAACGAACTTTCGGCAAATTTTAACGACCTTGTCGAAAAGTACAATACGTTGAAGGTGCAACACCAGGCCGTCAACGACAAGGTTGACTACCTGCTCAATCGCATTAGGAAAGAACAGGTTGATACCCCTGCTCCAACGCCTCACAACTACAAGAAGTTCTCGATAAACGAGAACGGCGAGATACAAGGGCACTCTTCAAACGAAGTAGATGCAATCTCCATTCCGCTTTCCGAAGCCGAAGAGATTATCAACCGTTTTAGGGGTGTATAATGGACATTTCCAAGTTCTGCAATGAAGAGGGCGTAATCCCGCAGGAAACGTACGACAGGCTATACAAGGAATATAGCGAAAAGTGCGACAAGATTATACCATTGGCTGAAAAGTATGTGCTGAACAAGGCTGGCAAAATCGCAGGATTCGATTTTCCCGAAGGGAGTACCTTTATCATCGTCCTCGCATACACGCCGTCCATACCGAGGATTGACCTTGTAATATCGTCGGAGTTTCAACCTTGTATCGTTTTCAACGACATCGACGAGCTTCTGTCCGTGTTGAAGACATTGGATTTCTCCGTATACAAGAAAGAAGTTGTCGAAAAGCTCGCATTTCTCAGAGAAGAGACAATCAAGTTGTTCAAGATGATGCAGGCAAACGACGTTGAACTCCTCATCGACATAAAGAACTTGTACAGAAAGCTTGAAGAACATGCTGAAAATGCTGATTATTCCGTAAAGGTACAGGACAGGTAGACTATGCTAGTGACGAAAATTTTGAAGCTCTGCCAGGATTGCGGGCTGGAAAACGACCCAGTGAAAGCTGGGTTTGATATGGGCACCTCTATGCCGTTGAAGAACGGAAAGTGGAGTGAGAAGAAATACTTCGAGGGAGAGGCTGGCTACGCCATGTGCCTGACCGAAAAGCATGTCCCCGCAAAGTATTACGACCGTGGTGGAAACGAAATCATCTACATGGATACGTTCACCTCGGAGTCGACGGGCACTTTCATGAAGAACCTCACTCTGTTCCTGCCAATGATGAGCCGCAGCGGAAAGTTGAAGTTCGTAAAGCGTGCCGTGACATCGGAAATCTACCAAAAAGACCTTATAATGAAGGGTCTTGACGAATCTTTCATCCTCGGCGAGGACTCGTACGAATCGTTCGTGCCAGAAATCCAGGTTCCCGAATGCGAGGATGCAGTCGTCGATATTGTCAAGAAATACATCACCAACGTCGCCGCCGTATGCCGCACGCTGGTATAAACTGTAGTTACATCAATGAGGATTAATCATGAGCGATATTAACGCACAAAACCCGAAGGAATTTTCTCAGCAGGTTGCTAAGGAACTTGAAGAAATGAGGGATAGGGCAAGCGAGATGAATTCCGCCGTCTCTATCTTTATGCCCATTCTACAGGGTCTATCGTGGAACCCAGCACGGCGCAACGAAACAAGCACAATCGTGTTTGCATCTAATTATGGTGAACACATCAAGAACGGTTGCATTATATACAACGAACAATTCATTCACAAACTGTACAAAGAAAGTGACATGACGACCTTCTGTGCCATTGTTGCAACGATTGGCCTTGCAGTTAAGTGCGGATACTATGACTTCCGTAACGGACAGGGTAGTGCACATACGAGAGCCGTTCAAATCATGATGGCTCACTACGGTATCCTGAGCAAGCTAAAGACTGGAAACGCATCTGTGGATGCTGGTCTTGCCGCATTGGAAAAAGCGTACGAAAACCCTCAATGGATGGCTGGTGTCAAGACGCTGTACGGCGAGATGAATGAAGATGTCAAAGAGGACCCGAATGACCCGTCAGGACAATTTACAAAACAGAAGGCCGAGTTTACTGATGAAGAATGGAACCTAGAAACCATCCGAAAGTATATCGGGTTTCTCGAACAGGCTTTACAAGGTGCTGAAATGCCTCAGGCGATGGCCGGGGGTATGACTGAGGAACAGAAACAAGCCCAACAACAGCAGATGCAGCAGGGTGGCCAACAGGGTGCTCAACAACCCCAGACAAGTAAATGGGGTGCAAGTCGTCCACAGCAGTCCCAAGGGCAGCAACAGCAGATGCGGCAACAGCAGATGCAGCAACAGGGTGGCCAACAAGGTGCTCAACAGGGTGGCCAACAGAATGGTGGCGAACAAAAGACCCCTCGCCAGATTGCACAGCAGGCTAGAGCAGGTGCTCTAAACGCAAAGATGGGTGCAGCAAAATGTGCCCAGGCATGCGGCAATTCAAGCGAAGCACAACAGGCATTGTCTGAAATGCAATCAGCGGCTAACGAAATGAAGGAAGCTGCAAATGAATATGAAAATGCCGCTAAGGAAGGAAACCAGCAAGCAATGGAGAAGGCTGCTCAGCAAATGCAGCAAGCTTCTCAGCAGATGCAGCAGGCTTCACAGCACATGCAACAGGCTATGCAAAATGCTGGTGCTCAGCAGGGCGCTCAGCAGGCATCCCAAAAGATGCAAGAAGGGGCTTCTGCTTCTCAGCAGGCATCCAGTTCGGCAAACGCCAATGGACAGCAGGGTTCTCAACAGGGCTCAGAGCAAGGTTCACAGCAGGGTTCTCAACAGGGTTCTTCACAGAATGGTCAGAGCATGTCACAGCAGGCATCGACTGCGGCGAACAACGCAAAGCAGGGTGCGGCAAAATGTGCTCAGGCATGTGGAAATTCTCCTGAAGCACAAGCGGCTCAAAACATGGTGAACCAAGGTGCAAGGAATTTGGAACAAGGTGCTAAACGCTACGATGCTGGTGTCCAGAGTGGCAATACAGCCCAGCAACAGCTAGGAGCACAGCAGATGAAGGCTGGTGCCCAACAGATAGACGCTGGCGCACAGCAAATGAAACAGGCAATGGAGTCTAGTGGAGCACAGGGCTCTTCTCAGGGAAAGCAAGGCTCTCAGCAACTCTCTAATGGTTCACAACAGGCGGCTTCTACATCCAATGAAGCACAGAGTTCGGCAAACGAGGCTGCATCGGCCCAGCCTACTGATGGAGAATCGGTAAGAAAGCAGGCTCAACAATCTGCTCAGGATGCTCGTAATGCTGCTGCACAATGTGCTCAATCTTGTGGTGGTAGCACTGAGGCAAAACAAGCCCAGCAGACAGTCGAACAGGGTGCACAGCAGCTCGAAGCAGGTGCCAACCAATATGCACAGGGTTGTCAGAATGGCGACTCCCAGCAGATGCAGAATGGTTCCAAGCAGATGCAACAGGGTGCCAACCAGATTAAGAAAGGCGCTCAGCAGATGCAAAAGGCGTTAAAGCAAGCTATGCAGAATGGCCAGCAAGGCGGCCAACAGGGTAGCCAGCAAGGTGGCCAGCAAGGCGGCCAACAGGGTAGCCAGCAAGGCGGCCAACAGGGTGGCGACCAAGGTGGAGACCAAGGTGGAAACGAAGGGTTCCCGACTCCTAATGGCCAACAGGGTGGCCAGCAAGGCGGTGAACAAGGTGGCGACCAAGGCGGACAGCAAGGTGGTCAACAGGGTGGTCAGCAAGGTCCAAATGGGGCACGAACTGGACTACAAAAGCTGCAGGAAGCTGCTCAGGAGGCTCAGCAGACCGCTACCAACGGTGCAAGAGGAACCGAAGGTGAAGGTACTGGCACAGGTAAAGGCACAGGTACAGGCACAGGTACTGGTGAAGACGAAGGTGAAGGTATAGGGGGTGATGGCGATACTGATGGTGAAGGTACAGGGGAAGAAGGCGAAGGTGAAGGCGAAGGCCCAGGTATAGGTAAAGGTAGAGGTAAAGGTACAGGTTATGGTACAGGTTATGGTGAGCCACCTTATGGTCCTGGTGAGCCACCCACTGGCCCTGGCGAGACTCCTCATGGTCCTCCGTCTGGCCCTGGTGGTGAGACTCCTCATGGTCCTCCGTCTGGACCTGGTGAACCACCTACTGGACCTGGTGAACCACCTACTGGACCTGGTGAACCACCTACTGGACCTGGTGAACCACCTACTGGTCCTGGTGAGCCTCCTACTGGCCCTGGTGAGCCTCCTACTGGCCCTGGTGAACCTCCGTCTGGCCCTGGTGAACCTCCGTCTGGACCTGGTGAACCACCTACTGGCCCTGGTGAGCCACCGTCTGGCCCTGGTGAGCCAAAGATAGAAGAGAAGCTAGTTGATACTTCATCAGAATCAGAAGCAGGAACAAGCGGTTCAACCAGTGTAGGTGGGCTTTCTGGTCTTAAAATCAATCTCATTAGCGAAATCAAGAAGAATAGTGGAAACCCAATCGAGGGATTGAATTCAAACCTTGCACAGTTTGCAAATGAGACAAATACATTCTCCGAGATGCAGAGTACGTCACCTGAAATGGAAAATACCTTGCAACGGGCTGCACAGGAAATTGAAAATAACATAGAACTCAAGAACCAATCAGGTGAATACGACGCTAACTTGGAAGAGCTGAATTCTCTCACAAAGGAAATCAACGACGACAATGCAGCCAAAGCCTATATGAGAACCGACGTGAAGCTTAGAATAGCAAACCGTATCGTTGCTTTGGCTTCAAACGCCAGCCGTCCATCAAATGAAGATGGTGATAGTAGGAACTACAAAAGTCCGACACACAGCCATTTCAGCACAGGCTCGTTTAACGTGCTAGAAGACTACGCTCCACGTGTCCTTCTGGCCATTGACGCATCTGGCTCTATGTGGTGTAAAGAAACTATCCTGACTGGTGCGGCTAACCTTCTTAGCAGCATTGCATCTAGGCTGAAAACGAAGGGTGTTACCATGGATTATGCATTCTGGGATGATGGATGCGATATCCCACGTCCGTTCAGCATTCAGAAGGCTCGTGACATTGCTAGGGGAGATATCTCCGTAAGTAATTATACGGGTGCGATTAAACTTGCTGTTGGCGGTGGTGGAACTAACGTATATAGTATTGCCGACCGTTTGAGTCCTTACTATTATCCGCCCGAATTGAACGGCGACGGAACAGTAAAGCCACGTAAGCAACGTAAGGTCAAGTACGATGCGAAAACCAAGAAACAATACAAGTTGAGCTACGGAACAGACTATGACCTTATCATCATTTACAGTGACTTCTGTTTCCCGTCAAGCCCAGCATATAGCATTCCTAGTAATCCAAAGGAAATCAAGTGGAGGTTTGACCAGATTACGGTGTCGCCAACTAGGCTTTGCTGCGTATGCTGCCATCCACAGGGCGAAAGGCAAACATCGCCAACATTCAAGAAAATGGTGACCTGGATTCCATACGAAATGTGGCAGAAGGAAATCGAATCATACTCGTTTAGAAAACCAGAATAAATAAAACGTTAATTGCATAAAAACAAAGCCCGACCTCGATGAGGTCGGGTTTTTCTATGCTTCGGCATTCTGCATTCGAATTCGTTTTGCAAACTGGTTCCGTGTAAGCTTGATTGCTGTCTGGCAAGGAGTTTCCTTCAAGTGCAACTTGTGTGACATTTCCAGCATTTCACCAAGGAGCGGCGAAGGCTTTACGCCTAGCTTCATGAAATCGTCGGCTGTTGCCTCTGGCAACTCCATGAGTTCACGATACTTGGCAAGCTGTGCTGACAGCTTGCATTCATACCTGGCGTAGTCAAGCTGTACCCCACGACCGAAGTGGTCGCAACGGGCCAACAACAGAAGGTCTTCAGCATGCTTCGTCTTGTCGAACATATTGTTGAAAGCATAGTCCGTAGCGTTGTTGCCAACATACATGTTCGGCTGCATGTGCAGAACGGTAAGGTTCTGAACGTATGCACGAACTGCGTTCGGCAACCTGAGACGGTCCATGAACGAGTCGATAAGCGGTTTGGCCGCATTGTCGTGACCGTATGCGACCAGACGCTGCTTCTTTTCGTTGAAGAACGTGGTCTTTGCCTTTCCGAAATCGTGGCAGAGTGCCGTCAGCATGAATGCGTACGGGTCATCAGCACGGTTCCTGACTTTTGCTGCCTGGTCGATTACGAGCATCGTGTGTTCGAACACGTTTCCTTCTGGGTGGAACTCAGGTGCTTGCGGAGTTTCGATGAGTGCGCTAAGTTCTGGAAACCAGTAATCAAGAGCGTCCATTTCGACCAGCTTCCTGAAAAACACCGACGGCTTGTCCGATTTCATCAGGGCCTTGTGCATCTCCGACTCAACCCGTTCGCCAGACAGGTCAACCAGCTTTCCCGATATCGAACGGGAAAGGGCGATTGTCTCGGGAGCGATGTCGAAACCGAACCTTGCAGCGAACTGTGCAGCACGGAACACACGGAGAGCGTCTTCGATGTAAGTCTCGTCGCAAACATGGCGAATGGTCTTGCTTGCAATGTCGTTGCAACCGTTGTGGCAATCTACGATTTCATCGGCTTCCACATCGTACATGAGGGCGTTGATGGTGAAGTCCCTTCTGCGGCTAGCCTCTTCCACTCCCATTGACGGGTCCACGGACACTGCGAAGTCAGTATGCTTGCTGCCGATGCAGTGTTCCTTTCTCGGCATCGCAATATCGAAGTCATAACCCTTGATTCCGTACACGCCGAAAGAGGAACCCTTCTTCAAGGCAGGGCTTCCACTCAGTTCGAGCAGGAGTTTTTCAATGGTTGACGCATCGAGACCGTGTATCTCGAAGTCGATATCCTTGTTGTCCTTGCCAAGGATTGCGTCACGGACAAAACCGCCGACGACATACGCCTTTCCGCCAGCAGATGAAACCGCATGAACGAGTTTCATCATGCAGGACACGTTTCTGTCGTCCTTGTTCTTGTCAAAGTATTTCTTTATTTCAGTCATTCGGTTCCTCCGATGTACCGATTTCTTTTCTGAGATACTGGGCTACTATCTTGTCTCCATCCATATTATCCGACTGGTCCATAAGGCACTTTACTCCAAGTTCGTGCAGGTGCATTTCGGCATAGGAGTTGACCTCGGCCTTTGCCTTCACGACGATGTTGCCCATTTCCTCCATAAAACGGGTTCTGAGGAAGTTCAGGTTGGCAACGCTGTTGGTGCGGAAGCACTTCATGTTGTCCAGCATTTCCTTCATCTGCGTCTTGGACATTGGCTTTCCGCTTGCGATGGCATCCGTCAGTTCTTTCTCGAAACGCTTGATGCCGTTGGAAAACTCGTCGAAATGCTCGTTCGTGGACTGGAGATACTTGTCAGCCGTTGTATCTTCTTCTGGGCGAGACATGTGTTTGCCGTCCACCTTTGTAATTGTGCAAGGAACACCTTCCGCCTGCCCACCGCAAGTCAGGAATTCTGCCCACTGCAACGGGGTCATTTCCAGTTCGATGTACGGGTGATTGTCTGGAAGGATGCTAGTGTCGGATTCGTCCCCTCCGTGGCAAATTACATTAGCCCTGTCGATGCGGATGCATACGGGGTGGCTTGTCTTGATTGCGGAACCGAACATCGGTTGCGGAGCACCAAAATACGGGCGGCTCCAAGAGATGGTTCCCATGTAATCCTTGCGAGGCAATTCGTCAAATGTTCTACTCATGATTATATCCTTATGTTGATATCCGAAATATAACTAATTAAAAACGACTTGTCAAGGGGATTTTTGAAAAAAATACAAAAAAGCCCCCGAAGGGGCTTTAAATTAAATTTATTTTGGAATTACCTAGACACGGTCATCTGGTTCTTCGTCTGGCTCACCATCGTCTACGTCTGCCAGTGCGTCCAGTTCATCGTCAGTAAAGATTTCACCGTCAGCCGTTTTTCCGCCAAGCGTTATTTGAAGCTGTTTGAATACGTGGCTGATGTCATCGTCGTTGTAATTGCCGTTGTCGTCGATTTTTGGTTCTACTAGCTCGGAACGTTCTTTCCTCTCAGCTTCCTGCTGCTTATAATACTCATCCATGTTGAATGATGGGTCTTTCACATTTGCTCTGTCACGGTAGAATTTCGTTTGGTTTACATCACTTTTGAACTCATTCATCTTGGAATCACCAATGAGTTCATGTGCGTCTGTCCATGCCTTTGCAACGGTTTTGCATGCGGATGCGGTTGCCTGCCAGTCCTGTATAGCGTCGTATACTATTGCTGGAACTTCTGAGCCCTTTACACCTGGTATGGTGTATTGTCCGTCATCGCCTGGTGAATATGTCCTATGCCTGTTGATATAGGATAGAACTTCCATCATGTCCTTAGTGTCTTCGTAGGACGGGTGGTATTCTGGAAGACCAAGTCCGGCCACATCGATGTCGCATATTAGGTCGTCGGTAGGACCCGTATCGTCTTCGTCACTGATATCGGGAGTAATCGTGATGACTTCCAAACCTGAGTGGTGCTTTCCAATTACACAGGTGTCCTTATCGTTGTAGGAGAAGTTGAACGTGTTCATCTTTCCTGATTTCAGGATTTCACCAACCTTCATGTTAAGGAATGCGGCCAATGCCCTGAAAAAGTCTTCGAACGTATGGTTCTTCTGAATCTCGTTGTATGTGTTACGGTCTTCGGCATCCTCGTCGAAGATAACGGACATTTCTTTCATTCTCTTATCAAGCTCAGCACACAGCTCGTCTGGGGTTTTGTTTGCTGCATCCTCTTCAGTGAATAGCGACCAGGTATTGCCGTTGATTGTTACTTCTTTTTCGCAAATCTTTTCTTTAATAATTTCTTTCAATTCGTTTTCAGCATCGATTCTGTTCTCGGGAAGCCCACATAGGTCAGATATAGCTTCCTTCTTTTCCGCCTCATCAGTAATTCCGTCGAGTTCGTCATGAAAATACTTGTACGCCAGATACCAAAGCGTGCTGGACATCGGGTTGTCGAGCTTACGGAGGTCCCTCTGGGCCTCTCTCCATATACCCATAGCACGGGAGTCTGCCTCAGGGTTGCGTAACGTCGAGTCGTTCAGCTTACTGAGGTCGATTTGGCGTTTTGCGGCGAGGTCACTCAACCGCTTGCTAGGATTTTTCTTGCTGAAATCCGTGAGAAACGCACTGAATTCGGTGTTGATGTCTTGATTATTCATGGCTAAACCTGTCCTTTTTCACGTATAGTTTATACTTCGTTGGTAGTTTCTTTGTTCTCGTCGTCGTAAAAATCCTTGAACACATCGTCACTAGGCGGGTTGTATTTGGTCGGGTCTTCCTTCTCGATATCGAACATGTTTTCCCAGAGGTTTTCGTTGTCAATGTTCTTCTGCAATGTGTCTGCCTGCTTCTGGTTGGCGAGCACTTCATAATTAGCACTCAACAGGTTCTGGTTGTTTACAACCTTGATTGCCTTTATTGCATCTTCGCTAAACTGGTATTTCGCAGCATCGCAGCAGCAAAGCCAGTATGTTTCCATCTCGTTTGCCTTTTTGTAACGAATAGCGGCCCCATAGTTATTCTGCGTCTGGAGCGCTTTGCTCATTACGCCCATGTTAAGGTCCTGGTCAACTGCACCGAGAATCTCGCTGGATTTTGGATGCATGTATTCACCGTGGTTTACAAAGCGGTGAATTGCATGGTTTGCCTCGTGAAGAATAATTGCTGCTTGGTTCAGGTTGAGTACCACACGGAGTGTCTTCTTCGTCGGATTAGCAGGGTCAGGAGGAGTACAGAAAACCTCGCCTGACTGTGATGGAGGTATCTGGATAATCGGCCTTCCCTGGCTTATTTCACCTGTTCCTGCACCGAGAGCTCCACCAGCGTTATCGGGAACGGTTGTGTCGTTCAATGTCAACGAGGGGTTTGCAAAAATGTTCTCTTCCTGAGAATACTGGTACAGACGCATAAGGTGGTCAAAGATGGCCAATCCAAGCTTGCCTCCTGCGTCTGGTGTCTCAAACTCGAGCTTAAACATTTTTTCGCCAGGAATGGTAACTGGCTTTGTCCATTGCTTCCACGAATCCATAATACAAACCTTATTTGCTTGATGACTGTAACGCCATCTTGTTCAAATCTAGTTTATAATCTTGGGCGTGGCGGTTCTATGAAAGAATCGATATCCCGTTCGAAAATATACGATAGCTGGTTGTTTATTATCGAGTACCGACCAATGGCCATCTCCATGTAGGTTTCCTTCATGAGGAGGACATTGACGGGCTGCTCGTGCAGGAAACGGCTGATAGCGAACTTCAGTCCGTGCTCACGGAAGTTACCCAATTCGGTCTTTCCAATTCCGTTCCTGATACACCATTCCTTCTTGGCGAGGTTCTTCGGGGTCCACCCCAAGGATTCGAGATAGTTCATTATGTCCAGTTTTCGGACAAGGGCTATATCGCACTGGATTATATCAGAGGGGGTTTGAATATCGGGTCGAGTAGCCTGAGGCAACCAGATGAACGAAAACAGGTCGTTCGTATGCTTCGGGTCGATTAGCCATCCGAGCTGGTGCTGCTGGTGGTAACGGTTGTCCATGAAACCGAGTTCAAGTGCGAATGTCGTTAGCGGCTTAGCTATGTACTTCACCGCAGCCTTCTCGTCGCAAGTCAGTTTCAATCCATTTATGTTGACAATGAGGTCGCTTCCAGACTGTTGTTGGTCAGCGTCCGTAACACGGGATGTGAACCGCAGGTGATTGGTCTGCGGGTAAGCGACATTGTCAAGATAACTGTTTACTACTTCAACTAATCTGTTGTCTTCTTTCCTTGTACTCTGTGGCATCTACTGCTCCCCCATCCAATTAGGAATGGAAACGGGAGTAGTCTGACACGGTGATGATGTATGAACCGTGCGGGTAATCGCTGGTTCCTTCCATCGTGCTTATGCACTCTGAGGGGAAATGCGACTTTACAACATGTAGTACGGAATCTATCACGGACTGTCTAGGGACGGTATGCCTTCCTGGGGCTGGAATGATGACGAGTTTGAAGGATTTTCCTGTTTCAGAAGGCTCGATATAGCCGTCATATCCCAAGTCACCTGTCTCATCGTTTAGGAGTTCTATAAGCGTTTTGATAACTTCATCTCGTTTCATGGTAACCTCTCGGTTGATTTTTGTGGAAAACTAGATAAAAAAAGAGCAAATGTCAAGGTAAATCTCTTGCCAAAGTACATAAATTATCCTATATTTTACGGTATGAACAAGAATTTGAACAACAAAACAGAACAAGAAGACGACTTTCCCTGGAAGGAAATCGTCGTCTCCCTCGTAATCATTATCGTACTTCTCATTCTAGCATGGACTTGATATGCAGGAAAAAGTAACCACATTCGAAAAGCTGGACAAGGCGCTTTCCGATAACGGAATCGTCCCTATTAAGAAGGGTCAAATCGATGACGAAGACCGTTGTTGCACTGACGTATCGTACGAATACCATGTGGCAACTGACGGGAGGCAGGAAGTTCCCTTAATCACGGTGGAATACTGCGTATCTGGCAAAGGTGACATCTTCATGATATTAAGCGCCGAGACGTTCGACGTGATGCTTGACGAAGATGGTTCCATCATTGGCCATGCTGATGCGGGAGTGTCCCTGTTGGATGTAATCAACAAGGCCTGCCATCTTCCACGTTGCATGTCGAAGACTTTCAATGCCGCCTACCAGAATGACGAGGTAGAGGCTAAACTTGCAGAAATTATCGAATCAAACCTAAAGAGGTGAACTATGTCATATTCAAACTTGGACATCTTCATGAAGGAATACGAGGGTATCGAAGCGAAAAGAACCCTCGTCCCTGGCCTTCCCGTATGCATCCGTCTTGACGGTCGTGCATTCCACAACGTGACAAAGAATTGCTTGCGTCCGTTCGATGCAGAGCTTCGTGAGGTCATGTGCCGTGTCACTACTGCCCTCATGGCGGAATGCAATGCCGTTATCGGATACACGCAGTCAGATGAAATCACCCTCGTCCTTAAACCTATGTCCCACATCAGCGACTACTACTTTGGTGGCCGCATCCAGAAGATTTGTAGCATGCTCTCCGCTGTTGCCAGCGTGAAGTTCAACTATCTCGTGCATGACGTTGAGTTCACCAAGCTTGAATCTCGCATCGGAAACCGCACGGCTTACTTCGATTGCCGTGCATGGAATGTTCCGCACATGGACTTTGCCGCCCTCGTTCTCAGTTGGCGACAGGCAGATTCCATCAAGAACGCCATCAGCATGATTGCCCAGACCCTTTATCCGCACAAGGAACTGCTCAGCAAGAACAGCGACGAGAAAATCGAGATGATTAAGGCCAAGGGCTATGATATGAAATGGGATGCCAAGAAATGGTCTGGGAACATGTTCTTCGACCAGGAAGCCATGAACATGCAGGGCACCTTCATTGTCCGCAAGCTTATGCTCCGTAAGCTCACCACGGACGAGCTTGAAAACCTTCCGCCAAGGCATAACGCAAGGAATAACCCAGACTTGCTGGTCCCCCGTCACGCATATGTCCGCTTTGCTGGTGTAATCCTCCGAAATATCACGAACCAGGCTGGATATCTGTTCAACGGCGAAGTACCGCAGTTCCGCAATGACGCAATTCCACCAGAATGCGAATCGACTGAAAGGTTCTTTGATATTGTAAACCAAATCAAGAACGCATCTCCAGAAAAGAGGCTCGCAATCGAAACCGCACTTCGTGCGAAAAACTTGTGGGAACCTCTCGGCCTGAGCGAGTTCAGCAACCTTTTTGTTAATAACGAACAGGAAAAGGCATAATGGAAACCGCATACGATTCTACGAATGATACCAACAAGCATCGTGAATTCGTTCGCATGCTGATGTATAGTGTTGCAAAGGATATCATGGACAGGGCTGACCATCATGATGACTCCAAGTTGCTTCCTCCCGAGAAGGAACTGTTTGACGAGTACACGCCGAAGCTCAAAAACTGCACCTACGGTTCTCCTGAATATCAGGAGTTTCTGGCAGGGTTGAAAAAGGCGCTTGAACATCACTATGCAGAAAACAGGCATCACCCAGAACATTTCGCCAACGGAGTGAACGGGATGAACCTTGTCGATATGATTGAGTTGATTTGCGACTGGTTCGCAGCGACGATGAGACACGACGATGGCAACATCGACAAGTCTCTGGAAATCAACAAGGGTCGTTTCCACATGGATGACCAGACTGTTGCACTCCTCAAGAATACGGTTGATACGTATTTCCGCCAGTTCAAACACGAGGACTACTAAGTGTTTACCTCGTACTTTGCCAAGGTGCCGCAGATTGAGTATCCGCTGTCTATCGCAAGGATTAACCCCGAGTGGTACGACAAGCCGTCATACCCTAAGCTGGCGCCTTCAAAGGAACTGCTGTTCGACTTCAAGTATGGTGCCCACAAGGGTGACACCGAGTTCTATACCGCCGAGTTCCTAAAATACCTTGACACACTTGATTTCAAGGAAGTTATGCAGGAACTCTCTGGGATATACGGGCCCGATGCAATCGACCGTCTCACCCTCCTTTGCTACGAGAAGCCAAGCGACTTTTGCCATAGGCACATCGTTGCAAACTGGTTGAGGCAACATGGTGCAGACATTTCCGAAAGGAAGTTTGACGAACAGCCGTCCATGCTGGATGATGTAATCGACATGTTGTGAGCTTTCATCAGAGTGATATAGAACACGCAGTGACCATTGTCACTGCGTTTTTTGAATAAATTCGCATATATTTCCAATAAACAATTTGTATATGAATACCGAATTATCTACAACTTTCACACTTCTTGCCGCACAGAACGCTGGATGTGACGGAGCAGGGTTCCTGTACGGAATGATGGCTCCAGGAGTCGTTGCGGCTATACTGTTTGTCGCTTTCCTATTGGTGATAGGACTGCTTTCGTGGGTGTTCGATGCAATCACCGACCATGACGATTATTACGTTCCTTGAACTGGATGCGACATGACTTGTGTTGCTTTCAATGATGTCAGAACCTCATTTTCGATTTGAGCAAGCGGCACATCTTCCTGTTGTATGGCGTGTTTTGCCATAATTCGTCCTGCACAAAGGTGTACATCGAACATGGAGCTCATGTTATAGCTTTTGTACCGTTCTGGGTGGTCAACCGAATCAATTTTAGCCAATATTCCGATTGAGCAGCGGTATCTTTCTTTTAAGGTATCACCGAAGTTGTCGAAGCAATATCTAATGAAATCGTTGAGTTCGTCGGCCAAATATGTGGCACCTTCTACCGCCTCTGGCAGGTTATTGCCATTAGCTTCTAGGAACTTATTGCGAATGTGATGTTGAACGCCTGATTTGAAGTCGATATATTGGTCCATAATTCATCTCCTTGATTGAGAAATTCGATGCAGCAATGCTGGCAGCCCGCCCTGTAACTGCATAGGCGTATCGGACTGGCCGATGTACATATACTTTATTTGTTCACCTTCACGACGAAGCAATGCGATACCGTGATTTTGCTGCTGGTTGCTGCAATAGAACACTCGTGCAAGCGGGATGCCCATTGATGCGACGAGGTTGTGAGCAAATTTTACTGCGGCCTCCGCCTTGTCGAAAGTGAGTGCCTTGTATCCTTCCATCACGAATTGTAGTTTTTCATCGGTTGATTCCTTTCCGATAAAGCCACCCTTCGTGTTGATGTAGTATGTGCGGAGCTTGTCCAACTTGGCTGAGGGAATGTCGTTCGTATTCATACTAGCCCTCGTAATTTACAGAGAGATACTCAATCAGGTCGTTGTATGACCAGTAGTGAACGGTTTCCGCCGGATTTGTATTGTCGTCGTGGTGGACAACTTTGAAAGTATTGTGAATATATGGATAGACTGTCACCCACAAATCATTGTATAGAAGCACCTTGATGTATGCCCCATCCGCAGAAGTCGAGCGGTATTCGAACCACACGTCGGTAGGATAAAGGTATTCAAACAGCCGTTTAAGTGTACATTCTTCGTTTTCGTTAGCCATATTGCACCTCTTTTTTGTAAAAAATATAGTATAAAAACCAATTCCTGTCAACTTGGGTAAAAATAACGATTATTTATCCAAATTCCATTGACAATACTTAGATAAATATGTATATTTCTGTCGTCAAACCAAACAATAAATGGAGGATTCCTCATGAAAAAGAAAATAATTGCCGCACTCATCTACATCGCTACTGCCGTCGTTGTCGTATTGATTGAACGTAAGGCGAAAAACTTTGTTGTCGAAGTCTGTTCTGAAAAGGATTAACCATGAAGTGGATTCACAGAGACTACATCTGCCTGGTTCTGCTGGTACTGTTCCTTGCAGTGTTTGCGATGCTGTATGGTTGCAACCACGATTCGGGCTCTGGTACTGAAATCTATTACGAAACGCAGTGTTCAGAGTCATCAGACTCGCTCAATAGTTGTGGAAAATTTTATTATTAACATTTTTCTGATTTTAACATTTCGAAATGTTAATATCAAGAAAAATGTTAGTAAACGAAAATTTACATTTGGGGTTTTATGTCTAGTAAACCTATTATTTCGTTTCTTGTTGAAAATGAGCGTCAGGACAGGATTTCCTCTGTCGATGTCATTGCATCTGTGTTTCTACTTGTTGTTGCATACGTTGTTATAGCCTGTGCCTTGAGCTTTGTGCTGAAAATCGGATGTGTGTTTATCGGAGTTGAGTTTACATGGATTTTGCCTCTGATTCTAGCCCTGGTAATCGAAATCGTTTTGTGTACCATATAGGAGAACGTCATGGCACAGAGTATTGAAGAACAAATTGAAATCATGAAGGCGTATGCCGAGGGAAAACCTGTATACAGGACTGACCGTTTCAAGGAAGTCGGGGAGCAGGTCGAAGCGAAAGACCATCAATTCAATTTTGAGAGGTCTTTCTATTCGCTCACTCCGTTGGACTGGTGTACTGGAAAAGAGGCTATTGATGCGTATTACTTGTTTTGCAGGCACGGTTCGGACAAGGACTCCGCTCCACCTACATATAATGTAACAAGTCATACGACAGAACGGATGACGAATAAGACTCTGGAATACACGAAAACTGCAATTGACTTTGTTGATACGTACAGCATTTTTATAGCTGGTGCGGAATGGGTGCTTAAAAACAAGGGCAATGAAATTGATTTTGAGAAGTCATTGCAGGTTTTACGAGAAAAGTACCAGAAACGCTCAGAAGAACAGGATTACGCAGAAAGACGCGCTTTGGAATCTTACTAAGAGGATTATCCTATGGATGAAAACTACTACGACTTTCTAACTAAAATGACTTTCAAGGCTCCCCACGAGGTGACACAGGCTATATACGAGCACTGGATGAACACCCCGAAGGACAACATCATTGTCAACCTGTCTGCCTCGGTAGATTCACTTCATAAAGCGAACATCGAGAAATCAAAGAAAATTTGGAAACTGTTCCTGTCATTGTAAAGGAGATGCAAGATGGTAAGAAACATCATGTCAAACCAGGATGTAGAAGAAATCCTCAACCGTACGGTTGAACTCATCGAAGGTGCGTTCTCCGAATACGGAGTTCCACATGTTGAACCCGTCTTTGCGGAAGAACATGTCACCAAGCTCGATGACAAGAACCCAGTGCAGTACCAAGACGTGCTGAAATACAATATCGTCTATCGTGAGGCACCAAAGCTCAACGAAAAGGTGCATCTTGTCGCATTGGTCATCTGCATCAACGCAACGAGCGACAAGCATGCCACATGCCGAATTGATGCAACGACCATCAACCAGCGTGACGAAGAAAGCAGGTACATCTGCAGGTGGAGACACATGTGCATGTGGAGCGGCGAAGAGGCCCCAGACTTCAAGCAGATGATTGATGAAATGCTCGACGACAGGGTGTATGAAGAAGGTGGAAAGCTTCCTCACTTACTCTGCATCTCGAAGCTGGAAGACAATGGTTTCACACAGCAAAAATATTTCACTCCGCCCCTTGACAAATAGTTTTTATTAACTATATTGTAACTATGCGTATCTTTTCAAAATTCAAAGACTACTATGACGGGGCGTTGAGCGTGTTCAACGACCCCTCCATCGTGTACGAGCGTCACACTCGTACTGAAAGCGTTACCCGAAATCAGGAACTGCCAAGCCGTATCTGTTCTGGAAGTAACGAGGGGTTCGAAGTGTTCAACTCAACCGAATACTTGTTCCACATCGGATTTTGCGGCAAGTGGTTCCATTGCTACAGGAAGCAACTGTCTAAGGACCCGTTCGATGCAAAGTATGTCTACGTAAAGCAGGATGAAATCCAGAGTTTGCTCCCGTGGTTCACCAAGGGAGACCCCATCGTTGACATGGGTTCCGACCAGTTCTGGAAACACGACATCTTCGTTCAGTTCAATTCGCCCATCCTTGCGGTCGGATATGATGGAAGCAAGTACCGTCCGCATAGCAAGAACTATGCCTACACTGTGATTGTGAACCCTCACCTCACTGCTATTCCTATTGCCGAACTTGTTCGCTGCGGGCTTGACTACAAGTTGCAGAACATCGAGGAAGACATCAGGTTCGTAACCCAGCTCGACCCGTTCACAGCAATGCAGGAACTGGAAATGTTCATCGGGAACGTCCTCACTAACAACACCACGCCAACGATGCCTGTCGGAACCGACGACCAGATTCGTGATTCCAAGGGTTTCGACAAGTGGAGCTTTCGCAAGATGAAGGAGACAAAATGAAACCTGTGCAAAAATTTCTGGTAGCCCCTACAATCTGCGGGTTCCAACTCAATTGGGAGACCGTTTTGTTCCTTGCCGAGAAGATACCCGAACGGAAGAAGGAACTTATCGACAAGGCTACCTATGAATTCGAGAATGACGCATCTGAACTCGCCACGTGCATTACCTATTGCAGCGACGAGTTCCGTTCCTTGCTAATCCCGTTCATCGAGAAGCTCAACGGTGACTTTTCCGAACTTGACAATATCAATGACGGAAACTTGCTCAGGATTGTCGAAGTGCCTTACGGTCATGCCTGCCACATTTCCTACGATTCCGATACTGGATATGAATCCGTAGAAGAATTTCATGAAACATGGCATGCGCCGAAGGATGAAAACTTGAAGTGCAGGATTGCCCTTGAAAAGATGCTTGAGGGTTACAAGTACGACAAGGAACACAGCTTCATCGAGAGCGAAGACAAGAGCATCCAGTGCGTGTTCACCGAGAATTATGGCCTCGCCAAGACACCCGTCGGATATTGCCCGCTGAAACAGTTCACTTACTATGCGGGTCCCCGTTCGAAAGACAAGGCTGAACAGAAGTACGAACCCATTTTGAACCATGTCAATGCCTTCCCGTTCCATAATGAGGTGTTGCCCACAATTCCTGCCGATGAATTCGTCGCTTACATGGAACTGTATCGAAAATTGGAGTGGAAATAATGGAACTGATACCTACACTAGACTATCTTCTTGCCCATGCTGATGTTCCTACAAGGAACAATCGAATCTACCCAAGGTCTGTTGTTCTCAAATCTGCCGCATCGTATTACATCGAGACGTTGAACAGGCTACTGGCAAAGGGTGGCCAAGGTGGTGCAGTTGAATTTGTTTTGCGTGAAATGAACAAAGTTGACGAAATCAAATCTAGGGAAGCAGTATGAAATACATTGTAGCATTCTTTGCATTTCTATTCGTGGCGTGTTCTGTAAGCGAGAACAGGCCTAACCGTGACATCGAGCTTTACCATCCGCACAAGTCAATTACGGACACCATTACGGCTGGACTGGAGGAATAATGGGCTGGTTCTTCAAGAAACCCAATAAACGCTACATCGCAATCATCTCGAAACTGGATGAAAAAACTCCGCTGAAAAATGAGATTATCTATTGTAGCGAAAAGCATAGCCTTATTTCGGCAAAGGCTTTTCTCCTGAGTTACATCGATTCTAGGATACCGAACCGTCCGTATTTTGAAAGCGATGGGAAACTCCGTGAAGGAGAGGATGCTTACAAGGCGATGGCCGAAGCGATTGTTCCAACCAACAAGTTCGTGACCAAGACGGAACGTGACCAATTCTATGAAAACTTCAGTTCAGTTCAATTTAGTTTCTGGACAATGGACGAACACATGTACCGAACCGTATATGGGGTGTGTCTCGTGAGGAGTGCCGATGAGTAAACCCAAGTTATACCTCGTAGAGCATACCACGTCCGATTTCAACCGCTTCTGCATAGTCAGGGCGGCAACAGCAGATGAGGCGAAACGGGTGGCAAAAACGAAGAATTACGACCCGATGTGGAAACCAGGGTACGATAAATTCCGCCTGAGCGAGTTCCGAGCCACCCCGATTGACAGTCTTGACGGCATGGAAACGGGCTGTTCGCTAACTTTTGGATAATTTTTACATTTTCCTCTTGACAGCCAGAAATTATTTATGTATATTTTGGTAAGTCAAACATAAGGAAACAAAAATATGGCAAACTTACTCCAATATCCGTTGCAGTCCGAAAAGGACCTTCGTGAACAGGCATACCAGAAAATCTGGATTAACTCCCACTATCCTCTTCTCGGTTCTTCCGCATTCGAACTCTATACAGTGGAGGGCAAGTAATATGTTTACTTATGCATTCATCCTCGTTGTATTATGTGCGGTTGCCATGGGCATATCACTGGCTGTCAACATCGTCGGCCCCATGGTGTCGTACTCTCAGAAAACTTCGTGGCAAGTAATTGCGTTGGCCGCTGTATTGCTGGTGTACTACATAATCGCTGCGGTAGACTTCCATGCGTTTCACTCCGTAACAATTCTGGTTATATGTGCCGCCCTCAAGTGTCTTGGGGTTATTATGGACATTATCATCAAGAATTCACTCTGGTGTCTAATCGATGTTGTCCTTATGGTTCAACTCATTGTTGTCGCAGCAGTTCTTGGCGCATAGGAGGTTAAAATGATTGACGAAGAATTAGCCGAATCCATCAAGAGAAACCTGCAACTCTCGGGTGAACTCATGGAGCAGGCGGACAAGCTCAAAGAGAATGTGGATATCTTGGAATCGAAAAATGAACTGCTGGATAAGGAACGGAAACTCCTTCTCAGCGTGCATGCCCATAACTGTGAGCTGATGCAACAGCGTTTGCTGTCCCAGTGGGGTCTCCGTGTCAAGTATGCCCACTCGATGGTGCTTCTGTTTTCGTCCCTTCTTCGGGAAGAGCGCAACAGTAACCGTATAGAAGGAACAGCGCTTTATACAAAGGATGGGGAAAGTCCGTTTAACACCCAGTACAAGAAAAAGGAACTGCTTTCTGCAGGTTCATGGGTTCTGATTTGGAACGAGGTCGAAAAGCGTGTGAAAAAGCGATACCAGATGTTCTGCGACAGTATCAAGAAGCAAAAGGAGGCTAAAAATGGCCAAGTCTAAGAAGCCTGTATTTAAGGTCATCTACAACCAGTTTGGTCATGGCATCGAGTTCGAAAACATCTTTGAATTCGGACAAGTTAAAGGCATGCTTGCTGAACTAAAAAAGCTCAAGAAAAAGCTCATTGCCGCCTATGACAAGAAAGAGCTCAATGGCGACGACGAACCTTTCAAGAAAATTGTCAACCGTTTCTTTTGGGACGAAAAGAAACGCTACACGAAGTATACACCAGACGAGCTGATTGAAATTGAGCTTCGCCGCAAGTGCATGTATTATTTCTGGTCGAAGTGCGAATACGAGGTAATCGTTACGGGTTGGCCCGATACGAATACCGAACGTAAAATCGACATCTACGACCAGCTTGATGCCAACTGGGAAACATTCAAAAACATGGCCTTTGAGGTAATCGGATGATTAAACTATTCTTCAAGTATTTCTTCCTTTACATTTGCTTGGTGGCAGTTGCCGTTATTGTCATCGTTGGGTTGGTATTGCTGCTCAACTTCCTCGCTAAACTCTGCGGGATTGTCCTGTCAATCTTTGGCCTGCTGGGAGTCATGTGCTTCGCATTGCTGTGTATCGCTTCGTTCGGAACGGCAAAGCAGGAGTATGTGAAACGGCATTCACAACCAAAAAATTTGCCCCGTTGGCCAGTAGAAGCAGAAGATTAGTTGTCACAAAAAGTGTATATATTTTGTGACAATATAGGAGCAACTTTATGGCAAAGCATACCTACGAAGAGTTGGAAGTAGACGAGCACGACATCGCCACACATTGGATTACACGCAAGGGTGTAGAGTGTTGGGCTATAAACGAATATTATCCAAGTGGCCGCATCAAGGACGTTCATATCATAAGGATGATTTTCCCAAAGGGATATGAAAACGCTTTCGGCCATATCTATGAACAAGACACCGAAGCATGTTTCAGCCAACCTGGATATGAAACGGCAGGAGTTAATACATGAGCAAGAAAGAATACAAGAAACCCGAAATGAGCATTGTATCCTATGAGAACGACTGCGTATTACTCGCTGGTTCTGGCGAGGATGACCCTTATTGGAAGCCGCCTGAGGAAAAGGAAGGTTGCGAAACCCCGTGGTGGTGCCCGTAATTGACAATTAACCATTTAATTGCTATATTTTTTGCATGCGTATATTTTCAGTATCATACGGTATCAAGACAGAGACCGAAATCGAGAAGTGGCTTCGCTTTCTCCGCAAAATCAAGAATGAATACGACTGGCATCATCCAATCGAAACAGTCTGGTTTGTCAAGAGCGAGAAATCTGCTGAAGAGATTTTCCACGACCTGTATGAACCAGGTACTTTCGAAGGCTTCATTGTCAGCGAAATAAAGCCAGAATGCATCGAAGGTTGGACATCCAACCAGTTCTGGCTCTGGCTGAAAAACGAAACCACTAAACAGGAGTCGATGTCATGAGCGTAAAATGCACGAAGTTTAGCGCATGGAATTGGAGCCCTGCCATGCTAATCGGCATTTCCCCGAAATTTGAATACATTTGCGGAAAGTGCGGAAAGTACAACAAGGGCCGATTTACATCGAACACATATGACCGAGAGGGTGGACACCTCTGGTGCTCACACTGCGGTGAAGAAAATGTCATTCCAGTAAAGGTAGGATAAAAATGACTCAATATGTTGTAGTGACCCAAGGCCCGTATGACGATACCATGTTCATCATCTTCTGCGTACTCATCGTCCTCGCAGCAATCTTTGCTGTCCTCAGCAAGATAGTGTCAAGACCTAGAAACAAAATTCTCGGCGATGTAGGCAAACTCATTGCTTCTCAGCAGTACATAATGGCAGCACACGTGCTTCAAAACAGCAACAAGAAGCAGCTTGCCCGTGAGTTGAAGCGCATCATGAAGAATGCCATGAAAAAGGACAAGAAGGGTATCGTCAACCCTGGTTCAATTACCCAGAGAAACCGTTTCCGTTTCGCCTATGAACTCTATCTTCTGTTTGTCGGTGAAGTGAAGGTGCGCCAGGATTTTCTCGACGGGTCTCAACTTACCGAAGAACACAAGTACATTATCGAGAAGTTGAAGCAAATTGCAGGTAAATGAGGTCAGCAACCATGATTACCCCGACATACTTTAAGCGTTATTGCAACAAGCTCTTTAACGATGCTTGTGAATTCAAGAGTGATATGGCCAATGAAATGGAATTTCACATCAAGTGCTTCTTTAATAAGAGACTTGTCGCCAAGCTGTATGTTGATGAACACATGAAGTCAATTGTCGATGTGTACACGGCAGACCAGTGTTCTACATCTACTAGATTCAAGTGGCGTTTCCGCCATTTGTTGAAGAAGTATACATTTGTTGACCGACACAAGTCCGATGTCATCAAGGAAATCACTAACCTTGTAAACTCGAAGTTCTATGCACATTCGGAAGATATTTGGGAGTTGATTGACCAAGTCACCGACGATGTCTTTGCAATAGATGTTGGTAACATTGCCGAACGGCTGATGGACAAGGCTGATATGCTTCGTTATGGCGAGATTAAGTGGAGAACCTGTAAGAAGGAAAGGTCAAAAGAGGGTTAACCGTATGGACAAGAACAAGGCAATTAAGCAATCAGCCGAAATGTTCAGCAATCACCTGTATGAAAACCGCAAGGCCAAGTACAAAAACTATATTGCTGAACGCAAATGGTTTGAAAAAGTCGTTGACGACTTTGAAAAGCACGAGAATATCCATATTTTGGATTGGGACATCATTAAAGACACCTACCGCAACAACATTTGTGTAAGGTTTACCGATGAAAACTATCCGCAATATGATGTGATGCATCTAGTGTTTGACCTGTTTCATAGTAAGGGGGAAAATAATGTCCATTATGTGGATGTCTTCAAGTCACTTGAAATAGATGGTAGCAAGACGCTTCCCTTATGGGAGTATTCTTTCCCGTTCAATAAGCACTGCATTTCCAAGATTGAATATGCTTATAACTACTATGTCGAAAAGATGGACTATTTTGATAAGGAGTAAATAATGCGTTTGATTTTATCATTTCTTCTAGCAGTTATCGTGTGCAGTGTATATGCCAAGGATGACCACTGCAAGGAATTGGTTATCTGGAATCCTGCAACGAAAGATACCCTGATGCACTTCCATAGAAAGGCATCTGACCTGATGACCAAGGATGGCGCCTGCTATTACAATACTGGCTGGACAGCAAAGGTTGTCACATGGCATTGTCAGAACATGTATCTTACCAAAGATGGCAAGTCTACATTCCATAAAAGCCATGAAGCTTCGATGACATTGAAGCCATACCATGTGTATTGTCGGTCTAAATGGGAATTCTGATGAGCCGTCTTGAAAATCGGATATACAATGCCCTTGAAGCCGAGGAACGGTTCTTTGACGAAATGCGGCCCAAATCAATAGGCGCATACAGTCAGAGGATGAGCGAACACTTGGTAAATATCGCAGACCTTGAAGACCGACTTGAAATTGAGAAGGCTTTGTTCAAGTTTTCAAGAAGGCAATTTAAGAATGCCGTAAACGGTATGGCTTATGACCAAGGTTTCCGCTGTCCATTCTGCAAGGCCGATTTCGGCCACGACAAGGCTGAATTTGAAAAGCACATGAAAGAGGAGGAGCAAACTCCCTCTATCGAAGCGCTTGCCATGACCAACTTTGCCGACACTCTGAAAAATGTTGTTAACCCAAAGGATAACATCTTATGATATGGAAGACCCGTAAACTCCCTGAGCCAAGCCCAATTCAGAAACGGCTGATGCGAAATTATGGTGATAGCCCTGATGTCACTGTGCTGAAATCAGGCAACAAGCTGGCGTTCAAGTGCAGATGCGGTTGCGAGTTCGTCGTTTCCCAAAAGTTTTGCGAGACGGAACTTACAGGTGAATTTTCTTTCCCGTGCCCAGAATGCAAGAAAAGATGCTTGCATGAGTAGGATTGTATGTTAAGCAAAATTAAGAATTGGTTCTTTAAACCAGATAATATCTCAGCTCGCTCCGCTGCGTGCCTTTTCAGCATGTATGCAACGGTAGGCTCTATCTGGGGACTATACGAATTGCAGTGCGATACGTGGCCTGATTTTGGTATAGCGGCATTGCTGATTGTTTCGACCATAGTGTTTCTTTCCGTGTTCTGGACGATGGTTGAATACATAATCAAAAACGACCCGCTGTAATGGAGCTGTTATGACCGACGCTGAAATCCCTAAAATCTGCAGGAATTGCCCTAATTGCGAAAAGTATATCGAAATCGGCGTATTCATGCCGAGTTGGACACCGTGGAAATGGCGGTGCAAGGCTGACAAGCGACCTTTATTGTGCGAAAATGAAGAAACTTCGCTTGACAAGTCGCATTAAATAGACTATATTTTAGTCTATGGAAAACTACAAAGAACTCAAATCCACAGAAGAAATCGAATACGTGTTCGGTAAACGTGGTGGAATAACTTTCCGTTGCGGGAATTGCCACTGTGCATTCATTCAGGACATGCGTCACATCCGCTTTTACGAATCCGTAAAGGGCCATTCTGGCCTATGGAACCGCCGTACATACGTTGTCAAGACGGAATGCCCTACATGCAAGCAGGAATTATCCGTGGTTGCAGACAACGAGTTGGCAATCAATCCTCGTGACTACTGGAAAGACAGCCTCAAAGGAAAATAATCTATGCAAGCGTTTATCCTATCCGACCTTCATCCAGATACTTGGTATCACTATGCCAACAAGCCGTCTGCCCTGCGTGGAGACGAAGTTAAAGAAAAGGTCGTTACCAACACGTTGGATTTTCTTTGGAACACTTTCGGATACCCAGAAACCGACGCAATCATTGTTGCTGGCGATGTGGCAAATGACTACCTTGCCTACACCCGTACGGTGAAGTGGCTCTCGAAGAAATACAAGGAAGTCTACCTGTGCCTCGGAAACCACGATATCATCGTTCGTGGGGGAACCCCATCTAAGACGAACCTTCCTTTCAAGACATCGGAAGAAAAAATTGCCGCTATTCAGGAGTTCTGCAACAAGATGGGAAACGTCCACTTGCTCGAAGGAAGAACCGTCGATAACGTCTCTGGCTGCATGGGTATGTGCGACTTCAAGGTAGAACCTTATTCCTACGGTAGTGACAAGAAGGTTATCTGGAAAAGGGAGTGGTTTGACGGAAAACACTGGAGATACTTCAAGCAGGACCCTATTGCCATCTGGGAACACTATGACAAGATGATGACCGACCTTGTTTCAAAGCAACCCAAAATAATGATGACACACTTCGCTCCTGACGAAGTCGGCATCAATTTCGATTACAGGCTCAGTCCGCTGAACACTTACTTCTACTTTATCGGAAAGAAGTATCTTGACAAGTTCGACCACGATGCCATCTGGGTTTGCGGCCATGTTCACGACAAGAAGATTTGTACCTATGTCAATCCGAACGGAAAGACGATAACAATTCTTTGCAACCCGAACGGATATCCTGGAGAGAACAGGGCCTATGCTGACACAATGCTTATCAAAGACGGCAAAGAAAGCCGTGGTTCCAAACCAACGAAACACGAAGACTTCATCATCGAGATTTAAACGAGGCAGTATGTCCCTAGTCGTAACATTAAAGTCTGGAATGCCTGGTTATGAGAAGCATTGCCTTGATTTCATGGTTTCCAACTATACAGGCGAGTACGGTTATCGAAGGATAAAGTTGACCGATGTCGAGTTCGCCAGATATGTCTACATCAATACAGGTGTGCATATCGACCTCGGAAGCAGGCGTGAAGCATGTAAGGGGCAGGCTGGTGCGATTTCTTCTGTGTACAATATCGTAGACGATAATGGCGAGCCTACAATGCAGGAACTGCACCTGAACGCTCCTCCCTCCAAGTACAGGAAATACTCCATTTACATTGACAAAGACCCGTTTGAACCAAACCATCTCATCCTGTTAATCAAACCCAGGAAAAAACCCAAGGACAACGATACTGAGGCTAAAAATGATTGATGATTTAACTGTTGCATGGCATCGTGGACTGAAAACAGGTGCCATCGTCAAGCACTTCAAGCGTGAGACTCTTACCAAAGAAGAACTCGAAAAGAACCAGAACATGTACCTATACGAGATTGTCGGAATTGCCGAGCATACGGAAACCAAGGAACTTCTTATGGTGTACAAGGCTCTTTACGGAAAGCCTACTTTATGCGCCCGACCTCTCTCGATGTTCCTGAGCGAGGTTGACCACAAGAAGTACCCAAACATCAAACAGAAGTACCGTTTTGTGACCCGTGATTACGTCGAGGGGTCCCCATGTAACAACTGCCAATGCCACTGCGAGTACGGTTGCAAGGAAAAGGTTGAATGGGCGAAGGCCAACGGGACATTGCCCGCAACATATAGAGGATAAAAATGTTAAGTAAACTCAAATGTACTCCGTTCTGCTATACACAAGAACTTATCGATGCTCTCGTCGAGGTTCACAAAGCTGCTGAAAACATTAAGTCAACCAAAGAAGGGGACGCTTATCGCAGACTCCGTTCTGCACTGTATGACGTTGACAATAATTTCCCTGGGCATGAGAAGGAATTGGCTGTTGCTCGGAAACATGTCGAGGATAAGTGCGAAGAGTTGACCAAGACCGAAAAGGAAGCTTCCGCTATATACAAGACCAAGGTTGACAATGTATGCAACATTCTGAGCAGAATGCTAGGAAACAAATTTGTTGTTCAGGATAACAACTGGATTTCAGGACTTGTGTTGGTAAAGAAAATAACGCTCGGTGGTTACTTTAACACTAGCATACTTGCACAAGGGGATTACTTGGATTTTACACCGTCAGCTCCTATGGATGATAAGCCGCATGGGGTTGCCGTATGGAACAGTTGTGACGGAATTAGTTCTGTCGCAGCTCATGTGTATCAACAAGTTCAATCAGGCAAGATGCCCGTTGCTGCAGAAGGAACTGTTATCCAGATGCTTTACATCGTTGACCCTGATGATGCTATTGCTTGGCTCGATGAACGAAAGAAAATCATGGACAAGAACCACACTACGCAAGTCAATATGCTACATGTGGTAAAACACCTGTATTCTCCTGAGGAATGTAAACATGATACGATTTGAAACAATCAAAATTGTTTGGAAGACATTTGATGATGCCCTTCCTGACAGGAATGTTTGGATTTATGTCACTCCCCCTAACGGCGGTTTCCTCGAAGCCGACCATACGACACTTATGCCAAACATGAACAACACGGAAGAGACTATCAAGGATGGATATCATTTCCACCACAACAGGGTGCCTCGCTACCTGAAAAGCTGCCGCAACTGGAAATGGTGCTACGACAAAGACATTAAATCGGAGATTGTTTAACTATGGTAGGTGAAATGTCAATTTGCCCAATCAACTGGGACGAGTATTATAGCAATGTTGACGAAGCTCTTGATGTCATCTGGGATTCCGACCTCGATGAAAAAGTCAAGGACAAACTCGAAGAACTTCTAAGGGTCGATACAATATCAGCCTATCCACCCCCGTATATTGAGACGCCGAAGACTTGGCTAGATACCGCCGACATCATCGACGATATATGCCCGAAGGGTGCATCTGTGGCCGAAGTCAACTGGCTTAAAGAACAGTTGGAAAAACTGCACAAAGGAACCGCATTGTAATCAAAGGAGCAATTATGTGGGTTTTAGTATTGTTTACAATCATGGGTGTCAACGGGAATGTCAGACCCGACTCCCCTGTGACTTCAACAGTCATTCACTATTTCAAATCTGAAAAGACTTGCATCGAAGCTGGCCATGCTTTCGTTGCACAGAACCGTGTCAAGGATTTCCGTGCCGAGGGCAACCTGTGGCAGGTCGATTTGGGTCACCGTTTTCACTGCGTAGAAATCGGAAAATAACCTATGGCTACCTACATCGACAAAACACACCGAGTCAAGAAAATTGACGGGTACTGGGTTCCGCAGTGGAAGAAGGGTTTCCTCAGGTGGGGAACCTACACGCTGATGAAGGCCGACACCTGCTGTGGGCATCTTGAGATTTACAGCCCCAGCATCTACAACACGATTTTCGAAACAGAAGCATCGGCAATCAGTTTCCTCAAAAGGGTTATCGCCCGCAAATGCTCAGACAAAGTTTACATCGGGTTTGACGACCCATATCCAGAAGGGCTACGCCGATGGTAAAATCTCTTGAAAAGGAGGATATATGCAAAGACTAACAGTCAAGGAAAACGGGAAGATGTTTACAGTGAAGATGCCCGAGAATTTCGACATGGGCAAAATCCTCATTGAGCCAACACCTCTCAGCACAACCGAACTGGAAGGAATTAAGGCCAAGGTGAAAGAGACCCTGACCATGATGCTGGACGTGATTACGAACCCAGAGGAACCATCCGACAATAAGCTCCTTGTCACCATCGCCGTGAACAACTTCATCAACCTGTTCGAGGATGCTCGCAACGACCATGACATGGACCACATCTCGGTTACATTCATACAGGAAAACAATGTAATCCTGAGCGTGAACCGTACGACGAAGCTTGAAAACAAGGGCCACCACCTCGATAATTATGGCAGCCGCCTTGTCGCATCGGTTACCTTTATGCTGATGCCAAAGGGTGCTGATATCGGCTCTCCCAGTCATTGGCACGTGAGATATAGCGACTATGACGGCAAGGGTGTCGAAACATCTTCCCTTATCGATTATTTCGAAAAAGGCGAAGAAACAGTCAATAAGCTGAAAGCCCTAATTAAATCCGTCTGCACGCTAAGTAATTCGTAATTAACGGTGATTTCGATTGACAAATCTGGATAAATGTGTTATATTTAGGTACATAACCAAGGATATAACATGCCAGATGAAATCAAGACACTATCTGGTGGTCAACTTGCGGGAGGGAACCCTTCCGCCGGCCACCGCACCGAAAACGACTTCTACGCAACAGACCCCCAGGCAGTAACTGCGTTGTTCAACGCACTGTCTAAATACGACACCGATTTTGAAGACTTCCGTCCACGCAAGTTTATTGAGCCCTGCGTTGGCAACGGAAATATAGCCAAGGCTACCTTGGACTACTTCAATTTCTCCCTGTCCCGTCCAGAATCCGAACGGACTTTTGTCGATATCGTTGACCGTGGCTACAAAGACACGATACTCCATGATTTCCTGACATTCGAAACGCAAACCAAGTACGACCTGATTGTTTCAAACCCGCCGTACTCCCTCGCACTTGAATTCGTGCAGAAGAGCCTCTCCATCTTGGCTCCCCGTGGCTACCTCGCATTCTTCCTCAAAATCCAGTTCTGGGAAGGCGAGAAACGCCGCCAGTTCCTCCTTGACAATCCTCCCGCCTTCTGCTTCCCGTTCTCCAAGAGAATGCCTACTTGGAACAACGGACAGCCTACCGACGAGAACGGCAAGCGCTGGGCTACAACGATGTGCCACGCCTGGTTCGTATGGAAAGCAGGCAACCGTGACCTGTGCAGGACAGTTCCTATCTAGCAAAAAGGAAGAATATAAATGAATTTCGACATGAAACAGCGAAATTACATCGTCTGCCCACAATGCAAGAACGACAAATCATTCGAATGTTTCGGAGACAGGGTTGACTACGGTATTTACAGCATACGAATACGGTGCCGCAAATGCGACTGGGTTTCCGACGAACTTTACGAAGAAACTGGTTATTACCCTGATTTGAGCAAGCACGCTATCCAATGCCACGTACAATACCTGCACGAGATGCAGCAGGAAAGCAAAGAGAAGTAATATGGATGCAAGACAATTTTTGAAAGAAGCCAAAGAACAGTATTCGGAAAAAGAGTTTCCTCCACCGAAAGGCTTTTACAAGTTTTGGGAAGACGGAGTATCATCGCTAGATGTATTCAAGCGGGCGCTCTGCCGTTATACAGACCGTTCTGGAACCACAATCAACTACCTCTGTGCCCTGCTCCGTGTAAGGACTCTAACCGAAAGGTTCACAGGAACTAATACAGAAGGCTTGTGGAACAAAGAAATAACTGATGTTCTTGCGAACATACATGACAGTGAATTGTCGATGCATGACAGGTGGGCCAAAGAAGAGGAAGTTCTTCTTGGCTTGGTTCTGGAACATTTTGACGAAATCACTCGCAGGATGCGGCAGATGACTGACGAATACAAGGCGATTGATGCGATGAACGATGAACTGAGAAAGTGCCCGACCATAACATGTGACAGTAACATCGGCGACATTATGACCGAGGTCATCTCGCTTTACAAGCAAGTCATAAATGCACGGCAAGACATTGATACCTTCAAGAAAATGACTGAACTGTGTGATAAAATCCATAATGAGAAAACTTCTCTGGTCAACATGATTCACAGTTGTATCGAGTCCACTACAAAAGTTCTTGGTGATATCGAGAGCAAACACGGAAAGTATGAAACCCATCTTCACAAGGTTTTCAGTGATATATTGAAAGGCAAGTATATATACTGGGATTCCGATGATGTTCATTGTGTAAAATACATGCATATCGACGGGGTTACGCTTAAAAAATACGGTGATGACATGGAACTCTCCCTGCATGGTTCAATCCTCGGTTTAGACTGGGGTGGAAGCCCGTCATTCGCACCAGATACTGGCATTTTCCTGTCATATCTGACAGACATCGACAAATCCGTGGAAAAGCTGCACATCGTCGATTTCAACGAACTGTGCAAACTTGTCGAAAAGCACACCCCGTTCATGCTCGACTACATCAAGAAGCTTGCCGAAAACAAAAAGGAGAAAAAATGAGAGGTGGAAGACGGTTTCACATCAGTCCAGAAAACGAACAGACAAAGATTGAAAACATCCTCCATGTATTCGACCTGATTAAAGACAATGTTATCAACGCCAAGATTGGAAAGAAGGTTGCAGAAATCATCTTCAAACAGGGTGGAACCCCAGAGGATGTCATAAAGAACATCGGTCTCCGCCAGTGCATGCCCGACCCGATTGCCGTCCTCGATATCATCAACAAGTTCCCAGACCTCCTGCACAGGGCTCAGAACGGTGACGACAAGGCGAAGCACGAACTCGTCGGGCAATGTATGCGTCAGTCGGGCGGCAAACTTAACCCTAACCTCGTCAGACAGTATATCGACAACATGGAAGCCCTCGTAAAAGCTGCAGAAAAAGAACACGAGGCCGATAGGCTTATACAGCTATAAGGGAGGATTCGATGGGACCAGTCAAAATAAAAGGATTGCTTGACGGGGAGGAATTGCCGAAAGAACTCCCCAGTTGGTTCAGGGACTTTCTCGAAGGCCGTAAATGCAACTGGATTCCAGACAGCAAGGGCGGAGAACCAAACTGCAAACAGACCCCTTGACACAATGGGGTCTTTTCATTATATTTTCTACAACCTAATCTACTAGGAGGAAACCCCTATGTGCGGAACAAAACCTATCGACGAAAAAGCCGAAAACATGGGCTGGTATGACCTAATCAAGACAGTTCACCATGCCTTCGAATACGGCCTGCACTGCAACGACATGAACCACAAAGAGCTCGAACACGAAATTTCATCAGCCATAGACAAGTTCGCCAAACAGAATGACTTGCCCGTACATGACTGGAAAACCCCGTACGAAGACCAGTATGGACCTCAGGAGGAAACCCCCATGATTGAACTGTTCGGATGGAACGATGTCACCAACACGAAAATCCCACTTGACGAGGAAATCTTCGCCCTGCTCGAAGACAGGATGGACCCAGAAAAACTCAGGCCTGAAGTCATCATCGCCAGGATGAGGCCAGCCAAGAGACTTACATGGACGAAAAACAAAGAAGGCGATGTCCTCTGCTACGATGTCCCCGCAGGCAACTTCCATAGCTGCAACGGGAACCAAATCAAGTACTGGAAATCCGTTGACATCCCCCAGAAGTTTGACTCCGCAGTTTGCGGCGTGGTTGAAGCACCCAATGACTGCTTCGATGCAGAACTCGCTATTCCACCAGAACCTAAACCAAAGCGGCCTTCACCAGAAGGCTACTGGCGCTTCGTCCCCCACTGCTTCGCACCAGACGAATACTATGTACAGTGGAAATGCGAATGCGGTACGGTCAACTCGTTCAGAAAGAGAGTCCCAGACCTCTGCAACTTCCCCGCATTCTCCGTCTACTGCTCCCACTGCAACAGGAAACTCGATGTCACCTTCGATTTATCCAAGATGAACAAGTAGATAACAAACCACGTTCAAACAAAAGGAATAACCATGCTTGCTTACCTCTTCATCGTCACAATCGTATATCAAGTGCTCCGCATTGGCTGCAACCTCGTAAGATACATCAGAAAGACCAATGAAGCAAAAGGCACGCTCGAACAAAGAATGGGCCTCACAGGGGCTATTCTCCTGCGAGTGGGCGCCATCAGCCTGTCAGCGGTCGGCCTGCTCGTCGGAGGAACCGCAGCAATCGTAATAGCGATAGCACTGGCCATCGGAAGCGCCATTATGGTAGTTATTGCCGCTATCGCATTCGGATATGGCAAACACACCTCGATAGTGATTGCCGCATACAACTATACCATGATGATGCTGTTCGCATGGTGCGTATTCAAGGGACTAGAATGAACAAGACAGATAATAAACCCATGTCTAAACCAGTGTCACTGAACGAACTGCATGTCAAACTCGTTTACAAGGCATTGCGGGATAAAATCGACAAGTACCTAGAACCATGGAGTAAAAAATGAGCGAATTTACTATGGTCAAAACCGAGTTCCCGAACGGATGGTCGGAAACCCCGTTTGAACTACTTTTCAAACGCCTCGATGAAAACGGGTTCAAAACCACCAATCAAGGGGAATTGTCGGCAAACGAAATGGTCATGGACGCCAGACCGCACTCCGACCTGTATAAAATCGAAAAGGACGGAAGAACATTCTCGTTCGTCCTGAATGCCACCAGAAACCTCCGCAACGGGACCGAAATCCTAGATTCTATCGGAGGTTTCAAAAATATATCCAATAAAATCAACAAGCGGGTTGAGTTCGAAATCCCCCCAGACAGGGACGTGGAAGGAAAATGTGCCGCTGTTGAATACTGGGTGAGAGACCTCGTTAACTACTTCTACGGAAGACCCGTCGAAAAACGCAACTTCAACTACCAATACTGGGATAAAGTCCGTAGGGAAGAATACGCCAAACTCAAAGCGCAATCAGAAGCCCGTTACCAAGACTACCTTAAACACCCAGATAAATACTTCGGTCCTCCCCCACGCCTTGTTGAACCCGAGCTCTACCCAAATACCACAGTGGCTGTCGTACCCACGACAGAACCCCAAGGCCTCTATTTCGCACTCAAACACCTTTACAAGGATGAACCCCTGAAGGCAACCTCCTTCAGAAAATGTAAGAAAAACCCTTGACAATTCAAGTTTAATTATCTATATTGTCCATACAAACATATACAAACCCCGTATACAAAAAAGGACAAAAACATGGTCGATATCTGCCAAGACGGTGTATTCGTCGATTGCCCCCTCTCCTGTGCCGTCTGCAAGTCATGCCACAAGCTCATTACTGAACTGGATGAATGCCCAGAACCAGAAGACTGGCAGGATAAGTACGTCTGCATCCCAGACTGCCCCAACTATGACGAAATCTGGGACGAAAAAGAACTCCAAGAAGAACTCGACAAGGACGAGGATAAACACCTCCTCGATGAACCCTCAGAGGACTAAACCCATGAACGAAACAGAGTTCGAAACCCTGTGCGAAAGCAAACACCACCTCTCCATGATTGCCAACAGAGATGGCAACTATGAAGGTTGCCGCTTCGGCTTCTACCCTAACGAAAATGACTTTGATAACCTCGTCCCAGTCATCGAACGGACCCCGAAGTATATCCTCGGCCTCCTCGGGAACGAACTCAATGACAAACCCCTCTGGGAACGTGATGTGCCACTGTTCTCCAAAACAACCCCTCCCATCATAATAGCCGATACCGACTCGGCTACACCAGAGGAAATTTCCCGATATGTCGAATATGCCGTAAACCGCATCAAGAAGGTTTAACGGTGCTTCCAAAACGAGGTAAAAATGGTACATTCCAAGCTGCACGAAATACACACATTTGGCGACCGACGATTCTACTTCGTCGGCGACTTCGTAGACTATCGTGGACATTGCTTTGTCGCAATATTCGACACTACATCGAAGCAATTCAGGGAAGACGCATGGGTAGCTGCCGATGACCCTGACAAGTGCATCACCATGTCCTTCTGTGGGAATGTGGACACAATCATACTGGAAGACAGCAATCGCATCTGGCGATACGAGCACTTGCAGTCTCATATGCCTACGGCGTCTTTCCAGAATAAACCGTATGGACCTGCTGGCGACTGGTGCCTATACCACCCTCGGTGACCCAAAACGCCACATCTGCTTCAACTGCCGTGAAAACCTCCATTGCAACCAAAAACACCAACAACAAAAGGAATAACAAACTATGGCTTACCTCAACAAAGTCCTCCTCATAGGAAATACAGGAAGAGACCCAGAATTCACACTCACCCAAACGGGCCGCAAACGTGCCTCCTTCTCCCTCGCAACCACAAGAAGATACAGAGACTCTAACGGTGAACAAAAAGAACAGACTGACTGGCACAATATCGTCGCATGGGGAAAAACGGCAGATATCATCGAATCCCTCGGTGTCCATAAGGGCATGCCCCTCTTCATAGAAGGCTCCCTCTCCTACCGCTCATGGAATGACCAGAATGGCCAGAAACGGTACTCAACAGACGTTGTCATCGAAACGTTCCAACTCCTCGGTAGTAGACAGTTTAACACCAGTAGCCAACAGCCTGTTCAAACGGATGCTCAACCCCAGTTCCAAATGCCTGAACAATCCTCGTTCCAGATGGCGGAACAACCCCCTATCAGCTCCATGTACCAAACTCAGGACCAAACCCCTCCTCCACCAGAAGAGGATGATGACCTCCCGTTCTAAACCTAATTCAATTTACTGTTCTAACCGTGTCGAATTCGATACGGTTATTTCTTTAGTGTAAAAACACCCCCACCCCCCAAAAATTTTTTACACCCCTGTATATACCCCCTACCAAAAATTTTTCAAAGGGTTCGACTGGGGGTTTAAATATTTTTTTCTATTTTTCTGCCCCCAGTTTTGGATTTTGATTTTTTGAGGGGTGTTGATATCCTGTTGATAAATTGTGTGTTTCATGTTGAAACATTGGTGGGAGCGGGCGCCTGCTGTCCCGATTCCTGGCTGCGGACATGTGTTCGAGACACCGTGTCCCGACCCCTGTCCCGATACCCTGTTGGAAGCTGGGGTGGATGCTGGGTTGGAACCCTGGGTGTGAACCCCTGTTGGAAACCCTAGGAAATAAAAAAAGAAAAGTACCGTGCTTATCAAATATCAAATTACCCCACCCCTATACCCTATACGCGCCACCCCCTAAAACGACCCCCTACGCTCCAACTTGGGTTATCACCCACACGAGATGGCGTCGATGCCCCCCTATATTAAGGGGTGTCCCAAGGCGATGTTGCCAAGGGTCAAACAATGGAGTTGATATGAAAGTTACTGCTTCACAATTCAAGACGCTTGCAAATGGTAGGCGTAAGGTTCTCGGGGACGGCACTGTTTGGCACGCTCGTAAGTCGTTCGCCCTTGAAGGGGCGCCGGGTATGGGCAAAACGAGCGTGGTGCGTTCGCTCGCAACAGATTGGAAGTTGCCCCTTATCACTGTCAGCATTAATCAGTGGGTTAATGCGGCTGATGTTGTAGGCTTTGCCTACAAAGGTCGTAAGACCGAAAACGGTGACCTTGAAATCAGCGGTCAGGACGAAATCCCGCCTTGGCTTCCGTATTACCGCATTGACCCTGCTACGGGCGATAAGGTTGAGACGAACGATAGCACCAAAGGCTACCCGATTTGGTACAACAAGAAAGGAATGCCCGAACCTCATGCGGCTGTCGTTCTCTTGGACGAATTTAGTGCGGCAAAAAGTGCGGTTCAGCAAACTTTTCTTTGCGTTGCCCTTGATAGGGTTGTGAAGAATTTCAAACTTCACAACGATACGAATTTCTTTATCGCATATAATGGGTGCGATAGAGAGGGCTTTGAGGGTCAGACTTCTGAAATTTCGGCTGCTCTTGTCGGTCCGAACGGAAGATTTGATTCTTTGGAATTGGTCTATGAAGATTCTTGTGTTAAGGCGGCGGTTTTGGCAAATGAGATGATTTCGGACTTTTGGAAAAAGTTCACCGATAAGTATCTCGCAGATTTGAACATTTGCGATGAAAACGATGACGGTCGCAATAGTTGCGGAAGAACTTACGAAAGTCTTATGGAAGAACTTTCTTTGCGTGGCTACGATAGCAAAAATTTTGATAAGGACGCAAAAATGTGCGTGAATATCAATTTTGAGGGCTCGGAAAAAGTCGCAAAACAGTTCATCACTTTCGTGAATACTTTCGATATTCCTACGGGCGAAGATTACCTTAACGGAAAAGTTGTGGTAAAAACTCAGTCCGAAGCGGTTATCGGAATTAACGCAATGTCTACTTTCTTCGGTTTTCGTAATCGTTCCAAAAAGCAGGTAATTTCCAATGTTGAAATTTCCGCTTTGAAAGATTTCCTTAATAAGGATTATCCGACAGGAACGATGAACGCAGACGGAACTCCGATTATGGGCTCTAAAACGGAACTTTATGGAGTTATGAAAGCGGCTCTTATTCGTGAAAATCTTCAAGAAAATCCTGCTTTCCGCTTTGTTGCCGATGTTCTGAATTCCCTTGACAAAAAGGCTCAGAAAAAAGGCAATGAAGAAGAATGCGAATTCTAAAAACAAAGGGGAGACGAAAGTCTCCCCTTTTCCTTTTTCCTTTTAACAAAACAAACAAAACAAACACTCAAAAAACGAGGTAAAATTATGGCTACGAACAAAGACAGAATTACGGCAATTAAAATGGGTTTGAAGATTTATTCTCCCCGCCGTAAGTAAAAACAACATTCAGCTTTAACAATGGGAGACGAAAGTCTCCCTTTATTTTTGTCGCCGCCAAATTTCCAACTTACGTTATCACCTATTCGATGACTGCAGCTTCGAAAAATCAGGGGATTTCAGAACGATGTTTTTGCTATCTTTTGTAAACGAAAGTTTACACAATTTTCTCAGCAAACAATATACACTTTCGTGTTTAATTAACTATATTTAGTATAGTGTTTAATGTTGAACACTATAAAAATGGAGTAGGGATTTATGGCTAAAAGCAAAATTACAAAGCAAGAAAAAACTTGGCGTATAACTGCTAAGAAAATGGGATTGAACATTTTCAGCAAGAAATAAAAGGGAGTAAAAAGGTTATGGAAAAACATAATACAATGGGCTTAAAAGTCGGTGATAAAATCCGTATCATTGAAATGATAGGCGAACCGCAATATAACGGCAAAAGCGGTACGATTGAATTAATAGACGATATCGGACAGATACATGGAACATGGGGCGGCTTAGCGGTGCAAGCAGAACGCGACAAGTGGGAAAAGATTTAAGGCGGTTGGTCTCCGCTTAAAAACAAAGGGAGCCGTAAGGCTCCCTTTTCACTGGTCCCCTCTCGGTTTCAACTTGGGTTATCACCCCACGCCAGAGTCGCCTCCACTGGAGGTATCCCCCCCTATATTAAGGGTTGACCCAAGGCGATGTTGCCAAGGGGATAAAGGAGTTGATATATGATTATGAATGTTGGCATTGCCGTTGATTATTCTAGCGACCTTTACAAGAAGGCACAGGCTCTTTGCGAGGGCATTGAAGTCAAGTTCGGCAAGGACATTACTATCCCGTTCCCTATGCAGCAGGTTAATACGGGTTGCGGAACGGACGACTGCAACGCACTGCGTATGAGCGTGAACTACCGCAAGGGCGGGCACTCGTTCTATGACGGGCACAACTACCCTAGTTCCTACTACCTGAACATCACCCCTGTGGAGACCACTGAACACGGCTACCGCTGTATGATGTTCGGGGGCGGCAACTGCATCATAGCCGAGTGCAACCGCAACACCGAGAAGCAGCGGGGGCTTGCGGTCAAGGCGGTTCAGAATGAACTTGTGGACATCGTTTACAAGGCTCTCGCCTACTACAAGGTTAAGTTTTAATCAACTCCAAAACGAAGGGTTTGACCCAACGGGTTAAACCCTTTTTTATTTTTTACTCTGCGGTTTCAACTTGGGTTATCACCTATTGACTGTGCCCTCGATGAGGAGTTGCTGGGTCTTGTCGCTAGCAAAAAAAGTTAAAAAAGGTCTTGACTAATTAGATTTAATTATCTATATTTATAGTAGAAACAACGAGGTATATTATGGCACAGAAAAATCCAAAGAATTTATCGCAACCGAAATGAACTTGGATATGTTGGACAACATTGTTTCAACCTTGAATAGTGTTGCTGATACAATCCGAGATGTTTACGATATGGAAGCCGTAGGTAGTGCTTTGGTGCACCTATTTAGGCATACCGAAAAGGGGCTTGAACATATACCCGAAAAGCAAGACGAGTTCGCCTTTACTATGGTGTGCAAGGCAATCCCCCTAGACGGACGGAGAAAGACCTATGAGTACAAGTTTAGGCTGAACACCTACACTAACGAAGTGACCTGCATTGACAAGGACAATCACTCTTGGACTATGCCCCTGCTGACTGACGCATTGTCGGTCATAAGGGAGAAAGCCATTGAAGTCGCTATGTCCTAGTGTGGGCTTCACAACAAAGGCGGTGTCTGATGATACCGCCAATCTTTTTGTCTGCCGCCCGATGTTCAACTTAGGTTATCACCCATGGCCCGAGTCGGCGTCGCCGGAGGCTTCATCATTCTGAATACTTTTTTTGCTCCCACCCCTTGACAAACTGAAATGAATTAGGTATATTATATATACAAACAACGAGGTAATTATGGCACAAACAAAACCCACAACAAAAGACAAACTGACCGCAATCAAAATGGGCTTACGCATTTACAAAGGGGGTCGCAAATGAAACTGATACTCTTTGTGGTGCTAGTTCTGCTAGCGGTGTTCTATCCACCTATCACTTGTCTCTATGCTCTCATCGGTCTCATCTATCTAGTAAAGGCGGTAGCGAAATGAAGAAGTATATGCTCTACTTGAAGAACGGCAAAGGCGAATACGAACCGACTGCGATAGGCTACTTTAAGGACTTAGTTCCGTTGGCCTTTGGGCATACGGCTATGTTCCAGTGCTTGGGTAAGTAGTCATCGTCATCGTGTTCTCCCCATAGGGTTTATCCCTATGGGGCTTTCTTCTGTCTCCGCCCATGCTTTCAACTTGGGTTATCACCCCTGCCCTGTCTGCAGCTTCCGTCGGTCATCGGGGGTCTGTCATCGTTGGAATGGTGTTGTTTGTAAACGGAACTTTACAAAGAAAATATAAGATACCTATTGACAAAACGGAATGAATTGGGTATATTATATATAGAACAACACAACAACGGAGGTTTACTATGAACATCAAGAACGAAAAGATTGAAGATAAGGGTTGGCTTGAAAGCCTTTGTGAAGGCTTCGGATTGCTCGCTGCCTATGTAATGGTATTCGTCCTCTTGTGGGAAGGTATTTTGGGAATGGCAGGAGCAAAGTAGCCAACTCGGTTTCCACCAGGGTTGCAGCCATAGGTTGCGACCCTTTCTCTCGTGTTCAGACCGATGTTCAACTTGGGTTATCACCCATCCCTGCTGGCAGCCAGGAGGAGGCTGGGTGGCAGCCCTCGCCCTCGTGGGGTGGGGGTGTGGTGTGTAAAGGAAAGTTTACCAAGAAAATGATGGGTAGGGCTTGACAAGATGCTTTTAATTAGGTATATTAAAGGTATCAACAAACGAGGTAATACTATGCAGACTTTCAAACGCAAATGGCAAGGGGTGTTCTTCACCGAGAGTGGAACTACGATGCCCCGTGGCTCTATGGGAATGAGTTTGGCTCATTCGTTCCACAATCTTATGAAAAGGGTTTGTGCGAAGATTGGGGCAAAGGTTTTGGTGCAAAAAACAGGTCACTACTATGTTTACGGCTACATTCAGCGTGCCGATGGGCAGATTATCTATTACAACTACGGAGACTTCCGTTGTATGCACATAGATGTTGATGCAAGTGGGCCGATTGACGGAGTGTTGCTTCGCACTGCGACTAGCATCAAGGATAGTCACGGCGGGTTAAATAATTTCAGCCCGATTAGCGATTTGGAAAACCGAATTCCGACAATCAGATAAGTTTACTTACTTCCGTTGTGGGGGTTGCAACTCTGTGTTGCAACCCCTTTTTCTGCCGCTCCGCCCGATGTTCAACTTGGGTTATCACCCATGGCACGCCGAGCAGCGATGCTCTTCTGTCTGTCGTGTTGAGTTGTCGCCAAAAAAAGTTTGCTTGAACACTTGACAAAATGGATTTAATTAACTATATATAATATAGAACCCTTAAACAAGGTAGGTTAATATGGGTCTGAATGAATTTGTGGCTGAATGCCAAAAGGTTGATAGCCGTCTTGAAATCAAGAAGGTTTATGGAAATACGGCAGTTGCTATTGGAGACAAGAGTGTGGTGGTAGAAGGTTATAACCTTCCGTATCAGGCTCATCTCATAACGAACCTTATGAAAGAATGTGGCTCGTTTGAATAAGGGGGTGGGCTGAATGGAAAGGATAGACATACCGAAGGTAGCGAGAGAGCCTTCGTTTGAACGCAGTAAGGACTTTGACCAAAAGGCTTGGGATAGAAGGCATAGGTGTCAAGGGTGCGGTAAGAAAACCTACTACAAAGAAATCTCTGGCGGTTGGATATGTGCGACCTGCTATAAGAAAAAGGCTGCCGCATAAGAATTGTTGTCCTGCTCCCCTGCCCACCGTTTGGTGGGCTTTTCTTTTTGCTCCCGCCGCATCTTCAACTTGGGTTATCACCCATGCCCTGGTGCAGCGTCGAGCGACGGTTTCTCCTCGTCTTGCCTTTGCATAAAAAAAGAGTTGCCAAACTAGATTTAATTATGTATATTAAGAGTAAAGAAACAACACAACAAGGAGTAGAAAGATGAATGGCAACCGAATTTTCAACAAGAAAGACTGCGGACTTTTTATGCGCGATGTTGGCGTGCGTGGATATTTCCGCAAGGGCGAACTTGTCAAGTTGGTAGATGTTCAGCAAGGCGGAACTCTGCTTGTAGTCAAGAGCCAAAAGGGTGTGGTAGCCGAATTGCCACCGCTTTGTTTCCGCAACCATTTAACCCGTCTGTCCGTTTGGAAAAGCAAGGACGGAATGGAGTTGTGGATAAAGGGCGACCCTCGTGAATATGAAGATACCGAAATCAAGTTGTTTGACCGCAACGGCAAACAGATTGCGGAATGGATACAAAATTGGACTGAATTTGATGATAGCGGTTGTAAGTGCCACTATGGTGCGTATGCTCCGTGGACTGAATTGTTCTTGTCGGATATTGAAGATGCAGGTTGCGAGGATATTCCTGCTAACATTACATTGTTAGGAAACTTCCGTCACCACAGACTGAAAGAAAACGAATGGTAATCACCTGTTCTTCTTCCTGTTCAGCCCCCTGTCAAAGGGGGTTTTCTTTTGGGCTTGGTCGTCGGTTCAACTTGGGTTATCACCCATCAGCTGTGGGCCGCCGTCCCCAACAGGGGTCTGACGACAGGCTTTGCTGTATGTAAAAAGTTCTAAACAGACTTGACAAACTAGATTTAATTAACTATATTATATATAGAAACAACGAGGTAATAATATGGCTAAAATAATCATTGAACCAATTAGCAAGGAACGCTTTGATGAAATCGTGGCGAATGCCTGCTTGATAGACCCGACTGACGCAAACCATTGGGATTTTCCCATAGCGGAGTTGCCCGACTTGGTAGAGAAAGCAAGCGGTATGCTTGATGATGTTCGCTACGGCTTGTTCTGTGATGAACAAGGTGAGTATCGGCTTGGGGAACTAGGCGATGCCGAAGTTGAAGAGGGGGTATAATATGCTCCCATTAACAATCTTCATCATCTCACTTGGCGTATGTGGGGTTTCCGCTATCGTTGGAGCAATCATCATTACAATCAAGAAGATGTCCAATCAATGTAAGCACCAGTGGAAAACTGTAAAGGACTATACTATAACAAGAGGTGACAGAGTAATAGGGCACCAATACATTCAACAATGTGTGAACTGCGGAGCCGTTCACGATGTAAAGTGCTACATTAACGAAGATTAACTACCGCCCCCCTACAAGGGGGCTTCCCTTTGGCTTCCCCAGAGGGTTCAACTTAGGTTATCACCTATTGCCCGTGAGCAGCAGGAGGCATTCTGGTTCTTCATATTGTGTTTACGAAAGTTTACAACTATTTTCACCTCCCCTATTGACAAACTTAAATGAATTAACTATATTATATATAGAAACAACAAACAACGAGGTAATTATGGCACAGCAAAAACTTATCACAGCAGAAATCAAGAAGTTCTTGAAGAAGCACCCTAGCGGTTCGCAAGACGGCTTGCAGGGCGAAGCAAAGGTCGCCTGCCGTCTGTTCTGTCCGTTCACCCACGCACTTACTTGGTATATCCTTGAAGGCTACGAGGACAACGAAAACCTTGTTTACGGCTATGTGGTGAACAACGCAAACCCCGATTTCAGCGAGTATGGCGACATTGACTTGAAAGAGTTGCAGAGTATCAAGCAGTTCGGTTGCCCTGCGGTTGAACGAGACATTAGTATCACCGTAGGAATGACCTTGAAAGAAGCCCTTGAAAAATCGTCTGACCCGAAGCCCGATTGGTGGGATTAACCTTTCGTTTTCATTTCAGACCGCCCCCTATCCAACGGGGGCATTTCTTTACGCTCTCCCCGATGTTCAACTTGGGTTATCACCCATGCCCCCTTCGCACAGTTTCTCCTCTGACGCTGCCGCTGACATTCGGGGATAGAATGTTTATAAAATGTTTCAAAAAATACTTGACAAAACAGATTTAATTATGTATATTAAGAATAGAAACAACAAACAATCCATAACAACGGAGACAACTATGGACAACAACACCAACAACAAGTTCAACAAGTTCAACAACCACATTAAGAATGTTCTGTGCTACCTTGTCTTTGAGTTCGGCTACGGCACAAGAGCAAAGCAGAAGAGTGATGTTATTCCTCGTTCTGTTGAAAGTGTGTTCAAGCCCGAACACTCTCGCAAGACTGGCACAAAGTGGTCGCATAGCGACGCAACCTTGACCTACGGCTTGGATAACCACCGCAAGCCCTATGCCACACTGACTATCCGTAAGGCTCACATTGACATACCTGTTCTTCCTGAACGCAAGATGGCAAAACTCATTGCTTACCACATTGAAACATTGACCGCATAATTCGTCGGCTAGCCGCTGACGACAAAGCCCCCTCGCAAGAGGGGGTTAAACTTTGGCTTCACCCTGATGTTCAACTTGGGTTATCACCCATGCCCTGACTGCAGCCTTCGTCGGTCGTCAGGGCGGTCAGGAAAAAAGTTGAACAAACTACTTGACAAACTAGATTTAATTATCTATATTATATATAGAAACACAAAACAACGGAGTTTTACTATGGCACATATCATAGAATACACACACACAAAAGAGAATCCCAAATCAAAAAGGATTATGAAACCGAACGGACAAAAGCAAGACAAATCCCTATGTCCTTTTCGCAAATCCGTGGCAACGAACTGATTGAAACGGACTTTACCGACAAAGAACTTTCGGCTATTGACAAAATGGTTCGTGAGACTTTGGGCAAAGACTACGAAATTGTCTATTGCCAGCAAGATAACCTGTCCGCTGATGATTGCTCAAAGAGTTATATCACTTACGCAATTATCCATAAGGAATTGTTCAAGCGGTCTAATGCTAAATACAATAAGAAGTCTCAAATGTTCTCCTCTACTGATATTAACCGCCTTATTATTCGCAATAAGGAAAGCGGTTGCCGTTATTCCACCTGTGGATATATTTGGTTCACATTTGAGAAGAATAGCAATAATGATACTATTCTCTATTCGGCTGATGATGTTGAAACATTCGGTCGCAAAGCAAAGTATAAAAAGCATTGGGATAAAATGGGTCATATCTATTTGGTATCTGAAATCTTGTTTGACAAGTATTTGGAAAGTGTAAAAAACGGAATTGAAAAAGTAAAAAAATGCTTTGACAAATTCGTGTAAAAGAGTGGTGCGGTTAAACGAAAATATCAACTCCCTAAACTTGCGATACTACACTACTCCCCCCGCCGAACGGCGGGGTTCTTTTTTACGCTCACCAGTTCTTCAACTTGGGTTATCACCCATGCACTGGAGCAGCGTCGAGGATAATCCGTGCTGCCGAGATGTATAATCCGTTCGGAGGATATGTAAAATGTTAAAGATTTTGCTTGACAAACTTAAATGAATTAACTATATTATATATAGAAACAAACGAGGTAAACTATGACACAGAAAGCAATCAAAATCAGCACAAAGTCTGTCAAGACTTTCAAGTCTAACAATGTGGTGGATATTGCCACAGATTTCGTCAAGAACTCTATCCATATGAACAAGGTCAAGGGTGCTATTAAAGAGTGCCTGAAAAAACACCCTGAACTCCTGAACGGAGATTTCACAGAGGTTATTGCGGCACGCATACTCGCACAGAGTGTTCTCTACATTATGTTCGGGAATGAACACAAAGTGCTTTGGAAGGACACCGCAACTCGCAAGCAGATGAAGGCTATGCACACTTGTTCGTGGGATATGCACTACATCACCCAAGAAAGGGGAGTTTAGAAAGGTAATGCGGGTTCACAAACAACAACTCAAACACCCCCTATACTAACCGCATTACAGCCCCCTGCCGAATGGCAGGGGTTTTCTTCTGATTTCCACCCTGAGTTCAACTTGGGTTATCACCCATGTCCTGACTGCAGCTGTCCCAACGCGATGTTCTTCTGAATGGCTGCGGCAGAAAATTTGTATCAAGGGGGCTTGACAAACTAGATTTAATTAGGTATATTTATAATACAACGAAAACAATACAACGGAGAAGTAAATATGTCACATCTACCTTACACCTCGCAAGAGGTAAACAAATCGTGGGGAAAAGGAAGCAACAAGTTCTATCGTGGGCGGTGGGAAGTCCGAGTGAACGGCTTTTGTGCAGGCAAGCAGATTGTTATGCACTCCCTAGCATTGAAGTCCTATTCGGAAGCCTGCAAGTGTCCGCTTTGTGGAAGCACCGAAGCACCGAGCGATACCTACCCACCTCGCACATTTGACTACACTATCCCGAAGTATGACAAGGCTACTGGTGAACGCATTGAGGGCAAGAAAGTCACCATTAGAGAAGAAGATAGGGAGTGTTCCAACTGTCACAAGTGGTGGCGTGTTTGGTCTGGCGTAGGATTTAATTCTACTGTGGTATATTACGATACTGAACAACGGTGGGTATAATATGATTGACGCAACGCAAGAAACTTATAACAAACTTTCCGATGAAATCAAGGAAAAGATTAAGAAAGTTGAAGAACAGGGTTTGACCCGTGTTGATGTTCATGTTCATTTCATAGACGATGATAGTGAAATGACTGCGACCATTGCCATTATGGGTGATTATAGCGAAGACAACATACCCGATGACGATGAAGAAATTTTTTATTACTGTAATAGCATTAGCGATTTGATTGGTCTGTTTGAACAAGAGGATTGCAACGACTTCTACATCACGGATATTTACCTATAAATTTGTGTCATACAAATCCTAAGTCCCCTCGCAAGAGGGGGCTTTCTTTCTGGCACTCTACATGTTCAACTTAGGTTATCACCCTGCGCCAGAGTCGCTCGAATTCCCACGGTTTCTCCTCGAATGGTGACCAGTGTATAGAAAACTTTACAGAAAAAATAACATAGCCTATTGACAAAACGAATTTAATTAAGTATATTATAGATACAAACAACAACGGAGTAAACACTATGAGTAAGAAAGAAAAAATCACCGAATGGGTCGCCCTTGACACCGAAAGGGATATACCCTACGAAGAATATGTTGAAAACTGCGAAGCCAACGATAGAGAACCCGAAGGCGAAAACTCGCAGGATTATTGGAACTATGTTTCCGACACTCTCCAAATGGAAAGTGACGATTTCAAGGACAATATGAAGTCCTGTAAGTTGTTCCCTATGGTAGCCGTAGGCTATGATGACCTCTGGGACGGACAGCATAGTGGCGGCAAGGTGCTGAACGATGTGGATGACCTGCTCGGTATGTTCAGTGTGTGCGACCGCATTAAGATTTGGCAAGACAAAGACGGATTTCATATCAACGGCTATCACCATGACGGCACTAACTATGCTGAATTGAGACCGATTAACAAGAGAGGGCAAGCGTGGCTGAACAAGAATGCGGATGAAGTTAGCCGTAGGGTTCTGTGCGAAACTTTGTCGCAACAATGTTTCTCTCGCTCGTTCCCAATTGGGCATAAAAATTATCTTTTCTAATTTCCTAAATCCTCGTTGCTGACCCCCGCCCGAAAGGGTGGGGGTTTTCTCTCGTGTTCCCCTGGGTTTCCAACTTGGGTTATCACCCCTGCGCCTTCGGAGCCCCCGGGAACACGAGTGCTGACCCCGGTTTCACCGTGAGAAATTTTTTTAATTATGTATTGACAAACTAGATTTAATTAACTATATTTATAATAGAAACAACGAGGTATTATATGTTTGCTGACAAGAAGCAAGTAGATATTATAGATGATAATGCAACGGCAACGCTTGAATATGGCGACGACGGTAAAGCGACATTGTCTATTAGAAATGGTGGCACATTGTTATACCAAAATAGGGTTGAGAATTGCCACGACCTATGGGGCGAGTTCTACTTGTGCGGAGAATTGTTCAAGTTCAACTTCTTTGATGACCCTACCGATTATGGTGTAGGGTGTTGGGTTTACCCAAATGGAGATAGCGACAAAGAGATTACTCTCGATGTTGAAATCTACGAAGGTGGCAAACTTGTTAGAAAGAACCAATAGTGATTGACAAACTGAATTTAATTAACTATATTTAGTATAGCAACATCAAACAACGAGGTATATATGTATGCAAGCAACAAGAAAGTCGATATTACACTCCCTAGCGGTCGAGTGTTCACCGTCTGTGCCGAAGATTGGGAAGACGCAGGTGCGGCAATTTGCTGTGACCTACTGACCGATAACGACATTGACGATATTGCCCATAAGTTAGACGCAGCGGCAAAAGCAAACCCCCATTGGTCTCCCTACAAGAAAGGGCACGATGACGACAACGACCACCAAATGGACGAACTGTGGCGTGACTATGAGAACATCACCATTGACCACAAGGTGTTCTACTTCGAGGATATGACCGACGACGAATACGATAGGTATTGCGACCTGTGCGACAAAAAAGATGAAGCAGGGGTGAAAGCCTTGTGCGAACAGGTTTATAACCGCATTAAGAAGAAATAACATCTTTAATCACCGCCCCCTCGCAAGAGGGGGTTTCCATTTGTCCGCACTGAAGTTTCAACTTAGGTTATCACCCCTCACCTGGGGGCCGCCGTCCCACTCGGTCTCCGCCAGTATTTTGACGACAGACTTTTTATAAAAAAGTTGGAAAACTGGTTTACATTTCTATTTCTCAAAACGATATATATAGTAGAAAGATGAATGTTTAACCCTTAACAAAAGGAGTTTTTATGGGAAACATTATCAGTGTTGATTTCAAGGAACGCAAGATTGCCACTATCAAGATGAACGAAATCAAGTTCTTGATGAAGCATATCCCCTACATCAAGGCTCGCCAAAAGAAGCTCAAAGAGATTCACGCACCGAAGTCTATCCTTGACAATGAAGTAAGGCTCATCTATACCTACACGCACCGCCTTAACCGCCTTAAAGCGTGGTGGTATAAGCAGATGACTCCCGAGGAAAGGTTGCTCCGTGCCATATTTGACACCGACTCCGATATGTAGGCGACCTATCCCCCTATCCCCCTTGTCGAGCGACGAGGGGTTTTCTTCTGATTTCCCCATGATTTTCAACTTGGGTTATCACCCTAACGATGTCTGCAGTCGAGCGTCGTCTGAATGGACATCAGTTTACAAAAGTTTACACAAAAAATAAGCCTAGACCCTTGACTAACTGAATTTAATTAGGTATATTATAGACATAGAAACAACGAGGTATAACAATGTGTAAAGAAAACGAATTTGTAGAAAAGGCAACGAAGATTATCTTCAATGCTTGCAAAGAATCTATGGCGAAAGTCAAAGAGGGCGATACCATAGTCATTGACGAAAAATACAAGCACGATTACGGAGACTTCCACAAGTGGTGTGCTGGCGATGAATTTCGTGTGCAGTTGGTTGATAAGCATAACCCGTATATGACTATCCTTAAAGTGGTTGCTACAAAAGCACCTGCTGACAAAGGCGGTTCACCGAGGGGAAAAGTCGGAGCCGAAATTGAGTTCAACTCTCAAATGCCCGTGTTTGACTATCTGCGTGTCAAGGGCGATATGACCGCAAAGAATAATATGCGTAAGTTGTGCCGAGACTACCTTGACGGACTTATGTAAAGGGGGTTTACTATGGCTTTGAAAAAGGGAACTGTGCTTGTCGCAAAGAACTATATCAAGTGCTACGGCATTGGCAGGCAATTTGAGGTAGGAACGGAATTTGTATATCTGTTTTCCTACGAGGGTTGCTATATGGTTCAGAGAAGTATGAATGGGAAAGTCTATGATAGCGGTAATGAGTTGCCAAAATATAGTGGCGAGGGCGGTCTTATTCTTGCAGTAAAGCCCTGCGATGTTGAAGTATCAAAGGATTTCCTTATGAAAGAAAAAGCACTTAAAGAGAAAGCAAAGAAACTCATAAAGGAACTTGGACTGACACGAGCAGGTATCTTGGGGACAAGTGCCAGACCCGATGAAGATAAGCCGTTTGGTGTTGTGCTTTGTTGGCTTCGTGATTATGCTGGTATTCCCAAATCAAAGGGTTGCGAATTGGCTGACAAAATTTTGGAAATTTTTAACATTAACAATGGAGACTAACATTATGGTAAACGCACAAAAACTCAAAGACAAAATTGAAGAAAAGTATGGTAGCCTTGACGATGAAAGCGGCTGCTATGTTGGTCACGAATGGCTCTCGGTCAAGGACATTGTGGACTTGATTGACGAGTGCGACGACGGAGACGACGACTAACCTACTGCCAACTGCCTGTTAAAACTGCCCCCGAAAGGGGGTTTTAACAGGTTTCCACCTGATTTCCAACTTGGGTTATCACCCCCTTAACGGGGCCCAGCAGTCCCACAGGGGTCTGACGACAGGAGTGGCAGTAAAAATTTTTATTAAAAACCTATTGACAAACTAGATTTAATTAAGTATATTTACTATATAGAAACACAACAACACAACAACGGAGGAAACTATGCCTAATTGGAATCACAACATTATCACGCTCACCGCAAAGAACGATGAAGCAAAGAAGCAAATCCACACTTTCATTGACAAGCACATTGTCGTGAGCAAGGAAGCGAATTGGAGCGACAGCCTTTTGGAAGTGGAAGGTGATACCCTTATTCCTATGCCCGAAGGCATTAAGAAACTTATGGGTATGTCCTCGTTTATTCAGCACGATGACGGCACGATTGAAGATAACCCTAACTACTCCAAAGAAGAAGAGGACAAGCAAAAGGAATACAACCGCAAGGAATACGGACACGAAGATTGGTATTCTTTCTGCTGTGATGAATGGGGTTCAAAATGGGGTTTTTGCCACACCGCTTTCCACAACCCCGATGATTACGAGGTGGTGAACACGAAAGAAGAATTACACAACCTGCTTGAACTGAATGGCTACATTGAGTTTAAGACCGATTGTGCTTGGGGCCCTGCCGTTGGACTGATGAAGAAAATTTGTGAACTTTATCCCGACATTGAATTTCTTTGTGAATGGGGTGAAGAACAAGTGACCGAATACTACGGCACTTTCACCTACAACAAGGAAAATGGTTGGGAAGAAACCTACAAAGAACAAATGAATGTAGATGAAGCCTACGATATGCTTGACCGTCTCGGCTTGCTCTGCTCCGAAGAAGATGACGGCTTTTTCCCGAACCACAACACTAACCTTGTGGACTACGATGAACGCCTTGATGAATGTAGTGATAACTATATCCCCGAAGAAGAAAGAGAGGGTATTATCTTTGGCGACAATGTTGTTTACTCCCCCGATGAAGATAAGGGGGTAGATTACAGCAAAATCACTGTGACAAAGAAAGAATAAAAAGTCATTTTCTCCCTGCCCCCCGAAAGGGGGGTTTTCGTTTGCCCCTCTGGATTTTCAACATGGGTTATCACCCTTACCCCTTCGGCGAGCAGGAAGAGGCGATATGCTGTCGAGAAAAAATTTTCTTTTATCTATTGACAAACTGAATTTAATTAACTATATTTATAACATAGAAACAAAAGGAGTATGTTATGGCTATGCAATATAAGGTGGTTGAACCCGATTGCGGACTCAAAATTACCAAAGTCACTATATCTGCGGTCAGCGGCGGGATGTACACAAAGGCAAAGGTCACTGTGGAGTTGAACCACGCTCTTGTCCTGCGTGACCTGAGTGTTATGGAGTCTCCGATGTATGGCTTCTTTGTGGGCTATCCGATTGACAATGACGCCAAGTGCGAGGAAGTCCGTGAGTTAGTCACTACGATTGACGACCAGTTGCGTGACTACATTAAGGCGGTGGTGCTTAACAAGTATAGCGAGATGACCGAAGCAAGTCAGCCTGTATGGATTCAGGCATTGGAGGGCTAGTATGAGTATCTTTCGTTGCGGTGTTTGCCACAAACATTTTCCGTTAGATATTTCCTGCCGCACTTGGACTAGGGCTTTTTGTCCCGAGTGCAAACGAATCCGTAGGGTATATTTCATTAGAAAAGACGACTAACAGAGAGGTAGATTATGGCAAGAAAAGTAAAAATTTTTGACGACAAGTTGAGTTATGAACTTGGCATATATCACGATTACGGATATGCAGGTGGGTCTGGACTGATATGGAATGAAAAGTTGATGGACAAACATCATTCCCGAATCCTGAAAATCATCCACAAGAAGTTGGATGGTAAGGTTTTGGTTTTCCATGACGACATCATTGACTTGAACAATAGGGTGACAACCTACGGCATTATCCGCAATATCACTTGGAGCGAAAAGTACAAGACTTGCTTCTGTATTGAATACTCCCGAATTTGCCTTAAAGTTGACGATGAACCGTGCATCCGTCTTATGGATAACGATACATCCTATGTTCAGCCAAAAAGTGTGTATTCCGTCATTTCCAAAGCGGAGTTAGAAAAACTGATTGATAAAACTCTTGGAACCATTAAGAAAACCTTGTTTAAATAATCATAGCCCCGAAAGGGGCTTTACCTTTGTTTTCCACTGATTTCCAACTTGGGTTATCACCCTTCCCAGCGTGACTCATCTCGTCGGTCATCTCAACGGCAATGACTCATCTCGACGAACGGTGGGCGGCATAGTGTATCTAAAACTTTACACAAAAAATTTATATAGGGGCTTGACTAACTAGATTT